ATGGTCATTACAGTGGTACTGAAAAGTCATTACAAGAGACATTGGTCCATGAGATGTGCCATTATTATGATTACATGTTTGGAATATGTCCAAAGCAAGCACACGGTGTTAATTTCAGGAGGATTTCTGCTATGGTCTCATCCAGGTCTAATGGAATGTTTACTGTCCAGAGGCTTGCCAGTGCGGAAGTGATGAGTGGTTATCAACTTGACAAGGAGATGCAGGACAAGAAAGACAGGAGAATTGCCAACAAGAAGATAAATGCGTTTGTTATATTTGTATTTAAGAAAGATGGCGATGTTCAGATGACGATTACTTCAAGAGGTAATATTAATGTTTTCAAGCAAATAGTTAATTATTATAGAGATGGTAATGGTTATGGCAAGGCAAAGTCTATTGTAACATCTGAAGACCCTGAGTTAATTGAAATGTTATTTAATGCTGGATATAAAAGGATAATGAGAACTTGGCGTTTTTGGCATGTTGGTGATAATCCATGGATAAATAATCTTGATGATTACGAAACTAATGAAGAATTTGTATTTGAAAACATGAAAAGGAATGATAACACAATAAACGAAGGGAAAATAAATAAAATAATTGAAGCTACAATTGATAAGTTTGTTGGAGAAATCACTGGTGATGTTGATGATAATTCAATTGATATTGGTGGCGTTGATTTGGGTGCACATTCCCCATTAGAATTTGTTAGATAATATAATAATACACAATAAAATGAATAAAGTTAATATTGAAATTGCAAAGATGCGTTCGTTGATGGAGCGCATGGAAAAGCCGATGACCGCAAGGCAAGGAATGTTAAACGAGGAAAGACACATAAACGATGCAAGTGTCACCAAGAAAGCTGTTACAAGAAATGAAATTGTTGATATATTGGACCAGCAGGACGAGAAAGGTAATGGTGGTTTATTTGCCACTATTGTTTACGCAAAGGCTGAGCCGGTATATAAAACAAAGAGAACTGGAACGTGGAGACCGGATGACGTTAATGCAATGTTAGACAAAACAAGAGAAAAATATGGTGAATCAGATTGGCACAAAGCCCTTACCAATTACAATGTTGACGATGTAAAAAATTCAACACCAAACCCAATTGGAAGTGTTATGTGTGTTGAGAGGTTCGAGGTTAATTGGACAACAAAGTCAAATTTTGATAAGGCTTACGGTAAGCACGCTGATGCCTTGCACAACCTTAGAATGAGCTATAATATTGCTCGTGAAAGAGACGGTGTTCTTGGCGACAATCATAATCAAAGAATGGACATTGGCGGAGCACAAGCAAACCAGAATGGAAATTTGTCGAAGGATTTTAATGTTGCAACCAAAAAGACGTTGGATAGTACTTTGTACCAGGTTGATGTTGATGGGCATATTGTTGGCGAAATACCAGAAGAAGCGATAAAAGCAATGAAAAAACCATACACACCACCACAGCCAGAAAAGGAGATTAGAGAAGCATTAAGCCCAGAAGAGATAGAAGCATACATGAAAGCAAAAGCAGAACTTGAGAAGAAATTTAGGGCCAATACATTAAACTTCTCAGCAATATTGGCAATAAGTGCAAGTGTAAATGGAACGTCATATTACTACATCAATGATAAGTTGGAGTTGTCTGGTAAAAATGGCTTCCCTGTTGACCAACAAAAAATGATTGAAATTGCAGAAAAAGAAATTGGTGAGAAGTTCGTTCCAATGACAGGTTTTGCACAATCAAACATGTAAAATGCGAAGAAAAATAATAAAACTGAATGAGTGGTCACGAAAATGGCTACTCATTTTTTTTTATAAAAAACTCCTGATACGACCTTCACAGGCAGCAATCAGGAGAGAAAAAAAAAAGAAAAGAAGAAAAAAGAAAGAATTTTGGGGTAACTTTCAACCCCAGATAATAAATATTATAAATTTTCTCAAAAATATTTTCTGAATTTGTTTAATATTTAGAATCTTTTTAGTACCTTTGCGCCGAATTTCATATTAAACACATATGTTAACAACAAATCAACTGATAACACTATTCAGTAAATCAAAAAAGAAAGATAACCCACCAGAAATGTCATCAATGGTTGATATCATGAGATATGTAAATGTTGATTCTGGTATAAAAGAAAGTGGTCTCGAATACTACTCTAAAATAAACCTATTAGAATTAAGTAAATCTGAAATTCCAGATGATATTATATATGAAATGGTAGATAATGGGTGGATTTTAAGCAAAGATAAAAAATATATTGAAAATTTTTACCAATAATTTTTTCTATATCATTTTTTTCTAGTATCTTTGCACCGAATTTTGAAAACAAGGTTAAAAAATATAGTATAAATTTAAAAATTTTAATTATTATGGTAAAATCAATTTTTATTGGACGTCTTGGAGCGGATGTCGAAAAAGTTAGTACAGGAAGTACAGAGTTCTACAGTTGTAGAGTTGCGGTTGACGACACAAATGGTAAGGAAAAGTCAACACGCTGGGTAAATGTGAGTGCAGACGCAAACAGATTCAGGAATCTCGCACAATACCTCACAAAGGGTAAGATGATTTATGTAACCGGTAACGAACGTGTTAGTCCATATCTGTCAAAGACTGGAGAGCCTGGCGTTGATACACGTGTTTGGGCAGATTCTATCGAGTTCGTTTCAACAGGAACTAAACAGGAAGGACAGACAGACGAAAAGACAGACAAGGACGAAAGAAACGCAAAGATGTCAACCGGAGCACTTAAGACCAAAAAGTCGCCAGAAAAGGTTGAAGAGGAGTCTGATGACTTGCCATTCTAATATGTAAAAAAAAAAAGAAAAACTATATGGAGAAAGACTTGGTATTTTTTGGAGAAGGTGGGATAACCCTCACAAAAGCAAATGAAGTTGCTAACTTTGCAAAACTGTCTTATACTGACGATGAAACGTCATTGTCTCATATGACTTTTGTTGACGAAAAAATTGAAACCATCGACGGGGAAAAAACAAAAGACCTGTCATATGGCATTTCAGATTTGTCAGACGTTGAACAAAAACTTGAAAAGATTGGCAACCTTAAAGCTTTGTGCGCATGGCTTCGTGAAGCAATTGCTGCCCAACAGAGGTTGGTAAAAGAGACCAATAACTACACCATCGAACAGTATGCTAAGGACAATTCTATAGAATTACCAAAGATTCCGGTTAGAGAGAATACCTTAACAGAAGATGAGGTTGTTGCTGACTTTGATATAAAGAAACGTAACAGGTATTATTACCTCGAAGCACAAGCAGCTACAATCGGCCAATTCGTCCACAAGGGCGGTGCTATTGACCTAGCAAGAAAGGTTTATTATGATAAGCTCCAGAACCCCCGCAGAACAAGCGGAAGCGGCCTCGACACGCTTATATACACCTACTCTCCATCAATATCCAAGGAAAAGATTGAAGACACATTCTATGCCCTCCAACAAAAGCATTCCGCATATCAAAGTGAGTTGAATCAACTCAAATCCGAAATCAAGTCAAGAGTCACAAATGACGATATTGAGAAAAATAAAAAATATGAACAGGAATGCAAGGAATATAAAGATGCCACAAAAGAGGTATTCAACGCATATTCCACTTGGAAAGCAAATGAGTTGAAAAGAATTTCTTCTCTAAAAATTATAATTCCAAATGCTTTATTAGATATTTATAATAAAGTGGTATCAACTGGAAAGAAAAAATAACCCCATATGGCAAGGTTGTGGCTGGTGGTTGCCACTTCGGTGGTACTACCGGCCATTTTTAAAAAAAAATAATTAATTAAAAAAATTACAAACAAATGAGTTCAATTTTGAATTTTTTCACAGAGAATTTCTGGGCTACTGCAACCTCACTAGGTGTTGTTGCAACAATGGTTGCTGGTGCAATCAATGGAAAGTTACACACTAACAAGGTTTGGCGTCAGGTTGTTGCTTGGGTAGTAAGTGTCGTCTTCACCGTTGGCGGATACTTCCTCGGAATGATTAACGTTGCTGAACCAGCTTGGCTTACACTTACCGCAACCGGTCTTGTTGTCGGTCTTACATCTAACGGTATCTATGATATCCCAGTGATACAAGACTTTATCGCAAGAGTGTTTGGAGAAAAGCCGAATGACGCGCAACTAATGAAGTAGCAAATATGTTATGGTGCCTTAATGCTGGCGCGACTTATGTGACGTTCACGGATGCGTGATACCATCGCTTGTGCCGGATTTTGGTGGTCGATTACTTTTAAAATAAGACTTAGTAGATTGCGAGTTAGGATAGGGATTAGTCCGCCTGGTTACCACCAGGAAACGTTGGTTAAATTCCAACACTTGCGAAACAGTAATTGGCATCAACGGGGAACTTTTTGAACTCTTTACATGCTATCTTAAAAACTTCGGTTGATAGTTTGTTTCGCTTTAGCTTTCGAGCTCGTTGGTGGTTCTTGTTTTTGGTCTGAATTTTGTTGTTATGGCCATCGAAAACTGACAACAGTCATTAAACACTTTCACATATTACCTCACCTGATTTATCGGGTGGGGTTTTTTTTATTCACTTAAAATATTTATATATAAACAATAACAATATGGATAAACTTGATAGAATAGTGAGAGAAGAAATCATAAAACAACTCGATATGTTCGGTGGAGAACCGGAAGTCATTAAGAAAAAAAGAAAGAAAATGTCTGACTGGGAAAAACAAAAAAGAGCAGAAGAAAGAAAAGAAAAAAAAGAAATGGAGAAAAAAGCAAAACAACAAAAAGACTTCGAAGATTATTGGGCAAAACGAGGATGGATACAAGGGAAATTATTTGATGACGATGGCAATGTTGTTGACGAATCTATAAAAATGATAGTTAAAGAGGAAATTAACAAAGTATTGTCAGAAGATTCTGGAATCAACATAAAACCAGAAAATAAAGGCAAATTCACAGCAACAAAGAAGAGAACTGGAAAATCAACATCAGAACTGCTACATTCAAAAAACAAGAAGACAAGGGCAAGAGCAAACTTTGCTAGAATGGCCAAAAGAGGCTGGAAACCACTTAAAAAATAAAAAGAGCACTCATTCAGGGTGCTCTTCGTTCTTGTTTAAAATTGGAACCTCTTCTTCGCTTTCGTATAACGTTATTTCCTGAACTTTCGTTGAAGAATCCATTGTTGCGCTTTTATTCGCTTCATCAACAGCCTTCTTTGCCTTCTCAGCAATCTCGTTTGTCGTTACGGCACACGAAAAAGAACCCATTGGAATCGTTCCGTTCCACATTGTTGTTGTAACTAAATAAAGTTTTTTCATGATTTCCTCATAATATAAATGCAATAATTATTATTTTCTACTAATTTGTCAAGATTTAAATTAACATTTCTTTGATATGTTATACCACTTCCATGTTTTCTATATCCCTCGTTTTTAACGTCTCTTCTGACGGCTATATATGCAACGCCATTATTCGATAGAAGGTCTGATATTTCATTGATAATATTGGCCTCTTTATCTTTTTCAACCACGTTTATTACGTAATTGCATATTATTGTATCGTACTTTCCGATTGGTTTGTCTGGGAAATAATATGGGTCATATCCACAAACGTCAATGCCATAACACTTAAGAAATTTAACATCGAACCCCTTTCCACACCCATAGTCCAAAACATTTCCAATAATCATATTATTATTTAAGAGGTACTTGCTGGGCGCAGATAGTTTTGTTCTTGTAATTGCTGTTAAGTACGAATTATTCTCCATTTAATTTTAGTATATATAAAAAATCCATTGCAAAAGTACTAAAAATAATTGACCTAAACAATGGATTATATTAAAATTATAATAAATAATGCAATTATATTACCACACCTTAAGTATCTTTGTTATTATATCATTCCTAACAACATCCTCTTCTTTAAAATTTACTATACCAACTTCTTCCATACCCTCAAGTTTTTCTATTGCATGTTCAAGACCAGATGTGTTTGAATTATATTTCCTGTCACATTGCCTCGAATCACCAGATATTACAATCTTGCTGTTTTCACCACACCTCGTTATAGCCAATAACATCTCACCAGGCGATAAATTCTCCGATTCCTCAAGAAGCAATAATGTGTTATCAAAATTCCTTCCCCTTATATATGACATTATTTCAAAACTTATCTTACCACTATCTATCAAAGACTTCGCTATTCTACCAGGCTCATTAACACCACTATTCTTCAATATCTTATTAACAATATATGTCACACTCTCACACCATGGCATAACCTTTTCATCAATCGTCCCAGGAAGCAATCCTATCTTCAATGCACTAGAAGCCTCTACGGTTGGTATCAATATCTTCACATTGTCATATACACCCTCCTTTAACGCCTTAAGCGCATAAGCAATACTTAGGTAACTCTTTCCACAACCAGGAGCACCACCACATATAACAATCTCCTTGTTTGTGTCCCTCAAATACTTCCAATAAACCTTCTGGTTTTCCGTTTTTGGCTTTAAATCAACTTTGATAGATTCAACAATTGAATTCGTCTTAACAGCATAAAGGTCATTCGCAGAAATGCCCAACTGCTCATAATCAACATCACTTTTTTTCTTTTTCGCCATATAAAAAAATTTATATAATTATAAAAAAAACACTAGAGCGCATTAACCCTAGTGTCTTTATTCATCAATATCCTAATTAAATGATATTTAAGCATATTTGTTGTTTTCCTCATTAACAATCGTGAAATGAAGTATGTCATGATGCTCAATCATCTCCATGCCATATTTAACCCTTACATCCATATAATAAGTGTTTGGTATTAACATTGAGGTGTCAATCATTATGTATGTGTCAGTGAACGCCCTGTTCGTCTCCAAATAAGGAATAACATCAACCTCTGCCGTGCCATCCATTACATATAACCTGGCATCAACACCATCAATAACCATCGCGGTATTCTTTGCATAATCCTTCTTGAATATAAAACATACCTTCCTTAAATCACCACGCTTTATCTCTTCACTGTCGTTAATTCCATAAACCGTCGGAGTAAATGTTGACTTCTCTGGCATACTACTACCAATCTGGAAATATGAAGACGCCGGCTTTGTGGTAAATTCAAGCTCTACAGGACTTAATACCTCACCCTGGTATACTATACCATCCCATACATCATAAAGCATCGTGGGCGCACTAAATGCATTCGCAGGTAACTTTATCTCAATATAATAAATCCCCTTTCCACCATGCTTGACCTCATATTCAACACCATCAACCGTACACGTTGGCAATTGGTCCAAATTAACCAAATCACCACCAATATTTGCATACAGATATAACCTGTTTAATCTGCCAAGAACAAAGTTCTGCCTGTCATCCTTTACAGAATCCAAATAAACCGTCTCAACATATGGCTCAAAGAATGAATTCGTCCTGTTTGTTAATAAACCAACATAATTCTCATCACAACCACCCATATCTTCATATCTTGGGGAGAATGCAACGCCAATACCGTAATTCTCATATTCACCAGTTATGAACTTGTTGAATACATCAGTAATGTCAACACTTATGTCCTCACAACCAACATCAAAATGCTGCTTGCCAATCACTATACTTTCTTCACCTTTGTCATATAACTCCAGTTGCTTCTCTAACGTCTCGGTTGAATAAATACCATCTTCCTTAACTGGAATCATACTCGTCTCACTATATGGCTTCGATACAATCGTATATGGATTCGATTTGTAAATCCTACCATCTATCGTGTATTCGCAAACAAAACTCATCTTTGAAAATAAACCACTATCATTGCTCGGAGTCTTTACCTTTACCATAGCATATTTTCCATATTGCTCAATATCAGACTGAGTCCTGCAAACCTTACCACTCTTGCTGAAATAAATTGCATCACTCACCTCTAACGGATTGTCTAATGTACCAAATGTTGGCTTAAATACCAAACCACTATCAGCAAATAAACCACCACCACAATCACAACAATATGTGAATACAACTTCATCACCACTGTCACTTACAACACTCTTGTCAGACTTGATAAGAAACGTAACAAGACCATCAACACTCCTGATATATTCAATATCATCAGCCCATGGCTTGCCGTTTACAGACTGATACCAACTTACACCATCCTCAGATATGTATTTGTCAATCTCAAATACAGCCTTATCATAATAATCCATGGTGAAACAATTCATCGTGTAATCAAAACCCTTTCCACCATCCCATAACTCAGGTATCAAAAAGAATATCAAATCAAACGACGTGGCACGTCTCTTCTCACCACCATCAATCTGACTACCATATACCTTGTGCAACTCAGAAAAATCCAACGAACTGGCATTCTTAATCTTTAATACGTGACGCAATTTGCTAATGTCAGGCAAAACACCATCATTAATCAATACACCTATCTTCTTCTCATCAAAATGAAACAAAAACCTGGATAAGTTCCTACCATATACCAACTCAGATACAGGATTGAAACCAGTATTCAACTTGCTACCACGAACTATCGTCGCACACTTGTCTAAATACGTTCTGTAATATAACATCTATTATTTATCTACTTTCTTATAAATAGTACCTTAATTGTATTTAAACAATTTCTTGAAAAATAAACAAAAAACAATTACATAAAACCACTTCTTCAATTTTTGAAATTTTTTCTGGAAAATTTTTTTGAAAATGAGACTATATCAAAGCTAAATCTTATTTCTGGAAAAATTCTTGGAAAATTTTTTTTTGGAAACCTGAATTCTTTGAGGGGAAAATGTATTTATGAAATCTGAAAAATTTTTCGGGGAAAATGCACCTATGAAATCTGAAAATTTTTTGGGAAAATTTATTTACGTAACAGTCCCCCGAAAAATTGATGACACCCCACACTCCCCGCCCCACCCGTTACGGTGGTGGGGGTAGTCCCGTACACCCTCCCCGGAATGTTAAAAAATGTTAAATAATCTTAATGCATTTTTATTCAAAAGACAATAATAATTATGCATATACAATTTATTGCAGTCTGTTAGCCAAATGACCAAATAAAAAACGCCATATAAGCCACGATAATTTGTCTGCCAGCCAGTAGTGCCACAAAGGACATTAAATGCGAATACGAGCCGTTTTAAGGGCAAAAAAAAGGGGTGCTTTGTGTCGCACCCCTCGTTGATGTTGTGGCAATTACTTTGCACTTGCTGCGCTTTCGGCTGCTGCGTTTGCCTCTGCGAGGCTTTCAGCACTCCTACGATAGTGGTATGAGCCACAATCAAGGGCAATGAGGTTAGCGACCTTGATGGACATCGGGCGCACTTGATTTTCGGTCAGCCCCTCTGCGCTCTGAGTGTTAGAGCCGTTTGCGCTGCGCTGCGCCTTGTAAGCCTTGATAAGGGCAGTTTCCTCTGCCGTTGCTTCTCTGCCGTTTACCTTGTAGGTTGTTTCAATGCTGCCACCCTTAAAGGTGTAGCAACGGAGGAACATTTCTCCCTTATGGGCGATAAGCAGATTTGGAATAAACCACTCGCCAAAGGGCAGACCTTGCGCAACAAAGGTGCGCTCATCGCCTTGCTTTTCAAGACGATTGTTTACTGCGCTCTCGTATGAATAGCGCATCTGAACGCACCCCTCTGCGTGCTTTGTAACCTCGCCCACAATACCTAACTTTTTGGGGAGTTTCTCGATGCCGTCATATTCAATGTGGGCAAACTCGCCACAACCGATTGCGTTGGCTGCAAGAATAGATGAGTTAATAACTACTGCGTTTACACTCTCGTTGAATTTGTTGTTGCTCTTCATAGTTGTATAGGTTTTAAGCAACTCGCAAAACCCTTGCGTGGGGAGAAAGGTTAGCGACCTTTGCTATCGCTTGTCTTTTTGTTTGACACTGCAAAATTACGACAATTTTCCGATATTTCCAAAAAAATCGCTATTTTTGTATGCTAAAAGTGTTGTTTTGCAATGTAGAGATTACAAAATAGGCATAAAATAACTTATAAATGCACCAAAATAGGTGTTTTCTTATTCTGTCTTAATATAGCCAAATTAAGTGTGTATAATAATAATATAATATGCGCGTACATTATTATTGATTATTGTTTAATAATCTGGCTTAAGGTGTTCATTTTGCTATTTCGGAGTTTACAAAACGGCACAACAAGCAAATTTATATGGCTAAATGCTTTGATAATTCAAATAATTGTTATAATTTTGCAGCGAGTTTCAAAACAACAAGTAACAACCTAAAACACAAAGCAATGATTTCAGCAGAAGAAGCAAAGGCTTACACAAAGGAGTTTAAGCCAAACCCCGAACTCGTGAACGAAGTTGAAAGACAAATCAAGAGGGGTGAAAGGCACATTCATGTCTATACAACTCGCTATTGTCGCGACTACGCGGAAGATTTCGCAAGGTATTGCCGTTCTCTCGGCTATCACAATGCTCGTATTGAGGACATTTATAACCGCAGAACGGGTGAACGAGGTGGAAACTATCTTGCCATTGACCTTTAAGGTCGGTGGCAAGGCTATTCTGGATTTAATAATATAATATCAAAGACTATGTATATCTATGTTTATGGTCATAAGACCTCAACCGGTTTCGTATATCGTATTCAAGGTGATGAGTTCACATCCGGGACAAAGAAAGGTTGCGAAAAGCGCATCCGGTGCTTGCACAATGCTGGCTTAATCAATAGGGAGGGCAGAGATTACCTTCTGGAAGAATTGAAAGGCATTAAAAGGCTATAATAGACTAATAGGTACTTTATTAAGTGTATATAGAGCCATTGATACCAGAGAGTATTGATGGCTTTTATTTTATTATTATATCATAGATAATAAGGCTTCTGGCTCTGGCATTCTGGTAAGCATATTCTGGATGTGTCATTAAACCAGATTTATTTGCGTTCTGGCGCGTTGTATTCATCCAGATGTATAATCTATCCACCAGAAGCATTATCTTTCAATCTGGGGCATTTCTGGTACAAAAAAAGCCGTACACCTTTTGGCATACGGCTTCGTGTGTTGTGTTGTGTTGTTATACAATTAGTTTATAGGCATTTTGTACCTTAGTTGCTACCTTGCCATCCACAATGTCCTTGAACTTCACTTCGTTGTCCTTATAGTTGGCTTCGTTCTGGAAGAATGATGTAATGCCGTTTATAAGCCACAAGCCAGTACCACTTTGCAAGTATTCTTGTCCGACACCTTCGTGAATATATTGCAGTATTTTGTTATATTTGTTTCTGCTGCGTGTGCTGATGTCCTCATGTTCAATCGTTCCGACCTTTTTATAAACCTTAAAAACTTCATCATCTAATGCAGTCTTTGCCACGATGTCCATAACTTGCTTTTTGGTAATTTTGAGTGAGCGAAGCCTTTCCAAATCAGCCTTAAAGAAATCTTGATATAGTTTTTCGCAGCCAAGTGCTTCATAGGCCATAACAGCATTTTGTTGGTTCATTAGGTCAAGCCTATTCATAACATTTTTTGTGTGCTTCCAAATCTTTTTGCCAGTATTATTTTCTAAGGCATAATTAAGTGTGTTATTGCAAACTACTCTAACATAGGTTGAAAGGCAAGTAACTGCGCCATATCCGTCATGGCTTGTTGTGAAGACAATATACCTTTCTATTCTATCATCATTCTTTGAGTTAAGAATAATATCTTCTGGAAATTTGCAAGTGATAAAAATTCTTTCTCCACGACCAAGAACACCACACGCTTCAATTACTGGTCTATCCTTTCTATCGGTATCCATTCCAGAGCAAAGTGTGTCAATAAACTTAAATGCGTCTTCGTTTTGAACTACACCATAATCTGGACCAACAAAGCCAAGCACTTCTTTTCTATCCATACGCATGGTGCAGCAAAGGTTTGGAATTGCAAGACCTTCAACTTCTTCGCCACTAAGGTTAATTCCTTCAAATAGAGCCATATCATTTACGATTGGAATTATTGGTCGTTTTTCTACCCTATAATCAGCATGACAAGCCTTCAATGCTTCTGCCACAAACATAGGTCTATCAAAAACTTGACTATCATCACCAAGACCATGCCATGCCCTCTGCTTCTTGCCGTTCTCTGCGAAACTTGCAATACCTTCTCTGATTTCAATGTTGTGTGCCATAACTAATAATTAAAATGTTAAACTTATGTTTGATTTTGAAATCTGGTGCAAAGTTACAATTTTATTTTAATTTATACAAACTTTCTTTTAGATTAAAATGAAACTTTATATGATTTGCAATCTGGGGATTACAAAATGACATAAAAAAGGCTACCTTTCTGGTGGTAGCCGATTGATATTACCCAAATCTGGGTGTTGTGAAAAAGACATTATATAACTTCGTATTCTTCTGGTAAATTAAAACTTCAATTCAAAGTTATTGAATAGTTGTACTATCAATTCTTCGCATTCATTGAACTGGCAGAAATGATTTGTACCACCATGATAGTCGTTTGCATCTTTTGCAGTCCTCACCAGTATTGGAGGGAGCAGACCTATATTATAACCTTTAAGAATGACATGAGTTCTTCCGAGCCTATCAAGACCATTGCTATAACTAAGATAAAGATAGTTTTCTCCTTTCTTGATGAAGCAAGACATATCGTAGTGACCATAAGAAGCCTTAACAACTTCTGCCCCGTTGTTGGCTGCAATCTTTCTTATTTGATTGATAAAAGCCACTTGAAACGAATGAAACTCTTTTGATACCGAGCAGCCCCAGTCTTCCAGCACTTTATTGTGCCACTTCCTTATGAATGATGTTAGGTTTGTCATATTAGTCTATCTTATAGTTTTCAACTCCGTTTTGTTTAGCATAAGCCTTTGCTTCTTTCCAGCTCCAAAAGTAACGGCATTCAATAGTTTGTCCGTCTTCCCAGTAGATGTGCAAGGTGTATTTCTTTTTCATAAATCTTCGTGATAATAGTTCCACAATTCTGTTAGTTCTTTGTTGTCCATTGCATTAACAACTTCTTCCTCGTAACCTTGTTCCTTGATAAGGTATTTACGGATTTCTTTTGGCTTTGCTTTCATTGTTATTTGATTTTCTTTAATTCATTAAATTTGTTGTTTGGTATGTATAGTTTCAACATTTCCAAATCCACCTTTCCTTTGATAAAGTTTCCGTATGAAAGGAAGATTTCAGTAAATCCGAAAAAGTTGTCAATGTGTGTTATTTGTTGTGCGTTTGTGAAGAAGCAAGAAAGGATGCCACGAACATCATACACCAAAGGAATGCTTGTATTTTCAAATGCAACTTGAATGTCGGTTACATCTTCGTTATAGATGTTAAACTTACAATTCTCATTCTCACGCAGAGAAAGGACTTGAATAACATTTTCAATAGTCTTTTTCATAATTTTGTTTTTAATGTGTTAAACTTGTTGTTTCTTCTTTTCATCTGCAAATTTACGACAATTATTTGTAATATGCAAATTTCTTAACATTATTTAAGATTATTCTTCACTCTCCCACTTCACATCCTTTACCATTCTATCTAACATATCATAGTAGTCAGGCGAGTCATAGAACCTTTCTTGGTCGTTGAGATACTTGGCGCAGACTTCAACAATGTCTTTGTCGGACATATAACGGAATGATGCAAACCATTTTTCTTCCCAACACTCATTAAGGTCAATCCAACACTCATACCATAGTTTTTTGCAGTCTGCTCTCTTTTTGAGCATTGGCTTAATTGTGTTGTCGTACTTCTCCCAACACTTATCAACTTCAATTTTGTGTGCAGTTTCCCTGAATATGTCCCTTATTGCACTATCGGTCATAATGTCCTGCTTGATGCCCTTAACTTCACGAAGATAGGTTTTTGCTCTTCCGGTAAATTCTTCGCTTGTCTTGCATTGCTTTGCAATCTCTTGTAGTTCTTCAAGAATAGTTTTCATAGTGATTTATTTTTTTTTATTGTTTACCAATGTAGTTTATTGTGAAAATCATAGAATTCGCCATGTTCAATTAGCTTGAAAAGGTTTTCCTCATTGAATGGTATTTTTGCTTCAATCCATGCTTCTCCGCAATCATTTCCATCCCAATAGGTGTTCACCACTTCTCCGTTGAATGGTGTTATTGTCTTTTGAACATAGCTTTCTTCGTGTTCTATGTCGCCCATGTGTTCACAATCAACAACATTATACTTGAAGAAAATATCTTCTTTTGGATTAAGTCGTGTTACTAACTTATTAAACCACGACTTTTTTTGTTCCTGTGTTATCATATCGGTTAATGAATTAGTGAAAACTTTATTTCAGCCTTAATAGGCAATACTTCGCAATCAAGTTCTTCAACATAATACTTGCGTCTTTTTGTTGATGGGTTGTCGGTAAACTTATTTGATTTGCCTATCATATCTTTGATATATCGTGCAATCTTTTCAGCACCAAGACTACAATTCTTTGCCACAATAATATCGTAGTCAAAGTAGTTGTTACTTTCTTCGTGCAGTCTTGCAATACCAACGAGTTTGTTGCCATATTCCATGACAAGTGAATTGCCGAGAAAGACACACTTTCTATATTGTCTTACCTTGTCGGTTGAATAATCTCCTTTTGTAAATCTTAAAAACATAGTCTTTGTTGTTTTGTTGTTTGATGGCGCAAATTTACAACAATTCTATGTAATTTCCAAAGGATTTTCCCTTTTTAACAAAACTTTAACATTTCACCCAATATAATAATAATAATAATAATAATAATAATAATAATAATAATAATAATATAAAAAAGTCACCCCTATCTTCCCAGACAAGGGTGACCGATTGCCACTCCGCTGAGTGGCTGGTGAAAATCAAAAATGATGCAATGGGGCTTTTCGCTGTCAGTTGCCCCACTACTACTTATCTTCTTTTGTTTCTGAAATACTGTTCTGGTGACACAAGTCTGGATTGTTGCTCAATCAACCTTGTATAGTTAATCAAGGGTGTTGCGAAAAATGATACGATGTAATTCATAGATTTATTATTTTAAAATTCTTCTTCAAGGTATATGGTTGTCTTGCATTGAATATCATCAATTTCGTAGTCAATAGGCTCAAAGACATTTGTGTTCATCCCACCAAAGTCGTCTTGCTCAATCACAATCTCGTTATTTGCAAGGCTATCCTTTATGTCCCTTACTGAACCAGAACCATCTAATGTGTTGAATTGTAGGCTTTCAAAATCAATGCCATAGCCATTCTCTAAAATTTCTTTGATTGTCATGTTATTATTATTTTAATTATTGTTACCAGCCATAGACTTTGCTTACCAGAGGTTTAAGGCTTTTGGTGTATCTGGTAATCTCTTTCTGGCTTACTTCCTCGCCATTATAGATTTTGTCCAGAAGCCTTTGAATGTTTACATTTGGCTTAATCTCTCGGAAAGTGATGTAGTGTGTCCCGTCATGGTGGTGTAGTGTTGCCTTTACATCATACCTGTCACAATAGAATTTGAAATAGTTATAGTCGCTTCCCAAGACATCAAAGATACCATTAAGTTTTTGGGTGTTGATAACTTTGCAGCCTTGTTTTCTTCCGTACCAGAAACCTAAATCGGCAATAGCCAGAATGTTGCCACAAGGTTTGTTAAGGTTCCAATGCTCAGCTTCGAGCCAACTATCCATTTCATCCTGCACAAACTCATCCAAGTCTTCTTCCTCTGTATTATAGCCATTGATGTTGCACCAATCAAGAAAGTCGTCTTGATAGTCTTCCTCGTTCACGTTAATGTTGTTAAAGATAATTCTTTCTTTCATAGTTTTTATTGTTTTTGGTTGTTTGACACCGCAAATTTACAACAATTATTTGGATTATGCAAATAAATTAACACTATTTAAGAAATTTTGTAACATGGATTGATGCAACATAATTCTTCTTATAATCATAGATATTATTATATGTCATTTCCAAGAAATTGAATTCTTTGTTTATTCTGTCTTTGCAGACATCATAAAGGCACTCATCGAACCTTACAATGCCACCACCGCCATACTTCTTCAATAGTTGTACTTTATTGCTGATGGCTTTATCGTATTCTTCTCTGGTAACTGGGAAACAAAACTCGAATGTATGATAGCCATATTTATCAATTTTGATAATGACATCGTAGCCTTCGGACTTCTTTCTTAACTTCTTCAATCTGGAATAAGCATTTGCCAGAGTTGCAAAAATTCCAAGTTCACAAGCCAGACCTTTCTTGTCTATTGTGTTTCTCTTGTCGTATGCTCTGGATATTATTTCGCCTTGTTGTAGCGAAACCCAGTATTCAAAACTTCTCTTTTGTTTATGTTCTTCGAGCAATTCGCTCATTCTATAAATCTCCATGATGATTATGTTTTATTTGTTTATTGTTTCGTTAAACTTTTCGTGGAATGATATTGTCAACACTCCAATAATCAAAAGAATAATTAAATCTCCCATAGTTTTATTTGTTTTTATTGTTTTCTGGGGACAAAGTTATAACAATTATTTCTAATTTCCAAGAGGATTTTCCTATTTAACATAAATTTAACACTTCTTCGTGCGCATAGGTGTATGGGTACTTTATAAAGTGCTTATATAAAGAAGGGCTACCAGAGTGTTAATCTGGCAACCCTTCCGCAACAAGTATAACAATAAAAACAATCACTCTATTTCCATTTCATCTACACTAACTTCGATGTGGTTTTCGATGTATCGGAATGGCTTAAAGGCAACAAACCAAGTGTCGCAATCCTCATCAATCTGCCACCCACTATTCTTTATGTTCTCTCTTTCACCATCAATAAACTTTTTGAGGTAAGCGACTGCATCTTCCTTCTTTTCAAAGACCTTCTTAACCAAGTCAAGGACTTCCAAGTCGTATGTTTGTTGTGCAGTAAACAAATAAACTTTTTTATTCATAGTTGTTTTGTTGGTTATGTGAGGAAGGTTTTTAAGCCTTCCCCACTTGTTGTTAGTTTAGCAATCAATCTGGTAGTCACGAACAAAGTTCTTGAAATTGTAGTACATTTCTTCGTGCTTTTCTTCCTGCCACTCATATAGTGCATCGTAGTAATCATCTTCGCATTCAAAATCATCTTCGTTTGGTCTTTCACAACCATCGTAGCAATCGTGTTCCTCTCCGTCAATCTCACAATAGAATGGATTGAAATTGTCGCCTTCCTCAATGGCAGAAATAAACACATTGACCTTGAATGTTTCCTTTGCCCAACGAAGCCAACCAGAAGGACAAGACCAAGCCGTATCGCAATGGAATGTAATGAGGGCAATATCGCCATTGACTGACAAATTAAAGCCATCTATATCACTATTCCACTTTGTACCACGATACTGAACACCCCAATCGTGCCAACCAATGCAGCCATATTCCTTCTCCTGCTCTCTGGCGATGTTTGGCAGGTCTTTTGCGTAGTTGGTAGTGTCGTATTGGAAGAATGTGTCTGGCATAGGTCTAAATGTGTCCAGAGTTAAGCCTTTCTTGAAGGTAATCTTGGCAGGGTGTCCTTCCTTCTTGCCGACCACCTTATTGCTAAAATCACCGAAATTTGCAAGCCTTACCTTTGAGTGCTTCAATAGCTTGTTGTAAGCACCTTCAAGTGTCTTACACTCTTTCAGCTTTGAGTTCTTCAATCCTTCGTTAAGAAAGTTAAGAACATTCTCCTTCTTGCCCTTAATGGCAATGTCGTTGTAAACCCAATTTGGCATATTTTGTTTTTAATTGTTAATACTATTGTTGATTTGAAATCGAGTGCAAAGTTATGACAATTCTGGCTAAATTCCAAATAATTGGTCTTAAATAATGTTAAATAAGGTGATTTTTTATCGCACACATCCCAGCCACATACTTCGCAACGAAATCATCATCGTAATCATCGTTCCTCAATTCTGGGTGATTATCACGAAGCCAATCCAGAACATCACCATATAATGTTTGCTTCTCGCCTGGTCTGGGATTATTGTTTCCCATTCTGGAAAGACTTAACGAAACTTCGTTATATATCTTCTTGACTTGTAATGATGTTATCATAGATTTATTTATTATTAAATGTTTCTTCGGTTATTTTGCCAGTCAATACCAGAGAAATGAAACTGAACAATAATATCATTGCTTTCATTTTAATCTTCAATTATAGTCCACATCATTGTGCTGAATTCGTGGTAGTTAAAGTTCTTGTAAAACCTTGCACACTTACTTCCCTTGATGTCATAATCAAAAAGGGCAAACGCAGAAAAGTTATAAAGGTAACCAAACTTGCCATTGCCACCAAGAGATTTGCTATAAGCAATCAATGCAGCAAGTTCATCATCGGAAAACCTGAATGTCAGGTATTTTCCATTGGCAGAAAACTCCACCTTATGTTTCAATATCTTCTTTGCCATTGTTTTTGTTATTGTTTTCTGGGCACAAAGTTATAACAATTTTCTGGATTATGCAAATTTTTTAACTCTTTTTAAGATATTTGTCCGTCAGCAAATCCAGCATCGTATATTTTCTTAACCATTTTGCGAATTGCCTTGTTTCGTTCTATATGGAGTGGGTCGTATCCATAACAATCATTGAGGACATTGTGCATTTCAGTAGCCAACTCACCTACTATTACAGGTTCGATGTCAATAAGCATACTTAATGCTTTAAGTGCTTGGTTTTCGTACTCATTTCCCTTTATAGGAAACCAACCACCATGCCACCAATTATGATAGTATTCTAATTCGTTGGTGTCTTTGTTCACTCTTATTGATGCTACATTTCCACTACCTGCTTGGAAATCCTTAATGGTTGTAACATATTCTGGAACTTTAACCTCAACACCTTTTCCGTATTTCTTGATAAAGGCTTTCTTAAATCCATTGTAATCCATAATCTTATTTGTTTTATATTATTATTACCTCCAATGCCAACATTCTCTCGGAGTTAATGCCTTTGCCAAGTTACGGGCATATAACTCACCATTACTTTCAAGGTTTTTCCTTTCCCACTCGGCAAGCCTATTATATTCTTCACTACCTATGTGTCCGTCATAATAGCGTTTGCGAAGCCTATTCATTGCATCGTTATAGTTCTTAATCGCTTGTTCACTTGGTTTTTGTTTCTTTTCTTCCATAGTTATATCTGTTTTGACGATGCAAATTTACAACAATTATCTGGATTATGCAAATTTTTTAACACTATTTAAGAAAAAGTTTCCTTATAAGGTCGAAGAATTGCATACTTGACATCAAGTTTGCTAATTACGAATGGCTTGTAATCTTCCCAGCCAACCACAAACTCTCTATTCCAGACATCTTTGAATATGAGCCAGATTGCTTCTTCCTTTTGCTCGAAATAGAGATAACCAATTACAAGGTTGTCATAGCGCACTGCAAGTGTCAATGGTCTGGACTTGTGAACGGAAAAGGTAAACTTTGTTCCGTCATTCTCCAAGAACTCATACAATGCATCATCGAGAATTTTTTTATTCTTTCTCTTGCTCTTTGTGATGTTAAAACACCTAATAATTGCTCCCATAATTTTATTTAATTTAATTATAAATCATAACATTCAGTTTCTCCGTCAAGTAGTTGCATTACGATATTTGAATATCTTTCTGCTTCGCTTCCATCACAGACAGAAGCACCCTCGCTATACTTTTCAAGTCCTGCTCTCCTTGTCATCCTTTCAGTCCTGCCGTAACAAGTAATGGAAACGATTTCGTTCATCTCTTTCTTTGTAAACTTAATCATAGTCGTATTGTTTTTATTGTTTGATGGCACAAAGTTACAACAATTATTTCTAAATTCCAAATTTTGCCTTAATTTTTAACTTATTTTAAGAGTTATTTGGATTATAAGTCGATTATGTTATATATTATCATAGATATAAGATAAGGATGAGTATGTATCAAATTGTGAGATATGTTGCAGACAAGCCAGGCAATTATTCTGGCGAGGAGCTTCCGGCTCCCGGAACAATTCAATACACGAGAGAAGAGAAAACACAGGCAGAGCAAATTCTAAATAAACTATACGAGGTCTATGCCAACGACAAGAATATAACAATACAAAAAAGAACAAGATATACATTTAGATGTGAGAATACTGGACACAAATATCTGTTCAAGATTATTAAGGAAACAAATAAAAAGGAACTGGAAAAAATATATCTATGATATTATATATTGTGATATATTTGTAGTGTTTTTCATAGTTTTTAGGTTTTTAGGTTAGTTTGTCCCACCAGTTCGTGATGAATAGGTGGGATTTTTCGTTTTAAGCCATTATTTTTCTCCCAGACAACATATCTATCATCCAGAACATTATCGTTCAATCTGGGGCAATTGTGATATGAAAAATGCCCTATCTTCACAGACAAGGCACTTCAAAATAATAATAATAATAATAATAATAATAATTTAAAATACGCTTTCAAATGTAATAGTTTTCTGCTTTTAGCAATTCAATAATCTTTCCAGATGTCTTGCAAGCCAATTCGTTTCTGCCATCATAGCGACCCTTCTCGTTATGTTCTGCCAGAACTTTGATGTATTCCAGACAAACCTTGAACATTTCACTCTGGAGATACCTATGGTCATTTGCCATTTTCTCGGCAACCTTTCTCTTGCTATGCATCCTGCCGTTTACGAAATTGGCAAAGAAACGAGCAAATACATCATCTTCGGTTTCACCAGCATATCCACAAAGGTTGTATTGAAATCTGGAAACAATAAGATTTTTCAGTTGTTCCTTTTCCTCGTCAGTTGTTGATTGACTATTGAGCAGGTCAATCATTTCATTGTTTGAAAGGTTGTAATCCTCAACTTTGCGATTGTCAATAATGAACTTCATAATAAATTATTCTAATTGTTTAACTTGTTTCTGGGTGCAAAATTATAACAATTCTGGCTAATTTCCAAATTTCTGGTATTAAATAATGTTAAAACATAAAAAAAAGAGAGGGCAATAGCAATTTTGCTGACTAAAGCCCTCGTTGTGGCAAAACGAAACCCCTGCAAGTGTCGCTCAGTTATATGGGCTGTTAACAACCTTCAACTCTGAGTTTTAATTTCGTTCGTCACAAAAAATGTTTTATATTATGCGGTAAATTATTATTCGTTTATTTCTTTTATAATAGGGGATGCTCTTGCCATTACGAAACCTAAATTGAAATTGTTAATCTTTGTTTTCTTCACTCAAATAGGGGAAATACTCACCCTCTAAAAAGTCGCACACATAGTAGAGCTCATCTGTTGAAACATCATCAATATCATATTCGGAGCAATCCTCAATATCGAATGTGATATTGCCGTTCTCATCGAGGTCGATACCAGTCAATGTCGAGTAGAGGTTTGATGCGTATTCTGGATGGTTTCCTCCGTCATAAGACAAAGTAATTGAACAATCAAGGTCAATGTCATTCCACTCAATGTGGTTTCCATTCTCCTTTAACTTTCGTGTGAGATACTCAACGCAATCTTTACGGAGTTCTTTCAACACCTCGAAATATTTGTTTGCGGTTTTTTCAAATTTTTCCATAGCGCAATATGTTTTTTAATTTATGCAAAATCGGTTTCAAACTCTCTAATCTCTTTCACATTGACAATCTGCAAATTTTGGAATTTCAACTTTGCATCCTCGTCATTAAATGCGAATTTGCTTGTTAGTTCCTTAATGTTGTTGCACACATACCAATGCATACTTGGCTTGATGAGGTCGTCATTTGACGGCTCTTTTACGAGGAAAACAAGCACACTCTGGTTAAGCGATACATCTGACATGGTCTTGATGTCGCAGATAATTTCTGCTATCTCGCAGTCCATGTTCTTCAACTGCTTTGTGATTTCACTTTTAGTCATAGTTTTATTCGTTTTTATTGTTAAACTCTATTAGTTTTTTTATTTTATCTATAAGTTCATCAACGTGGTCGGCATAGTAATCCATCCTAACACTATCAACCAATTCAACAACTTTATCAATCATTGTCCTATCTGCCCAATCAATAGCATTTTGACAAGCACGACCTATATCTTCTCTTTCTGCACTTGCTTCGTAACTATCACCATTATATTGTTCAAGATAGTTGGCAATAAAATCATTCTTTTCTTCTTTTCGTGTCATAGTTTTATTTGTTTTTATTGTTTGACACCGCAAAGTTATAACAATTTTCTGATATTTCCAAATTATTGTTGAATTTTTAACATTCTTTAATATTTTGGATTTCTTTAAGAATATTCCTTAAATCATCTTCGGACATAATACCAAAATGCATTGGTTTTTCGCACCCATAGATGTTAAACCAGATAATGCCCTCTTCGTCTTGGAATGCGCCGGTAACTTCTGGCAATTCAAGTTCACTCAACCCGAAAGCCTCGTCACGACCAACAATGCAATTAAACTCAAATGGCTCTTCTTCAGTCGTGTCCATGAGATAAGCAGAGATTTTATGTCTTAAATCCTCATAATGCACATCTTCAAGGTCGAATATTCTCTCACAATGGTTGCAATAATAATAATGTTTTCCTTTGCTTACATCTTGTTCCCCACAAAACGGACAAGTTGTCTTAAAGCCAAAACTTTCGCACACATTAAACTCACTTGCTTCTCCTTTGTTCCAGAGGAATGTCTTAACAACATCAGCACTCTTTCCTTTCTTGTACTCTCCGTCTAAGAACAATTCACCATAAAGGTTGTTCTCTCTATCTTCGGTGATAAGGAGAAGATGTCCTTTCTCGTTCTTGTATCTGGCAATTTCCTTATAAACCATAATCTATGATATTATTCTTTAATATAACCTTTCAATATCAATTCTTCTTTTGTTGTCATTGACACTTCCTTTGTTCTTATCTTTTGTTTTAATTTAATACAATTCTCGCATTCAATTCCGTGCTTAATCATATCATCAAGTACAATGTCAATTTCTTTCAATACTTTCTTTCCATAATCATCAAAATCTTTACAATCAATGGTAGCAATTATATCACGATTATGGTATATGTCTATTTTTGTGCTTCCTATTGATTGGCTTGAACTTCCATAATCATAGAACATTCTCAAAAACCACCACACCCAATACTTTGTTGTTGAATATCCCTTGTTGGTTAAGTCATTAAGAAGATTGTCCCAATTCAATTCCTTAATGTCCTTTTCATCAACAATGTCAGTGCCAAGAAAATTAACTGGATAATAGGCGCATGGTATGTCGAACCAATAACAATCGACCTTTACTTTGCCAAAGTTCAACCTCTCCAAAACTTCAACCAGAACAAAATAAGGATTGTGTCTTCTCGCAATCTTTGATACGAGAGAACTATCTATGTATAACAACTTTCTCATAGCCTATTTACTTACAAGTACAATTATAAAGAACATCAACACTCCTTTCCGTAAGTCTATCTATCGGAACGAAGAAATTATCGAAATCAGTTCCACCAATGAAATAAACCGAGCATGGATTGGTAGATATGTCTATATAATCAAATCTGTCCAGATAAACAACTCCGTCTTTACCCTCATATTCCAACATTTCGACATCATCAAAACAAACATCAAAAATGTCGTTTTTAAGCGCATTAACAATGGCTTTAACTTTATCTTGTTTATTCATAGTTTTATATTATTATTTATTCTTCATCCATGAAATACGCATCAATGAGGGCATAGATGTATGTATATTTTCCATCCTCATATTCCTTTGTTAGAGTTTTTTCGTATTCGTAAAACCCTTTCATGTGGTTAAGCCTGTCAATGGCATAGGTCATTTTTGCACCACCTTTTATAAGGTTATTAACTTCATCATCCATGACCTTTTCTGCGTTCTTCCACTCGTGGAAATACCTTTCAAATGTGTTTTCTTTGCCATTTGCATCAATAACCTTTTTTAATAAAATTGTAAACATAGTTTTTTGTTTTTATTGTTTTCTGGACACAAAGTTATAACAATTTTCTGGAATTTCCAAATAAATTAACATTATTTAAGAAAAAACCCTCCTATCTTCACAGACCAGAGGGTTAAACACGAAATATTAACTTATTTAAATCTATGATATTAGTCTTGGAATGGATGCCCGTAGGTTTCTTCCCAATCAAACTTATCGTCTAATCTGGTAGCCGTAAACGATAACGGATTGCAACCACATGGGGTGAAAAGGTGATAGTTGTTCTTATCATCGCGATAGCCACTCTTGCTGTCCAGATACCAAGCCTCGTAATTGTGCTTCAAAGCCTTTCTGGTTACATTAAAGCCTCTCTCCTTGAAGAACTGCATCCACTTCTTGTATTGTGGTCTGCTTGGAAATCTATCAGTATAAAGACACACTTCCTCTTGATAGAGTTTCTCAATCAGTTCGCCAGACTCCACAAGGTCATAGAGCGTAGGTAAATCACTCTCGGCTTCACCCTTTCCTTCCAGATATTCCTTCTTTGATAGGTCTATGTGAGAGCCATAATTGATTTCGTTTAGATTAAGAGGAAATTCAAGACTTCCGTCTTTCGTCTGGAAATAACGATTGTCATTCAATCTTTCAATGTTTTCTAACTTCTTCATAGTGCTTGTTTATTTATTAGTTTGATACGCTTTCAATATAATCTCTGTCAAAAGGCTTATAGTTAAAAATACAAGCAAACATTTCGCTTGAATTTAGTGTGCAGTAATAGTCCAAATCTTCCATAGTTAGATTTTCTTCTTCTGCAATTTCTTTCAGCCGTTCATCAATGAATTTAATTTGCTCTGGAAGGTATAATTCTTCCAAATCCTTAATGAGTGAATTTCTTGCTTCTTCTACTTTCATAATTGTTTTTAATTTATTGTTGTTTCGTTTCTGGGTGCAAAATTACGAAAAAAAAGTGGAACTACCAAACGAATTCCACTTTTTAACACAAATTTAACACTTTAATTCACAGCCAGATTGGTGACACGAACCCCATCTTTATCGTAGCACAAATCAAAGCCATCATTGATTGTTAGCACAAGGGCGTTTTCCGTAGAAGCTTTTACCTTTACATCAATGCCGTTGATGGTCTGGCACATTCTGGAAGCGAACATTTCGGCATTTCTTGGTATCATGGCATTAACACCCAGACCAAGTGAGTTTAACACCGACACAATAAATTTGTCTTTCTCCATATATCTATGATTTATTATTTAATACTTTCCCACTCCTTATCGAGTTGTGCCATGTGTTCATCACTAAAGTCCTCATAGTACTCCATTCCGAGCCGTACTGCGCAGTTCTCCATTTCTCTCCAGAAATCGTCTTCCTTTTCATCTTGGAGATATGAACCTGTTTCGTCGTAGTTGTAGCCTTCGAGTTCGGCAGCAATGGTCTTGGCAAGTTCTTCCATTCTGGCATCACTCCAATTAAAAGCAAGCATTGGGCATGGCATATTTTCGTAATCACCACGAGTGATTGAAAATTCATCGTTCACCTTGAATTCCTTTTCAAGGATTTCTTTCTGCTTATCATTCATCTTCGTCTTCTATTTTACCGAGAAACATCATTTTCGTTTCTTCTTCAATTTCTATTGGCTCATCACTAATGATTGTGCCACAAAAATTAACTCTAATCATGTCGCACTCTGGCGCAATTGCAACTGGGGTACACCAATCGCCATTGTCTGCATGGCGTGTTGTATAGGCGTGCTTTCCGTTTGGCAGACTATCTGGGGCAATTCTAATGCCCTCTGCCCACTCAACTTCTCTAACACCCCTTTGACCTCTTACTCGGATTTCTATCTTCTCAATGAAGCCACTCTTTTTTAATGTTTTGTACTTGTCAAACTCCATAGTCTATGATATTAAATGTTACTTAATAATTTCAGCACACTCAATGGTGAGGTCAAACCTTTCGTCAGCAAATCTATCAACGATGCAGAAATGCTCATCGTCATTCTTGCGAATGTCATAGTTCTTGCTCTTTGAAGACCAATCAGCCAGAGCCTTTGTCCTTTTTTCGTTAAGAACTCTCTTTGCCACTTCTAATGATGCACAAGGAATGGCAGTTGCAACATAACCATTTTCCTCTACATAAACTTGATAAATCTTTTCCATAATGATTGTTTTTTTATTTTAATTGTTGTTATTTGTTGTAAATGTATGTGTGAATTGAAGAATAACAATCACTTCCGTCTTCCCAAGTTAGGACTTCATCGGTCTTAACAAATCCGTTCTCTTTCATAAGGTGGTCAATGAACAAATGGTCATGTTTCCAATCACCCAATTCAACATTGATTTCTACACCACGATTTCCAAGTATGTCATATTCATACCAGACATCATTTTCTTTGAAAATCTTTTGAATTAACTTTTCCATAATCTTGTTTTGTTTTCAAGGGCAAAGTTATAACAATTTTTTGTAACTACCAAATCTTGAACGATTTTTTAACATTTTTTAAGAGTTAAACGTTCTTGAATTGCTCTGGAACAAATTCATCGTCGTCAGTATCGCGCTCACTTGTATGAATGGCAACACAACCCAGAATAAAGTCCTTGAATGACACATTAACATCTGTCATAGCTCTCTGTATCAAATCCGCATGAAACGTGTTGTAATGGCTTTGCAATAACCACGATAACTTCTCTAACATTGAATAGTACTCTTGCATATTATTATTTTAATTGATTTACGTAAGTTTCATTTTCTGGTTGATAATATCTTTTCTCTTATCACATCGAGCAGTCTTACAACTTGGTCGAAATCAGCCCAACCAAAATCATAAGTTGCATCTTTGTCATAGATTGGTCTAAACTCACCAGACAAACTATCGAGATAGGCAGGAACAACCTCTTTATTATGAACACAAATGTAGTATGTTCCATTGCCGATTGTGATTGGTTTTAATTGAATTGTCTGGAAGAGATTAACAACTTCATTAAGGCATTGCTTTTTGAAAGCCTCAAACTTTTCCAACTCTTTGTGATACCTTTCTAAATACTTTTCCATAATTATAGTTTTTGTTGTTTGTTGGTGCAAAATTATAACAATTATTTCAATTTTCCAAATTTCTGGCAATTATTTAACATAAATTAAGAAATTACCGCTCACACATACGTATGGGTACTTTTTAAAGTCTATATAATAAGAAATCGAGGCAGTATCACCACAACCTCGACTTCAAACAACATTAAACCAATACATTCTTCGATACCTTTTCATTGCCTGACGGCGAAACAACAGCAATGTTTAACATTCTCCTGAACACAAGGTCGCCGGCTTCCGGGAGCGTTATTGCAAGCTTATCCTTTTGTCCCCTGTGCTGCTTAATGAAATCTGTTGCGATTTTACACTGCTGCTCATCATAACACAGGTATTTATTCTTGTCAGGCGTCAGGTGTGTGTACTCTGTCTTCACGTCATCCCAGTTCAATGTGACACCAGAATATTTGTAAACGAGCCTTGTGAGGCGATTAAATTCTGGTGACGGCTTACCATACAGCATAACGTAATAAGTCCCGTTAGAGCTAAAACAAACACCCTTAGACGCGGTCTCATTGAACGCTTTCTGAATACAATCTTCTGGCGAAACAAATCCATCTACATAATACCACTCTTCACCAAAGAAGAATCCAGTATTGTTAACCGCGACAGCAGCGACAATTGGTATGATAACCCTGTTTTCTGTCTTTAGTTCTTTACTTCTCTTCTTGATATATTTAGCCAGGAGTACTTTTAACTTCAACTGGCTTATTGTCTTCTTTTCATTTTCCATAGGCTAATTGGTTTTAATCATTTAACTTCCTTTTCTTTCAACCACGCTTCTGTATGATTCTGGGCATAAGAGCCACTATCATAGGAAGAGAATGAATTGTTGCCCTCTTCAATCTCCCAACCCTCTTCTACGGCAAAATCCTTTTCTTCCTTAATGAACGCATTGAAATCTTTAACTGCGTCTTCTTTGTTCTCGTACACAAATACATCCTGTGTCAGGACATCAAAGTCATAGACTTGTTCCTTGAAAAATACGTAAACCTTTTTCATTTTAATTTTAATTTAACTTAAAAACAATCGTCGTCTTCCTCTTCACCACAAAATATCATATCCCAACAATCTGGGCAAATTCCAGTCATCAATAATTCACGAGTCGAACAATCCATGCTTGGGAATGCTCTTTGAATTAGTTCACCGTTAATGTAGTTGTTATATGCGTCTTCATCAACATCTACATAATTAACATTTCCACAATGTGGACAAACACATTTTACTTTCATAAATTTAATTTAATCTTTAACTTCTTTTATTTTCTCGAATGCTGACTTAATGAAATCTTCTCTTATCTCATCAAACCAAGCCTCTTCTCCATCATCATCTTCATCTGTAATGTCATACAGCCAGTAGATGTCTTCAACATGACGTTCGACAATGCTCTTGACAAGCTCATAAAGAGCATCTGCAATGTTCACTTGGTTAAGCCTGTCATTAAGATATTTCTTTGCGTCTTCACAGGTTATTTTTCTTTTCTTTTTTTCCATTGTATTCTAAAATTAAATTATTTCTCACATATACACACGCGCACATACCTCATGGGTACTTTTTAAAGTATTTCTGGTGTTATAACTCCTTGAAGAACCTGTTTATTTGTTACCAACAGATTGCTTCTTCCACGAATTTGACGAACTTGTCCATGTCAAAGTCCTCATCTTCCATGTCTGGCAGCGAACCCCTAAAACTTGAAATCTGTCGGTTTGTTTCGCAATCCCAGATGTCCACTTCTGGGTGACTATCGTAATCGTCAACCACCCAAGTTTCGTCGAGTTCAACTTCCTGTCCGTTACTTAACTCAATTACAATTGCTTTATTCGTTTCGTTTTTCATTGTTATATAGTTTTTAATTTACATAATCCCCACAAGGAGTGTCCATAGTTATCTCTGAGAAGCCAAGATGATATTCTGGTGGGTTTCCACCGAAATAATTGTTAATTGTGTCAACCATTTCTTCCTCTGTCATGTCTGTGATATACTGCTTGTATTCACTATACTGCTCGTTCACATAGTCCTCATTCTCTTTCAAGTTCTTAATGAACTCTGCCAGAGGAACAATAAACCAACATGGCTCTAACAACTCCCAGAAATCATCGCTATCGTTGCGATAGATGTAACCGAGAATGTGTATCTGCTTTTCACCATTCCCATCAAGTTCAATAGAGTAGAAATCAAACTCTTCTGGCTTTGTAACTTTCTTAAATTTTTCCATAATCTTAATGTTTTTAGTTGTTTGATGGCGCAAAGTTACGAAAAAAAAGTGGAACTACCAAACGAATTCCACTTTTTAACATAATTTTAACATTTAGATATGAAAATCTATGTTATAAACTTCACTATTTTCTGGCAAGCCCTTAACAAGTTCGAGGAACTTCTTGTCCCACTCATCATCTGGAATTTCGTTGGAACCCATTTCTCCTTTCTCGTACCAAGTCCCATCGATAACAACGCAGAATGGTGTGTTTGTCTTTTCCCAATCGACTTCTTCGAGTAAAGCATTGTCAACACTATCTCCGTCTAATGTCTTGATTAAGCCACTCCAACGACCATGTTCATCGTACCAATCCCACTTTGAATTTGGGTTGTAAGTCGAGTATTCTTCCCACTTTCCGTTTTCTGGGTTGATACGCCACTTACCTCTGTTCCATTCATCACCCTTTTCTTCGTACTCCTTTTCAAAGTTTTCAAAGAGTTCTGGGTATTCAATCAAGAAACACCTAACAAAGTATTCCTTGTCTTGATTAGCCATGCAACGAATATACTGATACCTATTAACCCAATCGTTCTGCTTATAGAATGGTAGTATCTTTCCTCTCCTATACAGGCGACGATAGATTCTATACTCGAACTTCTCATCGACAATGTCCTCGTTTGAATGTCTCAAAAAGAAACACTTGTCATAGTTGCTTACTTCTCCGCGAGAGTACTCTGGAACTTCCAAATCCTCATCATACTCTTCAAGAGCCTCTTCCAATGGCTCAAAATGATTCTTGATATACTCTGGTGTTAAAATCACCAATCCTGCAAAGTGCATATTAAATCCTCCCTTTAATTGTGTTTTTAAGTTTGTGGTTTTCAGTTTGAGCCAGAACATCGGCAATGAAATCAAGTTTAAGGTCGAATACCATGCTCTTATAAACCCACTTGAAATCACTAATCTTGTTGGCAATGCTTCTCATAATAGCACCCTCTGCAACACCTACGGGTGTCATTTCTGTTTCGCCACCCCAACCATCGTTGAAGCAGTTGCACAATGGCTTTCCATTGCAGCAGAGAATACCTACATAAGGAAGACTATCATCATGCCCCTCTTGTGGGCGATAATCCCTCATGGTGAACTTGTTCTTACCAACCTCAATGACCTCACACCCTGCCTCTGGGCAGTCGTTCAAATCAATAGGTTTCTTCTTGTCAAATTTTAATACCTTAATCTTTGTTGCCATAAATCTAATTTTTAATTGTTAATACTATTTGTTATTGAAATGTTCTGCAAAGTTATAACAATTTTTTGTAATTTCCAAATTTTAGTTCATTTTTTAACATTTTTTAAGAAATATATAATTTCGGCAACAAACTTAATTCATTGCCGAAATTATATTGATTACAACTCTTTCAGTTTGCCAATGGTATCTGGCTTATCGCCATCACCACACTTCACCTTGCCATAGTACCACTCACCATTGTCAAAGACATAGGCGTATTCAGTCCAGCCCGCAACAACGCCAGGCTTCTTCATCTGGGTGGGCTTGATGTATTCCCAATCCTCGTTATTCCGATTGGCGTAATGCCTGACGCCCTCATAATCGACAGATGAACACCAACCACCTGCAATCAGGTTCAGAGCTTTCTCATAAGTGTTGAATTTGTCTTTGAGGACTTTTCCAACACCCTCTGGGTAGCCATTCCAATGGCAATAGATGCCAACGTATTCGTTCTCCAGAGTTACAGGCTGTGAGAACTCTCTCTTTTTCTTCTCACCATAGACAGACCAATCCAATCTCTTTAGAGGCAATTTCCTTGCGTTGAACTTCACAACTCTACCAATGTCTTCTTTCTTGACCTTGATAATGATATTACTTCTTGTTCCCATAGTTTTAGTATTTTGTTATTGTTTCACAATCTTGTTTGTCAAGCCAATTCTTATCAACCACATAAGCAGCAGAACCGAACATTTCCAATCCCTCAATGTCATTGATAAGATAAGCATTCTCATAGAAGCCATCAAGCTCCATCAGGTCTTGGCTGTCAGGCCAGAGAACAACCTCATAACCTACAAGGTCTTCATCGCGATAGCCACCATCCCACATTTCCAGATTGGTAGTTTCCAAATCTTCTTCTTCTGGCTCTTTATCTTCCTCATCTGGAAACTCGATTTCCCTTTCCACAACTTCGCAACGCTCCCAACTATCAGCAGCATAACGCTCGACATCAAACCAGCCACAATAACACCCTACACGTTTTTCAATCTCACAATAATCGTTTGTGTCAAGCTCATTTTCGCTATTGTTTGGCGTTATGTTAAAGATTGCTTGGTTGTAGCACTCTCTCATGTCTTCCATAGCAGCTTTCTCTGTTGCGTGTGCATTAGAGTCACAATCAATTTGACCATGATGGTTGTAACACCAATTAACAATATAAATCTTTCTTTTCATAATCTTAAAATGCTAAATAGTCAGTAAATTCAGTTCCCTCTAACTCGTCAGTAACATACTCTTCATAGAGTTTTGTGTATTCACTATCATGCCCACTTCTGGGTGCATAAAGAAGCATACACTTGACAATATTATCGATTGAACCAAAGAATATGTTATTGATTTCTTTCTTGTCAATGAGGACAATCCCCTCTTCCTCATCAGTCATAAAGAGGCTTGTCTTGCTACCCTTGATGTAAAGCAAATCATCAGCGGTAATGCAGTCGTTAGCGAATAACCACTTAACGTGTTCCCTGTTGTCAATGTCGAAGATGTAACCACGACCATCACGCTCGTCTTCACAATAGCGGTTGTAAGCCTCAAAGACCAAATCGACATTGTGGTTTGTTCTCAAATCAAGAATAATGCGGTTTGCAATGTTCTCAACAATTGTCATAAATAACTTTACCATAATCTTTTTTCTATTTGTTAATAATGTTTGTTATTGAAATCTGCTGCAAAGGTATAACAATTATTTTTAATTTCCAAATTTTGAGCAATTATTTAACATTTTTTAAGAATTAACCCCAACAACAATTGGGGTTATTCTCCGTCACAATGAAATCACTCTTTGGCATGATAAACTTGCCATTCTTGAAATTGTTTGCTGTTTTCTTGAACTTTAGCATACAAACTGGCTCAATGTCTCCAGGTCGGTAATCGGTTCTATCTCCGTCTTCCGTTTTATAACCATACCAAGATGTGGGCATGATGTCGCTGCCATAAACCACAGCTACATGACCACCATTCTTTAGGTAGTCCAGACCTACATTCAGGTTCTCCTGACTTCCGTCAATGCTCCAAGTTAGATGATAATTCTTATATTTCTTGGCAATCTTAATACGATTAGGCACCTTGCTATAGTCATAGAAAACCACATCAGGGAATATCTCCAGAATGTTCTTTCCGTTCAGGACAAAGCTTTCAGGGTTAATATCAGATGTGCAATTCAGACGAATGCTAAAGAACATTCCATTCTTCTCTGCCTTTGCTCTCTCACGAACAATCTCGTGTACCAGAAGCTTCATAAAGACTTCACGATTTGCAAAGAACAATCTGGTCTTCTTTATTCTGGCAGCAATAACATTTTTCTTTCCAGCCAGTGCGCTAATCATAGCCCTACCAGAGCCAACCAGACAATTCTCTCTGCACATTTCAGCTTTCGGGCATACATTGTAACCAGAAAGGTCACTGGAAGCCAAATAAATGCCCAATGTGGCGACCTTGTTGATATAAGAGTGATGTAGCTTCGCGCTATGACCTACGTTGGAAATGTAACTGATTCCGATATTCTTCAAGGTGTCTTGATAACCAGAATAACGAACTGCTTTCAGTTTTGCCATTTCATCCTGCAATGCTTTGTACTCTCTCTTTGAAAGATTCTTAACCATAATCGAAAAATTGTGTTAAACTTGTTGTTTTGTTTCTGGGTGCAAAATTACAACAATTATTTCAATTCTCCAAATTTTTGTTCAATTTTTAACATATTTTAAGAATTACTATAATAATAAAAAGAGAGGGCAACCCGGATGTGGTATCGTCCTCTCTCCAATTAAAATTAAGATTATGGTTTATTCTTCAATGTGTTTATTCTTTTTCATAGTCTTACCACTCTATTGCTTCGTAAACATAATCGGCATCATCACCAAGCCACGCAATGTGTGTCCAATCATCAGCGTCTTCGTAGTTCCACTCGGAAGTGTGATATTCAACATACCCCTTTTCCTCATTCCAACGAACCTTATCAACGAGGGCGGTATCAACACTATCATCATCACGGAGTTTGAGGTACAAACCCTCGTCCTCATCAAAACCAATGACATTATGTTCCTTGCCACTTTCCTTTAAGTTTACGGCAATCGCATTATGATAGGCAAATGTCGCACGAGCAATTTCTTGGCTCAATTTGTTTAATTCTTCTTTTGTCTTCATTGTTGTTTTGTTATTAAAATCCGAAACTAAAAATGTAATAGTCTTCTGGGAATAAAAGTCCCTCATTTTCCAATGCTTCCTCTACTGAATTGTAGCCATTCGCATCAATCTTGATAATAGCACTATCGTTCTCGTAGTCGTTTTCTGCCACCCATTCTTCCAAGTCTTTCTCGGTTAGGTTTTCAACCACCTCTGGGCGATAGTGTTGCCTGTCAAGCAAAAATATCTTCTTGTCCATTACGCATCAAATTTGTAAAAGTTCTCTACTTGGCTACTTGTGACTTCAACCACATCATCACCCTCGATGTTGATTTCAAGGTTATCAACGATGTCATTCACATTTTCGAGGTCAGTATCAACTTGAACTGCAACCTCTAACATAATAAACTTTTTCATAATCTGGATTGTTTTTAAGTTACTTTACGATTGATTGAACTTGATAGCCATAACACCAATGACCATTGTCAAGAGTTATGTTAAATGTTCTGTCTTCTTGTCCTAATGGCATACTGCTAACCTTTCTGCCGTACTTACTGCCGTTCTCACATAATTCAATGCAAGTAACAACACCCTCATAAGAAGCACCACTAAAAGATGTGTGCCTTACCTTTGTTCCAACTTTGATAAACTCCATAATCTTTAATTTTATTGGTTAAACTTGTTTTGCGAGGACAAAGTTATAACAATTTATTGGATTTTCCAAATTTTGAATAAATAAAATGACTTTTTTTAACAAAGTTTTAACATTTCAAGCAAGCCACCTCTTAATTTCAGCCACTACTTCTTCATAAGTTGGATTGTTGCCCAGAAAATCATCAGGGAGATAAAAAGCAATCGAATTGTCAATCTCTGTGGCTTCTTCTTCGCCATCATCTACCCTGTCTTCAAGTTCTCTCCAAAGACTTTCTACGGAAACAAGTGTTTTAAGACCAGTTCCGTCATTGTAAACGTCTTCAAAATCAACCTCTACACATGGGTAGCTTTTTCCGTTGTATTCTATGTTAATCTTTTCCATATCTATGATATATTATAAATTTATAAAAACCCCAGACCGAAGCCAAACATCCTCAAAAAAACAAATCGGTCTGGGGCAACAAAACAACAATTATCAATCTTCTTTGAATACTGGTCTAATCAGTTTGCAACCATGTATATCTTTCTGGTCGTTTGAAACTTCGATTACATCGTAAGCCCACCTACCTACTGACTTTGACTTGCCCCAGTAATCACCACCACCACGACCATTTCCGTCTGCGCAAAGCAAGGGCAGGGGATGAACTTGCCAAACTTCACTATCGAACTCTGGAACTCGCACATACTCTTTCTTTGTACGATTGATGATGTAACGATAGTTTGGCAACTTCTTGTACTCTGGTATGGACTTCTTCAACTCTTCGTATAATTTGTGCCCCTCACCTTTCTCTGTGAGTTCATTAGCCTTGTCATAAAGACTTACGCCATTTGGATATGCGCGTGTAACCTTATCGTCTGCATAGTCGCCAACCCAAGCCAGACGCAAACCCTTAAACTTGTTAAGAATATACATCATAGACATGACGAAACTATTACCAACCCAAGAGTGTTCCATGAGTTTAAGTCCGTTGTCGAAATCCCAAGAATAGAGTGTCATTAAAACTGGCTGCTTTGCAGTTTTCCAATTCTTTTTAAGAATAACTGGATTGTAGTATTGTCCCATAATCTTTTAATTTAATAGTTAATGATGTTTTGTTTCTAAATCTGCTGCAAATTTACAACAATTTTTTGAGATAACCAAATGTTTTGGCAAAAAACTTCACCAAATTAACATTTTTTAATAATTGAACATAAAAAGAGCAACCAATTTATTAGATTGATTGCCCTTTCGCAAGAGTTTATGAAAAAAGAACTTTAATTACCAAGACATAACCACATATACAAGCTCGTCATCTTTCAAACCTTTCAAGAGCTTGGACATTTGCTTCTTGCAATCCCTAACATCTTGGAAGTACCACTTTCCGTACTCTGTCGAGCCAAAGAAGAAACCATCTTGTGTTGGTAACAATGTTTCGGCAAGGTCATTGTCTTTCAAGACCTTTTCACACCTGTCAATGAGGTCAATCAAATCTTCACGCTCAACCCAAGCAACCTCGTCAATGAGCTTATTAGAGAAGTAAGCGTACACAAAGTTCACTTTTCTAAAATAAGCAATGTCTGGTGCGTAATGTTCTTTAATAATGTTATCACGCACTTCCAAAAACTTTGTTACAGGAACGGACGTATAAGTGTACTTGCCAGACTGATAGTCATAATCCACACCAAGCTCCTTGTAATGGAATTCTGGATACGTTGAGAACTTGCAAATCCTCTTAATGACACGATTGTAAACCTTGTCATAATTTTCTTTGCTTGCTGCCCTTAATTCCTTGACAGACTTGTCATAGGCTTTCTTCAACGCCTTACGAGACTGATTGTCGCACTCTTCGTAAACGACTTGCCAATCATCACGAGAGTTAATCTCACGAGGAACGTTATCGTTACTCTTAAATTTGTGAAAATAAATGTCTAATCCCATAATAATTAAATTTAATTGTTAATGAATATCTGTTAATTCTATGTCCTTAATCTCTGCTACCTCATCAAGAATATCAAAGCTCTCATAAAGACTGCTATAATCAAAGATGGCAAGTCGGTCAATCACTTGTTCTTTTGTAAGGTCGCTATCTATGTCAAATGCCAGAGTTATTGCTACTTTCATATTGATTATTATTTAATGATTTCTATTCCCTCTTCTTTGAGGTCTTCTATCGCATCGTAAACCTCTTGTGAGGCTTCCAGAGTGAAAACCATGTTGTCATAGTAACTCGGAACTTGGTCTATTACATAGTCTTCAAAATTGCAGAAGAATGTGGCAGCATTGCAACCGATAACACTCACTTGAAATCTCTTCTTTCCAGAATTGTCGTTGCCATCACTAAACCACCTGTCACATTCATGACAATGGTATGGGGTTTCATCACCAAAGGCGTCACCCATCCATTCAATATTCTCTGAGCCACAAAAAGGGCAAACATCTACATATTCCTTTTTCATAATTGCGTTTTGTTTTGTTGTTTCTGGATGCAAAATTATAACAATTATTTCTAATTTCCAAATCTCACACCCAGAATTTGCATTATTTTAAGAAATTTTAACCTTTGGACATGATTACATGGACATTTCCCATATCATCTATGCCATACAGGGTTTTCGGGGCTTCCTGTCGCTGATACTTGGAAAAGATTTCCCTGTAATTCTCGCTCTCTTCGTTGACTTCGCCACAATCGGCTACCAACTGATACAAATTATACTTCTTCATAATGATTTTATTTTAATCATTCCAAATCTTCTTCGAGGAACTGGAACATTGACTTAAACTTGTCACCTTTCCGATAGCACACATACACACTTGGGTTGTGTTCCAATTGTGATTTGATAAAGTCAACCACCCAAACACAATCATTCCCGAACAGCTTTACGAACTCTGGTATCTTCACCCTAACTTCGTCACCAACCTTATACTTCATGTGCTTTGGCTGGTAAGGACACTCGGTATCTTCTTTCATGTCTGTGATGTTTTCCAGAATTTCATCATTCTCTATTTTGTGAATGAGATTTTGCTTAATCATCTGTTCCAGAACATCATCGTTACCAACTTCACTCTCGTCTAATATAACTCGTGTAATAAACTCACAAGTTACCAAATAAGCTTTCTTTTCCATAGTTTTAATCTGTTGTGTTAAAGTAATAATCACAAGCCTCTTCGTTTCCACTATAAATGTCATAGAAACTATCTCTGGCTTCATAGTAAAGATTGGAATAGTATTCGAGATATTCTTCTCTTCCCTCAAAACCTTGACGCATAAGAGTGTCGTTTGCCCATGAGAGCATATTGACCTGCATCACCAAATCGGTGAGTTTCTTGTAATCATCAGCATACCTTTTGAAAAGGTTGTTATACACTTTCTTCACATCTTCCAGACCACCAATCCATTCAGCCAGAGCAAGCTCATAAGCAGCAGGGGTGAGAAGATTGTAGCTATTACCTTGAAAATAGGTACGAACATAATTCGCAATTAAACTTGCATAATCTTCCGAACTCAAAAAAACTTCTTTTACTTTCATGATTGTTTTTATTTATTTGTTAATAATTGATAATGTGTATTCCAGAGCAAACTTCGCTGACTTTTGAATGTCTTGGCTCAAATCACCCAGATTGGTCTTGAACATAGCATCAACAATACCATTCTCATCTTCGTGACACTCATCGTAAATGAAAACATCGCCATCAATGATTTCCATCACATCAGCAACTATTGGGTAAGTTTCCAAATCGTAATCAAGCCCATCACCCAAATCTATCAACACAAGTAGCTTAACCTTATTGCTACCAGACTTCCTAATTAACTTCTTAATCTCATCCATAATGATTTAATTTTGTTGTCTTGTTTCAAATCTGGCGCAAAGTTATAACAATTATTTCAATTATCAAAATATTTCACGATTATTTAACATAATTTAAGATTTAATCATTAAACCCAAATCTATTAAAAATAAAATTATATTATATATTATATCAAAGATACAATATACAATATAAACCCCATATTTCCTATCATAAATCGATTGTAAGAGCTTTTAATGCATCCAGAGACATAATATATCATAGAAATAAAAATAAAGCCATATTGAGCATTTTGAAATTAACTTGATAATTATATTAAAATTATTATATATTAAATGCGGTAAACAAGTGACCGGAATAAACCCGCACAAGTTCAATCAGTTGACATCTTGTTCCGGAGCCAATCAACTGGGCTAAAAGTCATCAGCCATTCTGAGGATGTCAGTCCGTAATAATTAACAATTGTTCGCAACGCCTGATAACTTGACGACGAACGACTTCATAGCGACGGGTTTGGACTGATAAGGTAAAACTTCTGGTGTTTAACTATAACCAGATTACCTGTAAAGACAGGTGAAGGAGCGAAGTGCCTCATTGTAATGCTAAGTTCGAGAAAGTTGATTTATCGAAAAACTATCCTTAATGCTAAACTGCTTTGACTGGCTCTGGGTAACTATGAAGGATATAAAAGTTAACCATATAATATAAGCAAATATTTGAGTATTTGAATACTTGTATATTTGAATATTTGATTGATTTATAATCTATAGATTATACATTTTTATTAACGTTTATTAACATAATTTTTTTTGGTTTCTATTTGGTAAAAATGAGGCATTGTTATAATTTTGCACTCGGAAATTGAAACTATGTCCACAATGCAAGAATTAAAAAACAGATTAATAGAGAAGAATAATCCACAAATAAGAATGGACGATATCATTAATTATTTTAATGTTATGAAGCCATTTAATGGTGATGTTGACAATATACCAGATATACCAATAGTCGATAAGGAGACATATAATAATGTCATCATCCCGAACTTGATAAGGTGTGGTGCAATTCCAAGGAATAAACTAATTATTGGTAAGACCTATATTGGGAAGTGTAGAAATACAAGTACTGCTATCTGGGATGGTGATACATTCACCTATCAGAGGGTGAAGTTCGGGTATGAGTATACTGAAAATATCAGGCATTTCCAGGATGACGATGGAAGCGACCTGTTCGTCCCAATTGGTCTGGATGAATAATTATGCTTAAAACTAACAACTATGGAAACATTTTGGATAACATATTTGATGATAGGATTTTACTTCGCGTTTATGGTATACTATGAACTCGAAGAGGAGGGCGTAACAGGAGACCACATCCTAAATGTGCTGCCTATCAAACTCTCTAACTGGCTCCTGGAGCATCAGAATATGTACGTGCTGCTATTGGTCACAGCAGCAGTGTTCATTACAGTAGCGTGGCCATATGTCTTATACTTAATGTGGAGAAATAGAAATGAAGAATATTAAATATCGAGACCCAATGTTCTGGCAGGGAAGAAGCCCGGAGGAAATTAAGTCGTCCTATAAGCTTTGTGAGTGGTGCGTGGCAGCAATGGCCATATTAATAATCATCGCAGCCATTGTGGGGTGAAAGGTACTTTTTTCAGTACCTGGGTGATATATGTTTGACCTTAAATTTAAATTAATATGAAGAAAGTGTATAAAGTGTGGGCGGACAGTGAAAGCAGTGTTGATATGCCTGATTTTGATTCCATGTTATGATGACCTGGATACCGCGTGTGACATCGCCAGGTTTCTGGCCCATGAACATGATGGAGAATCATATAGAGCAATCTTCCACGTGGATGATACAGAATATGATGAGACAATTGATACATATGAAAATTTTATCGGATGTGACAAATAAAGAAAAAAAATCAATAAAATATTTGTCTATAATCAAAAATAATAGTAACTTTGCAGTGAAATTTTAATGGGCTCATAGCTCAGCCGGTCAGAGCAGCAGACTCATAATCTGAAGGTCCTAGGTTCAAACCCTAGTGAGCCCACAAACAATGATTATACGTACTTTTTTAAGTATTGTGGGTCATAAAGAAAAGATAAATGATGCTAAAGAAAGAATTCCTAGAGCAGTATCACATGTTACTGGCGGAAAGGGACGTTATTAATAATAAGATATCTGAACTAATTAACCGGTACCACGAGGAGGTCCTTGGAAGAAATGGATACAAAATCGGGGACCAAATTAAAGATGATAATGGATACACGTGCACAGTAACAGGAGTCGTAGATGCCGGAGGAGTACTGTACATCAGGGCCATGAATAATAAAGAACCAAAAATAGATACAATAACCAGGATTAAATTAATTGAAATATGACATAAGAAATAATTATTAAGCGCTTGTGGCGGAATGGTAGACGCGGCAGACTTTCGAGAGACAATGAGAGTGATATGGCGAGAAATCCCATATTAGAATCTCCCTAAAACGGTGGAAGTCCTTCCCTCCAAACCTGCAATCTATGATGTGTGGCTTAAGTATGGCGGAGGAACCACAACACTAACCAATAATGTGTAAGGATAATACCGTGCTAAATTGAATGTAAGCTTTGAGGACCGTACTCCTTAGCCAAGGATACATTCATAAACGTGTAGAGACTCATAGAGGAGATGCCTATAGTTGAAATTTGTAAGGTTAAAATAAACCTTGGAGTAGGCTGAAGCCACAGCCCTTAGAGTCTAATAGTGGCTCTAACCTTACTGACTTCGAAGAATTTCAATATGGTAATGATATAGTCCAGACTACAACAAACAAAGGCCTGCATTAACTCTTTTGACGGGTGAAATCAGATGGGAGTTAAAAACCAGCTCGGCACGTAAAATCAACAGAATGTGTTTGTTTGGCTATGGTAACATAGAGTAGCAGGAAAATCTGCTGGGCATTATGCCCGTTCGGGTTCGAGTCCCGACTTGCGCACACAAAATAAAATTAACTAATATTTAAATAATATCTATAGGGAAGTAGTTCAGTTGGCTAGAATGCTACATTTGGGATGTAGTGGTCGCCGGTTCGAGTCCGGTTTTCCCTACTAAGGTGATTAATTAATAAATTGTTATATCTGTAAAATTGGTTGTTTGACGAATACAGTACAGTCGTTACGCTTGGAAATGAGCAAAGTGTATATTAAGAACTACACGAGTGGGTTAAACTCCCACAACAGCCAGTTTTTAAAACATCGCGGAGTGGAGAAGTTGGTATCTCGCTTGTCTCATAAGCAAGAAGTCGCATTAAGTGGTTCGAGTCCCGCCTCCGCAACAATGAAAAAGAAAGGAAGTTTGGCAGAGTTGGTCTATTGCACTGGTCTTGAAAACCAGCGGGCGTTAACAGCGTCCCAGGGGTTCGAATCCCTTAGCTTCCGCGAAATGTGAATATAGGTACTTTTTTAAGTATTACAAAGATATATTATAAACCATTTAAAACCTAAAATTATGGGAAGAAGAAATTTAGACAAGGAAACACTACTTTTCATTCTAGAAAACTATGACAGGGAGTTTACCTACAAATTGTATGATGCCATATTAGATGTGACAACAGATAAAGATACCGGAGAAGGTGATACCAGGAAAACATTATGTGCGTTGGCAATTATTGTATCGGCATTCATGGCATTCTGTGCTGATAATGCTTCAGAACCAGGTTTAACACCAGAAGGATATACAGAATCTTTTTTTGATGTTGTGGATGCTTTTACAAACATGGGAGAAGAAGTCAAGGATATAATTAAAGGCACAGAGGAAAAAGGAAGAAAATGAATAAGGTGTTATAGGTACTTTTTTAAGTATCATAGATAATACATTCTTTTTTTTAATGTTATTTAGTTAATAATTTGAAACAACCCCATCTGTGATAGACAGGGTTGTTTTTTTTATCTATCACACTAAAATAACATTTTGTAAAGTAAAACAATGATTTTGCTTACACACAAATGAAAATTCCCCAGGATTATTTTTATACTACTTTCATTTTGCAACCAAAATGTATTAATCTGATTTCAATTTGTAAAATCATATATTGATTATCTTATATGTTTTGGGTTTAATGATTATATTTATAATTGAAATAACCTTTAAACAATGAGAATTATATCATCCAATATGTGTAAAGACTGTTCATACTTCATAGAAGATTGTGACGGTTCAGGATTATGCTGTAAAGATATGGACTATACACCAACACAACCTAATCAATCAGCATGTAAATATTTCTGTGAGGAAATAAATGAATATGATGATATAGATGATTATATCAATAACGAGGAAAATAATTCATTATATGATAATGAGGATGATAATATTTATTAATATAAATTAACAATAAACATAACCCAAGTTATGAATAATTCATTAATAACAGCTAAAAGAGTTATTGCGCAACATTTCGATGAATTACAATACTGGGATGAACAATCTTATATTAATCTATTAAAAAAAGAAAATATGAATAACAACTACAAATTAAAATCAATCATTAAAGAAACTATAGATAAATTTATCAATGAACAAACATCCAATAATAATCTATATGATGAATGGTATCAAGAAGAAGATTGTGATGGAAATAGTGGAGAACCTGGAATGATTAAATCATATAACATAGGAACATATTATCTTGACCAAGCAATACAAGATGCTTATGAAAATGGATACGATGACGAAAAAGATTATCTTAAATTCTACTTCGATGAAATATTACCAGACACTCCCTGGAATTGGATTAAAGTAAATAATAACTTCCTTCTATATGGAAATACAATATTCAATGAGAATAATTTAATCTGTAAGGAAATTGCTGGGCAAATTTATCTCTATGAAGATATTGATAACTCTGACTTCTATAATAGACTACAATCTGGTGAATTCTATATGAAATAATATAATATTAATTAATATTTAATGAGAGCAACCCAGATTTATTTAATTTAAGGTTGCTCTCTTTCTTTTTTACTGGTTGATGCCTAACTTAATTAATATCCAGGCATCAACCTTCTTTTTTAACATCATTTAACTGACATTATAAATTATTAACGCATATTATAACAATGTTAAATATATTTAATTTTTATTAAAATAAGTTGAATATTCTTAAAAATTGTAAATTGGTTAGAGAGGAAAATTAGGGGACAGTTTATTTAACCAAAAATCATCAAATTGCTAATGTAATTATTTACCAATTGTATGATGTGGATTAATAGTCAATGTAATTATCATCTTTAATGGTTATTGTAATTTCTTTTATTTAGGTTAACTTTTATATGATTGCCATTATTTATCAATTTTGCGTTGTCAATAAGTTTTCTTTTGTTTTTATATTTATTGTTATATTAGTTTTATCATCATCATGCGTATTATAATAAATGAATCCCAGTTGGATATTATTCGTGGTTGTTTATTAAATGAGTCATACAATGACAATCATATATTTTATGATTATTTATCTGATTATGATGTATCATATGTATTTAATGAGTTTCGCAACAATCCAAGTGGTAAGGAGGGTTGGTTGCCATTAATTGACCCCAACATGTATTATAAGGCGTTATGTGAATATTCTAAGTATGGTAGGCTTGTTAAATTTCCTTCTCGTTATGTATATCAATGGATGGGTATTATAATGCGTAATACTGCGATATTGGTTGCAAACACTGAGATAAGCGGTCACAGTTCTCAATTCCCAATTGATGATTGTTATGAGTTTTTGGAATCTTGGTTTAATGATGGCAGATACATTGATATTAATGCAAGTGATGATGTTATTCTTGAATTAAATGTTAAGGAGGTTTATAACATATGCAACAATGGGAAATTAAATGAAGCCATTGATTCAAGGGGCCAGGAATATTTTTCATTTATGAATCAATCTGATGTTAATAATATTGAAAAGAATGACAATATTGCAAGGTTCAAGAATGTCAATAAGTTGTTAATTTCAATGGTTGATAAATATAACAATAAGGATTATAATCATGGCAAGATTGAGATTGATTATAATAATAAGAGGTTTTTGTGGCATTGTGATGTTTATTCCTTATTGGATGATTTGGGAATATATGATTGGATGAGTTTGCCAGATGGTAGTGATGGTTGGAGTGATTTCGGCATTGAACCATTATGCAAGATTATCAATGAATATAATGAGGATTTGGAACCAGAGAAGGTGTTGGTATTGGTTAACAGGTGTTTGGATGTATATCATCAAAGGGGTGATTTATCTTCAATATTCATTAAAGGTGGTAGTAATTCATTGAATAGTATATCTGGTGTGAATTGATATTAAAAAAGGTGAGTCATTAATTGGCTCACCTTTAATTTTTTATTTGTATTTTTATTTTTTCTTTCTTTTGTTTCTTATCATAATATTTTATTCTTCCCAGGTTTGAAGCATAATATCCTTTATATATGGGATGTTCTTTCCATATTTCTCCATCCAATTGCAATATTGGATTATTAACAAATTCTTTTATTTCTTCTGGTGTCATATTATGATGTTTTAAATTACTATGCAAAGATACTAAAAAAATATGAATTATAAAAAGATTGGGCAATAATATTGGAAATGATATAGAAGTTGACCTAAATACTGTTAGAATACAAAAAAAGCGTCCTGTTCTGGACGCTTCTCCTATATGTTTGGTAAGTCAATTGGACTTGTTCGTAAATGGTCTGAAATTAAGGTTGGATTGATGGTTGCTTAGAAAGTTAATTGACCGTTTTGATGCCTTTTGTAGTATTCACGGTATATTGCATCAACTGTATCAGGGTCATCGTATTTCATTCTATTATTCCAATATCTCATAAATTGTTTATCATCGAGATTGGCTAACATTTCGATTGTATCATTTTTCAAACGATTTTGAGTTTCAATATCATCAAATGTCGGCTTTAAAGGATTGGAACTAACGCCTCCATATGGCGTGTCAAATGTAGCTTCTTTAATCACTCTATTCACAGACTCTTTCACAATTCTATGAAGGTCTGACTCAGTGAGCCTAATTACTTGTTTCTTATTCATATTCAATACGTATTTTTAATAATAAATATCACGATTATGGAATTTATTTATTATTCATCAGGGTCAATCATTTTCATTTTACTTTATCTTTTATATCCTCCAGCATAACTGCGCAGACTTGTGCTGTGGATATTGGTGTTGAAATCCACCAATCTTCTCCATAAAAATGTTTATGGATTTTATCAATTAAGTTTACTTCTTCTTTTGTTATATCTTTAATCCAATGTCCGCAAATATCATCTCCATGTGTTTTGGTATACCATTCGCCATAACCCATAGCATCTTTATTAAGTATAGAATTATAAACTTTTCTTTCTGTTTTAGATAGTTTATATTTAAATAATGAATTCCACCACAGTTTAATTTTGCTTAATTTCATTGTTTATATTTTTCTTTAATGTTTTCATATTTATAGTGCAAATATACGTCAATTTTTTAATATGTCCAAATTTTATGGAAAAAAAAATGGAATCATATGTAATTTTGATTCCATTAAGCTTTAATTCCTTCATGATAGAAGTTATATATATCCATGACAAGCTTCTGTGGCTTAGGGTCATCATATTCAATTGAATGTATATTATTTCCTTTATTGTCAGTAAAATCAAGATATATATCACTTGAATATCTTGCAAACATTTTTAATGCATTATATTGTTCTTGTGTTGGTTCCTGTGTCATATCTAGCAAGCCATTATTCACATCACATCTTATTGCACCACGATTCATAAAGTCAACAACATAATTGTATCTATACTCATCACTCCAAATTGGAATATTATTTGATTTATATATACCTTCAATTGCCCTGTGGTCTGTTTCTCTTGAACCATATGAACCAAAGTTCAAGAATCTTCCATCTGGCAAGATATAGCCAGCCTGTCTTATATTTTTTGTTATTCCAAATGATTGAATTGCAAGATTAATAATATTATTGCATTCTTTTATTGATTTTATTCTATTTTCTTTTTTTTCATCTTCTTCTTTATCATCCTCGGCATTCCATAGTTTGCTTATTTGATTTAATTTTTGTTCCAATTCTTTGCGTTTTTGGACGTCATCTGGTTTCACATTGTTGGCATATCCTGGAACATACCAATGTGGTGTTCCATATTCTTTTTCTTTTTTTTCATTGAATGACATATATTCATTATATATATCATTGAATTCGTTGTCATATATATTTTCTTTTAATATGCATTTTATTGAATTGGATATGATATTATATAATTGTGATTCTGTTAATCTAATTAGTTTCTTTTTCATATTCAACACATATTTTCTATATAAATATTTGTTTAATTCAGATATTTTCTAATATTTTTGCATTGTGATTAATAATGGATATGGTGGTTGGTCAGTGGTTGTTTCATTTATATTTATATAATATAAGATAATAATTGTTATGTATTATGGAATCTGGTGTATTAGATACGTCTAGTTTATATGAGTATTTGGATGGGGATTATGGTATTCCCTTATATGAGAAGGCTCGAAAGTGTTTATGTAATGTTGATTTGGTAATGGATGAGTGGTTGGTTCACGGTTATAGTGGTGATATTGGTTCTGACATTATAAAGAATGGTTTCAGCAATGGTTTGTCGAGGGAATCCTTAAATAGTTACAGTATGAATTATGGTATTGGTGAGCATTTGGATAGTGGTTATTCTTGGGCATACAAAGCTGAATATTTTACAGACAAGTTGAGAGGGGTTGATTATGGTAATTCGATTTTATTTCAGGCGAGTGGTATAGAATATTGTAATTATCATGATTGTGACAGGCAGGTTATATTTTACAATAAAAGTGCCATAAACAGGATTCTCATTTACAAGTATGATGGTATTTTATATGGTGTTGGCTGTATTAATGGTAGTCCTTTATATGTTGGTTATTTCGGTGATGTTATTGAATGGTGTATAAAAAACTTTGAGCAATATAAAGAGCATCTTTTATCCAATACAGAAATACCAAATCAATAAATTTAGGTAATGATATAGAAGTTGGCTTAAATAATTGTCACATATAGATATTTATTATAGACAGATATAAAGGAAATATAAGTATTATAGTATGAAGAAGTTGATTAGGCTAACCGAGGGTGATTTGCACAGGATTATTAGAGAGTCTGTTCGTATGGCATTGAATGAGAGTGATGAGGGGATTATGGATAAGTGTTCTGAGTACAAGTCCATATTGGAGAGGGAGTATTCAGATGCTGCGAAGGCTGTTTCCTCTTGCAGTTCCACGTTTCATAATGGTATTGCTCCTTCTTTGCGTTCGATGGGTTATACAGTAAAGTCGAATGGTGACAATTGGGTATGGTTTTACAGCCCAAGCAGGCTTTTTTGTTTTTATGCTTGCAGTTTTGGTGAGCCTTGGAAGTTAACTGAGAATATTGTAATGGATTTTTCGAATTACACATGGAAGGAGCGTTATCAATATCCCAATTATTATCACACGTTGAATTACAAGAAATTCAGGCTTAATGATTTTGAGAAACTATACCTTAAGATGTCTGAAGAGATTGGTGAGCCTGTTATTATAGAGCCGGCCAAAATAGTTAGTGAAAAGATAGGGAATTATGAAAAGTTCACAGTCTATAGACGGGGAAATAGAACATATGAGGAAATAAAAGAGTTCGATAACTTCGAAGACGCTAAAAAATTAGCCTATAACCTGGCAAAACAAGAATGTGAAAAAGGAAAAGCAAGACGAGACTCAATTAGCCCATACTACAACTCAAGACCGCTAGACATAACTAAACAGCATACCGATTGTGCTGTAGCATATGAATACTATGAATATAATGAGTATTCTTATTATTTCTCTGTAGAGGCTGAATAATAAAAAACAAGCACCTTACTTATTGGGGTGCTTTTATTTTACCATAAGTCATTATAATTCAACAATTTAAGCCTTCTTTAATTTTTAGATATGAATTTTACTCTTATAATTGCTTATATTTTAGTTAGTTAGGTGTAAAAATAGGGTGTTGTCAGGTCACTTGTTATAAGGAAATTTTTGTTATTCAAAACGAGACAAGTCAAGTGTATGAATTTTAATTGTTTAAGTCCAAAAATCGTGTCACCGCAGGTATACTTGTTATATACCTATGCTGACAAATTATATCATATCTGATATAGTTTGTTTTATTGTTCTTGAAATTATATCACATCGGATATATTTATTGTATAAAAGTAATATATTAAATTAAATTATAATAAAAAATATGAAGAAGGTGATTAGGTTGGCAGAGTGTGATTTACGCAATATGATTATGGAATCCATATCGAGTGTGTTGGAGGATTTCCAGCCGTATATAAGTGACAAGTCATTGGATGCGATGAGCAGGGCTTTTTGTGATTATGTAAAGGGCTCTGACATTCTTTCTCGTGACATTAAGGTTGTTCGTGGTGAGATTGTTCCTGATGCATTATACAGTGAGGAGAGGGGTGTATATTATAATGGCCTGATGCCTGGTGATGTTGTCATTGAATATCCAGGTGGTTGGAGGCATACGTTAATAAGAAAGGCTAAGTGGGGGAACTTTTAATGTACAGTTTCAGTGTTTCTGATTTGCGCAATATCATTCATGAGTCAATGAAGGATATGTTGGTCGATAACAATGGCCGTTATGAGGTTTGGTATCGTGGTTATAATTCAAAGTATGGTTCAAAACATGGTGAATTATATTGGTTAACAGATGATATAAGTTATGCCAGGACATATGGAAACAGGGTTGAAGAGGTAATAATAGACATGAACAAATTGAATCTTGCTTCCATTTATGATTGTGATGGTGTCTTGGGCTATGAGATTGATTACTTTGATGGTCCTGATGAGGATGGTATAAAAGAACTGTTATCAAATGGGTATGGTGGTTATTGTTTTGAAGCCAACTCTAATAGTTCTGACTGTATCTGTTTATGGGATTTGTCTTGTATTGTTAGTGCCAGGGAATTGTCAAGAGAGGAATTCAATAATATAGAATTATATGACGATTTTGATAATCCTGGATATGACGATTTATATTAATGCAATAACACATGGCGAAAAAATAAGCACCCCATTTATTAGTGGAGTGCTTTTATTTTGCGTTTTAATTAACTTAGTTATTTGAGAAATATTCTTGATATTCCTCGTCATAATAAAGGTCACAGGCCATTTCCATGTGTTCGATAAATTCTTTTATTTGGTCTTCATTAAGAAAGTTATACATTTCATCAATCATGGCGTCTGCACCAACAGTGTCTTTTAGGTTATTCCATTTTCCACAATCCTCTGTGCTTGTTGTGCCTTCTGTTATCACCTTATTAATTGATTTTCTAACAATTCTTTTTAACTCACTTTCTGTGAGGCTAATTTGTTTTCTCTTCATAATGTGCTTTATTATTTTAATATAAATATAACAATTGTTTAATATTTATTATAGTAGATAAAAATATAAAATATAAAATAATATGAACACTTTAAATTCTTATGGATACAATGACGGTGACAACAGCTTATTGTCATTGAAGATGAAACAACAGGCAATTGACAACGCCCAAGACAAAAAGATTGATAATTTAAGCAAACAATCTGGTGGAGATGTTTTGGAAATACGCCCAGACACACAAAATGTTGGTGAACATACTGAACTAACAAAAGAACAGGCTGTTGAAATACTTAATATTTCAGAAAATGATTTCGATAAATTAATGAGTGGGAAAATTGAACAAGTTATTTTTGTCCTTACTGATGGCACTGAAATTATTGAAAGGTGTAGAATAAATGTGTTTTATTATTCTTTCATTAGAGATGGTGATGATTTTCAACAGACCGTAGTGGCAAATCAATTTATTATGTCTGAAAAAATGAAATTTGGCTTTACTTGCGGTCTTAATGGTGGTCTTTATGATGTTGTAATAAATGCTGTTGGTTAGGTTATAATTTAATTAAACATGAAGGTAGTGATGAATCTTAACGAGAATTATTTACATAAGGTAATAAGGGAATCAATTAATAAGGTTCTCAATGAGGCAATTGATAGGAGTGGTTTGATTAAAGATGTTCTTTTTAACGGTGAATTTTATAACCCGAACAATGCGGGTGGCTACGACATTGGGGTTGGCTATGGTTGTGGAACCGAGAAGGAGTTTTTCTCGCCGCATTCAGAAAGAATGGAATATTCTTATTGTCATGTAAGTGTTGATGAGATTAACCAGGTTGTTGAAGAGTTGAAGGAGCGTGGGTATGAGTTTGAGAATAAGGGTGAATATGTTTGCATGAAAGGTGAAAGAAGACCTTTCAAGCCATTTATCCCAATGAAGCCAAGAGGTGATAAAAGGGGTGGTGCAATAAATCCAAATTTAGACCCTGTCGGATATTATAGTGACAGATTGTTTAAGAATAGTGATGGTGGAAACCTTCATTTGTTTTAGATTGGTTATTTAGTGAATGAAAAAAGCACCTCGTTTATATGTGGCGCTTTTTTTTTTGTGACTACAGACAAGATATTTATATTATAAATAAAAGAATATTATATGATTATAAGAAGTAAAAAAATTCAACAGAGTGCTGAGGAATTGGATTCAATTCTTATTGGTAGAACAGATGATGGTATTGTTAACACATTGCCGGAGGTTTTTGACTATATTGATGGTGGTGACACTGCGTTTGTGGTTAGTCTTTCAAAATATGGTATAACTGAGGGTGATATTGTAAAGGGTGATGATGGTCATTACTCTTCTAGTGAATATGATGCCATGTATAATAATATGATTGGTTTCAATCTTGCTTTCAAGGATGCAATAAATTCAAATTCATCGAAGGTTATTGTGCCAAAAGGTACATATTGTTTCTGTCCGGTTGAGACGACAAGTGGTTGTTATCAAATACTTCAAATATATGACGCGAATAGTATGACGTTTGATTTTAATGGTTCGACGTTCAAATTATGTTTTGATTCGACACAAAGAAGTCAATACCACACATATAATAGTGAGACTGTCTATGATTCAAGGGCGAGTTTACTTTGTGTTGTGACAAGCACGGATGTGGTTATAGAGAATCTTGTTTGTGTTGGTGATAGGCAAGAAAGGTCATACATTGAAAATGGTGAAAAGAACCAACAGGGAACCAGGGGTATATGTGTTGGCCCATTCTGTGACAACATTGAAATTGTAAGGTGTGATGTGTCTGAATTCATGGCAAGTGCTATTAGTACGTGTGGATATCAAATATCAAGAAGCAGTTCAATGAACATGAATACAAACAGAAAGAACACTGGAACGTTTACAAATTATGGATATTATTATGCCTATGATGGGTGGACAGTAACAAAAGTTAATTCAACAAGTAGTGATTTTTATACAATATCTGGTTTCATTGATTGTAGTGGCGTGTATAAAGAAGAGTTCAAACAATTATCTAAAAGGGTTAAATTCCTTGCGGATAATAAAATCTATGCACTTTGGCATAATAGTGGTTATAGTCATATGATTGATAGTACTAGATATATTACACTTTTGACTTATGAAACAACTGACCAAGAATTGCCATCAAGAATATTAAGGGTTGAACAATTAAGTAATTTCCAGTTGCAGAACAATGAAAGGTATGTTAGGGTTCAGTGTTCTGATGAGGTTGATGTTCCAAATCCGGTTGATGGTGAGGAATTAAGCACTACCACACATAAGATGTATATTCGTTATGCTGACCTTGGGAGACAGACAATAAGGAATTGTTATATTCATGATAATTTCCTTGGTGGCATGTCTGGGAATGGTGGAGACATGTTAATATGTGATAATGTGTTTAAAAAGACATATACAAATGGTTCTGACACATATCTTGTTGAAGGAACTAATTTCCATTTTGATGGTGAGGACACAAATGGTGGAACATATACATTCAAAAGAAATAAATTTATTTCAATGGGTGGTATTGGTAAATTACTCTTTCCATATTCACCTAAGAGGCTAATATTTGTTGAAAACCACTGTCAATGTGGAATAACCACTGGTAAACAACACGAGATAGTAATAGCAAATAACTACTTTGGCGGTTCTATATCGTTTGGTACATTTATTGGCCAGAATGGGGAATATGATATCAATGGTGGTAGAACATTAAGGAGGCATATTGAGGTGTATGGAAACATCGCTAAAGGTATTGGTTTTGAAAGTACATACTTAACTGAGGCTAAAGTATACAATAATAGATTTGAGATAACGTCAAATATTAATATTGGTAAATTATCATCACAATATAATGGTGGAAAGACAAGTTCTGTTGATTTTTCTAATAATTTAATTATATTTAAGAAATCGAGTGGGTCAGCAGTAATGTCATATGTTGGTCGTAATAACACATTAAAGTCAGACACAATTATAGAGAATTTTGGAACACCGTTCTTGGAAAATACAAAGTATGATACGGAGAAGCTACAGCCATACACAAATTCATATTTTGATAAGGTTGTATACGATAATTTGCATATAACAAAAACTGTTGGTATGTATGTAAATATGTATTGTGACGTTGAGTTCAACAATTGTGTATTTGATGCTCCGATGTGGTATTCTCCAGACATCAATAATTCGTTAACAATAACATACCGTAATTGTACATTTAATTCTCAATTTACTTCAATAGGCTCCAACTCATCAGCCATAAAAGTGTCGGATGGTACATTAAAGGTGGTGTTTATAGGCTGCACATTTAATGTGGACGCCCTTTGTGGAAAATTTAGAAGTAATCGTGACGTGTACATAGAAGCAATTGATTGTGTTGCTGGTGTAAAAGAAGACACAACGCCATACTCTGCATTAGTAGCGTCTAACACAAGTGTTTCCGCATATAACAGGACTCTTGTGTCTCAAAGTTCAGGGACATCTTATGAAAGGCCTCAATTCCCGCCATTGTATTATCAATATTTTGATACAACATTGGGGTATCCAATATACGCCTTAGAAATAGACAGTATAACCGGTGAGGTTTTATGGATAAGTGGAGATGGTGGAATAGAACAGATAGGTGGTGGCGGACATATTAAGTCTGCCGGAGTATAGCTTAATGTTGGTTTATTGATAAAGACATTAAAAGCACCCCATTAATTGAGGTGCTTTTTTTCTATTGATATAATATGTTTTTATGCATATACATGCCCATTCTTTCATGTTATGCCCAGTGTATGTTTAACATTCCGATATTTGTTGGTTCTGTGTTCACCCATTCTGCTGTAAATCCATAGTATCCAAGTACCTTTGGAATCATTTGTACGTCATATGTTGAAATCATCTTAAAGTCGAAATCGATTGATGCCATGTATTGTCCGTTTTCTACAGCATTCATTATATTGTTTTCGATTTTTTCCATTATGACTGGGTGGCTTTTCTCGTATTTAATTGTATACAAGAGTGATTTGTTTCTTGTTAATTCGTTGTAAAATGATGCCTTTTTCATATTATTTTTTTTTTTAATGATTATTAATTTATAATTTAAATGTTTATTTATCCTGCACAAGTGCAATGGTCATTAGTTTTCTTGAAAAAGAACTTATATTTTCCACTCCAATCTTTACCGAATACCCAATATAGATTATCAGTTCCGCAAAACACTAATTGATGCATATTAGGAGACTTTGCATATTCAATGGTTTCAAGTTGGATATGGGGTACATTCCAATTCCAATGAATTACTAATTTCTTTTTTTCTTTGTTTCTATATACAGTAAATCTAAACCATTTACTCATAACTTATTCTCCTTTCTTTAAATAAATGTCATTCCAACTTCTTCTCTTTTTCCAATCAGCTTTTCAACTAATTCCTCTTTAGACAACTTCATAAGTTCTGCTCTTTCTCTATCATAAAGAGCAAGCATATCATCATGAGTTATTGTAAGTGCTTTAGTAAATGCTTTAGGTTCTTCGTAATATTCAATTGTTTTAACTATCCTCGCTTCCATAACTAATCAATCATTAAATAATCTCGTACAAGGTCTTCATTCTCCTTGAGGAACAGGTCTCTTTGTTCAGCAGTATGGAAAGCAAGGAAATGATAGGTAGTATGGTGGAAACCACGAAGAATTTTACTCTCATCCCTATATATTGTATATTTTCCTTTACAATATGTTGTAATTTTCCATTCGTCATCAGTAACAACACCACCAAATCTTTCATCATTAGCCATAATCTGACTAATTCTTGCCATAGCAAGTGCTGACTTAGCTTGCTTTTCTGTTGCAAAGAAATGATAAGCGTTAGAAACATTCTGTAGGTTTGAAATACTTCTGATTTTAGAACTTATGTCTATATAATAACCGCTAAGGATTTTATCTGTATCATCCCTCCACCTTTTATTTTGGACTGGTTTGAACCTAATGCACTCAAAAGTAGAGTTTTCTTTGTCAATCTCGAAGCCTTCGGGAGGCGTAATTTTAATTTCCTTTTCCATAGTTATTCACTTTTTATTTTTCATTTCTGCTGCAAAGATATGGCAACTTTTTCTAATTTACAAATTATTTGGGTTAAAAAATGTTAATTATTTGAGTTTTTAAATGTTTCTCATTGTGGTTATAAACATATTATTAAAATTCAATTAGTTTAAAATATTCATTAAATGTTTTCTCATCAAAATATTCATAATATTTCCAATCTCCGTTTATGTACACTTTATAGTATAGTGGATATATGTCAACCTGGTATTCGTGTCTTTGTAGGAAGAACACGTTGTCGTTGATGTAATATTGTTTAATGCAAGTGCAAGTCCATTCTTTAATATTATTTTTCATATTATTTGTTTTTCTCCTATGTATCTTTTTAACATTTCCAATGCAATATCATTTGCAAAATACATTTCACTGTTTGTTGCGCAATAATCTTTCAGGACAAAGGGCATGATTTCATTCTCAAACAAATCAACGGCACATTTTGTCACACACACGTCTGTTTCTATTCCGCACACATCTATTTTGTTGATGTTGTTTTGTTTTAATAGATTTAAGAAGTTGTCATCAACGCATGAATAATTGTGTTTATCGATTATAATTGAATCTTGTTTTGGTTTGAATGCGAGTTTTATATCTTCTTCGTCTTCTGGTTTCAATTTGTTATAATTTAGAAGTGTTCTGAACAATGGGTTGTGTTTGTTAATGAATCTTGTTATAAACACAATATCATAGTCATATTGCAGCTTTTCAACAAGGCTTGGTATGTGCTTTGTTTTATCTGTAATAAATCCATTTTGTACATCAACTATTAATAATGCTCTTTTCATGTTGCAAAAATACTAAAATATTTTTTAATAATAAAAGTCATTGTTAGGTATTTTGATATTTATAAGTAAAAATAAATAAAAGCATATGAATTGTTTAAATAGTTATGGATATGATGTGGCACAACATAATCTTGTGTCAATAAAGCGTAGAATAGACGCAAAGTTAAATAGTTGTAAAGCTGAATGTGATTCGTGTGGTGATGCTGCTTTCAAATTGAAAATAATTTGTGGGAATAATGAAGAATTTAGAGACCAAAGAGCAACAAGTTGGTTTGATGAAAATATTAAAGAACAAGATGTTTTGTATGATTTGTGGTCTCAGGGTGAGTTTTATTTGAGAATTTTACAAGGATATGATGACGGAGATTCTTACACCACCGCTGTACAATTTATAATAAGCAACCCATTTTGTGCATTGGAAATAATTTCGAGAATTTATTCGGATGGTGAAACTGGTGATTCAATGATTGATGTGGATTTACCTTTCGCTATAGAAAATAATAGTTCATATAGTGACGAAGAACTTGGGTATAATTGTAAGTCTTTATTAGAAGATTTCTTTACTTATGCCCTACAGAATGATTTCTATTATGATTTGACGTTAGGTTCATTTGACCACAAAGGGGGTGGAGAAACACCAACAAAAAGTTTTTGATAATAACCAAGAAAAAAGCACCTCAAAACTGGGGTGCTTTTAATTTATCAAACAATATTTAATGTTCATCTTTATATCTGTCGTATCCTGTAAAGTATTCTCTGTTAGCTTCGTTTGTGTTTTCGATGTCTTCCATTACCTCATACCTAACATCATCATAGTCCATATAATCTTCAATATTATCTATAATATCGATTAAGATGTTTTTATATTCCTGGTTATCTGTTTTAAAGTTGTTTATGAATTCTTTTAATCTTTTTTTATCCTCATCTGTAACCTTGAAACTGTTCATACCATCATCGTCATAGTCATAATCCACCTCTACAGTAAATGTTTTGTCGCCGTTTTGTTTATAGTCTACATGACAATAGGTGTCGAAATCATCATTTACTTGCGAAAATTTATTATCCCAATCTGGCATTTCTCTTTCAAGCTTGTACAGTGCATCTGAAACAGCCTCAGATACATCATAGGTGATGTGATTTTCAAACAACCTAAAGATGCTTTCTCTTATTATTCTATGCAAATCTGATTCTGTCAATCTTATTAATTTCTTTTTCATGTTAATACCATTTAATATAATATAAATATCACAACTCGCAAGATAATTTATTGCAAGCTCACACACTTGTTTCTTATTATTACAAGTTTATAAGGTTGTTTTTAACAATATCTGCAACCATCTTACCATCTGCGCCAATTAGGTTTTGTTTAATATCCTTGATTGCAAGACCCATTGCCTTTTTATCAATACCAGAAGGATAATTTTCTTTGATGTAGTTCTTTATATCTGTTTCGGTGGGCAACTTTGGCAACAGTGTTTCAAGAACATTCATTTGTTTTGATTCTTCATCAGCCAGGTCTGGTCGATTATTCTGATTGTAGATTTCAATTGTGTTCTTTCTCTCATCAATCATCTTCTTAATGATACTGATTTCGGCTGCGTCATTATACTCAGGCGCCTTTGGCTGTGTCTTGAACTCAAGAATCTTTGCTTTTAAAAGTTTGTAAGTTTCGGAAGCTACTTTGTCGTGAGACTTCATTGACTCCATAATAAGTTTGTTAATGTCTATCATATTATTTATAAGTTTTAAATTTCGCTGCAAAGATACTAAAATTTATTCAGATAAACAATTTTTCACGATATATTTTCAATTTATAATACTTTTCGACGATGGACCAGGAAAAGTGGCCTATTTATCAACGTTTTATACCCATACTATACCAACTATACCTACTATACTAACTATGCATATTACAATTATTTATACATTTTATAGGATTATATAATATTATCATTAATTATTTTTATTTAGTTTGATTAAGTGTGTAGAATTTTAGTTTTCTAAATCATTGTATTTTAACCAATAAAAAGGCCAATATTTCTTTAAAATACTGGCCAAATATTTGGTAATTATTTTAGTCAATAATATTGAGTTTGATGCCCTTGCATTTTTCTTCGAATTTTTCTTTGTCGAAAAGTTTCGTATCGAAGTAATTTTCCTCTACATTATTAAATATTTCCCTATATGCTCTCTTCAGCATCATTACGACGTGTACATTTGGTGTGATACATGGATTATGTGGATTGGTCTTTATGTCGTAGTCATTACCATAGGTATCAAGAATGTACCTTACAACACCCTGGCTTCTGCTGACACCCGCTGCACAATGGATATAGAATGTTTCATCTTTTCGGATTCTTCTTTCAATCCACTCTACAAGCGCAAATGCCTCCTCATAGTCCATCACGTGTATCATGGTATAGAACTTGTTATCGGGTCCTGATATATGCACGTAACTAAAGTATGCGTTGGATTGCTTTATGTCACCCTTCTTAAAAAGTTCCAAAGCCTTGTCATAACAGTCACCCTCGTGGTTTAAAAACCAAAACGGACCACAGTCATCAATGTCTAGATTAAAGATTGATGTATGGTATACGTCTTCTTTCTTTTTATTGTTGCAGTCGGTCTTGAACCAATGTTCGTATTCCTCATTTGGGGAGCAAATGGATACTGCTGCTATATTATGTGGAAGATAGTCATTCCATCCCCTGTCATCCATCAACCCGTCAAATGATATTTGGTCAAGGCAGATTATGTTTCTTGTTGGTTTAATCATATTTCTTTTTCACAAAACGAATTGTGTTTGTTTACGAATATATTTCCGATATCTTTAATCTTCTGTATAGTGTTATCATCTATTTCAAATAAATGATATTTGTTATTACCATATTCTATTACTTTCAGAATTCTATCAACATAGTCAATACATTTACCATAAGCATCCTGAGCAAGAGGCCCACCATAGAATTTATCCCTATATGAATCAAATAGTTCGTCGAGATATTTCATATATAAATCGGCTTCTTGTCGTGATGGGCCGTTCCAATCTGGTGGAACTTGTAATTCCTCGAATCTGAACTTCTCATCAAAATACCAAGAGTCAGTTACTTTTTCAAAGTATTCTGGCGTAAAAATTTCTTGTGCCCTTATTTCTGCTAATTTTTTTATAAATTCAGTTGTCATAGATTTTCGTATAATAGTGTAATATGATTTTTCTTTACATCCGGTGCGGAGAATCCGTGCTGACTACAAAGCATGTTGAATCTCTGAAGATTAAATGGGTGTGTAATAATATGAATACCAGATTTTGTATTAATGTGTGTTATTATTGGATTGTCAAATCTACTTTCACAAGCCATAATACAAGAATGAATGGTCTCCAAATAATTTTTATATTCCTCGCAATCATCAACATCTATAATCCATCTGTCTTCGCATTTGCCTCCAAGTTTACCAAATACATGGTCTACTATTCTCCATGGCTTTTTATAATCATTTTTAAATGTATTCTCAGCAAATTTAAGGGAACAATACTTTGTGAAATCTCTCTTTGACTTCACAGTTACCGACACATAGGCTCTTAGCCCAAATATGTCACAGCACTTAACAATCTCATCCTTTACCTTATCGAACTTTTCAAGCGAGTCGATGTAATAGGATTTGAATGTATAGTTTGCTGCCGGCAAATCTGGAAAGTCTTTTCCTCTCCTAATAAGTAACACTAAAAAGAACAGGTCACCAGACTTTTCTTCGGTTTCTGGAATATTCTGCTCTATCATATATTCCCTTATCTGTTTGAAATTATCTGTCATATATCTTATTTTTCTTTATATACATTCCATCAGGTGCTTTAAGAGCCAATCCTTTCTTAATTAAACCGCGATAGTCAAAATGATGTTCAAGAAGCCAACTATGTGCAAGAGGAAGCCAATCTAATGGAGTAATGTTTCTAAATTCTTGAAATTCTTTTAATTCTTCCTCAGTCATACTTGACATTGGACGGAGATAGGGTTTAATAATACATTCATTTTTACTGTCATTTAGGGGGTCTAACACAACTTCAAGTTCATGGCTAAAATCTAATCCCCACGCATCTTTATGGAAACAGAAGTAATTAAGTCTCTTACCACTTAATGTCATTACCTCATTATGTATGGGGACATTACACTTAACCCCATACGGCAACCTTGCACAAAGGTCTTTCAATAGTAAATCTTTATCTTCTTGTGTCATAATCAAAATTCCTTTTAGAAGCCCATCCAAATTCAAAACAAGTCTTAATGACATCTTCAATAGTCACCTTACCTGGTTCGGTTCTGAAATAGTGCTTATTGGTTTTATACTCATTAATCAGAAAATCAACACCTTCTTTAGATGCTTTCATTTCTCTTTCCAACTCCTTGCAATTCTTTAGTAGATTTTCACAATCTAACAACAAATCTTTTTCTTCTTGTGTCATAACTTTAATTCTTATAAGGATTATTTTCTTCTGTTACTTCAATAGCAAGACCTTTTTCAATGAGTCCTCTGTAATCAAAATGATGTGCATTAAGCCAATCAAACGCTTCTTCTGTGTGTGGAAAAATTCCACCTTCATAAGCATTTAATGAATTATATTTATTTTCTTCTTCCTCCGTCATACTTGACATTGAGCGAAGATAAGGTTTAATAGTTTCACCTACATAGAATGATTCTCCTACCATATCGTCACCATCTACATAGATTTCTGCAATATCAGGGTTATAAGCGTCTGTTATGTCTTTTAACATCCGATATATGTTTGTTCCGTCATATTGTTCAATGTTAAGGAACACCCCATAAGGCAACCTCGCACAGATGTCTTTCAATAATAATTGTTTTTCTTCCTTTTTCATAAACCCATATAAAAGAATCCACCATTCGGTTCTGCTAAATTCATTGGTTTTACGCTTTTAAACATTTGACACATACTTTTCATACAATTGCGTTGTATATCATATGAGTCTTCATGAGAATATCTCCACTTCTTGTCAGTAAACCTATTATTTATAAGGTCATATTCAAATGATGCATATATGTGTTTATCATCAGGTCTGTCATTGTAATATTTTACTTTATAAAGATTGTTTTTATAATAATAAGTCTCGACAATATCAAAATCAGTTTCCTCAGGTTCAAGTCTTATTACAGAAGGCCATTGTGCCGCAAGTATTTTTTCATCTTGTTTCTTCTTGAGTTCATCGAATATTTGAAACAAGTCAGGATTGTCAATCTCTTTAAGTCTTGGTTCAAATTTCTTTTGTATTGTTGATAGTGCTTCATCAATCGCCTTCTGACATTCGGCACAATAATCCTGAGAACACCCCTCTTCTGTTCCATATTGTTCTCCATTGCCGTATGTACAATAGGTATATTCCCTATTACAGTGTTTACATCTTAAAATCCAATGTTGCATAGTCTTTAATCGTTTAAAGGCAGTCATAATCGGCATTGCTCATTGCCTCATTCAATTCCTCCAACACGTTAATGGCATTGAGGAGGTGTTCGTCTGTCATATCCTTAATTGGAATCTTCTTTCCGTCCTTCGTCGTCCAATACAGTGTTCCGTTATTCCTCTCTCTTAGCCACTGTTCCTTAATAAGGTCTCTTAATACCGCTTTCATATTATTTTATATTTTCAATACAAGTTTCTTCGTCAATCTCATCTTGCAGATATTTCCAGCAATACCAATACTTTTTAAGACGCTTCAAGTCTTTTTCTTCCAGCTTTGAAAGTCTCCTTATGTCCATGTTGTTTTCCAGGTCATATACCTTAACAAATCTTGCAATTTCATTTGTTTTAACTCTCTTAATGAAATCAAAATAGGAATGTTCGTCTTTTCTCCTGGTAATGGCAACAATGGCATCAATAATTTCATCGTCGAAACCATTTTCCTTTAGTATTTCTACGGTACAGTCAGTATCCTCCAGAATATCATGAAGTAACCCGACAATCATACACTTTTCTCTGTCTACGCCAAAAGAATATGCTTTTTCAACCCTGTTTGCAACATCGTAGAGGTGGTATTTATAGTCATTTCCACCTTTATCTACCTTGCCTTCAAAGTATTTTGCGACCAATTCCTCGGCTTTGTAAAATTGTTTATAAGATGCCATATAATTTCTATTTATTGTTAAACCTATGTCATAATTATCCTTTTACCATCGTATACATATTTTTAATTTGATGGTGCAAATTTACAATAATTTCTTGATATAGCCAAATAATTACTGTTAAAAAATGTTAAAGTCTCAGTCTTTACAGGCCTTGCAGTTTGGGTTATGCACTAAATCAGAACCATAACCACTTCTTGTGGCCCAACACCTGAAATAGTAATCATGGCCTTCAAGAACTATCTTATAGTAGTTATAATCGTACATATATTGACGAATAGTGATATAATCCATATCGTCCTGTTTAGCATCGACAACCTCATTACAGTCACCACGATGTTCGCATTTGCATGATGCGAGAAACGCAATGCATAAACTCAATAGGATAAAAATCTTCTTCATACCATTTATTTTATTTACTTGATTTAAACAATACCCCACCAATTATGTTCAGTAAGGCTAAGATACCGAATGCCTGCCAAAATGTCAGGATTGGTGCTGATGCCCAAAATAGTGGAACAAGCCAATTCCATAACCACTGTAAAACAAATATCTCAACGGCAACACATGCCACAATGAGAAAAATAACACCAAAAATAATCCACTTCATATTTTAAGGTTTATATTCCTTATCAGGACACTCTTTATCATATTCACGGTCTCTGCATATATGCCAATACCTACACAACTCATTGCAAGGTCTAACCTTATATCCGGAATAAGATATCATACTTTCTTCGGATATGTTTATTACGGTTATCTCAGGTTTAATGTAGTGTATCATTCTCCTTCTATATATTTTTTATAGTTAGTTATGTCAACGTTATCCTCAAAGAATACCACATGTGTGCAATCAACACCACTTAGAAACTCATCATCAGTGAACATAACATTTACTGTACTGTGTGTTGATGGATATATGCCCTCAATCTCAGAGGCATCAAAGACCTTGATGGTTCTTTTTATCTTACCGTTATCTTTCTTGTTGAAATGTAATACTGCTTTCATTTTTCAATCTTATTAATCTTTTCCTGCCTCTTTATTTTTGATGGTATTGAAAACTCTATTGACCAGCTCTGTATTATCGTCTTCTTCACAACTTCTATCAAACATTGAAAGATAGTCATCTTCTGTTGGCATAGGTGGTTCTATCCATTGAACTGGTTTGTCTGTTTCCTCCTTGCTCTTATATTTGACCAGATATTCGAAGACATCTTCCTTCTCTTTTCCCAATTCATACAGTTTACAACGTGAGTATGCGATATCGCTGTTTCTCTTAACGATTGCTATACACTTCTTGAGACCTTTTAGGTACATCATATCATCCACAGTCAATTCTGTGCCTCCGCAATTGAAGACACTGAGAACCTCATTTTCAAGTTCTTTAGACAAGAGTTGCAGTTCTTCGTAAATCCCGTTCCATATCTCACCTTCTACATATTGGAAGGTTGGTGTCATTGTATTTGCTCCCATAGTTTATTTGAAATTTGATTTGTTAAATTTATAAATTGCATTATTTTTGGTTTATTTTAATTCGATTCCGTAAGGTATAACAATTGTGTTAATAATTCATGTCGTGACATCCTTCCCAACTGCCCCTATTTCTCCACCACTTAACCTCATACCACAATTCAAGTATCGGACAATTCTCACATTCGCCAAAATCGTGTTCATCTCCCATGTACTTTTCACATCTTTCACAACATAATCGTAAATCCTTTGTTTCGTCTTTATATCCCATATATGGTTTCATATGTTTTATTTGGTCTTTTCTATTTTCTTTTGTGTATTTTGCCATATTATTCTCCTTTCTTTACTTTGTTGTTATCACCAAGTTTGACATAATATATTACATCATTTATCATCATACCTCTTTCAAATTTACCCGCAACTGTCATGTACATATAAAATTTATGCCCATCATATTCTCCCAATAATGTGTTTCCCCGTATTGTGTACATAGCAACAGCACAAGGTTCATTAGGAGCGCCCTCCATTATTTCTTCCATGTAGTATGGTTCTGCGTTTCTACAGAAATTAAGTGATTCAAGGAAATCGTTTTTTGAAACCTCACGTTTTTTTGTGTTTTCCATATCATTCTCCTTTCTTTATATAATCATTCTCAAGTAGCCAACATACCATTTCAAAACAAGCGTCAATAATAGTATTATTGAAACCTGTCGCATTATGACATTTTGAACTACCATATCTTATAAAATATCCAAATTCATTGCAAACCAAATCAACACATCCGTCACTACTTTTCCATATAAGATTTTCCAGTGCCCCAACTGACCAACAAGGAACGGAATATTCGTATCTAAAACTAAACAATTTATATTCTATTGACACATCTAAACCAACAATAGGATACCATATATTATCACTATCTATTTGCCATGTCATATCTGCACTCTTAGGATTTAATCCAAGTTCCAAAAGTTTTTTACTTTGTTCTATTGTTGTGTAGTGTTTCATAATTATTTTTCCTTTTTAAAATTAAACTTCCTTTCCTCTGTTGTTACCATTGTTATCTCTGCATTGTTGAACTCTGTTCTTCGTATGATAAAAAATGCTATAAGTTTGTCATCCTTGAGAAAGTATGTTATCTCGTCGTCAGACCTGTGTATCTCTTCTCTGAAATCAAAGTTAATGCCTATCCCTCTCTGTTGTACTTCACATGTATGTTCTGCATCAGAAACCATACGGAAAGTTTCATGCACTTCTGTCACAAATTCATTGTAAATATCTGCAATTTCTTCAAGAGTGACCCTTACTTGTTTGATTGTATTTATCATAATACTATCTCTTTATCAATTCCACAAAGTTTTAGTGCGTGTTGGAGTTCGTGAACATATTTAATTTCAGACATTTCACCATAATTTATGTAGCCATTCTCAACAAGTCTATATTGAGCATAAACCATACTTATTCTTGGATAGATGTCTTTAAATAGTTTGTCTTCCGAATCATAAACAAACCCATTCTTCTCCAATATCTCAGGCGTTATTGGTATCGGTCTGTAACAATCACTTACATAGAATACATCACAATCATCCGTCTGTATGTAATCAACATCACCGCCACTCCTTACAGATGTGACCTTTCTTGGGCATTGGTCAATAACATAAAACCCATTAATTTCAGACTTGTTTTTAAGGAGATAAACAAAGTCACCTATCATTAATTCATTCACGTTCATAACTCAAAATTTTCATAGATTCCACATAACTTTAACGCATGTTGTAGGTCATGCACATATCTCATTCCAGGACGTGAAAGGAATATCAATTCTTGTTCACCAGATTTGTGGTCGTAAAAGTCCCTCAATATTCCCTCATGAAGATAATAAGTGAAATACATAGTGTTGTCATGCTTTTTTGTCGCATACATTCCATCCCACTTCCAACCGTTCTTCTCAAATATTTCAGGTGTGAGAGGAATTGGTTTCAATTCGTTAAATCCAATAATACCTCTAAAAGAGTCAGCACCAATAATTCCGTTTTCTCGTATTTCTTTAACAGTGTCATAGCAATCCGGTCTATAGACCAAATCACCTATCATTAACTCTTCTTTTAACATAATTCTATTATTCAACGCATAAATTTTCCTTATCAAGATTTGAAATAATCTCCCTGTATTCAATCGGGAATAGGTAGTTATTGCAGACGATGAATTCATCGGGGTTGTTGTTATTCCTCACAAATCTGATGTACTTAATTTCCCAATTTTTACAGTTCTTTACATTGGCTGTAAGAAATCTCCAATCATTTTCGTAACCACCAGAAGCCTTGCAAAGTTCATCAAGCCACTTAATGATGTCCTTCTTGCCAATGGCGTACTTCTCCCTGTTTGTCTTCCCAAGGAGATTGTATAATTTAGAGAGGCCTTTGTTCTGATTATATTCATAACCACAATCAGGATTCTTGTGAATCTTCGGTGCTTCATCATTAAACCCAATCGCAAAGTCCCTCGTGTCACAGTAAATCATCTGGATGTTATCCGTTATTTCAGCGTCATAATCAATACTATTCACTGGAACCCATTCGTCGTATTCCTTATCTCCAATAATCGTTATCTTTTCCATTTTAATTCTTATTTAATGGTTCAACCTTATCGAGTTCATCATATAGTCCCTTTATGTATGCATTACACTCTTCGACACGCTTCTTCTCCATATCCAGTTCTTTCTTATAGTATTCGTAATTCTCAATTTCATGGTCTATATGTGATTGTACAAATTCTTCAACGGGAATACGTTCAACGTGATATAATGGTTCCTTGTAACTGCAATCGAACTTTATACTGTCATCGAGTTGCTTAAGCATAAGTTCCTTAAGACTGTTATATTCATCAGGGACATCCCATTCTTCGACCCTGCGTTTCATATCGAGATAGCGTTTTTCAATTTCACGTTGACTATCGGCATAGTCCTCGTTGGCCTTAATATGCCCCTCAATTTCCGAATCTTGAATAATTACAGCTTCATTGAGGTTGTCCTTGAGGTTCAGCCACTTCTTTAGTTTTTCCTCACAATCCCTCAACATATTTTCATAGCAATCACTGGGTTTGCGCACAGGGGCATTATCGAGTGGCATTGGCTTTGAAGCCTGTTCCGTTGCCATATAACCCGCTCCCAATTGTGTGACACACGCAAGGGCAAATCCCCTCAACGACATATCTTCGCCGTTGCTAATTTTGTAAGTTAATCCACTTGGCATAATTATTTATATTTTTTTGGTTTTAACATGTCAATAATTTCCTCTGCATAGAAGAAATAGATAATAATTATTGTTGATATGTTTATCCACTCTCCGCTACAGATGTAATATATCATTCTTATTATTGGGCATATTAATATTAATATAATCGAAATAATAGGAAATATTATCCAAATTGGGATATATAACAAAACCCACAAAAATCTTTTAATAATATTCATTATTGTTGTTATCATATTTTCTTATAAACCAATATAAGTCTTGTAGCTTTTCGTTCAATTCCTCTCGCTCATCATCAGTTAACACGTTTTCAAGCCTTGAGAAAAGGCTTTCTTCCATGTCACACATATGCGTTGGTGATGTTATGTCATTGCTTGACTTCCACCAGTCTACGTTCTCTTTTATGGCATCACATAGCCATTCTTGTGTTTTATTCGCCCTCATATCTAACAAAATTCAGTTGTTGTTGCAAATCTAAGTCCGTCAGAATAAAAATCTGTACAATCTTCCATTAACTCAAAGCCCTCTCTCTTGAGCATATCCACATATTCTCCAGAGCAGCCATATACTTTATAGTTTGGATTATTCTTCTTCTCGTATTCACTATACGATTTTGAGTCCCAGGCTTCCCTAACCTCTCCTGTATTAAAGTCTTTCCATGTTGTCCAATTGACAGCCTCTTCAAAAAACTCATCCTTGTCAAGTTTAGTGCCGTATTCATCATACACCACAATGTCTTCCCTGTCAATGAAAGCCTTTATTCCCTCTTTTGTCAAAGGGTATGTATAGTATGCGGTGTCTGGTTCATCAACAAAATGCCCACGCCTGAACCCCTTTTCCACATCCTCCCACTCCATGTGGCCATTCCTTATAATATATATGTTTGGGTTCCACAGGAATTTCCATCCGGCAGAGCGTTTTCCAAGATGTATTTGGCCAATTGGCTCATCAGTCATAGTATGTGGCCTGAATGACGCATAATTTGCTTCGATTTCCTCCCTAATACCAACGAAATCATCTGAATCAATCAATTCGTGAAGTTTCTTCTTAACTGGTTCTTTGGGTATTACCCTTGCATAAAAATTTGTTCCCATTTAATGTTTCTTTTTATTTAATCCCAATCGTTACATACAAAACAGAAAAAAATAACATGGCAATAACGCTAATGTACTCAACACATAGTGATATTTTTAATTGCTCATACATATTATTCGTTTCTGCGTATCCAGAATATATGTCAGCGCAAATTGCCGACAAACCGAACATCGAGCCTAAAAATGCAAATATAAACATGTCAGAAGTTTTTATAAATGAATAATGATGCAATGGCAAATATCATGCATAATATTTGAATCCACAACATTATAATTGATAATGTGTACTTTAACTTCTTTTCAAGGTACATTGATGTAAACCAAGAAATGATTGAACACCCAAATAGCGCAATGGCTACATACAACAGCATTTTATCCATATTATTTTCTTTTTTTGTTAGTTTCTCAACGCAAAATTATAACTTTTTATAATATTATCAAAATAAATGTAGTTAAAAAATGTTAATAACCACATATCATTTGAAATTCGTTGCAAAGATACTAAAAAGAATTGAAATACGACACAAAATAGTAATATTTTGATATTTATTGTAAAAATATTGTATATGTTAGACAAATGTTATGATTCATATGGCTATGAAAGACCAGAATCATTTATCACAACTGCTGAATTAAGGGGTATTAAATTTGCACCTTCAAAGACAATATCACAAAAAAGAACAGAATTGCAAGCATTCTTTAGTGAAGCTGGACAAAGCACAGGTGATTTGATTCAATCTCCATTGTTAATGAAACCAATTCCAGTTCCTCCACACGATTATAGTAAGGATTATCTTACAATAGAAGCATTGGAAGATGGCAATATATTCTTTGTGTTTAATAGCAAAATAAAATATAATTTATTAAACTCAATAAGCTATTCTACCGATGGTGGAGAAAGTTGGGTGACACAAGAAAATCCATACAAGTTTTTGCAAGAAGCTACTGTAATAGTTAAGGGTGGTAAGAACGGTGGTTATTCCCCAAAGATTGTTGATGGTGGAGAGGACACACAAGAGTATTATTATGAATCTGATGATGAACTTGGTAATGAAATCATTGATGATGTTGAACAGGACATTGTGGATTGGAGAGGCTTGTTTGGCAAAAAAGGCCTTGAAGGTGATATGCTTACAATAAATGTCAGTGCTGGTGATAAGGTGTTATTCAAGGGGGTTGCACAATCATTTGGTGATATAAGTGGAACCACAGTTTCAAAGTGCCACTTTGGAAGCGATTGCAAGGTTGATGTTTATGGAAATATAATGTCATTATGCTATGAGGATGATTTCTCAAACAAACATGAATTATTACATGATTGTCAGTTTGACGCAATGTTTGCTGGAACTGACATTGTTAATGCGTCTGACTTAATATTGCCAGCAACAACATTAACGTTAAGGTGTTATGAATATATGTTTAGCGGATGCACATCATTGGTTTCAACACCACAATTGCCAGCCACAGAAATGGCTGCACGGTGTTATCAAGACATGTTCTGTATTTGTCCTTCACTCAAAAAAGCGCCAAAACTACCAGCACTTGAGTTGGATGAGTTATGCTATCAGGCAATGTTCTCTGGGTGCACATCATTGACAGAAGCACCACAATTACCAGCAAAAAGACTACCATTTGGTTCATATGTTCTTATGTTTTCTGGTTGTGGGTCATTGACAAAGGCTCCGGAACTTCCGGCGACAGACTTAGCAAGGGCGTGCTATCAAATGATATTTCGCGCATGTAATTCATTAGTAAAACCACCAAAATTGCCGGCAAAAAGCGTACCAATTAGTGGGTATTGTGGAATGTTCCAAGAATGTACATCGTTGATAGAAACTCCTGAATTCCCAGCAACTGAAATGGACCAAGAGTGCTACCGATATATGTTTCGTGGTTGCACTTCACTAACAAAGGCAAAGAGGTTAAATTGTGAAAAACTAAGTGTTGGGTGTTATGTTTATATGTTCAGTGGTTGTACATCACTCACGGTAGCTCCAGAATTGCCATCAACAACATTGGCGGAGTGGTGTTACGCCCACATGTTTGAAAAATGTACATCTTTAACAAGAGCGCCAGAATTGCCGGCAATGACATTAGTTGATGCTTGTTATAGAACCATGTTTGGTAGTTGTTCTAATCTAACCTATATTAAGTGTCTTGTTGAAGATTTGGGGCAATCACTATCTAGTAACCCATTCCTATCTTGGGTTGGTAATGTCTCGCCAACCGGAACATTTGTTAAGAAAGCTGGTGTTGAATGGCCAACTGGGTGGAACGGAATTCCAGTGGGTTGGACAGTTGAAGAAGTGGAGTAAAAAAAAAATAAGGTGGCTATCGTTAATTGATGACCACCTTTTTTCTTATGTTATAGTTTGTTTTTTAAAAACTTACTACCTATGAGTTCTAACTCGTCTCCGATTTGATATTTACCAATCTCGTCATAGAACGTCAATTCCTTACATTCAAGCTTGCCACGCTCTATAAGATAATAAGACTTGATATAATACCTGGCAACGTCCTCATACTTGCTGTTAATTCTCTTCTCAATCTTACAAACCTCAAATACTGGTGTTTCAACACTGTCACGACCTTCCTTTATGTAGGTGCCATTACAGTTAGTGTTCTCTCTTGAGAAAAGAAAAGTAAAAAAAGCTCCGATAAGGACACAAAATATTGCAAAAATTCCGTCAATCATATTTTCAAATTATTTAATGGTTTAAATCTCGTATTCGTCAGGGTCTGAAAGAACATCAAGCATCAGGTAAGCCTTATCCTCATCCATAAATCTCTTCAGTGTGGGTAAAATGGCATTACGAAAGACATCGTCATTAAAATTACCCGCAATCCTCTTTATGGTCTCCTTCAACATCTTCTTCTTGAAGACTTCAACCTCCATATCAAGCGGGTTAAGAATGTCCTCCTCAACTATAAATGACCCACTTCCATTGTTATAGTGAGTATAGTACATGGTATCAATATCAGGATTATCCTCTTCTTCTATGTGTTGACAGACATCCTCATGAATCTCACCATCAAGGTCTTTCCAATAGAATGTATCACCAATCTTGGGATAATTCTTACCGACAATTTTAATTTCCTTTTTCATTTCTTATCTTTTTTTGGTTTCACGGTGCAAAATTACGAAAAAACTTTGAAATAACCAAATTTTTCAGTCATTTTTTTTCACTTTCCTCATCATTTTCCCCAAATAAGCCACTATTTCTGATGATATACTCGACATCATCAAGCATGACGTATGGTTTACCATTGATGGTTCCCGCAGCCATTCTCTTCAAGAGACCAATGTGATACTCAATCTTGTTCATAGTTCTCTTTCTTCTTTTTTTGCTAGATATTCACCAAGAATGGTTGGTAAAACAGCCCAACCGGTAATAATCGATATTAGATAATAGAAAACCTTTACAAAGAAGTTCTCACTCTCACACTTCTTACTCAAATATGCCCAACAGAAACTTGCACTGAACGGAATATAGAGTAACATTATTCCTAAAAAAATGTTTAACATAACTATTTCTCCTTATTTTCGTTTAAAATTGCATTACGTAGTTTCTCCTTATACCTGTCAACGAAATACTGTGTGGACCTATACTCTCCACCAAGCCACCCGCAGTCAGCATTCTCAGCCAAATCACGAACCATATAACCCACAATCCTGTCAAACTCATTTTCCGTAGGTTCTTCAGTTGTGTCTTCGTAATTTGTCTTGTTTTTTACGTCAAAAACTTGACCTTGGCATGTTTCTTCCATCTTGCTATCCAGGAGTTTTATATCATTGGTGGAAGCCGGTCTTGCTATCTCAATTTCACTGACGGAACCCCACGATTCACCGTCATACACCCTATCATCCTCGATTTCGTATATGAAATGGCAATTGACCTTATCACCCACGTTTTTAATCACAACAATCCACTCATCACCACTGGTTCCCTTGATGTAGACGTAGTCACCATCATTTGCACTTTTAATTGTCCATCGTTCACCATTCTTGTCCAACTCTTCAATGTCGACACATATCTCATTACCATCATTGTCAATGATAATGTAATATAGACACTCGTAGTTTTCAAATTCGTAATACTTGTCGTATACAAAGTATGTATTTCCTTCATAAACCACATAATCTCCAACTTTGAAACATGAATGTTCATTGACATTATCACATTCTTCTTTCACATATTCCTCTGTAGAGCGTGAGTTACCAAAATTTGTTGGTTCAAAAATGGAGACAATCTCCCCATCTTTATATTCAAGTGCCTGGTCGAAAAGAAGCTTGTCAATGCCATCTCTCAGCATTGCGACATTTCTCCCTGAAACACCTTCGCACGACTTTCTTAAACAAAGGATAAGTCTATCCAAATCAATCTTTCCCATATTATTTCATATTATTTTTAATTTATTTATGTTATCATAAACTTTGCAAGGAAACCCACGAATCTTTAGTTCGTGGGAGGAATTGCAATGCAAAAGTACTATAATTTTTTTTAATAACAAAATAATTTTATATTTTTTTTTATAATTTGTTTATTTTTTTTACTTTTATTATATATTTATATATGTAATCACTTAGTGAAAGGTACTCATGGCAATACTGTCCTATAACGTGAAACTCAAAGCAAACAACGAACAGTTGATGCATTGGAAAAACCTGCTTGCGCAAGCAAGACAGGCATATAACCTTTGCTCGACAATCGTTGATGCGGAAAAACTGTCTTACTCCAGAGTGGTTATACATAACACATGTTACGATAAACTAAGACAGCAGTTCCCGCTGCTTTCTTCACAACAGGTAATCCGTGTTCAGTGCGAGGTATGTTCAGCATACAAGTCACGAAAGAACAACAAACACCACGGAGACATCCCTAAGAAAAGTGGATTGTCCATGACACTGGACAAACGCCTGTACAATAAACTCACCACATCATCCATATGCCTCACTGATGGTGAGAAGGGTAAAAGGGGTGTTTATGAGTTCGTCACTTACGAAAGACTTTCCGAATTGTTCAGCACTTACATCCCGAAAGACCCAACCCTGTTTTTGCGCAATGGTGAACTTTACCTTTCCATACCATTCGAGGTAATGGATAAGCCTTGCATTAACGACACGTCTGTTGGCGTTGACCTTGGAATGAAAAGACTGTTTGTCACTTCAGAGGGTAAGTCTTTTAAGGATAAGGAATATTTGCGTGAACGCAGGAAGATTCGTTACCTTAAACGTTGTCTCCAGTCAAGGGGAACAAAGTCATCGAAGCGCCATCTTGTCAAGGTTAATACAAGAGAACGTAACATGTCCAAGGACATGATTGAGAGGTCAACGAACGCCCTTATTAAGTCCAGTGACGCTGGAGTGTTTGTTTTGGAGGACTTGTCCAAGATAAAGACGAACACGTCAAAGACAAATGAAGGTTTCAAACGCAAGAGACACAACAATGCGTTGTCTCAGGTACCTTTTTATAAATTCAAAGAACGCTTGTCGCAGAAGGCAGCACGTATTGGCAAATCCGTGCAAACAGTTTCTCCGACGTGGACGAGTCAGACCGATAGCAGGAGTGGCAAACGTGACGGTGAACGTCATGGTTGTAGATACTACTGTTCTGACGGTGTTGTTCTCGACGCAGATTGGAACGCGGCGTTGAATATTGCACTTCGTGCAAACCACCCCACCTCGAATTGTCTTCCGATTGACGGAGGATTGTTGTTCCTGGTGGGCAGGGTGACGTCAACCACCCAATCGTCACAACCGCACTCGGTTAGTGGCAAGCCCACAAATCTTTAGTTTGTGGGTAGTTGACTAATTTTAAGTCATCATAAAGTGACTGCATCAATAGTCTTACATCATCACAGAACCAGTTGTGCTTCTTCTCACTGTTGAGCATAACCTCAAATGCTGCCATCTGTTTACCACTTGGTCTCCAATTATCAAGTTCCCACTCTTTCTCAGGTAAGTATAATTCACCAAGGTCTCTCAGTTTATACGCACCATCCTCGCGTACCTCGACAACTTCGTCATGATAACACCCGTTCTTACTACGTATCTTGTCACCGACCTTGAACTTCCTGGCGGTGGTTGTTTTCAAAACGGAAGCAACGCCATCTTCATAACCCCTCCTATATTGAACTTCGTCAGCACACTTGTAAGCATAATCCAACTCATTCTGGTAAGATGAAAGACCATCAAGATAACCCTTCTGGTAAGATGAAAGACCATCAAGATAACCCGCATTATATGCGTTCTTACACTCTTCATCACAGTTTTTGTTTTCTTCTTTTTTCTGCTTTTCAAGCCAAGAAAGCCAATCGTTATAGGTTTTCTTATCAGGATATTCAAATTCTCCAAGGCCATGCAAATATAATAGTAGTGACTTTCTTATCTTCTCATCCTCACTCTCTGCAAGTTCTGGAACATTATCATTTACCCAATTTTGTATACCTTCATCCGAATGGTTTGTTTCTTGTAGTACTCTGACAGCTTCTACAAGTTTATTGTACTTTTCTTCGTAGTCCATATTATTCACAGATTATTTTATACGTTTCAATTATCTTTTTTTCCCATTCTTCGTTAATACGAGGTCTTTCATCACAAATAGCCAATTCAAGCATATTGGCGCAATCTTCGATTTCATGCAATATTTCATCACACATTGCTTTTAAAACATTGTTACTCATATTATTCTCTTTTCTTATAATACTATTTCTTTATCAATTCCATAAAGTTTAAGTAAATGTTGAAGTTTATGAACTTCCTGAAATCCAATAGCCAAACCTGATGTAAGCATAGCAAAACCTTTCGCAACTTCAAATAAAGCTATTATTTCATCTCCTGTATATTTATCGTTTAATGTCCAACGTCTATTTTCTTTAATAAACCCATTCTTCTCCAATATCTCAGGGGTGAGTGGAATAGGACTTAAATCTTCAACTCTAAATTCTTCTTCGCCATAATGTCTTGCTATAACCATGACATAATATTGCTCACTATCATAGTCTCTTCTAATAGAAAGAATAGGGCATTCCCACTTTCTGTGATTATACACCCAATCTCCAATTTGTAAATCTTTTGCTTCCATAACTTATTTTTTAATTTAAATTGTCCATCCAATTTCGACTACTCTATTTCCTTCTTCATCTTCTATACTATATCCTCTTTCACCTATATCTGTGATTTTTACTCTACTTCCTGTTGTAAACTTACCAGCCAATGATTCATGAACTCTTGTTGTAACTACCCAATTTCCAATTTCGTTAGTATTATTCTTTTCGTGTCATAATATTAAACTACTTTTTCAAAAACCACTTTAAAATCACCACTTGAAGTATCAGTGTATGGTATTTTCCACACTCTATACTTATGTAGTCCATCATTGTATAAGCCTATATAGTATATCATCTTATTACTCCTCTCTTGTCATAACTGTCCTAGTTTAGTTAATTTTTTATTTCAAGTTTATAAGATATTCCCATATTTTTAGCTAATTCTTTAACTTCTTTTCGAAATAAATCTTCAAGATTTTCTAAGTTAAAATAAAACTTATATTCGCCAAATTGTATACTTTTAACAGCAAGCCATTTGTTTGCTATAAGATTTCTATCTTTTAAACTCCAACCATCAAAATTACCCCAATTACTTTTTAACCACAAGTTTACTTTTTCATCACAATATGCATCTAATTCTTCTTTATCTTTAAAAGTAGCAAAAGAACTAAAAACGCCATCACATGCATTTATTTCTATCTTTCCTTCTTTAGTTTTATAAAGATATAAATAATAATTTTTCATATTGTTTTATACTTTAAAATAATCTTTCATACATTCTCTAGTTTGGCAATATTCTATCATATCAGAACCCATCATTAAGATATCTTTATATCCAATAATTTTTTCATATCTATAACCATCAGGTTCTTTTCCAGAGATTTGGTCTAAGATTCCTCCACCATTATTCCAATATGGTATTCTTCTATAACGAACATCAGATAATAAATATTCAACCATTTCTTCAAAAGTTGCATTTTCTTTATGATGAGAATCATATTCTTCTTTAGTACATTTTTCAATGATAGGTACTTTAGCACTATATACACTATATATTAATGCTAAGAATAATTCATCATTTAACTTATCTAGATATTCTTTTTCTTTTTTAGAGAGTGCCATACTTACATAAAACTTTTATCTTCGTAATAATCGTTGATAATATCTTCAAATCCTGCCATAGCATCTTCATCTTCTATAAAAGAGCATCCTTCATAATCATTATACATTCTGTCACAGGCTTTTCATATTGATTAATTCCATCAAAATATGGACATTTCTTTGCCATCCATTCAGATTGTGGATTGGTTCTTTCTTTTCTTATATTTTTCCGTTTTCTTTTAACCATACTACCATTTCAAATGCTGCATCAATCGGGTCTTCTTTCTGACCAGTATTAACCATATCCTTAAATGAATGCTGACCATCTACGTCAAATTTTATGTTGCCATATGCAATTTGATACAAGTCAACATCATCTGTGAATTTGTATTTGCGGAAATCAACCTTGTATGTTATGGTATCACCATAGATATTTTCCCCATAAAACTCACTTTTTATCAATTTCAACAAAGCAGAAAGACTCCAAGCTGGAAATTCACCATCATAATCATTTTCAGAAAAGTTAGGATTTTTCATTAAGAAATCTTTTGGATATGGAACTTCATCATACCCACCTTCAAACATTCTATCAGAGTATTCATAAGGTGCTATATAGCCATATCTCATATCAGCAGTATTAATATCAATCCCTAACTCTATGAGTTTCTTGGATTGTTCAAATGAAGTGCAAATTTTATTTTCCATAAACTATTTCACAAAGTAGATAATAAATGTTTTCTTCAATTCCAGTAGTTTGATGATTATTAATATACTCACCAAGTTTTCTAATCAATTCTTTCATAAGGGTTATTTTCTTTTGTTACTTCAATAGCCAAACCTTTCTCAATTAAACCTCTAAAATCAAAATGATGAGCGTTGAGCCAGTCTATGTATTGTGACGTAGTATCTTTACAAAAATTTATCCATTGAAATACATTATGATTTACACTTTCTATACCCCCTTCATCATTTATTAAGAATAGTTCACAGTCTTTTTTATTACCAAGAACATAAATAAGTAACTCTTCTTTTTCTTCCTCTGTCATACTTGACATTGGGCGGAGATATGGAAGCACTTCCCCAAAACGAAAAGGTGTTGAACCGGTTGACATACCACACCCTTCATATTCTTCATAACTAATCCAACCATCATAATCCGTATCTATTAGATTACCACTTTTGCTATAACTAAGAGTGTGCAGACTAGTAATTTCCCATTTACGGTGGTCATACTCATTTTCTTTATAATTGACTATAACACCATAATGTAATCTCCCACTAATGTCTATAAATGAAAGCTCTTTATCTTCTTGTTTCATAATTGTTCTTTTTTATAAAATGGTCCACCACATTTATTTGGCTTCGTAAACATAGGAAGTATTTTATCACAACTATCAACATAAGTGCAAATAGTACATTCGCCACATTTCCCCAAAAAAGGAAACCTTTTAATTAATTCTTCTTGTGTCATAATTTTATTCTTTATAAGGATTATTACTTTCAGTTACTTCAATAGCAACGCCTTTTGGAATTAAACCCATAAAATCAAAATGCTTTCTAAGAAGCCAATCAATTGGTTTGGTTGATAATTCACCACACAACATTAAGCCACATTCTTCTATTTCTACATTTGTCATTGAAGACATTGTACGAAGATAAGGTTTGATTGATGTCACGCTATAATCATATATTTTACATTGATTTTCTTCACCATTTAATGGTTTATTGCTAATAAATGATTCTAAAGTATTTGGACTAAGTCTTCCCAACATTGTTTCAGATTTGTCACTGGTATCATAGTAACAAATTACATCATGAGTCAATGCCATACAAAGGTACTTCAGTAATAGTTCTTTTTCTTCTTGTGTCATACTATATCACTCATATATAAACATCCAATCACTTCCCAAATATCTTCAACATTTACATCTTCTGGTGCATTGGAACCCCTAAGACCATACTTGATAATCGCAAGACAGTCATCCTTGCTCAATGAATCTAAGTAATCAATTATTTCCTGTTTCATATTATTTTTTTTTTAGTTTTATGTTTAATAAACCAAATGACTTAGGAATTCTGTCTGCATATATCCGTTCTTATTCAGTATGAATCTCATTGGGCTTTTACCAACCCTGTCACTCACAAATGGTATTAGTTTTGTGAAGTTACTTCTGTTTTTAAGATATGATATGAGACCATTAAAATCACCCTCAACATACTCATCCTTATATTCAATTAGCACATCCCTTACAGGATAATATGTACCAACGGAAAACTCTGAATTAAAATTCTCGTCCACACCGGACTCAATGGAATATATTTTTCTTGCAAGAAAACTGTCGTTCTTAACATATATCAAATCTGTGTTACCGTCAAATGGTCTATAAAAAATCTCGTCAAAACTATACGTCTTAGGCTTTTTACCATTGTCATTAGATTTAACAATGGATGGTGCTGTAGCAAACAACGCGCCAAGACCAATTCTTTTCAAAAAGTTTCTTCTTTCCATATTATTATCATTTATTTTTTTTTTGTACCTTCTAATCCTTTAGAATATTCAGCAAATATTCAAGGCGTATACAGTCAAAGTCGTCAGACCAGCCACGCTCACAATTACGCCTAAATTCAACCTCATAGCCGCCACATATGTCAGCAGTAAGTTCTTCTCCATATATGTCTGTCGCAATTTGGCTGAGTGATTCTAATGCGGCAGTTAACTTACTTGCAGCCTCGCAAGTCTCATTGTATGCCTTTAAAAGTTCTTTTCTTTGTGACATTATTGTTCAAGTTTATTTCATTTCTTTTTTGTTTTCTGCTGCAAAGGTACAATAATTTTCTGAATTGACCAAATTTTTAACCAATTTTTTTCAGTTTTATTACAAAATACTCCTTTCCCTTCTCGGCACCCCATTCCTCTTTACCTTCTCCAATGGTAATACTTTCAATCATCCTTGTCATGCTTTCTCTGTTTGATGAATAACCAAGATAGAAAGTAACCGCATCGTGTTTATATTGCAACCAGGAGCAATCATCACCATTTGCGAGATTATCAAGACTCACCTTTAACTTCTTTAGGAAATGTTCATCCATAACGAATTTCTCGTCAATCTTATGTCCCCAAGCATCAGTAAGAAGCCTATTAAGATAATATGGTGTTATTTCTCTGTATTCCTCTTCCTTCTCTCCTGATTCAATTAGCCTGTACCAAACCTTCTTTAGAATTAATTTCAATGTACTTTCTTTCATCTTGTTTTTCCTCCTCTCTTCCTAATTCCGCCAAATCACTTATATCTATATAGTATTCATCTTTCTTCACTCTGTTTGTCACAATACACTCTTCCCAATCTGAATAATCACCGCCGTCGTGTGTGACTTGAATTACATAATCCAAAGAGTCGTTATAGATATCCAATTCAGCCCTTTTCCACTTTGGTAAAGAATCTAATATTCTTTTCCTGGCTTCCTTGGCTAGTGTTTTTGCGGCATGTTCTAATGCTTCATTATATCCAGTCATGTATGCATTTCTCAGTGTCTCGTTGATGTCAACTGTTACAACCCTATTAAAATCCTTACATTGGACAGGGTATGGCTTAATTGGATACAATTCCAGTGCCCTTTTTTCTATTTGTTCTTTTGTCATATCTTCTTATTTTCTAATATCATAGTTCTGTAATTGAACAAAATAACAAACCCAAAAGAAAACCGTCACAAAATGCTGCAATTACTGTAGCTACTTCGCCAATAGTAGGTTCGGTAAGACACCAAATTAAATTTGCTGTTTGAAGGATAAATAATAATGCCATAAAAATTATTGGCAGAAATCTTTTAAAATTTGTACTCATAATAACTATGTTAATTTTTCATTGATTTTTTTAAATCTTCTATTAAATCCTTTTTATAGTCTGCTTCATTGAAATCTCGATTAATATAGAGATAATCATATATATTATCTTCAAGCCAATCACAAACCTTTTCAATCATTGTTTCATCAGCCCATTCAGCACCATTTACAAAATCATCCTTAATTGCTCCCAAATATGGTTTAGAATGATATTCAAAAGATGCTTGTTCCCTTTCTTCTTTTCGTGTCATAACTTATTCCTTCATTGCTTTACGAAAACTACTATAATAATCACACGCTTTTCTGCAAATATGTGTCGGTACTGTATGTGGGAAATGTCCACATACCTCACAATAAGCATCACAAGCCTTGTCAAACAACTCTTTCTTCTCCTTTCTCAGTTGCTCTATGGTCTTAACCATTGCTTTTATTTCCTCTTGTGTGTAAGGAATTTCTTCTCCGTGTGTCATCATAGTCTATTCTCCTTTCTGTTTCCTTAGTATTTCTTCTTTAGTGTATGGGCATGATGTTTCTGCAATCTCGTCAACATACATTTCAAATGCTTCTTCAAGATTATCAACATCAAACTCAAATTTTTTTCCCCAAGAGGTTATGAATTCCTCTCTTATGAACTCCAATGGAAGATACCATATGTCAACCATTAAATTCTCAGTTGTTCCATCATCAAATGTAACCTCAAAAATATCAGGTTCTGAATAGCCTGTACCACATGACATATCCGGTATAATCCTGTCTATATATTCAATTGATATTACTTTCATATTATTTTTAATTTATTCTCCATAATATTCGTTTCCGCTTAAGTAATCAATAGCATATTGAACCGCCTCTTGTTCTCTTTTATTATCATAGAACTTAATTTGTGTCCAATAATATAAAAGACTTTCTAATTCCTCTATTGCTTCTTCTTTCGTCATATCTATTTTTTCAATATCTGGTTATTATTGAACTATTTTTCAATTATTTCTCCGTAGTCGCCATCCAATATGTGATTGCATAATTCGGCAATATCCTCCACATTATCCTGTGTCCATTCATCGGCTTCATAATCTTTGTTATTGATGATTTTATCACATTTACGGACAATGTAATTGAATACATTAATCAATTCTTCTTTCGTCATATCTATTCTTTAGTTTTAAAACCAATTTCTTCAAACAATCTCATTATACCAACTGATGAACCTTCGTCAAAGTTCAGTCTTGTGATTATTGGGCAACTTTTGAAGCCATTGACTGTTACATTATTCATGTTTGTTATATTACACAACTTCTTGAATCCTATTAAAAACTTGTCCAAATCAGATAGCATCGTACCGCCATCATGTGGGTTGTCAGTATATGTAACTTCAGGTATTTCTATTGTAATCATGCTAAATCAAAATAATAATCGTCTTCCAATACAATTTGAAATGCTACCATTCCTTGTCCATCACAGCATATTGGCTTAAAATCTTTAATCCGCTCCATTTCACAGAAGCCATCCTCGTCCTTACTGATTACAGTTCCGATTCTCTCACAATCAGCCCAAGATGGATTTTCCTTGATGATGGTATCAATTATGTCTCTCAATTCAATCAGTTTCATAACTATGCTTCAAGTTCTTTTGGTTGTCCTAACGGTTCTATGATTACAAACGGGGTATCCTCAGGCTTTAAGCCTTCACCACAGCCAGGGCCACCATAACCCATTTCGAAATCCTCAAGTTCGTACCAATTTGATTTCAGGTCCAACTTCACCTCCGCATCCATATTATAACGGAGCAATTTTGTAATAAAATCTCTAACTTTCATGTTTCTTGTAATATTCTATGTATATCTTAGTTTTCTCTTCCTCACTCAGTTCCTCGTATTCGGGGTGGTCCTTTAAAATGTCTTCCATAATAGTAACCATCTTATTGAGGGACCTTTCTATCTTATCAAAACCTTCACTTAGACGTTTTTGTCGTCTTTCCCTTTTTACGCTCTCAACCTTTCTTCTCTTTGTAAACAGACTCATATTTTTTTATCAACTTTATTTAGAATGCTGTTATGTCTTTTTTCAAACTTTGCTTTATCTTTATTCAACAATTCCATAAGGAATTCTTTATCAGAACAAACGGACCCACAATAATATGCAGAGGTTTCAAACATATCATATTTTTCCTTTTCTAATGTGAATGCACGAAGACTTCCGCTTTCATCAATGTATTTGATAACCTCTCCTCTAGCAATTTCTACTATGACACCAACGGTATATTGATTGACATCGTCAATGAAACCACCATCCCAATCAATTAGATACATTGGGTCTCCAACCCTTAATTCACCTAATGTTTTCATATTGTTCTTTTTTCTATATATGTCTTTATGCATTTACTATCAAATCGTGTGCAACAATCAGTGCAGTTCCCATTGCATTTTTACAGATTTCTCTTAATGTTGTTTCTGGTGTAATCTCAATAGGCATTTGGTCTATAAGTTCATCAACGTCTATTTCGGAAACAGAATCGATTATTTCATCCTTTGCAATTTCTCTTACCATTTCTGCAAACTGAGCATAATCTATTGGTTCAACGCCAGACAATTTATTTATTACGAATTCTTCAACCTTACTTTGTGGAACATAATCATCGTCAAACCAAAGGTCGTGCCCTGGACAGTATAATTCACCTTCACAACGATACTTACCATCCTTGTCATAGAAGTGTGTGAAATCACCATGTTCTGAATGTATCAACGCAAGTATCGGAAATTTATGGCCATTATCATTCTTGACATCACATTTGGTTGATAGTATTTCAATTGGCCAACCATAATCAACAACAACCTTAATATCTGGGTTGTTAAGATATTCCTTTAATTTGAATTGTCTTCTCATATTACTTTTTATTATTTAGCGGAGAGTGAGGGACTCGAACCCCCGCGTCGGGTATTAGCCGGCCTAAGACGTTAGCAGTGTCTCCCCTTCGCCAACTTGGGTAACTCTCCAATCCATTTGCAAGTTATATTATGCGTAATATTTTGTGCAAAATTACATATAATACCTCAATTTACAAAACAATCCACGTTAAAAAATGTTAAACGCTTCATCTTCTGTCATTGGATGTTCCATTTTAAAGTCTTCTTCATCCATAATGTGCATGGTACTGGCAACCTCGTCTCTCATCCATTTTGCCCCCGCTTTAAATGCATTATAAATGTCTTCACCGGTAAATGAATGTTGAACGAAGTAATCATTCCATTCTTTTGGGTTAAGTCTCTTTGATGCTTCATTATCGGCATATGACTCTGCTGCTTTTTCTAGACTATTCAAAAAATCATTCATCATAATTGTCCCAATATTCTTTCATTTCAAATGCACTGAATTCTTCTACTTCTTGCCATGATATGATGTTAATCGCATTATTGTCGTGGTCGTATTTATCTAACTTCTTTCTAAGTTCCTTTGTTACTGTTAAGACATTAATCTTTCCAGTAATCTCAATAACCTCAGAATTAAAGACGCCACTTACGTTTTGATAAACCACGTATAAACTAGTTGTTTTCTTTTCCATATTTTTTCTAAAAATTTTAAAATCTGGTGCAAAGATACTAAACATTTATGAAACAGACAACATATAGTTAAAATTTTTCCAGAATAATGCCTTAATTTGATATTTTTCTTTTCTATTTTTGATATTTTTAGTACTTTTGCAATGAAAAAAAAAAATAATATAATGATATTTTATCACGGAACAAGTGAAGAGAATTGGAAGGCAGCCCAAGAAGAAGGTATTTTATTTGGCAGAAGGTATATTGTTGATGGTGATGGAAACCCAATAAAGGAATTGGATAGATGTACATACCTTGCTGTTCATCCAGAAGAGGCTAATAACTATGGCGATGTATTATTGGAGGTGGAATATGACCCATATAAGAAGGGCGCAAGGTGTAATCGTTTCGGAGAAGGTTGTTGGCAATTAAGGATATATGAACCAATACCAATTGATAAGGTAAAGAGAGTAAAGATACAAGACATAAAACCGTTGTATATAAGGTTTGGCGAAATACCTGAGGATGGCTTTTCAACAATATATTCATACGGTGAAGAAAGTGGTAAGGAAAAGGGTGTTAGCTGTTATAGGGCTATTATTGACGAGAATGATGTGATACACATCTGTTTGCCATTGCCATTCACAGAAAGCAGGTGGAATGTTCTTCAGGGATTTATTCATTATGACAACAGGCCGGCGTTTCTTATAACTGGTGATGTTGTTGGCTATGGTTCAGAAGGTGAACCGTTATTAAAGAATGTTCTAATCGCAAAAAGACTTGAAAAGAATTATAGAAAAAAAGAGTAATAATTTAATCTATTTATAAAACCGATGCAAGAAAACCCATTAATCTTTAGTTAATGGGATGAATTGCATTAACCTTGATTCTCAATGTACTTTCTGATTGCATCAGGACTTGCTTCACCAATGGAACACACAAAATATCCATCAGACCAAAAACTATGCTCTTTCCAAAAGTGTTTTCTTAATGTTGGTTGAAACTCTTTCCATAATCTGTTTGTGCTTACTTGTTTCAATATTCTAACAATTGAAGTGACAGTTACATTTGGAGGATAGTTAATAAGAAGATGTATATGGTCTTTGTCTGTTTCCATTATCTCAATTTCAAAATCACACTTAGATTCAATTTCTTTGAATGCAGAAAGTACACATTCTCTAATATCAGAAACAAGTAGTTGTTTTCTGTATTTACATACAAATATCAAGTGACATTTTAGGTAAAATTTGTGCCTATTTTTAGAAAAATAACCCATAATCAAAATATTTTTTACAAAAATAGTAACTTTTTGTAAAATATTTGATATTTAATATTGAAAAGTGATTAGTTTTTAACTATATTTTAAATGATGAAAGTGATTTTAAAGACATATAAATACAGGATGTACCCAAATGAGGAGCAAGAACAGATTCTTGCAAAATATTTTGGGTCGGTTCGCTTTGTCTATAATCACTTTCTTGGTGAAAGAAAACAGCAATACACTGAGAGCGGTAAAAGTGATAATTACTATGTGCAAGCAAGCATACTTACCAAACTAAAAAAACAAGAAGAATACTTGTGGCTAAAGGAAATCAATTCACAAACGCTTCAATTTGCACTTAGAAATCTTGAAACTGCATATACAAACTTCTTTAGGGGTAATGCAAGATTCCCAAGATTTAAGGCAAAGAAGAATGGTGGAAGTTTCCATATACCACAACATTGTTCTGTTGAAAATGGTAGAATTTACATACCAAAGTTCAAAGGTGGAATTAAGATAGTGGAGCACAGACCATTCAAAGGTGGTGATGTTAGAAATATGACAATCTCTGTCACCCCAAGCGGAAAATATTATGTTTCCATACTTACACAAGTTGCATATGAACCTTTACAGAAAACCAATGCAAAGGTTGGTATTGACTTGGGGTTGAAAGACTTGGTAATTACAAGTGATGGTAAAAGATATTCAAGCAACAAGTTCGTCAAGCATTACTCAAAGGAACTTGCAAAAGCGCAAAAACACTTGTCAAGGAAGCAGAAAGGCAGTAATAGTTGGGACAGACAAAGAATAAAGGTTGCAAGAATACAAGAGAAAATTCATAACTGTAGGTTTGACAAACTACATAAGATTAGCACTGACTTAATAAGAAACTATGATGTAATTTGTTGTGAAGACTTAAATGTTAAGGGGATGCAAAGAAACCACAGACTTGCTCAGTCAATATCTGATGCAAGTTGGGGAGCATTCCTTTCAATGCTTACATATAAAGCAGTTATGAATGACAAACAAGTAGTGAAGATAGGTAGATACTACCCATCTTCAAAAACTTGTCATTGCTGTGGTTGGGTTAAAGAAGACTTGCAACTGAAGGATAGGCAATGGGTTTGTCATTCTTGTGGAGAGGTACTTGACAGAGATGCTAATGCGGCAATTAATATTCTTAAAGAAGGATTAAGCAATATATCGGCAGGAACTGTCGATTACACTGATGGAGCAGATGTAAGACCCTTTCAAGGGCAATCAGCAATGAAGTCAGAAGCCCACAAGTCTTTAGCTTGTGGGTAGTTCACTTTTAGTAGAAATAATAAATAAACAATACATAATATGAAAAAGTTTTTTAAAAAAGTTAAATCATTTTTTACCAATGTAATTACAACAATCAAATCATTATTTGTTTGTGATGAAAATGAGACTCCTGTAAATCCTGGGAGTGGTACAACAGTGGTGGATGTAATAGAAGAAGAGGAAGATGTTAACGAGCCATTCGATAAAGATAATATCAAGAATGGAGAAATCGGCGCCTATATAATTTTTGATAAGAGCAAGGGTGCTGTCGTTACAGATGAGTTTATTGACAACCTGAAGAAACTGGGTATCGATATTCTTTATTTCAACACGCCAAGAAATAAGTCAATTCCTGAAACATGTCTAACCTATGAAGAGTGGTTTGAAATATTCGAACAATTCAAGGATAGTGGGATAAAGCTTATGCCATACATATATGAAACAATGAGCAAAAAGGATAAGGATGGTAATTTAATTCGACCAACTTGGACAAACGAACAAATAAGGTCAATATCAGAACACCCATCGTTTTACGGTTGGGTTGCAGAGGATGAAGTAACTTATAATCAATTCACACAAAACCTTGCTTGGATTACAAGATATCATAATAGGGTTTGGATAGATAAAACGAGAATGTGGCCAAACATGTCCATTACGTTCTTACCAAAGGCAAAAAGCCTTATAAATCAACCTTCAATTGGTGGAGATTACGATGCATATCTTGAGACTTATGCCAATTCAGCAGATATATTCTTTGCCGACATGTATCCAACTGCCTCATTTAAAGGTGACAATAATTATTATAACGTGGCAGAAGATGGAAAAACTGTTTATAGTTTAACAGAAGGTGGGGTGAACTGGCACAGCTATCTACAATCACACATTAACTTTACAAACAATCACCCAGAATCAATACATAGATTGTATATGCACGTTTGTAAGCATGTTGCAAAAGAAGCAAACACGAATAAGTTATACGTTGCAAGATATAAACCAACGGAAGAAACACTTAAGGTTCAATCTTATGCAAACCTTATGGCTGGTTCAAATGGTTTAATGTTGTTTGTTCTTGTCGATATCCCGTATGATGTAGAATATAAAGGATTCACAGAAGCAGCATTCAGTGTGGATTTAAAGCCAAATGAATACACATATAACTTGATGAGTGAGTTCTATAATAGTGAGAAATTCAAGAATTTCAAGAAAATAATGACAAATCTTCATGTGGATGATATTCTTTATTACAATAGTGATAATGTGTTTAGTGATGAAGACAACGAATTTATAAATGGTATGGATGAAAGCTCAATGGTTTATGTTGGATATGCGCACAATCAAACAACAAACTATTGTACAATCCTTAATTTATCATTGACTGATGCAACATCTGTAACAATTAAGAATGGAAATTATATAATGAATGTTGAAAATGGGACAAGAAAAGAGGCAAATGATAAGGAAACACATGTTTTGAATCCTGGAGAAATATTAATGATTAAAAGAGAAATCAAAGTTGAAAAATAAAAAGATAAAGATATATATTAGTATAAAATAAAAATAAAGTATTATGACAGAAAAACAGAAAGAAGCAATTAAAGTCTTGAACTCAATCAAGGACAAGATTTCCGAAGATGATTATTTCGCACTTATGGATTTCATCATCCAGGAACACGTGAGGACAGAGTATTATCCTTGGCCGTACAAAGAAACAGAGCCGTCTAAACCGTGGACAACTTGGCCAGATACAGCAAGCCCATGGGTAAGCAACCCGATTTACACAACGACTAGCAGTACGTTTAATAACACATCAGTCACAACAAGTAAAGAGGGAGAACAATATTGTCATCAAACACAGCAAAATGACTATTCAGGAAAGAATTGATAGTGGCTTGATTCGTTCAGGTTATAAAATTGGTTATAGAGAAGGAACAATGGAGGAGTTATTAAAAGACTTCCCATTGCTCTCTGACTCTTTGAAGGTTGTTTATTTATATGGCCACAAAAAGATTGCCATATTGAAAGACTTGAATAGAGAAAAATTCTATGTGTTATATTTGTTCACAGAAAAGAACTCTTATTGTATTCACATATGTGACAACTATCTTGGGTGTGGAGAATCATCAAGATATCAAGAACCATTGGAAGATTGGACAAGAGGAAGAGACTTACCAGACGGAAAATGTAACCTGGAGACGTGGAATCGAATACTCTGGGCAATCATAGGAAGTGAACTCGTTGATTATGATACCAAATAAAGAACAAATAAAATGTCTAATTTAGAAGAAATAGTTAAAAACGTTATTGATAATGAACTTTCAATAAATGAAGATAAGGAAGTTTTTTCTCACATATGTTGTTCACCATCAAAGCCAGACATGGATGGTATTGGTAAGAAATGGAAGGTTTTCCTTGCCGGGCCAATACAGGGTGCGGAATCTTGGCAACACGAGGTTCCAAAGGTTGATAATGTAATATTTTTCTCCCCAAGGAGGAGGTCATATAGCAATTTCTCATACGAAGAACAGATAAAGTGGGAAAAGAAATGGCTTAATCTGTGTGATGTTATTATAATGTGGATTCCTGAGGAGGCTGAGCATGTTGAAGGGAGAAGTTATGCTCAAACGACAAGAACTGAGTTTGGTGAATACCTTGCTCTTGGTAAGAAGATAATATTTGGGTGTTATGACCAGTTTCCTGGAAAGAGGTATTTCAAAACGAAGCTTGAAGAGTATGGCGTTGATTCTAACATCCATCGTTCACTTGATTCTTGCATAAATGCATTGGAGGAATACATCAAGTCGTGTGAGGAAACCCCACAAACGTGGTTTACGTCAGACACACACTTTGGTGACAGCAGAGCCTGGGAGTTGTCAAGAAGGCCATTTAAGAGTGTAGAGGCAATGGACTTGTATATGATGAGGAAGTGGAATGACAATGTTAAGCCGTGTGATACGATTTATCATCTTGGTGACTTTGGTAAAAATGAAGATGAATATGTTCCATTCTTAAATGGAAAGAAAATACTTGTTTATGGTAATTACGAAAGGGATGATAAGTACCAGGCAGTTGACAGTCTATTTGACAAGACATATAAACAAAGTGTAATAGTGTCAATCGGAGATAAGAAATATTGCCTATGTCATGAGCCATTAAGAGGAAGAAGTGTAATGAATAAGCACAAGGAATTATATGGTTGCATATTCGGCCACATTCATGGCAGAAGCAAAGTGAAACAATTCAGGGCTGTTGATGTCGGTGTTGATAGTTGGAATTATAAGCCAATGAGCATTGACGATTGTAATTTCTTTATTAACGCTGTTGATAAGGGTTATTATGATGGTAACGTTTGGTGTTGAAAAAAATAATGCGGCCAGAAATGACCGCATTTATTATTTTCCTTTCTTTATCCAGTCCTCAAAGCCACCATCTTTAATCATATCCCAATCTTTGTATATGTTCCCATACATATCGATTAAGACATCATTAACGTAGCATCTATTGCCGTATGTCACGCTACTATGTTCAAGCCCTCTATGATAGCATATAACCTTATAAGCATCATCGGAATAAAACTCAGAATTACATACCAGGCAATTACTGCTTTTCTCGTACCGGAAATTGGTTAAGAAAAATTCAGACCACTTATCCCTATTCTTTAGTGTGTCGGTTGTTATGGTTCTGTAATCGGCCCTGAAATTAATCATCCTGTATGGTGTTGCCCAATAATCAATAAAATCCAAAACCTGTTTATTGTTGTATTCATCCTTAATAAGACAATTTATTCTGACGAGTTTTTTTATTTTATCGATAACATCTTTCTCACAAACACTAATACTATAATCAAGGCCAATATGCCTGGAAATATTTAGACCATATATTTTCTTTTCTGAATTTATATAGTCTATAATTTCATCTATGTTATTTAATTTTGGCAATGTTGTGTTTATAAAGACCTTTTTCTCCATTCTGGATATTATCTTTTGCGTAATACCAAGATTAAAGAATGGCTCACCACCGGTTAAAACGAACTCAGAAATGTTGTCATTCTTATTTACATAATCAATCCACTTCAATATCCCATCAAGATATTTGTCATCATAAACATAACCACCATAAAGTTTATTCGTGTTACAGAACGGACAATTGTTTCCACACTTAAATGGAACAAATATCGTACACGCTAAATTCCCCCTGCCACTATAGAACAACATATATAACTTAATTTTTATTTACCAATTCCAATTATTTCGTTGGGTAGCAATTCCACGTCATTATCAAGTTCATAAATACCCTCATCAGCCCTATAACCAACAATTTTACCAGTCTTTATTTCTCCTTTGTTATAATAGAATACGCTATCATATATCTTTGGCTCAAACCTCACTTCATCACCATAGTCTGGTGGGGTTGGTGTGTCATCATAGAGTTCATAATCCTTGTCGGCACACTCAAAAGGTAAATCTTCCTCACTGTTACAATAAGAATGCTTACAGTGATATTCTTGATTATCTAAATCAATACCGATGATGTCATAGACGCGATGTGAACTGAATCTATTCTCAATCTTGTCACCAACCTTGAACTTTGTTTCAGGTTTTTTCTCCTCTTCAGTTTTTTTACCTGAAAAACGGTCAAAGCACTCATCAGCCTGTTCGATGAGGAAATAGTTGTCCTTATACGCATCATACCTCATATTATCTCTTATTGAATTCGTGATGTTTACAATGTACTTCAAAAAATTGAAATCCACCTCATAGTACATCATCCCATGAAGATGAAGATATAACATTGCAATTTCAAATTGTTTCTTCGGGTCTTCTACGCTCTCAAGTTGTTCTCTTGTAATCATATTCTCTTTCTTTTTTATCTTTCGTCCTCAGGAACCAAATCCTTTACCTTACTAATACCATTTTCTACATATTCACACATGTGGAAACAGTCTTCCTGCATAGAGTCCAAATCACACTTGATGTCGCTAAGCATTTCATATACATCAGTTATTTCAGCATATGTCTTATATTCATTTTCACCTAAGGCAAAACGTAAAACAGAGGCAATTTCATCAGATACCTCTAACTTCTTAAAGGTATCAAAACCATCTCTCTCGTTTATGCTTTTTACTTTTGCATCAATCTCTTGCTCCGTATGACCTTTCGAAATAAAATATTCAAGGGTCTTAATACTCCTGATTCTGTCATGGTCTTCGTAATCGTATGTAATGTAAATTTTCATGTTTCTTTTTCCTCCAACATTTTAATTAATAGATATTCACTGGTTTCGCCAAATTTTTCAAATAAGTCCTTCTCATCAACCTCAATTTCTTTCTCATTAGGCCAATCCTTGACAACGGTAAATTCATCATCAAAACAATACCGATATTTAGCAGATTCTGTGTCAATGTCAGTAAATAATTCTTTTAAATCCTTAGTCGGAGACAGTTCTGCTAAAATAAAACGAGAAGTCATGAAACAACAGATTGGGCAATAATCTTCTTTAACCTCAGGATGCTCTGGCAATATATAGAACAAGCAGCCACTTCTGATATAAGTTATCTTTATCTTATGCCAATGTTCCCCTGTTGTTTTGTATACCTCGCTATTTCCGGTAAAGAAATACCAATATTCATCACCAACCTTAATATGCGATTGGTACTTATCCCTACCATATAGTTCGCTTAACATCGTAGAGAAAAATAGTTTCTTAATTTTCATATTTTTTACTTATACATTTCTTCAGGTGCTTCAATAGCAAGTCCTTTTGGAATGAGTCCACGATAGTCAAAGTGATGAGCATTATACCAATCAAATGTTTCATAAGTATTGGTATCATACTCTCCACAAGGATAAAATGTGCGGTCTAAATCTTTCTTCTCTCTATTTGTCATACTTGACATTGAGCGAAGATATGGTTTAACATTCCACCTTTCTATTTCTTCTGCGTATTGAGCGAGACTATTGATGGTTAAAACTTCATTGGGTCTTGGATACTTTGGGTCAAAATAATCATCATGATGGATAATTACACCATAAGGCAACCTTGCACATAAATCTTTTAATAGTAAATCTTTTTCTTCTTGTGTCATAACTCAATTTCTTTTCAATTCCACAAAGTCATACTTATTTATATTAATATGTTATATAATCAGAACATTCTGAAATACAATCATTACCCAATAATATCCTCACTGTTATTTCATAACCATTATCACAGTATTTATTATCTGCAACAATTGCTATTTTCAAGTTATCTTTCAAAAACTGTACTAATTCTTCTTGTGTCATAGTTTATTGTTTGTCTTTTACTCCGAATTCAAGATAATCTGAAATTACAGTATAAAGTATGTATCCCGACCCAACACCTGAAATCATAATTGCCCACCAAGCAGCGTGTGCCCAACATGCAAACATAAAAATACCGAGTTGAATGATACAAAGTAGTATCATAAGGAAATAATATTCTTTACTCATGCTATTCTCCTTTCTGTGCTTTTAATCCAAGTTCATAGAAGTGTTTAGAAGTTTCTTTTATATAATCCAAAAATTCATCATCATTTGGAAAACCGTAATCAAACCACAAATTAATTTCTTTCTCTAAGTCCACTTTCGATTCTTTCTCCAGTGATTCGATAAAGTCAAGAATTTGTGTTAGAGCATTACACGCACCATAATCGGCAGGGTTATTATTCCCTTTTATGTGGTAATCTTCAAAGTGGATTTTCTTTCGCCTTTCAATCTCGGCTTTAATCTTTTCAATGTTAGTCATAACTGTAATGCTTTTAGCTGGTTTTGTAAATCTTTAAGTATTTCTGATAATGTTGGATTATCGCTGAAATCATCTGTAACAAATGGTATTGCCATACCAATAGCATCTATCTGTTCTGCGCTCGGCTTCCATCTGTTTTGTGGTTTAAGAGATTTGAGCCATCTTTCTGCATACCAAAGATTACCCATATCGTTTTCATCTTTGGCAATAGTCCTAGCTTGTTTTATTGCCCATAAAGCGTCACTAAGACCAATTTCATCTTCTTTACTCCAAATACGTTTCTGTTCACCTTGTTTTTCAAAAGGAATAAAATGTTTACAAACAACTGGGTCTTCTAAATATACAGAATGCCCATAAGAAACTTCAAATTCCGCTCTATCGTGTTTAGATAAACATTTATATATGTTACCTACTTCAAATAATAACTTACCATCAGGCGTTCCATCAAACATCCTATTAACACATTTATATAAACCAGGAAGAACATCAAAATTATTTATTTCTTTATCTTTACCTTGCTTTTCAAGCCAAGCAAGAATATTAGCAACGGATTCTCCATGCCACTTGCCTAACTTATCTTTGTTAAGATATAGTGCTTTAAAAGTATTATGTAAAAATTTCCTTATCTTTTCATCCTCACTTTCTTTGAGTTCAGGAAATGCCTTTTCAAGAGACATGGTTATGTGTAATGCATCAGTACTTGACATATACTTCATAGAATTGTATAGTTCTTGCATATTAGCAAGAGCCTCTTTGTATTTCTCTTTGTAATCCATAATTGTTTTTAATTAAAACCTCTTGTTTCAAAATCAATGCCAATATTACCATTCTCTTGGACAACACATGACTCATGTAAATTTTCAACATTATTTGTTAATGCCAGTTCAATCCATGAATCCTTGATTTCTTGTGGAATGTTCTTGTTTGTGTGGATATTTGGCATCATTTGCATTATCCACTCTTTATAATTTTCGAACCAATAATCTATCAACATGATTAATTTAATTTTTATTTATTTCACTTCTTAATTTATCAATTTCTTTTTGCAATTCATTAATCTTACGGTTCTTTTCCTGAATGTCTTGTTTCCTCTCTTCAATATACATGGCAGTTCTATTGAGCGTTTCTGCAAGCCTTATTGCATATTCCCTAAGAGTTTCTTCCTCATATTTGTCTGCTTGGAAATAATTGCTCTCATATCCAGACCATTCCTGACTAATCGATGTGTATCCTTCTTCCCTTAATGATTGAAGATATTTGATTGTAACATTTATATCTTCGGAAAAGAGTTTATCTACGTCAATAATGCGGTAATGATTGACTATCAACCTACGAAATACCTTTTTATTTTCTTGCAATGCCAAATCAATTGCTTCGTCAAGGTATTCTAGATAATCTGAATCAACCCAATCTTTAACAAGTTCTTTAATTTCTTCTTTTTCCATAGTCTTATTGGTTTGAAAAATGTGCAATATCAAAACAAATGTGAACCCAATAATTGTCGCCATTATAACCCATTTCGAAATTGAATCCACCACTGAAAGTTGAGAAATGTTCTGTTCCAAGTTCAATGATATTGTATAGTCCATGTTTGAAGAAATGTGTACGAAGCCTATCAATCATTTCTTCCTTTGTTGGTATGGCACAATTATCAAAACTAAGCCTTCCACCCATATACCACTCCCAGTTGTTATCATGCATGAATTTGGTGATATTATCCCAATTCAAAGACTTGATTTCATCCTCAAACTCTTCTGTGAATTTCTTCATCATATTGAGTTTTCTACCAATTTCAAGCTCTCTGCAATACTCATCATCAATAACCTCATTTAGCTTCTTAATGTCGTCTTGGCGAAGCCGTGTCCATGTTGAATTAATTTCGTAGCCCATAATATAAATTTTAACTTGTTGTTTTTAAATCTGGCACAAAGGTATGACAATTTTACTATATAACCAAACAAATAAGGTTAAAAATTGTTAATTGTTTGATATATTAAGTTTTTTGAGTGTGTCAACAATGCCTCTTTTATATGCGATAACCTTACTGTTTGTGAAGTCATCACCAAGTTCAATGGCATATGCCTTGCACATTTCATCCATATCAATTTCACCATTGTTTGGCTTGCATAACTTTACAACTTTCATCAAATCCTCATCCCAAACATAGCCATTTTCATTAATCCTTTTAAAAAGGAGTTCTATTTCACACTCTAATGCTGGGCGGTAATGTTCGTTTATGTTTCCAATTATTTTATTTGATGATGATACCTCGAATGCAGAGCCAGTTAAATAATCACACCTACAGTGGTACATGACATTATCATTTCCATTAAATTCCTCAAACAAACCCTTATAAATGAACACCCAATCACCTTTCACAATAACATCACCATCCTTTGCATCTTCGATAGTCCAAAGATGATAATTTTCATCAATAAATGAGATAGATAGTGCGTCACCTTCAGTAAAAATATACATGCCATCTTCTATTGAAGCAATTTGTATAGGAAGACACACATTGTTAACAACCCAATCACCAACCTTAAACTTTGGTTCAACCTTATACCCGTCAGTCTCAGAATATGTAATTACTTCACCATTCTCTGTCTCGTAAACTTGAGGTTCTTCTTGTTCACCTTGCTTTTCAAGCCAAGCAATCCAAGATTGAATTTGAGGACATTTATTTCCTGTCCGAATATATGGTTTAGCTTGATTCTTACAATGCTCCAAAAGTTCTTTCCTTATCTTTTCATCCTCACTCTCTTTGAGTTCAGGAAAATGAACATCCGCCCAATTCTGAATGCCCTCATCAGATGGGTTTATTTGAATTAGTTCTTTTACTGCTTTTAAAGATTCTTTATACAATTTTTCGTAATCCATAATTTATTCCTCCATTACTTTTCGTAGGTCTTTTATAATATCATCCGAAACATAACTTTCATCCGTAAGTTCCTCCCCTTGGTATATGGGAAAAGCATAATCGTTTTTGTGTTCTTGTAGCCACTTACAAGCCTTCTCAATAAAGGCATCAGTTTGAGTATATTCAATACCACTACCATGTTCAAATCCAATAATTTCAGTAACTCCTCTGAAAGGATGATTTATCTTTACATATATTTTTTCTGGTGCTTTCATAACTTATTCTCCTTTTATTCTATCTTTAAGTGATTTGAGCCAATTTTCCTTATCGTTTAATTCATTTAAATCAAATCTATATTTATCATAAAGCTCATTTAGATACTCAATAATTTCTCTAATTCTCTCTTCATCCTCTTCACTCCAAGCAGGATTTACCTTTTCGCCATTCATCATCTTAGTGAAACAATAGTCTATTTCAGACTTGCCTTCATCAATCACGCATTTTGACAACTTTTTCTTTTCAGTATCCCATTCATATCCTGCTTCTTTCATCTTTTGGAATAAAAGGTCACATTGTTCTTTGATAGCTGGTTCTAATTGATTGTTCTCTGTGTTACCCCAGTAATTTAAATCTTTTTGAACAATAAAGTCTTCCCGATAGCAATCATAATAACAGTGATAATCTATAACGTCATCCCATTCCGTATTACCAATTCCTCTAAACATAAGGATTACGCCTCTTTTACTTCCCACAAGTACATCACCATTCTTTGCATCTTGGATTGTCCAAGGTTTATACAATGTTTCAATAGAGCAACGTGATAGTCGATAAGAACCACTATTAAGAGTTGTTACTTCATATGCATACTCAAGTACTTTATTGATATGTAGAATTCCACCATCTTGTGTATCTATAATCCATTGTCCAGCTTTAAACTTTGGCTCGACCATATCAGCAGGTTTCTGCTCACCATATAGATAGTTGTGTAGGTTATCTACTTCTTTTTTGGATTTCATCTCACCCTGTTTTTCAAGCCAACCAAGCCATTTCTCCTTTTCAACACTTTCATTATCATCTAATGTAACATTGATGTAATTAGAAATGCTTTTTCTTATCCTATCGTCCTCACTCTCTTTGAGTTCTGGGAAGATATATTCCATCCACCCCACAACTGCTGTACTATCACAAGTTTCTTTCAGTTTCTTTGCTCTTTCAAGAGACTCTTCATACTTCTTTTTGTAGTCCATATTATTCCTCCCTTAATTTCTTTATGTCATTGTAAAGTGAAGTTAATATTTTGGCATCCGAATGTTCATTTATATCTATTAGAACATTTATTGCCCTACATAAACTTTCAATTTGTTCATCACTTGGCTTCCATCTAATTTGTGGCTTATTTCCAAACAATTCTATATGTTTTTTCTTAAATTTCTCTACATATTCAGGATGCTCTTCAAGGAAATCATCTACTGCCATCATTAGGTTTTCCATTTCCAAATCATCAACACTATACTCGTCAAGAAGCTGTTTTAATGCACCCTCAGGTTCTTTCTTTGGAACTATACCCTTCTCATTTACACAAACTACCTTATCTTCATCAGTATCGTTAATCTTCTCACCTAACATCATTTTAGTGAAACAGTAATCTATTTCTTCCTTTCCCTCATCAACAATGTGTTCTACAGGCTTGTCATACAACGCTTCCTTTGCTTCTGCTGATACCATTCTTTGTGGCTTTAGAGATTTGAGCCATAATAATGCTTTATTATAAAATTCTTTAGCAAGTTCATTACAACCCTTATCTATTTCTTGTTCTCTTAAACCTTCCCAAGCCATAATTATTTGTTCAAGTAAAGTTTCATCTTCCTCACTCCACTCTTGTTTAGGTTGTGATTTAAGAGATTTGAGCCAATTTATAACATTGAGGTAGTACTGTTCATTGGACTCATGTGAATTACCATTTAATTTATCTTGATAATCTTGTTGTATATTAAACAATATATCCTCATCCCAGTTACTCCACTCAACAGGCTTCTGCTTTTCAAGCCAAGTAGCCCACCTTTGATAATCCGCCTTTTGATTGACAACAGTGTCACCATGACTGCATTTTATACAAAAATCATACAGCTCCTTCCGTATCTTCTCATCCTCGCTCTCTTGGAGTTCAGGGAAAATATACTCAAGGTTTTCCCTTGTTATATCTCCGCACTCCCACAATTGAGTTGCCCTATCAATTTCTTCTTTATGTTTCTTTTCGTAGTCCATAGTTATTCCTCCTTTAACAATTACCATTTATATTTATCTTTATCATCTTGAAGAATGTCTATTGCAGCATTAACATATCTCCAAGCATTTTTCCACATTTTATTTCCACCTGCATCATTACAAACTGTTTGATGTTCCATTCGCAGATGTAATGTTTTTAATTCTTGTAAGATAGCATTTTGTTCAACTAACATTGCTTCTTTGTATTTCTTTTCGTAGTCCATAATTACAAATTATTTAATTTATCTTCAATTTTACCTAAATGAAATAGGATAAAACATAGTAAAGTAAATATTCCACCAAGTACACCAAAACATAAAGCATCCATATTATTCTCCTTTCTTCTTATACATATCCTCAGGTGCTTCTAAAGCAAGACCTTTTTCAATTAGACCTCTTACATCAAAATTCTTTGAAAGATACCAATCGTTTACAAGAGTAGTAGCAGATTGCCCTTCAACATCTTGTGTATCTACAATAAGCCTGTGCCATTTTTTCTTTTCTTCCTCAGTCATACTTGACATTGGACGAAGATATGGTTTAACTTCTTCAATAAGTGGTGAAGGGCCTGTGAATGACATAAAAGGTTTAACTAAGGTTACACGACCAAAACCAATACTTATTATGTTATAGTCGTAACCATTATATCGTACTAATAAATCATTGTAAGGTAACCTTGCACAAATATCTTTCAATAGTAAATCTTTTTCTTCTTCATTCATGTTCTTCAATATAATTTAAAAGTTTATTTACAAATTTATCTACACTTTCACATTTGTATGTGGTTTCTACATATGTGCCAGTCCAATCTGTATTAGTATGAAGATTGTTCTCACAAAATTCCTTTATTAGTTCTTTATCTTCTTGTGTCATAGTTTATTCTCCTTTCATTCTATCTTTAAGTGATTTAAGCCAATCAATGTTTTTTATAAAAGGCTGTTCAAAGTCAAGAGCATAAGGAAAAGGTTTCTTTAGACAAATAATAGTATCATCTATCATTTCTTCATCCTCTTCACTCCAAGCAGGTTTCTTCTCACCTTGTTTTTCAAGCCATGCAGCCCACCTTTGATAATCAGTCTGTTGGTTGACAACAGTTTCGCCGCGACTACACTTTATACAAAAATCATACAACTCTTTTCTTGCTTTATCATCCTTGCTTTCTTTGAGTTCAGGGAAAAGTTGTTCCATTATCTGCTTAACATTGCTGTTACCACATTTGTGCATAACATTTGCATTGTCAAGTGCCTCTTTGTATTTCTTTTCGTAGTCCATAGTTATTCCTCCTTTACAATTATTATTTTTACTTTATCACCATCTTGAAATTTCAAACCTGCAATATTAAATCCAAGTGTATCAAAGTATAAAAATTTACCTATTGCATCATCAGAAATAAAACCATCAATAGCATCTTTCAGCATCTGCTCTTTCTGCCAATTCGCAAAGTGACTTGCCATAATATGAAAATCTTCAAATAAAACATGTCCAAGTTCTTTTGAAGAGTTAACATAATATTTTTCAATTTCATTTTCCAAGTCCAAATTTTCAGGTGTATTATACAATGCTTCTTTTACTTCAGCAGAAATCATCCTTTGGGATTTTGGTTCTTTTTTCAAGTCCTCACTTATAGCAACTCTTTCAAGTTGAGAAACATTAAACTTTGTACCATCTTCATTGGTTACAATCTTATCTCCTTCTTGAATGCAAGATGCAAAATCCTTTTGTGGAATAGTTGCATGTTCATAGTCAAAAGGTTCTTCTTCAAGAGAGTTAATGAAAGATAATGTATTTTTGTATGCTTGTACCAATCCTACTATTGCAGATGCAGGAGTGTCATTTAGACATTCTTTCCCTTCCTTTATCCTACTATTAAGATAATCTTTAATCTGTTCTACTTGTGTCATAGTAACCCGTCTTTATGCAATTTCTCAATAAGTTCCACACACGCATCTACTGAATTGTCTGCATCTGCTCCACCAAGATAGGCATAACCTACTCCGTCTATTTTCTTATGTGCAGATACTACATAAGTTGTATCATCAAAATTTTCTACTACTACATTAGGTATCACTTCAAGCAATGCTGCAAGACTCCAACAAGGAATATCTGATTCTTTATTAAAGTCACCATCCTCCATTGCTTCTACATAGTATACTTTTCCACCATACCACCAATACATATCAGCAGTGTTAACATCAATCCCAAGTTCCATAAGTTTCTTGGATTGTTCAATAGATGTACATATCTTGTTCATAGATTATTCTCCTTTCTCTATATAACCATTTTCTAGAAGCCAACAAACCATTTCAAAACAGGCATCTATTGGGCACTCTGTCGTGATATTAGGTAGTTCAGTATTAACTCCATATCCAATCTCATCATACCATATGGCGAAGTCTTTTTCACCAATGTCAATTCGCAGAACATTGAAGTCTTTTATATGTTTCGGAATAATTCTAAGCAATGCAGAAAGACTCCAAGCAGGAAGGTATTGAATATTGCATTCTTTAACTCTGTTAAATGGAAAACATAAAGGAATTTTATCAAATCCAACATTGCTCATAGAGTCAATATCCATTGTTGGCTGATATATCATATCCGCAGTGTTAACATCAAGCCCAAGTTCCATAAGTTTCTTGGATTGTTCAATGGATGTACAAATTTTATTCATAACTTATTCTCCTTTCTGTGCTTTAAGGCCAATTAAGCCTAATACTTTTTCAATCACATTTGCTGAAAACTTGATTGCTGCCCTGTGGTGCATAAAATTACCGCTTGTCATTCTATCAGCAGTATCTTTAATATCATCAAGGTGAGAATAGACTTCTTCAAAAAGGTCATTATCCAAGTCCACCTCTTTCACTTCAAGGGCATTGATGAATTGGAGAATATCTAATAGCTTTCGATACTTTCCTTTTGCAATTAAATATGCTTCATAACTTTCAACTGAAGGGTTATCAAAAGCCTCTTCATAATACATTATCTTTTCCTCTATCTCTGCTACTAAAGCGTCTTTATCTATTAGTTTCATAGTTTATTCTCCCTTACAATATCCATTTTTTGCCTTTCCTCAGGACTCATTTCAAATAAGCCTTTAAGATGTTGCGCTCCCCAAGCAGCCCATAATAATGAAAGTTTTTCAAATAATATTGCTTGTGTTGGATGCATTCCCCAATATTTAAGTCCAAATATCTGCTGACATGTATTTAGAAAATTTTTGTAATCGTGAAGATATTGTCCTTTTAATGTGGGCATTATGGGGAATTTTTTATTAAAAATATCAATATGACACTTAACGCATTCTCTATCTACATCTGTTTCTAAGTCAACATCTTTTACTTCAAGGGTGTCGAGAAAAGATTTTATATGGTTGCAAAACCATCTTTTTCCCAATACCTCATCTGTAAAAGGTTCATAGTTTGTTTCGTGTTCAATTCTCTGTATCTCCGCTACTAAAGCGTCTTTGTCAATCAGTTTCATATTATTTACTTTTACTTAAAACTTTAAGTTCATAAACTCTATTTCTTCTTTCGTATACCAATGTTCAAGTTTTAATGGTCTTAATGAAAATACCATAGATTCATAAGAATGCTTTGAAAGTATTTCATCCTTCATCATATCTAATTGTTCAAATTCTTCATGTCGTTGATGAAGTTCTTCATCATCTTTAAGACTATCAAGAAAACTTGTTAAAACATTATAACACTTGTCGGTAACCTCTCTTCTAAAAGCATAAACTTTATTATTGCGCCATAGTACATAATTGGCGATTACTAATGCTGCTACTAAAATCACAAACAATATTTCCATAACTATTCCTCTACTTTAATTATTTCACCTACAGATTTGTTCTCATAGGTTCTCTTAAACCACTTTGATTGAACTAACTTCTTGTAGAACTCTTTAAAATTCTTTTTCATATTCAAAGATATTTTCTTAAAAATTTATAATACCAGTTATCTTTATTGGTGTGAATAACTTCCCATGCAGTTACACGGTGAAATAATATTATTAAACAAAGTAATAAAATAATAATAAATAAAATTAAAAATTTCATAACTATTCTCCTTTCTGTGCTTTTAATCCAAGTTCAAAGAATTTCTCTGCTGTATATGTCACATCTTTCTTAATAAGTTCAATATCTGTAGTTGGAAACTTGACATCTAAGCACTCTTTAAGATGTGTTTCTATTTCCTTCTCCAAGTCCACCTCTGGCACTTTAATATTTTCAAGAACATAACTAATAGTCTGTTGTGTATTAACCATTAAAGTTTCCATTTGCCAATGTGCAGCAGCAATACCATTATCATCACGTCTACCTCTTGCTACAACTAAGTCACTAATACAACTATCTATATCATTATATAGTTTCTTTAATTCATTTATATGGTCTTTGTCAATCAATTTCATAATCGTTATAGTTTAAGTCTTCATCTGTTATATCGCCATTTTCTTCAAAAACCAACTGGTAGTCTTGGTATCGCCAAACAAACTCACAGTAAGCATCCTTTTCCTCATCTTTCCATGATTGTGGTACAGCAAGTTCACACAATGCTCTTTCCGCTTCATAATATCTTCCGCAAGCCTTAATAAGTTTTTCTTGTACTTTTTGTTTTATAGATTCTCTGTCAATTAGTTTCATATTATTTTTAATTTATTTATATCGAAATTCTTCCTTATGTTTTTCAATATAATCTAAAAGTTCTTCGCAGGCATCATTTAATGAAACAGCATTTCCAATTCCTTCATTTATCCAACCACTGCCACATTCAACAATTGAATGAGGATGATTTTCAGGTTCAACACAAACTGAAAAAAGTGAATCGTGTTTTGAATTAAGTGCCAAACGATAACCAATACAAAGACGTCCAAATGCAGTTACCCACATATTAAGCTGATACAAATCATCATTGTAATAAATGTCCTTTGGCAGAAGTTCAATCTTATTCATAGTTTATTCTCCTTTCATATAGTTTACAAAGTCATCAATCATTTTTGTATTCCAAATCCAATGCTGTTGAATATAAGATGTCGCCTTCTCAATAAACGCATCTGTGCGGGTGTATTCAATACCACTACCATGTTCAAATCCAATAATTTCAGTAACTCCTCTGAAAGGATGATTTATCTTTACATATATTTTTTCTGGTGCTTCCATAACTATAATTTTTTAAGTTGTTCTAATAATTCCTTTGATGCCTTGTATTGCCAAGAACCTTTACAAGTTGAATTAACTTGATATTCAAGTGCAGCTATATGTTGACTACTCGGTTCCCATTGAAGCTGAACTCTATTTTTAAGTGATTTGAGCCAATTATCTAATTTAAGCCATTTGCCATAAAGAGTTTCATCCTCAGTATCAATTTCATATTCTTTATATGCCTCTTTTACAATAAGTTTATGTAATTGATTTAGTTTTTCTTCATCCTCTTCACTCCAAGCAGACTTTTGCTCACAATTTTCCGATTCAAAATCACCACCATTAGTTATAAGCAACTTCAACTCTTTCTTTTCAGCATCCCATTCATAACCTGCCTCTCCCATCTTTTGGAATAAGAGTTCACGCTGTTCTTTGGTAGCTGGATGAAAGTCAACATGAGTAAAAGGCAGTTTTTTATCATAAGATTCAAATCCATGTCTTGTAAGTCCACAATGAGCAAACGGATATTTACCTTCTTCAACCGTACCGTCAAATATGCAGATACTATCGTTATCAGTTGCAAGCACATCACCATCCTTTGCATCTTGTATTGTCCAAAGGCGATATCCATATTGTTCTAATGATGATTCACTAAGAAAATCACCGTTTTCAATATAATACCGGTCATCAACAATCTTTGTTATCTTGCAAACTCGATAGTCGTTATGGACATCCTTGTCATTACTTATAATCCAATCGCCAACCTTAAATTTTGGTTCAACCTTATTAGCAGTATTCTGCTCACCTAGCTTTTCAAGCCAAGTAACCCATACTTCTTTATCAATAAGTTCTGGGTATTCATAAGTTGATATGAAATCAATAATCGCTTTCCTTATCTTCTCATCCTCACTCTCTGCAAGTTCAGGGAAGACTTTTTCCATTATCTGCTTTATTTGATTATTACCACACTTGTGAATGACATTAGCTTTGTCAAGAGCCTCTTTGTACTTTTCTTCGTAATCCATATTATCTTAATTTTCTTTCAATATTACTTAAGTCACTTTCAATCTTACTTAAATGAAATAAGATAAAACATAGTAAAGTAAATATTCCACCAAGTACACCAAAACATAAAGCATCCATATTATTCTCCTTTCAATTTCTTTAAGTCTTCACACAATTCATTAAGGTGTTTTGAAACCTCTTGTTCAACTATACCATCGCCTAACTTTATATTTGCAATCCATGACAAATAATATATTTGCTCATCTCTTGGCTTCCAATGAGATTGTGGTTTAAGAGAATCAATTAAAGCGCATAAAGTTTCAGCATATTCTTCACCATAATAATTTTTAATAGCTGATTTTATATTTATAGCATCCTCTTCACTCCACTCAGTAGGCTTTTCTTTAGTAATAGAAGGACTATTCGGTTCATATTTGATATGTTTACTCCAATCTATAATTTTCAATTCTTTCTTCTCATCATCCCACTCATAACCTGCTTCTTTCATCTTTTGGAATAGAAGGTCGCGTTGTTCTTTGGTTGCTGGTATAGAATTAGTTGTTCCATAAGATTCATCTTTTGTTGGTACTTTAAATACTCCATTACAAACAGAACAATAGCACTTACAATCCTCGTTACCAATAAACTCTTTGAAAATCACAGTGACATCTCCAAGTTGAAGCACATCACCATCCTTTGCATCTTGGATTGTCCAAAGATGAATTTTATCATCTGATAAAAATCTACTCGAAGTAAAATCATTACCGTTAGTATCTATGCCAACATAATATTGCTCTTGAACATCAAGAATTTGTGCCTTAATGTTTCCTCTTACAACCCAATCACCAACCTTAAACTTTGGTTCAACCATATCAAGAATGGAAGTGTTTTTTAATACTTCAACAATTTCTTCATCAGTATCATTGATAGGTTTCTGCTTAACCTGTTTTTCATCTAAAAATCTTTCAAGGACATCTGTATAGAAATTTTTTGCACCAATACCATTTGGATTTTCATGCCGTACCAAGTCTATAAAGTCCTCTATTTTTTCGATGTCTTCCCAAGTGAGATTTTGGATGTCTATTGTAGACTTCTGCTCACCTTGCTTTTCAAGCATCAATTTATCTAACTCTGAAAGTTCTATATAGTCACATTCAAAAGCAAGACAGGAACTAAGACTATACGTGTTGTGGTTTTTTATCAGAAACATTGGTTCACCTTCCCCATTTCCTGCAATGCCGTCTTTCCAATGTTTCCATATAGACACTTTTTTAGACTTCTGCTCACCTTGCTTTTCAAGCCAAGAAATCCAAGATGATATATCAACACCTCTTAATGTTTTATCTTCAAATTGACAAAAGAAATCAAACATTTCTTTCCTTATCTTCTCATCCTCACTCTTTTTCTTCCTCACAATAATCTTACCATCTTTAATAGTTGCTTCCATATCATCAGGAATAGTATATTCCCAACCCCAAGTTTCACTATCTCTTGCACCAAAGGGAATTTCAATAAAATATTCTTTTAGTTTATTTTTATTTGGATGCATACAACCACAGGTTGAAAGATAGTTACAACCAGTACAAGTGTAATTTCCAATAGGGCAATTATCTATATAGTCCATATTATTCTCCTTTCTTTTTATACATTCCTTCAGGTGCTTCAAGAGCCAATCCTTTATCAATTAGACCTCTGTAATCAAAGTGATGAGCATTAAGCCAATCCATTTGTTCAAGGCTCAATATGCAAATGTGTTTCTTCTCAGTATAGTGTAAAACAACATCTCCTATTGCAATGAACCCCAATTCTTCTTCCTCAGTCATACTTGACATTGGACGAAGATAAGGCTTAAATGGTGGTTCTACATAATCTCCGTCACCGTATATTAAATCAATAAAATAAGCATTACCCACATTAAGTGTATATGTTCTGCCCATATCATCAAACACCTTAACCCCATACGGCAACCTTGCACAAAGGTCTTTAAGCAATAAATCTTTTTCTTCTTGTGTCATGATATTGAATTATTAAATATTACCATTCCCACCCAGATGTTGGTTTTCTTCCAAGTTTTCCACCTCTATCATCGTCATCGATTTTCTTGTTAAGTCTTCTCATAAATCTATTCATTTGGTTCTTAAGCCATTTTCTTGACTTTGACCAGTTTTGCCATGGCGTGTCAGATTGTTTTGACCACTTTACTTCAAGTCTTTCAATTTGTTCTCTTTGTAAACTCATACTTTAGTCTCTAAGAAAATGTTCAAGAATTGTTTCAATTCTGTCAAGCCTATCTCTAATGTTGTTTTCTGACACGTATATTACTGCGCCAAGCAATGATGGCCCGATAAACTTAACCAGTTCGATTGGGTTTTCGAGTTTAATTGTACATGTTATCAGTATAAATGAAATAACAAAACCAAGGATAAAATTACATAATGTTTTCATATTATTTATAACATTCTATTTGATGAACTTCTTTGTTTGTATACTCTTCAAGACTTATAAAGAACACTGCAATTGATATCAAACCAATTACCAGACACAACGCCCACATTCCTCCACTTTTGTATTCATAAAACGCCAAACTGAGAATTGATACTAATGCAATTAATGCGCTAATTATTATTACAGTCATGATTTTATCTTTTTTTCGTATTTTTCTTCATTATATGCTTTTATAATTTCTTCGACATCATACCAATCTGGGTTGTCGTTGATGTTTTGTATAATACCATCAAATATGTTACCATCAACATCCAACCTTCCAGCTTGCCAACTACTTTGAATATCCATGCTAAACCAGCCACCGTCTTTTGTTCTTACAAACCAAAGATTGTGTTCATCATAATTTGGGCAAGAACATTCAACGAAATAATCTGTTTCTTCAGAATACAACCAATCATGACATGGCATTTCATTGTTATGCCAGTGGTCATATAATGAGGTGTCAACAATAATATCATCTTCAGCACACCCATCTATGTATAATGGGAGTCTAAACATTATATTTTTTGCTTCTCCTGGAGTGATTACTCTCTCACACTTACAGATATAATGTCTACTTGGCGATGTTTTACCGTCATCAAAGAAGTGGTATAACTTGCCAACTTCTGGAACTGGTTTAAGATTGTTACTCATAGTTTAATATGTTTGTTTTTCTAGTTCGTCATCCTCATCACAACATTTATCATCATATGCTGTTAAGCAATCATTGTATCCGGTCATATAACCTCTTGTGTACATGAACTGCATAGCATCTTTAACTGCAACCATTAAATCACCACTCTTCTCGATGTCTGGGTGCTTCTTTACGAAATCATTGAATGCGTTGTTAACACTCAAACAACATAGTTTCTTTCCCATAGTTTTTATTTTTCTTTCTGCAAAATTATAACAATTCTGACAAACTTCCAAATATGTTGGCATAAAAGTTATATTTCTTAACAATTTTTAACGATTAGTGTTCAAAAAATTCAGCAATGCCCTATACAGGAGGTGCGTTTTTTAATGAGTAACGGTAAGTTCTCATCCTGTAGTCTTTGGGCAATGCATAGTTGTAGTTCTATTTTAACCGAAGAAACCCACAACGTAATATCTCGGTACCGTGTTTGTACTCCCTGTTGGATTCAAACCAACGACCCACAGATTAGAAATCTGTTGTTCTATTCACTGAACTAAGGGAGCACACCCAATTAACTTCTCGCTAGAAGTTTCACTGCAAAGTTACTAATAATTTCTCAATTAAACAACAATTTTGGAAGAAAATCCACAAAAATGTGCTATTAATCGACAAAATTGCTAAGCATCCATACTTTTAATCAACAAATTTGCCATTTCTTTAATCTTTTTATTTGTTGGTATCTTACCACCTCCGGTATAGTCTATGAGCAATTTTCTTAGTTCCTTTTCAAAATTAGTCAGTTCTGACATTTCCCTTTCAATTTGAGAAATCAAATCTTCTAATGTTCCGACTTTTCCGAAGAAGCATTTATTCTGACTATTCTCTATCTCTTCACGTTCTTCTTTATCTATGATTACAATTTTGCCATCTATATTTGAGCATATAAATCCCTGGTCACACAATGATTTCGAAATTGCGCTAAACAACTCACAATTGATATTTACTAAAGGCCCTCTCATGTTTTTCAATGAGTTCAAGATTGATTCTATAAACCTTAATACGTCAAAACTTCTTTCCATGATAGATATTTTCGTCAACCGTATTATTTCACAAATGCCATACAAATCTTTAGTTTGTTGGTGGTTCGCTGTTTTAATTGTTGCTTATTGGTTTATATCCTATAATACTTGGGTATATTCCACATATTGGAAACGACATTCCTCTTGTTGTAATAATATATGTTGAATCATTTTTCATTGCCAGGCATTCTGGGTGTGCGTTAATTCCACTTGTTTCTACTCGATAAGAGCCTTTGTCTGTTGTTACTATATAATAAACAGTAGTGTGAAATCCGTCAGAATTTCCACTTCTATCTTCGACCTTATCAATTGAAATGACTTTACATTTATTTGTTTGTTCATTCATTAGTTTTGCGGGTCCGTAGAAAAACACGCATCCTATTGCGCAAATTGAAATAATAATGGTTGTCATGCAAGATGTTGATTTATGCATGATTTTTTTGATTTTGTCTTCTAATTTATACATAATTAATTCACTTTAATTGCTAAATCTGGTACAAATATATGGCATTTTTAAAAAACATGCAAGTAAATCGATTAGGTCATTGTTTTAAAAGATTCTCCGAGCATGCGGCCAAGGGTATATCCGAACGCCATATATGATATTGTGCGTGTAAGGCATAACCAAAGTGGCTCTTGATTAAACTTGTTACACTTATTATAAGCGTAGATTGTGCCTACCACACCAACAATGAATGCCAAGACACAGATGATAAAATAATAAATCATAGCCTATTCCCCTTCTTTTTCTTTATTTAAGTTAGCGTATTTTGCAAAAATTGTTTCTTCAATATCAGGGAACTTGATATGCAGGAAATCTTCAATCGTCTGAATCCTATTTACCTTATCAGCAATTCCGGTATCTGAAGTCCAAAAAATCAAACTTTCTGTATGAATTGAATCATCCATAGCTGCTAGATATTCATCTCTTGATTGACTTGTTTTTTTACAGCTTGCCAATGTCAAAACACATAGAAATGATAAAAATATTCTATTCATGTCTGTAATGCTATTTTACTTTAATTGAATTATATCACTCCACCTTGTGGTTGGGTTTTTACTCTTAAAGTCGTGCTTGATGGCATTGGCAAATACATCGGCTTTTCCTTCGCCATTCTTCTTTGTATATTGCTGACTGCCTAACACTATCGTTTCTGTCCCGTTGACTTTGTTGATTCTGTCCATGACTGCATCCAGCCGCTTCATCTTCTCGAACTGCTCTGCGTTGTAGTCAAAGAGGTCAAGCTGCTGGGGAGAGTTGGGACCTATGCCCATAACTATGACACCTGCTTTCTTGTAGTGATAGCCCTGCCTGTAGATGCTCTCCAATACCTCTGATGCTGCTTTCACTATGTCGATGGTGCTGTTCGTCCCGACTGTCAGACGCTTCTCTTCATAGTTCCAGTACTGAGGCAGGTCTTCCGAAGAATTAAACATAGTCAAAAGTAGTCACACTACCTTTTATACATTCACTCCTTGCAACTTCTTGCAAGTTTCTTCGAAACGATAACAATACTTCTTTTACCTTCTCACGTTTAAGTTTTCTCGGTTCAAAAGCACCATTATCAAGTTGTTTTAAGAGCTGTTCTCGTAACACGGTTACGAGCGCTCTGTTCCTTATATTCTTTGCAGCATTAAAGTCTGCATTATCCTTATATCCACATTCAATACATTCAAATGTCTCTTGGTTTGGTCTGTTTTCATCCTCAATACAGCCACATATAGGACACATCTTCGAGGTATAACTTGCTTGAACAGTTGACACCGCAATATCATACTTCCTTGCTATATGCTCAAACTCTTGCTTCAAGCTACTCAAACCAAGAAACTTTACCTTTCTATTGTAGTTTATATCATCATTATCTTTATCCTTAACGTAGCATTTACCAAATCCATTGTCAAGGTCTTCCATTACAATATGGCCAACACCTTGTTCTCTCAACGCCTTGCACATATTAGCAATAAGTTGTTGTTCAGACTTAACCATCTTGGATTTGAGTGTATCAAGTTTCTGTTGCTTACGTTTACCTACTTTATACTCTTTATTTCGTTCTTTCTGTTTATCTATTTCAAGGGATAACTTACAGAAATCATTGACGAGTTTTCTGTCATAATCGTAAGTGGTTTCATCTGATAAGCTGAATAAGTTGTGTTTACAATTGACATCAATACCTACCGTATTACCATTGACTTGAGGAATATATCTTTCTCCATCCTTGCATAAGTGAATACTTACTTGATGTTCTTTCTCATTGAATGTAATTGTGTATTCGTAATCAGGATTATTCTTTCTGTAATCCTTCATATTTCCGTGCCAACCTTTATTAAAGGTGACTGGTATATCAAATGATTTTCTACCTTTACTTCTGCTGATACCACTGAGGCTGACAAATGAATTAATCTTTGAGCCAAACTTGCTGTTATAATCAATTATTCTTGTTTTCCTACATCTACCACTGAATGTTAATGACTTGAATTCAATAGGGTATTCTGAATAGTGTTTAACAATACGTTTTCTTTTTGACAAAGCAAGCTTAAATAAACGTTCAAATCCGTATTTCTCACAGCACCTTAGTATATTGTTATAGAACTCACGTTTATTTTCATCACAACTACTTATATTGTTATTGATATAGTCTATAATACTTTCATTACCGTATCTTGCAAGATATGTAAGACAGTTAGACAACGGTGTTTGTCTTTTATCAAGAATTACTTTCTTTAAGCCACCTTTCTTATGTTTCTTGGTATCACGTTTATAGAACTCAAAACCATTAAATACCCTTACTTCAAATGCAAGCTTACGCTGTATAGCATCAAATTTGTTTTGATAGCAAGTAAATACTTGTGTATATAGTTGTGCGTCAAATGAGCTTGTTATTACATTCTTGAAACGTTCTCTCATTACCTTTATGAATTGGAACTTATTGTAATCAAGGTAATGTAATAAGTAGCTATTAACGTGCTGTGATACAGCATTTTTATGATTTTGAATAAGCACAGCAAAGTCGTATAACTCATCATATTTCTGACGAGTTAAATCCTTTGAATGGAATATCTTTGTGTACTTACTCTGTATAATCATATTTAATCCTCCAAATTATCAACATCTTGGCTTGTATGCCCTAATAATTCTCTGTACAAAACAATATCATCTTCATTGAAAGATTCCTTACCTTTAAATTGTTCATACATATTTTTAAGCCAAGAAATGTCTCCATTTTCTCTTATTTTAATATCAATGTCCATATATGATTTTCATTTCCTCATTATCCCTTTCAAGTTTGCTAATCTTAGAAAAACAGTAGCCAAAACAACCACCGATGATGACACTTACACCTACTATAAAAATAATCCAAGTCATATTTTTTTTTTAATTAATTTTCAGCCCAAGCCAGTATTTCTCCATCCTTAACTATCGCATAGGGGACTGTACATTCCTCCTTGCAGAAACAGAAACTACCCTCTTTAATGTTGTTGTGTTTACAACTAATGCAATCCATCATCTTCGGCTTGCATAATTTGCCTGTCTTTGTACCCATATTATATTACCTCCACTTCAAATATTGTATAGTTGTTGCAGAGATAGCTGATGCCATCGTGATAATTAACGGTAGTTTCATCCGCCGATAGAATCTCGAAACAATCGTCATTAACGAGTCTATCGATTACTTCCTTTCTCCTCTCCTTCAGTGCGCCCTCATTATCAGAAACACATAATGGCCACCCATTACAGGCTAACACATACATTGTCTTTTTCATATTCACTTCTATTTTAAGTTTGACGATGCAAATTTACAATATTTTTATAATCTCTCCAAATATTCTATGTTAAAAAATGTTAAAAACACAATTATTCTTCCAAAGACGGTATAAACGCCTCAGTTTCTATTCCATGTTCTTCCATTCCAACTCTAATGTCATCGAATATATAACCACCAGTTGTTGGTGTCATATCTGGAATCCTTATGAAATAGAATTTCATATCCTTTGGTGATAATGTCACAACATCTGTTATGCTATTTGGAAGGGAACCATCTTCTTCAAACGCATCAATGTCTTCCTTGGTCAAATTATCCAATGCTTCCAAATATTTCTTGTTTTCTGCCTGGAATAATTCATCAGCCTCTCTCTTAATGGTTTCGTGGTACTCTTCAACCAAATCTTCCCATGGGATGTTACACTCATCAACAAATGGTGGCCTTTCACCAATCTTCTCCCAGAATTCAATTTCCTTTCTTTCAGGTGTCATCAACGCCTCATACGTGTCTTGGTCTTCCGGCTTCATTGGGTAGCCACTAACCAACACAGATTCTTCTTTTGTCCAGAATTTCCTGTCCTTTGGGTTCTTGATTAATATCTCATCCCTTATTGATGGGTGGAAACATACCAACAACGGAGTTATTCTCTTATTGAACTGCTCAATGTATTTCTCAACATTGTATTCCAAATCTGGAATGTCTGAACACAACAAGTCTTTCTCATTCTCAATGACATCAAATGGAACAAGTTTACAATTCAGTATTACCTCATCCTCTTCCCTTACAATATAAGACTTTAATATCTCCTTTCTGTCTTTCGTTTTTAATGTCTTATACTCAATTCCACGCTTCTCACACTCTTTCTTTAATATGTTACTCTTAACCTTACCAACCAACTCAATCTCTTCATTTGGGTTGTCCGGATTCTTAACATATTGATGTGTTATTCTCTTTGCGTCAGTCTCACTCTTCTTTGAACCAGTATTGACATAATATATTGTATCACCTGGATTGACATTTAATCCCTCCCTTATCGCCAATTCATACCAAGCCTGTCTTGATTTCTTTGAACCACTCTTGGTTAATGTATTACAATCTTTCTTGTATTCATCAAGAGATTTCTTTATATTGCCCTTAGAAGCAATATCTCTAACAGATATGCGATAATTGTAAATGTCATCGATATAGTTGTAATAAGATTCCAAGAATTCTTCTCCCTTACCATCAATCAACAGTTCAAGAGCATTTTCAAGATATTTCTGTAAATAACCAGACATCTTTCTTGATTTGATTGTATTACCAACCTTTTTAATTGAACCGTCTCGCTGCATACGACAACAATAGTTCTTTCTGGAGAAGTTAATGCTGCTTTCTACATATTCATCAATCTCATTTGCAGACATGTTATTCTTTGAGCCGTTATAACACTTGTTCAAGAATAAATCATTAAACTCAGCAAAATCTGCTTCTGCATTAATATATGCCTTACCCTCTTTAACATACCTGTTCAAACCCTTTCCAATATAAGGGTTGTCCTCTGTGTATCTGAATTTCTCAGGTAATTTGAAATCGAAGCCTATTCAGCCATCGGTGTTGCTAATTACGTTCATACCAAGGGCGTTAACTACCGTTCCGTCCAGTGATATGTCGTACACAACACCGATGTTTTGGCTATCCTCCATTTTTTTAATGTTAATACTCATGTTTCTACATTTTAAAATTTCACTGCAAAAATACTATTATTATTTAATATATCCAAAATTTTTATGATATTTTTTTTTGTTAAGTTATGTTTTTTTTCCAAACATATTTATATAGACCACAATCCCATATTTTATATGCGCCTATCTTTTCAGCCATTTCAGATTCTGTTAGTTCTAATGGCAAATTAAATTTTTTATGCAAAATTTCTTTTCTGAAATTGAATTTATGTACCCTTTTATAATCGCCATCAATAACATATCTGTAGTCTGGCTTTAGTGTACATTCTAATGTAAATCCTAATTTTGTATACAAATTTTCTTTTTTATTTGTTGTCCATCTTTTATCAGCGAATGATTTAACAATCTCTGGGCTATAGTTCTTAATAAAGTATGAAAACAATTTTCCTCCAACGCCTTGACATATATAGTTAATATTTGAAGCGAACCTATTCAATTCCCATTCATTATCCTTGCTCTTAACAAATGTCATAACACCAACGAGTTCGTTATTATATGTTGCACCAAGGTAAATTGTTGCTTTTTGTGAACCTTGAATATGGTTTGTATTTAGAAAATCTTTTGATTCCTTATAAGTAATTTCAGAAACACGACACTTTCTTCCATTTATTTTTGGTAAATTATTACATTTTATTAAATGTTGTATTTTACTTAATACAATATCTTTTTTATCATTATATTCATCCTCAAAAATATGAATTAGTGAAATGCCATTTTTATTACACTCTTCTGTTTTGTTCAGGTGATAATATTTATCCTTTCCGAATTGTTCTGAATGCCACCTGCAACCATCATATTCTATGCCAAGTTTTAATGATGGAATAAATATGTCTATCTCTGCATGGTGTTCCAATATTGACCTTTCTTTTTTAATAACATTTTCCTCACCTATTTTTTCGACAATAAATTCATATATTTCATTTTCTTTCTTGGAAAGTTGACTGGCACATCTTACGCAATTACTTCCTTGTAGATGTGAATCTGGCGTTTGCCAGAACTCTCCATGAACTGGGCAGATTATACAAACCTCCGTGTCATATCCTTTATATTCAACCTTTGAATAATCATACTTATCACCGTGGATTTCTTTTGCTCTTTTGATGAATTCTTCAGTTGTAAATGCCTGAGATTTAGATGACTTTTCGTTGGCACATTTTTTACAGCCCCGTCCACTTAAATGTTTATTTGGGGTTTGCCAGAACTCTCCATGAACTGGGCAGATTATACAAACTTTAGTATCACAATTTGTATATTCTACTTTAGAATAATCATACTTATCACCATGAATTTCTCTTGCGTTTTTTATAAATTCTTCTAATGTTTTACGTTGTTTCTTATGCGAATGTTCAATACCACATTGTTTACAACCATTACCACGAAGATGGGCATTTGGAATTACATCAAATTCACCATGTTTGGGACAAATTACAGTTACTTTAACATCACTTTTAACGTAGTTAACTTTGGAATAATCATATTTATCTCCATGAACTTTTTTCGCCTTTTCAATAAAAGACTCCCTTGCGATTTTGTTCTGTAACTCACACCATTTTAGCTTGTTTTCCTTACCACATTCTTTACACCCACACTTATCCAATAAATGACTTGGTGTACCATAACCTATTAAATTGTGTTTTTTACATAAAAATTTAACCTTACCATTTTCATAGCCTAAATAAACATACAATCCGCCTCTTTTTTCATTGATTTTTTCAATAAACAATTTTTCGTTAAATCTGCCCATACTAATATCGCCTTTAGGATAAATATCACGACAACCACGGAAATTCAGTTAACAACAAATTCTTTTTAAAAATTGTAGTCCAGCACGGCATGTTTTTGATGTATTAGAATAATCCCAATCGCCAATATAGGATAGAAATTGTTTTTGTGTTGATTTGTTTGAGTTTAGTATTTCACACGGAATCCTATCAATTATTCCTCTCATAAGCCATTTTGCCATACATTTCACTGTAAATCCTTTTGGGTGTAATGTAAAATTATCTCCTAGTTCACCTTTATAATATTCTAATTTTGTATTCTCATTAATTTCAGAAGGTTTGATTTTTTCTTGCTTATCATTAAACAAAGAATGGTCTTCAGTAACATCAACGATGGTTTTTCCATCATTAATTCTGTATATTTCTTTATTTGTTTTGTGCCTATATATGTAATTTGGTTTTACCCAACCACTTCTGCATAAAACCTTATATGACTTTTCTGATGTGTCATACTCCCTACCAAGTACATCTGTTTCTGTTGTACCAATCAATTCCTCAATTGGCTTTATATCAATCAAATTACTATTATCATATTTTATAAACAAAGGCGTGTCACCACTAAAAGAATCACCAACTATTGGTTCATACCCTAAGCCTTTGAGGTAATATATCATTATCCTCAATAGCATACGTCCTATGCATGTTGTTTTTTCCGCAGCATTTAAATCGCCCCATGGATTAAGCCCTGGGCACCCAAGACTTCCGAACCAACTATTTGCCAACTTCTTCAAAACTAATTGTTGGTTATCATGATTTATTTTGTCTGCAAGAACAATATCTCTTTCTGCTGATAGTTTCTTATAAACAGAACTTGGCTCGTCTAACGTCTTCAACTGATTGTACATCTTCTCAGCCTCCTTTTCGGAACTCTTTTTAAGGCCCTTGTGGTATTCTCTCTGGACCAAAACATACATCAACATTGGCAGTGTGATGTGCATAAAATCAGTTGCCGGCTCTATATTCCAAGTAATCTGAGTTGTTGGGTATAGTGCTGCATAGTCACCCTTACAAAGTGACGTTACAAATCCAGTTCTAAGTAACCTTGATAAACCGCCAGTATACTTCTTATTCTTTCCAAGACTAGGGACTGCCAAATTATGCTCATAAGCCCAAGTCAGAAGAATCAATTTCCATTGGGTTGCAGTACCCATTGTTGCTACACGAGGGAATGTCGTTGGCATAATTTTTGTTAAGTGGAAATCTGTCTCGTGCAATGATAATTCAACCTTATCGCACTCCCAAAGGTCATCAAGCAAATACCTTTCAACAATATACTTACCACTTACCATTTCATATCCATCTTGCAATGGCTTTTCTTCGCTTACCTTATACCAATCACCATTTGTGTCATTGAATGCATAAACAGGTTCTGTAACGCGCCACGTTGTCTCAATGATATTGCCTGGTACGTAGACACGGTTCTGTTTATTAAGTTTAAGGTATTGTGTGGCATATTTTAGATTAGCCTTTTCGAAAGACGAATCCGTTGCCATTGCTCTTCTCACAGCATGAAGACTATCAACCACATTATGGTATTTAATAACCGTTTGGAAGAATGTCTCAACCTCGCCACCAAGCTTAAGTGTTGTTGGTTTTGACTTCTTATATATTCCCTCTCTTAGATACCTTTCAGATAATTGTTTAAAGTCAATATTTCTCATTTGGCATCTAACAATGATGAAATCCCAGTCAAAGTTTTCAGAGTTGTGGCCGAAAATAACATCCGGTTTTTCTTCTGAAATTATTGACATAAATTGCCTTATTGCCTTTAGTTCATTCTCTTCCTTTTCTTCCTTGGTATCACCTGTAATTGTTAATATCTTTTCAAACCCCTTATTGGTTCTGATACCGATTTGTGATATATGATGTATCTTTGGGTTAAGTCCTTCTGTTTCAAGGTCAAATGACATTCTTTTAAGGTCGTCATAATTGTCATATCCCTTAAAATATCTTTTTCCAGTCTCAATCATAAACTGTTCAACTGGCTGTAGTGTCATAAACTCTTGAGAAGACGGTTCATTATCTTCTACTTTCTTTTGTCCCCTTAATGGTGTTCCGGCTTTTTTAAAGAAGTCCTGGAATTTGCCCATTGACATTTTTGACTTTGCGTAGAATAGATATTTGTAACCGTTATCTAGTTTTTCATGTGGATATGGGTTGTCCTCTCTACAGGTATATAATGGTTTAATGCCTATATTAGCTTTTCTCATTTCAGATTTTAACTGACTTCTGTTCCCATCGAACATTCTAACACAAGCACTATTCTTTGCCCAAGCAAATGGTTTAAATGGTTCTTTTCTGATTTTTTTAACACCGTCATCATCAACAAACACGATTTCGGCATCTGCATTATCATATCCCAATTCAATTGATATGATGTGCTTTAGTGGGTCTGAACCCTCAAAAAACTTTGTAATGTCTTCTGCTGTGATTTCAGCATGCATTGGCATTATATGCCCAGGAAATGTTTCTTTGTAAGCCATTCTAAACTACTTTAAATATTGTTTCAAACTATAGCCAAACTTGGTTGGCATTGTTATTTTCGGTGCAAAAGTACTAAAATAAATTCAAATAGAAAACAAATGTACAAAAAAAGTAGTGGATATTGATATTTATTATATATTATTGACTTTAGAAGATGTTAGACAATTATTATGATTCATATGGTTATAAGGCGCCTGAGCATTTTGTAACAATGGCAGAAATAAAGAAGGTTAAATTTGACCAAGCAACACGTGTTGAAAGGCATTTAACTGAAGTTCAATCCTTCTTTAGTGAAACTGGTCAAGAGACTGGTGCTTTATCTCAATCTCCGTTGTTAATGAAGCAGATTCCGGTTCCTCCTCACGATTATAGCAAAGACTATTTGACCTTTGAAATACTTGAAGGTGGTAATATATTTTTTGTATTTAATGATGCTGTAACCAGTGATTTGTTAAGGTCAATTAGTTATTCGCTTGATGGTGGTAAAACATGGGTTACTGAAGAAAACCCATATGGTGACGTCTTGGATAAGAGTGGTGGGGGAAAAAGTGCAGGAAAAACAATTAACATCGAAGTGAAAGATAATACCAATAATGAAGACGAGAATGAGTTTGATGAATCAAATTTTGGTGTTAAATTTATCGATTTAGAAGAAGATGGAAGTGTTGGTATAAGTTGGTCAGAACTTTATGGGAAAAAGAGTGTAGATGGCCTTGTAACGATTCCAGTTTCATCTGGTGATATAATCTTATTGAAGGGTGATGCTGATACATATGGTGTTATGGGCTCTGACAGTGTTCCGCTTTTTGCTCATTTTGGTAGTGACTGCAAATTTAATGCTTATGGCAATATAATGTCACTTTGTTATGGTGATGAATTTAAAGAAAAGAAAGAAATTACACATGATGCACAATTTTCAGGGTTATTTAATGATGAATCTGGTTGTCATGTGGTTGATGCTTCAAAATTATCATTACCAGCAACAAAACTAATTGAATCTTGCTATAGGACATTCTTCTACAGTTGTTCTGATTTGGTGAGTGGCCCAAAATTACCAGCAACAGAGTTAGCACCTAATTGCTATAAGAGTTTTTATTATAATTGTGCCAGTCTTAAAAAGGTACACGATTTGTTAGACGTACAGTTGTATTACCGTAGTTGCCAATACATGTTCTATGGCTGTTCTTCATTGACAAAGGCGCCAAAATTACCATCCACGAAACTTGGAGGTAGTTGTTATCAAAACATGTTCCAACAATGTTCATCATTAGTTGCTGCCCCAGAATTGCCAGCAACAACCTTATGTGATTATTGTTATGATAATATGTTTTATGGTTGTACATCATTGACAACCGCACCTGAATTGCCAGCAAAAACTGCAAGAGTATGTTGTTATCGTTCAATGTTCAGGAATTGTTCCTCATTGAAAAAAACAATAAAAATAGATTTATCTGAAACGGAAAGTGGTTGTTGTACCTCAATGCTTTTGGGGTGTACATCGTTGGTAACACCACCAACATTAAAGTCAAAACACCTCTCCTATCAATGTTATGCTGCAATGTTTCAGGACTGTACTTCATTGACAAAAACGCCAGAATTATCACCAACAACTTTGGCTTATGGATGTTATGATAATATGTTTAGGGGTTGCACTTCATTAATTAAAGCGCCACAACTACCAGCAAGAGAATTGGCTGTCTTGTGTTATCGTTCAATGTTCTATGGGTGCTATTCATTAACAAAAGCACCAGAGCTTCCAGCAACTACACTTAGTACAAGTGGCTATTCATTTATGTTCTATGGTTGTACATCATTAGCAAATACTCCTGATTTGCCAGCAACAGAGTTGTCTGATTGGTGCTACTATTGGATGTTTGGCGACTGTACTTCATTAATTAAAGCGCCACAACTACCAGCAACACAGTTAGTGAAGGCTTGCTATCTAGCAATGTTCCAAGGTTGTAACTCATTAATCGAAGCACCAGTACTTCCGGCAACAACGATTGGTGATAGTAGTTATCAACAAATGTTCCGAAATTGCACATCATTAAAAACAGCACCAGAACTTGTTGGCCAAGCCTTAAATGTGGATTGTTATAAATTGATGTTTGGCGGCTGTTCTAAGTTAAATTACATTAAATGCATTGTTGAGAATTTAACTCCATCAAACGCATTCTCGTCTTGGGTTAGTGGTGTTTCTTCAACAGGCACATTTGTCAAGAAAGCTGGTGTTGAATGGCCAAGTGGTGCAAACGGCATACCAAATGGGTGGACTGTTGAAGAAGTGGTTGATGAGATTTAGTTGATTGATATTTAATATAAGAATAAAAAAATTATATATTATATATGAATAGTTTAAATTGTTACGGATATAATGAAAATGGTGGCTTGTTTAGGTCAACCAATTCACAAAAGGGTCTTCAATACCCTCCAGTAAAAAGAGTGCCTGTAAAGAGAAGGGAGTGTGATGCTTTCTTTGAGGAAAACTTTGGTGAAACAACCGATTTGGTTGCGATAATGAAAAAAGGTGGAAATGGTGGAAATGATGAGCCGAAGATTGTCGTTAGCAATGATGTGAAGTTCTATTATTGGAATGCAAGTAGAAGGCATAGAAGTGTGGTTCTAGATGTAAGTAGTGGAACTGTTAGCCTGTGGCCTTATGGTTATGGACTAACTAGCGTTGATGATATATATTTTTATGGAATCGACCTTTATGATGGATGTATTAAGGTATATGATGCAAATGGCAATTTAATAAGCGAAACAATTAGTATATATCCAATTGATGACCCAGAGGTTGAGTGGAATACTCAAATGTATGTAAAGCTTAGCTTTACCGGAGATAACCAAGTTCCATATGTTGTTAAGTTACAGGACAAGGTATGGTTCACAATGACAAATGAACATCTTTTTGGTGCACAGCCATATGACGATGGCGATGACGAAGGTGCGGATGATAATGGCTAATAAATAAAACAACTACAAAATTATGTTGAATATATATGGTTATAAAGAAGGTGGTTTATTTGAATCAAGCGCAAAGAAAAATGGCTTGAAATATATTAAATCACATGCAGTTTCAAGAAAGAGAAAAGAGTGTGATGCATTCTTTGAGGAATCGTATAATACCGAAAGTCTTTTGGTTTCACCAACAAAAATAAATAAGACAAAAGAAACAAAAAGAAAAGCTGGTGATGCAAACACATACGAAGGTGGTATACCAGGGCTTGATAGGCCGCCAAGAGAGCCAATTCCAGGTTATGGGTTTGGTTCTTAAAATAACAACACAAAGTATTATCAATGGAAAATCATTATAAATTGCATGAGAACTTGGAGATTGAGGTTGAGCCAGAGGAAATAAACCTCAAGTCGTTTAAGGTTAGGGATTATTTGGAGAATCACATATGGGACGAGGATGGTAATCTTGACCCAATGGTTCGTCGTGTTTTAATGGACGTGTCTGATGATTTCTGGGAGTCTTGCAATGTTCGTTGGGTTAAGCCGAAAGGTGTCTTATTAACAGGTTCCATATGCAATTTCAATTGGAGCAAATATTCCGACATTGATGTCCATGTTGTTGTTGATTTCTCTGAAGTTCATGATAACAAGGAATTTGTTCAAGAATATTTTGATGATAAGAAAAATGATTGGAACAATTCTCATGAACACTTAAACGTATATGGATTTCCAATTGAGCTATATGTTGAAGATATAAATGCTGATACAACATCTGCCGGCATATATGACTTATGGAAGAATGAATGGCTTAAGGAACCTGAAGAGGGTAATATTGAACCAATCAAGTTGAACAAATACGCCATTAAGGAGGTTGCTGCCGAAATAATGACAGAGATTGATGATTTGTGTGATGCATTTGAGGGTGAGGAAGACAAGCACAAGCTTGAAGAAATTGCCGATGCCGCTGACGTTTTAAGCAAAAAGATTAAGTCTATCAGAAAGGTTGGTCTTAAGCGTGGAGAAATGGGAAGTGGCAATATTGCTTATAAGGTTGCCAGAAGAATGGGCTATCTTGATAAGTTGTGGAAATTAAAAACTGATTGTTATGATAAAATCAATTCAATTGGCCATAACAAAACATTTGACGAAAAAATAACAGAAATGTATTAATACATGGTTTTAATTGTAAGTTTTTTTAAACAATCGTATATTTATATATAAGTATGTCGCTATGAATATCATAATCAACGAACACCAACAGATAATCTTTGAAAAAAGTGCGGCTTCGGAAGCAATGCGTGAGAAGATTAAAAAGGTTGAGAGTGAGAAGGCAGAGCTTGAGGATTTTATCGAATCTAATGGCAAGTTTATGATAGATGTGACCAATGGTAAGAAGTACCTGGTGCAGTATTTGAGGGCATTGTCAGAATTGGTTGGCAAACAATATGCAATGTGTGCACCGGTAAGAAAGGATGGTACTTATGGGGCATTTTATGTTAAACCATTTGGGACATTCAACAGTGGCAATGAACAAAATATTGGAACAAATTCAAATAATGTGGTTACCCAGCATGTAAAGCCAAATCTTTATCAATTGATGGGTTTAAACAAATGAGATAAATAATTTATATATATAAAAATTGTAATCATGATTGACAAGAAAGTAAATTTAGATGAACAAGTTCAGAGAATGAAGAGTTTGATGAACTATGGTCTGAACGAAAACAAACAGCCAGCATACTCAGGTGTTGAGTATAGCAAGGTTGCCGCAGATGGCAAACTTTATGGTATTGTCAGAGAAGGCACTAAGTTCTATATCAAAGTTGCAAAGGACACCAACGGCGGTCTCATTTCCGAAAACTTTGATTATATTGGCGGTTTCCGCAACCGTAAGGATAACATGTTCGAAAGCTTTGCTTCAGCGCAACGTTATTTCTGTGAAAAGCTTGAGTGTATCAACGAGAGTATTGACGACAAACAGAAGAGGGTTATCGCTGAATCTTGGAACCTTGACGAGAAGAAAGAGGTTATCGAAGAGGGCACAAAGAAGATGCAAGCTGAAATTGCTCGTCAGCGTCAGATTATGAAGAACGCTCAGAACATCAATGAGGGTAAAAAGCAATGCTGTGACATGGAAGATTGCCCAAAATGTGACACATTGAAGACTGAAGAACCAAAGAAGAGCCCTTCTGCTCCTTATGTTGAAGTTCCATGCGAGGAGTGTTCAACTCCAAAGAAAGATAACATTAAGGGTAAGACCGAACCTGTAAAGGGTGAAGGTGCCGACAAGAAACTTAAGGAGAGTACAGAAACTCCTCTTGTAAGTCGTGAAAACCCAGAATACATCGATAAGTCTCATGGAACCGAAATCGGTAACAACGCACCATTCGTTGACGATGTTGACAAGACTGAAGGTGCTGTTGCCGAAGAGGATGGTGGAGAAGCTGTTGTTTCTAAAATAACAGACCACGTTAATGAGGAAGTTGCAATGCATGCAACCGACAACCAAAACAGCCCTGAGGTTGGTGTTGGTGAAAAGGGTGACAACGACCCATTTGAAGAGGAAGTTGAAATCACTGAGGACGTTGAACTTGACGACACCCTTGATGATGAAGAGGTTGCAGACGATGATTTGCTCGATGCTGAAGAATCTGATGACGAAGAGGTTAATGACGAAGAGGTTAATGACGACGCAGATGCAGAAGATAGTGTTTACGACGTTGAAGTTGAAGATGAAAATGACACTCAAGCACGTCTTGATTCAATTGAAGACAAGCTCAATCAACTTTTGGATGTTATTAACAACTTGAAGTATGACGATGACGATGAACTCTATGATGACGAGGAATCTGATGATTATGATGATGACGATTTCGATGATGTTGAAGGCCCAATTGGTGAACCTGAAGAGTTCGATGATGACGAAGATTACGAAGTTATTGAAAGCAAGTCTTATAAGGCAATGAAAGCAAAAATGCTCCGTGAGGAAGATGATTTCGGCAAACACCCTGCTTTCCAGAAGAGAGTTATGACAACACCTCCTTCCAACAACCCAATGAAGGATGGTCAGTATGACATGAATGATGATAGTGTTGAAGGTGAAAAGCCTTATGCTACTCAACTTGGCGATACCGCACCTTTTGATGTTGACCCAGAACAAATCGAGAATGCCATTACTGAGGCTGTTATGAAGTCGTTAAAAAAAAAATTGGCTTAAATGAAAAGCATGTTCTTCAGATTCCAAATTCTGGAGGCGCTAACGATATGGAACCCATGCCTATGGACCAGCCACCAATGGGAGGCCCTGAAGACATGGGTCCTGGTTTAGATGAACAACCACCAATTGGTGGTGAAGACCCAATGGGCGACGCTGAAATGCCAGAAGGTAATAATGCTGAAGGAAATGGTGAAATCGACGATATTTTCTCCCAACTTGACACTGAAAAACAAGCTGCTGTTATTAAATATGCAAAGAGCATGCTTGGTGAGGGTGTTGAATCTGAAAAGCTTGTAACAGAAATTGAAAATGAAATATTGGCAGACAGGCAAGACAAAGAAAAAAAGGAGAAAATAAGGAATAAATCGGTTAATAAAGCCAACAATCCGTTCGTCACAAAATTCAATTAAAGAATAAAAAAAGTAAAGGCCCCAATTAATTTTGAGGCCTTTATTATTGTATTATATTTTGATATTAGAATGTTACTGTACCACCGAGGGATTCTATTGAATTGACAAGGGAGAAAATTATTCCCTGTAATGACTTGAGTTGGTTATTATATGTAATATATATTTCGCCAATTTGTTCAATTTCAAAAATGTTCTTTCTATTATTATTATCATAGCCAGCACCAATATCAAATATTAAACCATTCCTTGTTGAATTGAATTTTCCGAATGCAGCCTCAGAATTATTTGACGTTGTAACGCCATTGCCATAGGCAAATGAATTATCAGCACCAGCAATTGACTGATTACCACCTGCGTGTGTACTTGTTGCATTTGATTTACAACCACTACCCTCTGAGAAGGAGTTATTTCCGTTAGAATTATTATTACTGCCAAATGACACAGCACAATCCCCTGATGCAGAACAACCAGTGTCTTTTTGTACTATTGAATTTGTTCCGTCTCCAGAAACAACAACAACACCGTCATATAATTCCTGTATTGAGTCCGTAAAGGCACTCATTTGCTCATCTAAGCCAAGATTTGCCCTTCCGTTGGCTTTTTGTTCCTCTGTCCAATTCATGTCCCTGTGGAGCCAATTTACAACATACTTCTCATAGAATCTTTTAAGCATGTTGGTATCCCACATAAATTTCTTATTTGCCATTATATAACACTTTCTATATAAATATCATTTATTCACGTTTTATGATTAATCAGTTGGCTCTTCATCATCTGGTTCATCTTCTTCAGGTTCATTAATAACCTCTTCTTCATTTGTCGTTCCCGACTCTGAATCACCATTGACATCAATTTGTATTATTTGAAGCTCTTGCTCAACCTCTAATGATGATTCTAATTGCCTGTATTCTAGCCTTAATTGTCTTCTTTTACCTTGCCAATCACCATACTCTGTCATGTCTTCTCCGTCGATGTATTTGCTTGTAAGATAATCCATCGATTCCAATTCTGCTATTATGTCTTTCATTCTTTGAATTTTAATGAAATGCTCTGCTGTGTGTGTTGGTTGTTCTACCACTTCAACATAACCCCACTCTGTAAGTTGTTCTGGGGTTGGAATACCACTGAATAGTGAATCACCATGCGCTGTTGTTAATGTTCCACCAGTGTAAATGTCTCCTGTGTTATTGTTTATATATTTCATAATACTTTATTTTATTTTTATTTAGCGTTTTGGACGGTCCAGTTAGATGGGATACCGTTATTGCCAGTTGACCATGAACTCATGCTTGAATTCTTATAAAACGTTCCACTTGAAGCCACACCGTATACCCAGTTATTCGTACAATTCGAGGCGCTTATGTTTGTAGCTTTGCAAGTAATTGTTGATAGCAACGTACAGCCATAGAACATTCTATAATAACAGTTTGAAGTCAATGTCAGTGCTGCCAGGATTGGTGATTCTGTTAGTTTTTTACAGTTATAAAACATATATCTGTAGCAATAGTTTGTAAGTGTCGTAGCTGGCAAAGCTGGTGCGCTTGCTAATACCGAGCACCCATAAAACATATATTGAAATGTGTATGTGCCAGTAAGTGATGTTGCTGATATTTGTGGTGGAGTGACTAATTTCGTGTCACCACGAAACATGTTTGAATAACAGTAGCTAGCAGTTGTTGTTGCTGGTAACACCTTTGGTGCTGTTACCAACGCAGTACAACCAGACAATGAACCGGCATAGCAATTTGACGTACATGCTGTTGCTGGGAAAATTAAATTCTCCGCATTTGTCAATCTTGTGTTACCAGCAAAAAGTCTATATAACGCATAATTTCTCCCTAATGTTTTTTGTGTGACGAAATTATCTCCATATAGCAATGACATTGTGTTTCCGTATGCCTCAAAGTTGGCTGTTGCACTAAATGTGCCAATGCCATATGTTCCAGATGTTGCTGGTGTTCTTGTGCCCCTCCACATAATTGTGTTTCCAGCAGTAACAGTTGGTGATGCCGTTGCATAACCCAAACTTGTCCAAGTTGAACCACTATCCAAACTGTATTCAAGTTGGCTTCCAGTTCCAGCCGAACTGTATTGAAATGTTCCGTTTGCTGTTGCTTTAAAGGTAAGATATAATTCATCGTATATCATAACCCTTAATGTGCAGGTTGCATCTTCTGGTAAATATTGACTATTACCAGCAAATGACGCTGTTAATGTGGTTGTTCCACTTCCAACATATGTTATTGCGCCAGTGTTTGCGTCTATTGTTGCAGCATTCGTATTTGAAGACGAATATGTTACAGTAACACCATGAGGGTTTGTTAATGATGGCTTTGTGGTATCGTCAACCATATAAGTGTATGATGATTGTCCCCACTCTAACCCTGGGCTAACAGTGCCACCACCAACAGAACCGGCAGACCTTCTTCTTGCAGATATCATACTCTTTTTTTTATTTATACAATATAACTTGTTCCAATCTTAACAGATGTTATTATCCAGTTTGCGCCATCGCACAACGCATAAAGTTCGTACTTCTTACTTGCTTCAATTGAGTATCCGTCTTGTGCATAAATGTGATAACTGGTATTTGCTCTAGTGAATGTTATATTGGGGCTTGAACCAGTTGTAAAAGAGAACATTATTTTAGAAGCATATGTTGTTTCTGGCGCCGGAAGCCTTATTGATAGTGTGTTAACATTCGACGTGAAACGATAATATGTGTTCGTAGTTGCGGTTATGGCTGTTGCTGTGCTTGTTGTGATTGTAAGCCTATTCTCCTTATTAGTAACGTCTGTAGCACCAACATTAGAAGTGGTTATTATAACCATATCCCCACTACTTATTTGTATTGTCATGGCTTGTGGGTTTTCATTTAAGTCAAGATTTTGGAATTCCAAATACTGCTCTATGGTTGAATAATCCATGGCCAGAACGAAATACTTACTATACTCATCATTGTATCTAACAATAACTTGTCTTCCCTCGCTTATTGCTGCTACTGCTGAATTGTAACTTCCAGCGGCAACTGTAGATGGGCTGCTGGAAGAAATATCAATAAAAAGAGGTGGTTTTGAGAAGCTACTCCAAGTTCCAGCTTCGGTTAATGCCTTTGTTGTTCCGGATGACTTAAAGACAATGTCTGTACACGTAATTGTGTCTTGGTCACCAAGTATTACAAGTCTTGTCCCGTTAGAAGGTGTTTCAGCAAACGTTGTATCAAGTGTTCCTGATGCTGTGATATATCCGTGTGAGTGCTGTGATGTCGCAAAACCTGCCCAAGTACCAGCATTGGTCAACGCTTTTGTTATATCTGTGCCAAATGTAACACTTGAACGAACAACATAGCCACTTGCGTTCGTGGTTACGAGTTTCATACCACTCGCAACGGTTGTATCTGCTGTAATCGTACCAGCACTTGTAATGTTGCCGTGTGTGTGTGCAGACGATGCGAAATCATTAATATCTTTCTCTGAAGCCGTACCAAGTGTTGGCCTGTTTAACAAATCGGTGTATGTACCGGTTTTTGCGACCTTATGAAGTTTTATCGTACCACTAAGCGACTCTGAACTTGCCGTTGCTTGGGCTGTTGATACGTTTGTGTTTAATGTACCTGGTGCGGATGGTATTGTCGGTGTGCCAATCAGGTCACTATACGTACCAGTCTTGGCCACCTTATGCAAATTAACCAAGCCAGTAAGTGTCTCATCACCGCTTGTTATTTGTGCAGTTGTATTTGTTGTGTTAATTCTAGGTCTATTTGACAATGCATCATAAGATGTTATTATAGAACCACTAGCAAAGTTTATTGCATCAAAAACACATTTTGCAGAGGGGTATTGCGTGTCAGTACAATCACCGGATAGGGCTGTTACTTTATTCGAAGTGTCTTCCTTTCCACTTATGCTTGAAGACGTTAAATAAGATGTTGAATCCAGGCTTCCGTCTCCCTTAAGAAATTGTGTGGATGTTCCAGTTGTTGGCTTACCAATCAAATCACTATATGTGCCTGTTTTAGATATTTTGTGAAGTTTAACATTACCACTCAAGTTCTCTGTTGAAGCGGTTGTTAACGCTGTTGTTATATTCGTGTTAAGTGTGCCTGGGGCCGAAGGTATCGTTGGTTTGTCCAATAAGTCATTATAAGAACCAGTCTTTGAAATCTTATGCAAATTTATCGTTCCAGTAATTGTCTCGCCTGTAGAAGTAGTCTGTGTTGTTGTTGCTGTGGTGCATAATGATGGCTTGTCTGTTAATCCATCATAAGAGGTTACGCCACCTCCGCCTCCACCCCCAGCAGCCTGTATTGCGTTGTATACACACTTTGCAGATGGATATTGTGTGTCAGTACTGCCACTAGAAATAGAAGTAACCTTGTTCGACGCATCTTCTTTTCCAGAAATGTCATCAGATGTTAAATATTCATTATAATCAAGACTGCCATCTCCTTTAACGAACTCATTTGATGTTCCACCATTCGTTATAAATCTTTTTCCGATAGTATCGCCAACAAATCTACTAGCACCTTGTACAATTAAGTTTTTTAAATTTGCCATAACAAATTATTTTCCTTTTCTTATAATTATATCTCATTAAAATATCGCGACAAAATATTGTTTTCAGTGAAGGTAACAGGACCACTGGTATATAAACTGTTGTCTGGGGTTACCGTGCCACATCCTTCTGTTGGTAATCCATTCCTTATAAGTTCCAATGTTGTGTGACCAGCCTCTGAAATTTCATCACATTCAACTATTCCTCTATTATAAATATTCACACCACTGAATGATGAACCATCATCAATATAACCATATGTTTCCTCATAATAGAAAGAGCTGGTTCCTGCATTACCAAATAACTGACCGCTAACTTTATCATACATATATCCTGTCCAACCAACCCTAACTGGAACCAAATCCATTACTATGTTTTGGCCTTGAGATATTTTTGCCGAATAAATTTTTCCTGACCACTTTGCGTATGATGCAGAAACGCCAGAAGAACCGAATAATCTTATATTGTTGCTTGGTGTAAATGATAATGTGGGTAATGATACTGTTGTTTCAACACCATTGTTATTCACTGTGAATTTTTTGTCATTTAAAAAATTAAGGCTTGCGGATACCTTTACATTGCTTGAAATATTATCATTACCACGACCCCAATTACCATATCCGTAATAAAAGCCGTTGTTATCATGGCCAATAGTCCACCTTGTGTTTCCGGTTGTGTCTCTTAAACCAGCAGCATATGAGTCAGTAGTATTTGAACACATAACCTCAATTTTCAATCCAGTATTCGCATCTGGAATAATACCAGTATCAATATATTGTGTTCCAGTACTTTCCAGATATTCCAACTCAATATACTCATTTGGTAATGGTTGAATACCAGGTTCTATATCTATATAATCACATTCACTAAACTCATACCCATATGTTGTATCATTATTGCAGATATAAGCAGATGTATTATACAATTCCATGATATCATCAGCAGAGAGTGCAGTTGCGTAAATTCTTACATCTGATATTTTACCATTAAAATAGGCTGGTGTTGCTGCTGGTAATACTTTAGAGGTTTCTGCTTCTGCCCCAATGAATATTGTATTTGCCGTATTATAGAACATTGGTGTTCTTGTGGTATAAGCATTATTTGTGCCATCTAAAACACCATCAATGTATATCTTTGTAGAAAATCCATCATAAGTACCAACAAAATGATGCCAGCCACTTGATAAGTCGGCAAGCGCTGTACTACAAATAGCATTCTTATAGGTATTAGAGGATGTGCCAGTTCCAAGAACAAATGTCATTTTTCCGCTTGTTGGTTCATAATTCCACCCACCAGTTTCAGTACAGCTTATCAATCTCCCATTATATCCACCCCAATTGTCCATATAACCCCAACAACAAACGGAAATAGCATCCTTTACCTTTGCCCTTTCATCAGCTACAATATAACACTCATGTGCAAACGTCGTTCCACTTTCATATCTTGAAGTTCCGTTACAGTTCTCAATTATTCCTCTTGTTAAGCCATCGTTTCCAAATCCAGAACAGTCAAAAATAGTTTTTGAATCGTGGGGTGATTTTGACCATGGTGTTGCAAGAGAACCTTTTTCAAGTTTACATTTTCTTATTGTAAATGTGTCTGTTCCGCTGGCCACCCCTCTAACAGTAAAACAATATTCAATACATTGTGTGTCTGAATCTGGGGTAAATGTTAATGTGAATTTCTGCCATGTATTAACAGCATTAAATGCCTGTGGGTTTGTTCCACCTCTCCAAACCCAAGAGTTCGATGTGTTATAATAACTTAAACCAATACAAAGCTCTGCACCAGCTTTTGTGCATTTTGCTTCACATGAAAGTGTGTAATTAGAAGTACTATCTAATGATATTTCTGATGCTTTTCTCAAAAATCCAAGGCCAATATTTGCGTTTGAATTTAAAAGAATTGTGTCCTCACCAAAATCACCCATGTCTGTAAATGTGTGGTTTGTTTTTGCACCATTGTAAAATCTGACATATTGGTTCCAGTCTGTGTCGCTTGTTGTAAGAAACTGGTTTACATCAATTTCTTTTAGTGTTGTTCCAATTAAAAGATTTTCATTCCCAACATCATTGAATGTTATGTTGTTTTTATCTAATGGATAATGTAATATTAAGCCCTTGCTTATTTCCTTAACCTCTTTTGGTGATAAGCAATTATCATAAACCCTGAAATCACTTATCATGCCATTCCAGTCATAACTGTGAGCATTATTGAAACCACCAGCAAGTCTTATTACACTATTTTCACAAGCTGGGCTCCTAAAAGTGGTTGCTGTTCCAGCATAAATACCATCTATATAAAGTTTTGCTTGGGAATTTCCAAATGTTATGGCAAAATGGTGCCATAACCCATCATGAAGAACATTAACATTATTACCGTTATTTTTAAATGGGTTATTATTGCTGTCTCCCTTGTTTAATGTATAAATGTTAGATTCATATATATTTAATGATGAATATTCATAACAGTTTAATGTAAATACCATCTTGGCGTTTGTGGTTGTTTTTGACCAATACGTTATAGATGCTTCATCAGTTAATGTTATCGGATAAACATACCAAAATTTATTACCACTAGTTGAAAGGCCTAAACCAGTTTTGCCATCTGCATATACAGCAGAACCTCCAGCCTCTTCAATGTAAAGGTTGTTTAAACCGCTATTGGTCATATTTCCGTTTAATGGTAACCAAACTAGTAATGCCATATTTAATTAAAAACAAATTTTACACACTTATTTTCCGTATCATATTGTAATTCACAATTTTCACTAGACGCAGCGTTTGTTGTGCTTCCGTTAATCTTAACATTTTTGAATTCTGGTTCTGTTATATAATTTGCACTTGTTGATAGTGCTATATTTGCTGCATATGAAGGGATGGTGGGCTTATCAGACAAATCATTATATGAACCACTCATACCAACAAGCGAAACTGTTGAAGCAACAACACCAGATATAACAGAATCTGCGTTGCTCATTGGAAGATAATAATCCATCCATGAACCCCAAGAAGAACCATTATATACCCTATAATAAATGCCATCTTTATGTAGTAAAACCTGCCTAGAATTGTTGTTTACAACACCACTAACTAAAACTCCGCTACCAACAAGAATATTGTCTCTTGTTGGTTCACCCTTAGTCTCTCCACCCTTAACAACTGCATTAGACATGTAAAATAGAACTTTATACACACCATGGCCCAATTCATCAGCAACAGACCAGTCGGTACCCCAAACCTCAACTACGTCATCAAATGATATTCCAGACAACGCAGTTGTGGCATTACTTAAATTGGTTAATGCCGTTCCAGCATAGTTTGCCAACCCATGAAGTTTGGATATTGCAGTCTCTAATGTGTTACCAGCAGCAGGGAAAGAATTATCTGTTGCAGCGGCATAGCCACTTGTCAACGCAGATGGCGCAAAAGCTTCAAACGTGCCCTTCTTCGTTAATGCAACGCTAACCGTTGAACCATCAAAAGAAAGACTACTCCTGGCAACCTTATTGCTGTCGCTGGAATCCGTAATAACCAACTTATCGCCACTTGCAACAGTTGTGTCAGCAGTAATCGTGCCACTATTTGTTATTTTTCCATGCGTGTGGTCACTAGCAGCAAATGTAACCCAAGTACCAGCATTGGTTAACGCCTTTGTTGCATCACTCCCAAATACAACACTTGAACGAACAACATAACCACTTGCGTTCGTGGTTACGAGTTTCATCCCACTCGCAACGGTTGTGTCGTCAGTAATCGTTCCAGCACTTGTAATGTTGCCGTGTGTGTGTGCAGACAGTGCGAAATAACTAATATCTTTCTCTGAGGCGGTGCCAAGTGTTGGTCTGTTTAATAAATCAGTGTATGTACCGGTCTTTGCGATTTTGTGAAGTTTTATTGTGTCGCTAAACGATTCTGAACTTGCCGTTGCTTGGGCTGTTGATACGTTTGTGTTTAATGTACCAACAGTTGGTATTGTCGGTGTACCAATCAAGTCACTATAGGTGCCAGTCTTGGAAATTTTGTGCAAGTTAATCGTACCACTAATTGTTTCTGTTGCCGCTGTTGCTTGTGCTGTTGTTGCGGTTGTACTTAATGATGGTTTGTCAGTTAATTCGTTATAAGAACTAACACCGGCACTTCCGGCTGCTGCTTGTATAGCGTTGTATACACACTTTGCAGATGGATATTGATTATCAGTGCTTCCGCTTGTTAATGAAACAACTTTATTAATACTTAATTCATAAGCATCATTTCCAAATGTCCATGTTGGTGTGTCGCCATATAACTTTATCCAATATAATTTATCGGAAACACAATAGAAATAATAATAATTGGTATCAACATGTGAATAAACATAACACCTGTCATTATAAAAACAAACTGGTATTTTATTATCTGATATTGCAGCTATAACCTGCGTAGCTGTAGTTGTACCATAAGTAACAAGGAACACCTTATCTTCAGGTATACTTGCTGTTATTGCCGCTAATTTCGTTGAAAGCGTAACATTATTACTATCAAGCACAGCATCTTCATGCGTCCTGGGATAAAACTTCTCACCAGTGTTCTTATCTTTTAACCAATCTATTGTCATTTTTACTTAATGCCTTATTCATTATAAATATCAAATACCATCAAGTTCATTCTCAGGGTGTGGGTCTGGGTCTGGTATTTCTTCAAAATCCTCAGGAACATCAACATGTGGTTCTGCCAATAATACGCCATCTAAATAATAGCTTTTACCCAGTGAAATTTCTTTCCCATATATTTCATTGCTGTTCTTCCTTTTTAAAACCATCCCATCTTCAGCTTTAAGAATGGTTATATTGCTAATCCCATTATAAAATAATTCTGTTGTCATTCGTGTGTGTTATTTGTTAATTTAATTTACAATATCATCAACCATTAATGTTGCATATGTGCTCCATCCAGATGCTCCCTGGTATGCTGATAGATACCCTTGAGGAACATGTATCGTTAATTTATCTGCTTTTGTGGCTAGGCTACCAAAAAGGCTTCCACCTGCTGTTGGTGGCGTAGTTGGCTTTACATATACATGTTTATTTGGTATTGTGTTTGGTATTACATTGATTTGCATGTCGAATGCGTTTGCCCCAACTGATGTTACTGTGCTTGGTATTGTTATTTCACTGACGCCATATATTGAACAACTAAAAGCATAATTTCCTATCGAGGTTACGCCTTCTGGTATATTAATTACGCCGCTTAACAAATAACAGTTTCGAAACGCACTGGCTCCAATTGATGTAAGTGTGCTTGGAAATTGAATTGATGGTAATGACACACAAGTTTGAAATGCATTGGCACCAATTGTTGTTAACCCACTTGAAAAAGTAACAGAAGATAATGCGTTACACCCATCAAATGCGGAAGTGCTAATTGTTGTTACAGCACTTGGTATAGTAATAGATTCTAATAATTGGCAAGACTGGCAAAAATATTGATTTACATTTGTTATTTTTGTTGGTATATTTACTGATTTCAGGTTGATGCAACTTGCAAAGATATAAGTTCCAACGCTTGTTATCGTATCTGGTAATTCAACATGTGTTAATTTATAACAAGCCCTAAATGTATCATTGCTCAAAGTTGTTACTCCAGATGGAACATTTATTGCTGTGAGTTCTCTACAACTATATAGTACTGGAAAAGTTGTTACGCTATCTGGCAAAACTAATCTCTTTAAATTTCTACAACCATTAAATGAACCTGGACTTGTTATACCATCTGGAATAACTAATGATGTAATTTTTCTTGTTCCGGCACCAATATTTGTTTTTGTTGTTCCATAATTGGTTGAAAATATGTGTGGAGCACCAGTTCCTCCGCCAACACTAACAGAACAACCCGATGGAATTGACACACTTTCACAATTCCATATAAGCAAAGAACCTAAAGTTCCACTTAATCCACTCCCGAATTCAATTTTTGTTATCAACCCACTAAAATATAATGGGGTGGATAAATAAGAATAGCCAAAAACTGTTGGATATCCACTTGATGACCATGGTTTAAAGGTAGCCCCATCAAGTGGAATATACCTGACACAATATTTTCCGGTTTGTTGGTATGTATGATAAAGAGTTGCGGATGTTGCTGTGCTTTGAAACATTTCACTACCGTCACCCCAGTCAACCTTTAATTTTGTTGCACTTGACAGACTTGAATATGTAATACCAATTGTTAACTGAAAGTCATATTTAATATCAATATAGAATCTTGTTGCGCCATCATCTGTTGTATATGTTTGACCAATAACAGGCCCGAACCCATATTTTCTAACAAATGCCTGTGCGTTTGCGAGGCTCATTTCCCACCCTGTTGGTGTTAATCCTGGAAATGGTGGGTTTGCTGGCTCTTGTGTTAAGTTGAGGAAATCTTGCAACGAATATTCATAATAAATGGTACCAGTGTGGTCTATATAATACACCTTATTTGGGTCATCCATATCCGAACCACTACCACCTTCAATTTGTCTGATTTTGGATGCATATCGGTCAAATGAAGCATCTCCAACTTCGACACCCATTCCTTCTATTGCGCTTTTTATGGCTGTTTTGCAGGATAATATTTGTTGTAATTTTGCCTCTACACTCATAACATCGTTTCCTTATGACTATTATAAAATATAACTAATTATTCAAGACTTTCAATAAATGTTTAAAGTGAATCATCTTCAGCTTCAAGGCTTGCTTCAAGCTGATTGAACTCTGCTCTAAGCCCTCTTCTGTAAGCATGCCAATCACCACCATATTTTTCATCATATTTGGTCATATCCTCACCATCATCTTCTTTGCTTGTCAGATAATCAAGGCTTTGAAGCTCTGCCTGAATTTCTACCATCCTATTCCTCTTAATATCATCCTCTGTTGGTACATATGGGGTTTCTGTTGCTTCCTCATATCCCCATTCCAATAATTGTTCCTCAGTTGGGACACCACTGAAAAACTTGCCATTATGTGTAACTGTTATGCTACCACCATAATACCCTTTCCCTGTGTTTCTATTTATGTATTTCATATATTATATGTTTAATCCTAAATTAAATCTTTGATTATCTATTTGCTGGTTGAAAACCATTTCTTCCTCAGTTAATTTTCTATTGTATTTCCTTATACAATATAATCTACCGCCATTACCCCTTTGTGCAACACGTGTGTTATTTGTGTTATTAAGATAATAGTCAACAGTTCCAGTATTTGTTATTCTTTGACCATTTACAACCAATAAACTATCACCGTTATATGAGAAACAATACGTGTTTCCAAATGGTGCAGTTGTTAGTGGGATTGTTAGCCTGTAATTGGCGTTGTTTGTTAAAAGATAATTTGTTGAATATCGGCCAAACCCAAACCCAAGCGTTGATGACGTATTTCTGTTTATATATAATATCGTATTAACAGAACCAGTGCTTTCATAAAAAACAATTTCAAATGTCGAACCGCTTGTTTTAATTACTTCATTGTCAGCAACATACATTTCACATGGTGTTATAAGGTGGTCTTCCCCCCATGTTGCATTATCGCCACTTATAGTTACATATTCCTGGTTGCCAATTAAATCAACCCATTTCGTTAAGTCTGTTGTTCCTCTGTTTATACCATCCAATTGGAATACAAGCCCATTCTGGATATAACTATATTCATTTATGCCGTTAGATGAGTCATTGATTACAGTCCACCCAGTTGGTATGCCGCTTCCACCGCTTGGCCAATCTGTGGCACCCTGTGCTTTCACAAATGTTCCAGTTGGAGAAACATAAGCTAACCAAGCAGCTATCGGGTTATTTGTACTTCTACTTGTTGCCAGGCATTTTACATAATTAAGGCTGGTGCAACCACTAAACATTGAATAATAAGACCTTGCACCAATGCTTGATGAAAGCAGGTCTGGCGCTTTTGTTAGTGAAGTACAACCTTTAAACATACTGTCTTGGCTTGATTGATATACACTTGACGACGGTATATCTGGTGCACTAATAAGATTTGTACACAATTCAAACATACTAGCCATGCAACTAAGCCCATAATTTGTTGGAAGTATTAAGCGTTCTGCGTTTACAAGATTAGTATTGTTATAAAATAATGCTTTTAAATAATAGTCTACACGCCCCCCACTTCCTATTGAAGTGTATCCAATGAAATTATCACCCCTAAAAAGCGATAAGCTGTTTCCATATACATCAAATGCTGCGGTTGATGTGAATCTTGAATATACTGATGAATTTGCATATTGAGTACCACTACCCTTCCATAATATCTTGTATCCTTGTGACACAACTGGTGTCGTAATAACTATTTCACTATTATTTACATTATTTGTAGTAACCCATGTATTTCCATTATCAACACTATAAGAAACACTTGAAAGCGATGTAGTTGTTAGTTCGCTTGGAATTGTTAAAGTAAACGTTCCACTTTCCAAAGCCTTAAATGTCAAATATTGCTCATCGTAACCGTTTATTTCAACAACATTCCATCCAGTTGGGATACCGTTTGCGCCACTTGGCCATGTAACACCATTCATTTTATAAAATGTACCACCAGAAGGAACATTAGTCATCCAAGAAAGTAACGGGTTGCTTGATTCTGATTGGCCAAGGTCTTCAGCAAGGCATTTAACATATCTTAAATTCGTGCAGCCAGCGAACATTGTTCTATAACAAGAAGAAACCAATTTTTTTGCCGGTAACAATGGTGCATTTACCAGAGAGGTACACCCTTCAAACATATGGCCATAACACCACACTCCCAATGTGGTTGATGGAAGGGCTGGCGCATCTGTTAGTGACGTGCAGTCCATAAACATGTAGGAATAACATGCGTAAGCAAGATTTTCAACATTAAGGGGTGTTGTGTTAACCAACGATGTGCACAAGTAAAACATAGCACAGTAACAGGCACTTGAAAGTGTTTGGCCAGAAATGTTCGGCATACTCGTTAATGATGTACATTCCCCAAACATTTCATAATAGGCATAACTTGGTATCACTATAGCTGGCAAATCTGGTGCCTTAGTTAATGATGTGCAGCCATAAAACATATCATAATAGCAATAATTTGCCAACATTGTTGCTGGAAGTTCTGGTGGTGCTGCTAATGATGTGCATCCACTAAACATCTGACGATAGCAACTTGCTCCCAATATTGCTTCTTGGAAATCTGGTGCTTTTGTTAATGATGTGCAACCATTAAACATATTATAGCAACTAGCGTTTGAAACGTTTGTTGCTGGCAACTCTGGTGCTTCTGTAAGTGATGTGCAGCCGCAAAACGTAAAAGCATATCCACTACTTGGTACACTGTTAGCTGGCAATTCTGGTGCTTTTGGCAATGAAGTACAGCCATAAAAAGCATACATATAATTGGCACTACCAACCAGATTGTTTGCCAATTGATTTGGTGAGGTTTTCAATGAAGAACATTTATAAAACAAGTTTCCACACCCGTAAGAATGAACCTCTGTTGCCGATATGACTGGAGAATACTCTAATCCAGAATTCATCTGGAATATTCTGAAATAGGCATAATCTGGGCATTTTCTTGCCGGAAATATCATGTTCTTCGCAGACACCAATTTGCTATCAGCGCTTCCTTTATAGAATAATAAGGCAAAATTATGAGAAGAACCATTTGCAAATTCTTTATTGGCCAAGAAATTATCACCATAAAGAAGTGACATTATGTTTCCACTTATACTATATCTGCCACTACTTGTAAAGTTAGAAACCAAAGGAAGTCTGTTTGCTGCGGCGGTACCAAAAACCAATTGGCTGTTTGCCATTGAAACACCAATTCCCTTCCACAGAACATTATGGCCCTGTGCAATTGTTGGTGTTGTGATAACGACTTGTGTGTTGTCTGTGTTGTTTGTTGTTGTCCAGGTTTCTCCACTATCAATGGAATAGCTCACTGATGTAAGAAGAGACGTGCTGACCCCACTACCAATTGTAAGCGTAAAGGTTCCAGAATCCAATGCCTCGAATGTTAGGTATTGGTTCAGATAATGAAAATATATATCATCACATGTATCTCTTCTTCTTTCCAGTCCCATAATTATTAATTCTAAGAGCTAATATCTGTTACATCAATTCTAATTGCTGCAAGAACCCAAGTGTTTCCGTTATATATTGCATTAATTTCATATGTTGTGTTTGCATCAATTGAGAATCCCTCATTTGCATATATGTTTGGTCTTATACCACTAATCGGGCTTGCTTCAAATGATACTAACGGGTTTGAACCAGTTGTAAAATTGAATATAACTTGGTTAATATGGCTTGTATCACCCACACTTGGTAATGTTATTGCAAGGGTTGTTACAACATCATCAAAATGATAATAAGAATTTTCTTCACTGTTTAAGGTTGTTCCACTTGCCTCAATAACTTCGAGTTTCTTTTGTGACTTTGTTGTTCCGCTTCCCAATATTTCATCAAGAACATCCTCAATATCGCCAATAAGTTCATCAACACCAATGTTTTCTCTTGCTTGTGCCTGTTGTTCTGGTGTTAATGTTTGTTCCAAAATTGAAACACTTTGTGTCTGTGGGTCATAGTCTGGAGTGCTTGCTGTTGATTGTGTGTTCTCATGGGCAACCATATCAGACAATATGTCATACAGGCATTTTGCAGATGGATATTGTGTGTCAGTACTTCCGCTTGAAATTGAAGTTATTTTATTTGATGTGTCCTCTTTTCCACTAATATCATTTGGGGTTGCATAATATTCAGTCCATTCACCCCATGCTCCTCTTGAGAATAGTCTATAGCAAATCCCACCTTGGTATATTAAAATTTCTTTACTTTGACTTCCAACATATGTTTGTATTAAAATACCTTTCTGATTTCCCAACTCAACCTTATAGATTCCATCTTGGTTCACGTCAATTGTTGATATGTCCGTGTCGTTTGTTTGGGCTATACCATCAAATGATATTCCAGATAGTGTTGTTAAAGACGATTCAACGTCTCCTGAGTAGGAGATTAAAGAAGACGTTAGATTTGTCAATACACCACCAGCATAATTTGCAAGACCATGCAATTTTGAAATTGACGTTTCAAAAGTATCACCAACAGCCGGAACAGAATTATCAGTTGCTGCTACATAACTTGAACTTAATGCAGAAGGCGGTGTGACATTGCTTGATATTGTTATGACACCATTCTTAGCCTTAACAGTTGTACCACCGGCCCCACTAATTTGTATGCCACCTGATTTTGCACTATTTTCGATGATGTTAACGTATGGGTCAGCAACATCACTGGTTGCATTTGTCGTTGCCGTTTGCACACCAACAACTGGAATTGCCGTATAGTGTGTATCCTGTGGTGTTTTAAACGTACAATTACTTTGTCCGACTGTTAGCTTATAGGTTGCATTAGCTTGTAAATTCACCTGTGGGTTATCAGTGGTCCCAGTTATAGTAACTGCATGTGTATGACCACTTCCAGCAAAGTATTCTTCTGGCTTTGAAGCTGCCGTACCAAGTGTTGGCTTGTTCTTAATATAGTCCGGTTGGGTTGTACCAGTTTGTGTCCAGTTTGCCTGTGTTTGTGCAGTCAAATATGTATTTGAGTCTAATGAACCATCACCCTTCACAAATTGTGAAGATGTTCCTCCACTTGTAATGAATTTTTTGGCTTTTACTTCACCATTAACCTCCAATTTTGTACTTGGATTCATGGTTCCAATTCCGACATTACCAAATCCATTTTGTAAAACAAGGGGTCTATGGTCTTGTGATTTTGCTGAATTTGAAACAAAAATTTCACAATAATCAACAGTTGCGGTTTTACTTGTTATGAAAATATTTGCAACAGTTGAAGTGCCCTTAGAAACATCTAAAAATGAATTTATCTTACCAGTATCATCAATTGTTACTGTGCTATTTTGTATTGCGCCACCAGTCCCATCAAACCTGACGACAGCATTATCAGTTGATGTTACCTTGTCTATCTTTGTTGCTAATTGCCCAGATACGGCAGATTGAGCGCGTTGGTTTGTAAAATAAAGGTTTGTACTTCCTTCTGGTACATTATCAGTAGTTCCTGGGCTTGCAACGATTTCAGAATATGCGCTTCCACCCCACCTATATGATTTATTGTTATCACCTAAGTCTATGTATATCTTTCCACTCTCACCAGTAATGACACCTGAATATGTATTTCCTGTTTTTCCAGAATAGAATTTTCCATCACCACTATTATAATATCCCTCAACAACATCATCGACATATGATGGTAATTGTGTTGATGGCACTTTACCATTTGAGTCTAGAGTTGCAACTTTTGCACTGTTACTATACAAACAACCATCAGCACCAACATATGCAGTGTCGTGGCTATATGTTGTTAAAGACCCGCCAGCAGTTGTTTGTGCCGTGGTTCCTATAAGGAATATTTTACTGTCTGTGTTATCAGAACATGATTCAGTTGTTGTGTCTTGACCAGGAATATCTAATGCTGTAATATCTGATTTTGTGACAGCAGTCACACCAGAAATGTGACCGTATTGTGATACACCAATTTTATAGAATCCACTTGACGGGCTTCTTGATGAACTATCACCAACATGATTTTCCCACGACGTTATTTGTGTGGCAGTAACAAACTTGTTTGTGTGGTTTGTATCATCAACCAAATCAGAAGACAATTTATTTGAACTTGTGATTGGTGCTTGGAAACTTGCCCACGTTCCACTGTTTGTTAGCGCTTTTGTCGCATCTGTGCCAAACGTAACGCTTGAACGAACAACATAACCACTTGCGTTCGTGGTTACGAGTTTCATACCACTTGCAACGGTTGTGTCGGCTGTAATTGTGCCACCACTTGTAATGTTGCCGTGTGTGTGGGCAGAAAGCGCAAAATAAGAAATATCTTTCTCCGAAGCCGTACCAAGTGTCGGTCTGTCTAACAAATCGGTATATGTGCCGGTTTTTGCAACCTTATGAAGTTTAATCGTGCCACTAAGCGACTCTGAACTTGCCGTTGCTTGGGCTGTTGATACGTTTGTGTTTAATGTACCTGGTGCGGATGGTATTGTCGGTGTGCCAATCAGGTCACTATACGTACCAGTTTTTGCAACCTTATGTAAGTTAACCAAACCGGTAAGTGTCTCATCACCACTTGTTGCTTGCGCAGTTGTATTCGTTGTATTAATCCTAGGCCTGTTTGACAATGAATCGTAGGATGTTATTGCTGAGCCGCTAACAAGGTTAATCGCATCGAAAACACATTTTGCAGACGGGTATTGTGTATCTGTGCTGCCACTTGATAGATTTGTTACTTTATTCGAAACATCTTCTTTTCCGCTAATATCATCAGAAGTTAAATAAAAATCCTGCCAGGATTGCCAAGAACTTCCTGTATATAGTCTATATTGTATTCCACCTTTGTATACAAGAATTTGTTTCAGTTGGTTGTTATCAACGCCAGTAACCAAGACACCGGTACCAATAGTAATCACCCCACGAGTTTGTTCACCGCCTTTTATGCCACCACTATTTGCACGGAATAAAACCTTATATACACCATGGTCCAATTCATCAGCAGCAGACCAGTCGGAACCCAAAACCTCAACCACGTCATCAAATGATATTCCAGACAATACTGCCAACGATTCGTCGACATCGCCAGAATGTGCAATTAATGAATTCGCCAATCCATGCAATTTCGAAATTGATGTTTCAAATGAGTCTCCAGTAGTAGGGGAGGAACTGTCAGTTGCAGCCACATAAGACGAGCTTAATGCAGAAGGTGGTGTGACATCACTTGAAATTGTTACAACCCCGTTTTTGGCTTTAACACTCGTTCCACCAGCACCACTAATTCGTATGCCACCTGATTTAGCGCTGTTCTCAATAATGTTAACATATGGGTCAGCAACATCGCTGGTTGCGTTCGTTGTGGCTGTCTGAACACCAGCAACCGGTGTTGCTGTATAGTGTGTATCTGGTGGTGTCTTAAACGTACAATTACTTTGTCCGACTGTTAGTTTATATGTTTCATTGGCCTGTAATTGTACCTGTGGGTTGTCGGTACTTGCTGTTATAGTAACTGCATGAGTGTGGCCGCTTCCAGCAAAATATTCCTCAGGTTTTGATGAAGCCGTACCAAGCGTAGGTTTGTCAAGCAAATCACCATATTTACCTGTTTTTGATATTTTATGTAAGCTAATTGCACTGCTAAATGATTCGGAACTTGCCGTAGACTGTGTTGTTGTTGCAGTTGTGGTTAACGTGCCAACAGTTGGTATTGTTGGTGTACCAATCAAATCACTGTATGTACCAGTCTTGGCAACTTTGTGCAAACTAATTGCGTTGCTAAATGATTCAGAACTTGCAGTTGCCTGTGCGGTTGTTGCAGTTGTGGTTAACGCACCAACAGTTGGTATGGTAGGCTTGTTCAATAAGTCATCATAACTACCAGTCTTTGATACCTTATGAAGCTTAATGGTTCCAGTTATTGTTTCATTAGAACTTGCAGTTAAGCTAGTAGTGTTATTTGTGTTTAAAATTGGAAGATTTGAGAGGCCTGTATAAGATGAGATAACAGAACCACTAACCAAATTTATTGCATCGAAAACACACTTTGCTGATGGGTATTGTGTATGTGTGCTGCCACTGGATAGGCTTGTAACCTTATTGGTGGTTCTCTCCATAACACTAATCTTTGTCGAGAGGGTATTGCCATTACTGTCAATAACGGCATCTTCGTGTGTTATGGGATAAAATTTAACCCCAGTTATCGTATCTTTTAACCAATCAATTGTCATGTCTAATTATCTTCTTCTTTATAAATACATCATACAAGCAAAATTAATCATAATTTTTAGTGTTTTAACAATTGATTAATTTTAATCCGTTTCATGCCATATTATTAATCAATCTTGCACAGTAATCTGAAACATTACATCCCACACTTTCATCTGTTGTTTGATTGTAATATGCCATATTGTTTAGTTTCTCCCATTTTACTTGAGTATTAGTTTTTAAATATTATTATCAGCTAGTTTAATCCATTTCACCCATTAACGCCATTGGTACTATATCAAAATCTATAGTTCCATCAGTACCTCTAAAAAATATAACAAAATTACAATATTGCCATTCACTGTCGCCACTAATGGTTTGATGAGTTGATAGTACTCCAGTATTGTCAATACTAACAGTTACACTGTAATACTCTCCATCTGTAAATGTAAGAGATGATGAAATTAGAGAAGGAGAGTGATGCCCATCATAAGATATACCACCAGATGCTGTATGTATATCTGAAAAAGAAAGAGTATTGTAACTAACAAAAACACGAGACGCCTCACTAGACAAAGATAAAGGCTGACCGCCCCAATTACTTATAAGCCCTATACCGGCTTCTTGAAGGGTGCCATCAAAAGTGTACTGATATGAAGTATTTCCTGCCCAAATTAGCTCTCCGTTTCCAAGCATTTTATTAGTACATCTAAATCCTCCTCCACCACCACTTATTTGTCCAATTTTATTTGCATATTGGTCAAGTGGGGCATTACCAACAGTAACACCCTTTGATTCAATTGCAGCCTTAATATCATCTTTGGCTACTAATATTTCTAATGCTTTGCTTGCTACACTCATAATGCTTAAATTAATAATTTATTTCACAACATTGCCAGCAACAAAAGGTGTTCCATTTGGGCTTGAGTAAAATTGATGACCTATTATATCGTAAAGACCAACCACATTGTCTGGGCTTATACATGGGACAAAGTTCCTAACATCACCAATTGTCGCGCCATATATCTTACCATAGACGGAATAAGAATCGTTCATGCTTCTAATCCATGAACTTCCTAATAGTGTAATATATGTTGATGTTGTAAATGTATCTTCTGCAACGGTCTGTTCGAAATTGCTGTTTATTTTAAATGTGTTTTTGTTTATTTCAATTTTTATCCTCTGGTTACCTGTTGCCCTTGTATATGAAGTTGATGTGGTGTTATATGTGAAATATATAGCGTTTGTGCTGAACCTATATAAACAGACTCTTGGTGTTTCCTGGTTTACTACAGGATAACCACCAATTAAATAACTATTAACACTCGCATTCGTTGTTGGAATATAAACGTCTAATGTCATTTGAATATCGCTTGAGGCAAGAACACCAGTGTTTATATATGCATTGCTTGTGTTTTCAATGTATTCTACTTGTTTATAGCCAGCCGGTAGATAATCCCTCATATCATTAATTACGTTCCAACTGCTTGGGATTCCGCTACCATCACGACCCCATGTTGCGTTTACATTTTTTACAAACGTTCCGCTACTTGCAACACTATCCAACCACACCCATGTTGAATTTGATTCCCACTGTGTTGCTAAACACTTAACATAATTTAATTTGGTGCAATGCCTAAACATGTTTGAATACGAATAAGAGCCTAGAGTCAAAGATGGCATGAATGGTGTTTCTGTAAGGTTAGAACAATTTATGAACATAGATTGGCAAGAGTATAGTGCTTGTGTTGCGGAAGGTAATTCTTTTGGGGCGTGCACTAAAGAAGAACAGCCACTGAACATATTGGCATAGCAACTTGTTCTCAATGTTGTTGCAGGAAGTATGAGATTACTTGCATCAACCACATATGTATTTCCTTTAAATAAGTTATTGAATACACTATTTGCCGTAAATGTAACCTTGCCTACAAAGTTATCTCCATATATCAAAGACATTATATTACCATAAACTTTGAATGTACCAGTTGCCGTGAATGTGGTGTTTATTGATGACGCTGTCTTTTTCCAAAGAATTTTCTCTCCAGAGTGTAGTGTGGGAGTTGCCGTACTTGCAGCCAATGATGTCCAGGTAATTCCACCATTTAAACTATAATATGTGGAAGCCGGAATACTAAACGTAGCATCCTCTAAAGCTTCAAACGTTAAATATTGTTTTTCATATGGAACTAACTTGCATTCTCTTCTCCTATCCAGCGTAATCATGGTTTCAAATTGTTGTTGAGCTTATTACGATTGCTGCAAGAACCCAAGATTCGCCATTAAAAATTGCATTGATTTCATAAGTTGTGGATGCTTCAATGGAAAAACCGTCTTGTGCATATATGTCTGGTGTATTTCCATCGATTTCGGTTGCTGTAAATGTTACACCAGGGCTTGAACTTGTGGTAAATGCGAATACAACACTTGTCAGGTGCGTCAAATCTGTTGGTGCTGGCAATGTTATTGCCAGCGTTCCAACTTCATTATTAAATTTATAATAGGTACTGGTGGCAGCACTAAGCGTGGTGCCGCTTGCACTTTCGACAACAACCTTTCTTTGCAGTGGAAGTGTGTCTTCTCCAAGTACCGCATCAAGGATTTCCTCTATGTCATTGCCATAACCACCTTCAGGAGCCGTTCCTGCTGATGCCTCGTGAGACACAACATTCTCAAGCTCCGTCTTTGTATAGAATGTCGACTTAATTTTATTCCATAGTGTGGTTAAGCCAGTATCGTCTAGATATTGAATCATATTGATTTTTCTCCTCTCTTAATATATAGCCCTAAATGCTTATTATTCAAGCTAACTTAGGGCATTAATAAACGCATCTGTTATCGCACTCATTTCACTTTCCCTAACAAATTCAGTGGTTCCTGTACCAACAAAGTTTGTGGTTACCCAACTGCTTGTGGCATAACTTGATAAGTCAACAAAACCACCCATCACATCCCACTTGTATGATACTGGGTTTGTGGAATCATCTTCAACACATACAACGTTTGAACCTGCTGGGTATGTTTTTGGGTTGTCCGGGTCATATTCCTTGAATCTACTATCAATAGTAAAGCTATCGGAAATGTTGTACATATCTCCAAGAGTTGCCTCAGACATTGTTATTCCAGCGAGTTGTGCAAATGTCTTTGTTCCCTTAGGTGTTACTGCGCTTGCAACTTCTGCATCAATAAGGTCAGTAATTGCCGATGTTAGGTCTGCTTGTTTGTTTGTAAGACCTGTTGGACCAAATGTTGTATTACCAACAACAATTGACTCGATTGTATTAACCTGTGCACTATATGCAACACTAGATAATTTTTGAGCCCATTCATAAGACAATAAACCACCATGAGTTTTGGTTGCATTTGGTATTGAAATTGTTGCAAGTATTTTTGAGTCTTTAATCTGGTGTCCCTTTGAATCATAAACCACACCAACTCTGTCTACAACAGTTACTCCAGTATCTGCACTCAATCCAGCATATGTTGTTGGCGTTGCACCTGATGTGTCTACGGTGTATAGACCACTTCCTGTTACTGGTGTGTAGTGCTCATCTGCATTGTTAACACCAGATTTATAATAAACCTTGCCACTAATAATTGGCGCTGCCGTAAGACCGTTAGTAGATGCTGTTATGGTACTATCTGTTGAAACAAGACCAAATGTGGTGTTGGATGCTTTTCCGAGGGTCATCGTGTTAGCAGAAACACCCAAAACGTGACCCTTTGCATCTCTACCTACTGTTACAGATGTCACCACACTACCGGTTGTTGTGGTCGTTGATGTTGTCACTGATAGTGGAATTTCTGTTTCACTACCTGATATTTCGTGGTCGAAATCTGGTGTGTAGTGTCCGGCAAGTGTTGTTCCCTCTGTTGCACCGGCTTCAATACTATTCAGTTTATCCTTGTCAGCAACGGTCATTAGACCCATGCCACCACCATTTGTCTCTGTTGAACCTGAAACTCGCCCAAGAACGTATGTGTTTCCTGTTATATTAATTACGTGGCCCTTACCGTCAAGACCAAGCGAGATATCCATTGGGATGCTATAGGTTGTACCACTAGCAAATGCGCCATGAGCAGTTAATGTTATTGGTGTTGCCGTTGGGCTGTCTGGTGTGTAGTGGCCTTCATATGTTGCATGAATGTCCTGATAGTAAGGAATACCATTTTTGATTGGTGTTGCTGTATAAGCTGAAAGTACGTTGTCTTTATTAATAGTACTTGTTGTATAAACAACACCAGATGTTGCACCATTTGCCAATCTATTTGGTGCATAAGAACCACCACCAGCAAGCTGGTCAATCTTTTCCTTATCCTCTGCTGACATCAAACCGGCAGAACCACCGACACCCTCTGTTGATGGGGTTGCTTCCGGTATGTCGGTTCTAATCGTCACCTTACCTGTTTCACCAGAAATTACGGTATATCCAGCACCAGAGAATTGCTGATGGCTTTTTACTGAATCATTCTGAACAAAATTTAGGTATGGGTTTAAGACTACTTGGTGAGTATCCGTCTTTCCAGTACTTGAACTTGAAACAACTATTTTCCCATCAGCCCTAAGTTTGATTTTCGCCCATAGGGTTTGTAACCCTTGTTCGTCTAAATATTTTTTTGTTGCCATATTTATTGAATTGTTTTTAAAAAATTATGTACATATTATATCAATATCCGCATCTGGGATTGAATTTATTGTGCAGCCACTTCCACCACCGCCTCCGTTTTGAAGATACTCAAAGACTTCCGGAAGAGTATCGATAACCCCGTTATCGGTATCCTCAAGAAGCAGGGTATTAAGTTCTTCAGCGGTTGCGTCTATTTTTTTAGCTCTTACTAACATTCTTCAGTGGTTGTTTTATTATTGTTTTATTATTTAATTAGATTAATTCAATGAAGTTACCATCTTCATCAAGCACCATTTCATCATTTTCATCCATCAGATAGACTGGTAATGGACCACCAAGCAATATATCCATTTCTTCATTTGTAAGCGTGTTCATTGACTCAGCCATATTGTAAACAACACTACTTGCGATTGGGTTTGTGCTTGCGCTAACAGGTTCCTGGTCAACGGTAATACTTATAACGCCATCGCTAACATTAATATTGTCCCCAACCTTTACGATTCCGTATCTTGTTTTTGATGCGACACCGATTACTTGGTTTGTCCAAACGTCACCGTCTTTTGCGAGTACCTCATATACCTGATTCGGGTCTTCATCTGTAACTCTAACTGGTATTCCACCATCTAAAGAACCGGCACATATTGTAATCTGTGACTTCGTATACCCACCACCACCGCGTGAACAAAACTTTGCTTCAAGTATTATTGGTTGTTGGTGGCTAGCAGAAACAAGGGCTATTGCACTACTTGTTGTGGCTCCTCCATCTGGCAATTCCCACACATTATCATATGGTTGGTATAATGAAAGATTAACTGGTGTTGAGCTTGTAATGTTGTCATAAAAATAAACTTCAAGGTCTTCTGGTGCATCTGGAACATACACATAATATGCTGATGCTATGTTTTCATAATCAAGTGATATTTTATGGTTCCCCATTTCACTTGTTGTTTGAGATGTTTGACCAGTTGCGGTTGCGTGTAACGTATATGTCGAACATGATAGGTGTGCTGCTTCTGCGTTAAGCGAAAGCACATCTCCATTTGTGTCAACAAAGCTCAAATGTGTAACTTGTGTTTCCTCTGTGTCTGCTGTTACCGGCTGTGTTAAATCTGGTATGTGTTGTGGTGTTCCGCTAATAACTTGATAATCTGAAATCTCCCATATTAGATTTTCCCCATCAGGTTGCCAATCTCCATGTAATGTAACAAGTACACCATCAACAAGTGTTTGGATATAGCAAGAATCTTGTGGTTCGCTTCTATCTATTTCCCCATAGAAATATTCATTATCAACAAGTTGTATGTCAGATATTGCTGATAATGGGAAATTATTCAGTCTATCAATAATTTCACCATCTTTTTCATTTATGTATGTATAAAGATTTCCGCTAACCGTTGTTGTATATGCGCTTGCTGAGTCAACTCTTGAATTAAGCTCGTCTATTGCTGTTATTGTGTTTGAGCTAAAAATCTTTGTTTCTCCGCTTAAAACGATTATTTTGTTCAGTAATACTGCGTCTCTTTCATCCACATAATCATATAACGCGCTCACATCACCGCCCATATAACCGCTCAATGAATTTATCTTGTCATTAAGCGCATCGAAATCATCATCAACCTGTGTTTTCAAATCACCTATAACCGTAAAGGTGTTTGAACTTAAATTGTTGATTTTATTATCAAGTCTGGTTGTTTGTTGTGTTAATTCGTTTCTAATTTCAACCTTAAATTCCTCAAGGTTATTATAAAGAGAAATTGTTGATGAACTTAAGGCATTTATATTGGTTATCGCAAATTGGGTTAAATTATCAATATTATCCTCCGCATCTAACATTCTTACCGCAAGATTAAACGGAAGATAAACAAACTCGCCATTACTATTCTTAATACCAATTATCTCATAATTCTTAGCCACGTTAAGTGTTACCTCACCCAACTCCAAATCATTAACATTAGGGGTTTTAGGGCGATTGTTACCGCCAAAATGACGGCTAATTTCAGAGGATGGGTCATGAATGACTTCGTGACTTCTTAAAAGTTGAACCGTAATTTTATTTTTTACTGACATTATTCAATAGCACATTATTATAATATAAATAGTCAATCAGACTAAACTTTTGTTCTATTATTTTTTTCATTTAAAATATTTTTAGTACTTTTGCAGCGAAAAATAGATAAATTTTATGTTTAAATGTAATTTCAAAGACGTTGAGGAGTTAAAAAAATTCCTTAAAGACTCTGATTATGATGAGGTCAAATTCTGCATTGACCCGGATTATATTGACGCAATAATCGGAATATCTGATGAGGGTAAAATCGTTTATGATTATTTTCTTATGGTTGCCCATCTCGCAAAGATATATGAGGCTGATGGCACATCAGAAGACCCTGAAATGGATGCAATTGAATGGATTGACTACAATTGTGATATGCCTTATTGGGAAATCGTAACAACAAATGATGATGGATATATCGAAAGCTTCGTTAGTGAACAATTCGACGATTATATGAAATACATCATTGGAATGAATATGTATGGAATCCTTCTCATAGATAGCGAGAAAGTTACTGAACAAAATATTGATGATATAGAGGAAATTCTTAAAAAAGACGAGGTAGAATACAAAATAGTATGACAATATTCATTATTGATTCGCCATATAAGACAGCAAAGATTTTAGACCCAAAAAGGCTTAACAAGCAAGTTTTGGAATGCCAATGGATGATTGATATGGCAGAAGGTAAAACAAAAGAGAAAAATCATCCAGCATATCTTATGTACAAGAACCATATTGAGTGGATAAAATTATATCAACGTTGCCTATCTTATTACAGGGATTATCTTAAGCACAATGATGGTGATGAGTTGTTAATGTCAATAACATTCTCAAACGAGGCTGATAAGATTAAACCACCATTCTTGTGCCAGGAATTATATGATAACTTCAGAAAGAGGTTATATACAAAGAATCCTGAATATTATTCTGATTTTGCTGAATATGGAAAAACAGAAGCCAATTACTATTTTGTGGATGGCAATTGGCTTAAGTATGAGAATGGCAAAAAGGAGGTTGATAATGGTTTCGCCCTTATTCCACAATAATGTAAAGTTCGTCTCTGATTGGAACTTTTAATACACCATTTGGATATTCACAATCATCATTCTTGAGGTCTTCTCCGAATTTTATTGTGAAGAATCCTCTGTATGTTCCTGGTGTCTGTATTTCCCTCTTTGTAAATTGATAACAAACAAGGAATTGGTCCTGACAACATGTATCATCAAGTTTCTTAATGAATGCTGGAGAATTTGCAACCTTATAAACACCATTTTCAGTATCGGTCATTGAAAATGTTATATCGGCATTCTGTATCATTTCATGGAATTTATGATAATCATGCCTTCCGTCATTTATGACCATCATTGATAAAATTGGCAATACCTTCTGACTTCCTGGTATTGATGTGTCATCTATATGTCTTATAAAGAAATTCATTTGAAACGCATATTATATCAATAAATAGTTGATTAAAGATATTTATATTTAAATAGATAATAATAATGGCTAAGAATCTTGTAAGGATTACAGAATCACAACTCCATAACATCATAAAGGAATCCGTTCGTGGTGTATTAAACACATTAAACGAAGGTTTTAAATCAAATGAATTAAGGCAATGGTTTTCTCAACACGGTGGTGTAAAAAGAATCTATACCGAACCTGAATATGACGGTTTGGTGGATAAACGTGTCTCACAACCAGGACTTGGTGATGTTAAAGATAAGGATATATTATATACAGAAGAGTTTCAGGATATCAAACGACCACTAACCGATGAAGAACTCAGAAGAGAGGAAATAAACAAAAAATGGTGCGAAAAGCAAGGACTTACATATGAAATGCCTGAATTCAAAGTCACAAAGGCAGAAAACCAAGCATTTGAAAAAATGCAACAACTGAAAGCATCAGACAGATACACAAGACAAAGAAGTGATTGGGACATGAAGGCGTTCTTCGTAACATATAAAGCCAATGACGGCTCATGCCTCCTCGTAGGTATAGACAGGGGTGACCCACATAACCCTAACTATGGTTTTACTTGGGGTGGTGAAGTCGACAAGAAGACCGCACAAAGGAGAATGGCTAATGGTTGGAACCATAAAACAAGAAGCGATAGATTCTATGATATGGCAAAAGACACATATTTCCACCAGGGTCCAATGAATGATTTCGGTTTATGGACAAGTGATAATTACAAGGGTAAAATGGAAGACAATAAAAAGAAAAAGGAAAGAATGACACCTGAAGAGTGGAAACAATATGTGAAAGACCAGCTTGAACATAATGAAAATTATTTAAAGAATAGATACGGAAAGTCTTTTAGAAAAAATAAAAAATCAAATTAAAGATATAATATGAAAAGAATCAGGATTACAGAAGATGATTTGAGGGTTATTGTAAAAAAGTCTGTTGGACAATTATTGAGAGAAGAAAATGTGTGGAATAATGGTGAAAATGAGGCCATTACAAACACAAAGGACATGACAATAAAACGCTCCCTACTTGCTGGCATATTTCATAAAAACCATGAAAATGGCAATTGGGAAATTCTTCCACAAAACGGTGTTGATGTAAACAATATGGAAAGCATGAAAAAATATGTCCAAAACAGGTTGGAAATAATGAAAAACCACCTTGATGACACATTAAATGCGTTCGAGAGCAAGATGAACAATCTTGATGAGAATATCCAGATGCAACACACTCAAATTAAGCCAGTGGAGTATGTGTGTGAAGTTTGTGCTGAATTTAACATTCCATCTATGAATGCATCGACTGGAAATCCAAGAATGAGAAATATTGCAGAAGAAGAGGAAAAAGAATTAAGGCCATGGTGTGAACAAAAATATGGAAATGGTTCATATGATTTCCACCCATCATGCAAATTATTAGACTCAAGACCCGTACCAGGCGTCACACATAAATATATTAAGATTGGTGAATTTAAAGCAACTGGATATACCACACGAGTGTCTTTCGAGTTATCTGGATACCAGCTTGGTGGTTTGAGATATGTTGGAATGGTTGTTCCATTTATCAATTCAGAAGAAAGTGGTGGGCAATATGCTGATGTTAAACTCACAGATGAATTTGCAAGCAATATTGAGTTAGCGAATTATCTTAAATCTACAAGTTCAAATTTGAGGTGTGATAGTTGTGGAAGAAAATCAAGCAGGGATTTGTATTTCATTTTCATGGACGAAAATGATAAGTTGCATTATTATGGTAGAACATGTGCGCAAAAAGCGTTTGGTATTGACATCATAAATAAGTTGCAAAATTTCATGGTGGGTCTTGACCACATTGGTGAGATTTTTGCACAAAAGAATGATGATTTTAACATAAAGGAAGATATGATGAAAAAAATTATCGCCTCTATGATGCAATCAAACATTCTGACTGCCACCAAGTTTAAATATGAGCTTGCATATGGTATGATAAATACGGATGAATTCAATGAGTATTTTGAAAAAAATAAGAATGAAATAGACAACAAATACAACGACTTTATAGCAAACGCCCATTCATTCTTTGAAAGCATTGACGATTATTCCAGTGATTTTGACCAAAAGATAAAGGCATTCGGACTCGCATTTACAAGTGGTAACGTTGATTCGTTTCGCAAGGTTCCTAAGTGGGTTATTCCATATGCTCTAAACAAATATTTCAGGTTCGCCACACTACGTGTACGAAATCAAGTTGCTGATGAAAATGGTAACATCATACCATATGGTGAATTTGGAGGCTATAAGACATTCTATGGTACAGTTATAAAAGTAAGCCAGGTTAAAACCTATAACATTATAATGGCAAAGGCTTCCGACACATATAACGGAGAAGAAAAATACGGTATTATGTGGTATGAATTTGATACACCAACCGTATCTGTTGGTGATAAAATTTCAATTTCAGGACCATATAGCAAATATAACCGTAGAGACAGTAAATTTACAGTTATTGACAGGCCAAAAATAGAAAATATTGGAGAAAATGAAATCCAACAATCAATGCAGAAAAATAATTATGATGTTGGACAAAGACTTAGAAATTGTAATGTAACAGTTAAAAAAGTTTTCCAAAATTCAATCATAGTAACAACAGATGATGGTTTTGACTTCTTAATCTACACAATGGAATATGGAACGGATAGAAATAAGTTTGGAATTGATTTTACTGAAGGACAAAAACTAAACGTAACAGGAACAATACAAATGTCGCCAAATAACAGAATCTATCTGAACAGGTGTCAAATAAGTTTGAGTGAATCAATAAGAAAACAAACTAAACTAACTGAAAATTACCTTCATCGGGTTATAAATGAGTCGATTAAGAAAATACTTAGGGAATTGAATCAATAAATAAAATACTATTATAATATGGAAAATAAACAAGTAATTAGATTAACAGAGAGTGACCTTCATAGAATTGTGAAAGAATCTGTAAATAAGGTTTTAAACGAGGAATATGTTTGGTGGGGTGATACAAAGCCACTAGAAACAATTATGTCTGCTTGTGGAGAAATGGTTAAGGGCAAAAATGAAAGTGACTTTGAAGATGTAGACGATAGGGCTGCATTTGACTTATATCAGTGGGCAAATAAGGTTTACGAAGAAGCAGAACAATTCTTACATTGTAATGCACACAACACACCAATTAATGGTGGAGAAAATTGGTAGAAACAAATTAATTGCAAATAATAATGGTGAATCAATTAAGGTTCACCTTTTTTTATGTCATTTTTATTAAATATTCAACATTTTTTAAATTTCTTTATATTTATTTTATGTTATGATACCATTTGACAAGAGAATAAAAGAGATTGAAGAAAAGAGCCAATATTACAAGAATGTAAAGGAGTTCTACAAAAACCACCCATATCTATATAAGTGGTCATTGAAGCATAATGTTGAATTAAAGAAATATTTCCCCAGGAAGAAGATTCAATGTAAATATGAAGATAGGGAAAATAAAGGTATTGATTGTTACATTGCCGGAACAAACAAACTCTATAAACATTATCCATTCATAATTGATGCCCTAAGAGATTTGGACCTTACTTATTATTATGTCCATAAAGTTCTTAATGGAGAAATCGACTCAATTGAAGGATATACATTCGTGAAATGTGAATGAAAAAAACCACCTCGCATTGAAGTGGTTCTTTTTTTTTAATTATACTTCTTCAACTGTCCAACCATCTGGAATTCCACTTTCACCTTCATCCCATTCAACACCAGCTTTCTTGACAAATGTTCCAGTCTCAGCTACATCAACTAACCAATCTATTGTGCTATCCGCACCGAATTCAGTAGCCATACACTTGACATAATTTAATGACGCACATTCATAGAACATATATTCGTAACAACCTTCTACTAATGTAGTAGCTGGCAGTTCAGGGGCGGTAGTTAATGATGTACAACCTGCAAACATTTCACCATAACATGCCTCTGTTAATGTTGTTGCTGGAAGTTCAGGTGCAGTAGTTAATGATGCGCAACCTACAAACATTTCATAGTAACATCCATCTGCCAACGTAGTAGCTGGAAGTTCAGGGGCGGTAGTTAATGATTTACAACCTGCAAACATTTCACCATAACATGCCTCTGTTAATGTTGTTGCTGGCAGTTCAGGTGCTGTTGTTAAGGATTCACAATCAGCAAACATAACACAATAACACCCATCCGCAAGAGTTGTTGCTGGTAATTCTGGTGCCTTAGTTAATAAAGTACAACCAGCAAACATCTCGCAATAACACCAATTAGACAACTCTGTTGCTGGCAAAACTGGTGCCTTAGTTAATGAAGTACAATCAGCAAACATGCATCCATAACACGCATAAGCCAAATTAGTTGCCGGCAATTCTGGCGCCTTAATTAAAGATTCACATTCACTAAACATATATGCATAACATTCATCGGCTAATGTAGTTGCTGGAAGTTTTGGCGCGTTAGTTAGTGATATGCATCCCCTGAACATTTCCCTATAGCATAATATAGAAACATCTTTCGCTGGCAATTCTGGAGCTTTTACCAAAGATTCGCATCTATAAAACATTCCTTCATAACAATACTCTGTTAACTTTGTTGCTGGTAATATTAATTTTGAGGCATCAACAACATCGGTAAATACAAATAAGCCACTAATTATTGTAGAATCGGTTGGGAAGGTTGTTTTTCCAACAAAATCATCCCCATAAACCATTGACATTATATTTCCGGATACATTGAATTTACAAGTTGACTTAAAATAAGAATCCTTATAACGTGTTGAATCTGCTTTCCACAATATTTTATCACCAGCAGATACATCAATGGAAACCTCAATATGGTCTGTTCCGGCCATTAACAAGCCACTGTCAAAAAACCAGTCCTCAAACATTCTGTATTCATCATCGTTGAAACCACCTTGTTTGGTATCATTTTCCTTGGTTCCAACTTGCAAATCTAGAATTTTGCCATCCTCACCACCTGTTCGGCCACCGCCACCGCAGCCACCGCCACCATCATGTGTGTTAACAGTGGTAAACCAGTTTTTTCCATTATCTAATGAGTAGCTGAAACTCTTAAAATCTTCTTTTGATGTTTTATCATCAAGAGAGAAACTAATAGTTCCGTCTTCAAGTATTTCAAGGGTTAAATAATCGTTAGCATAATCATGTCCTCTTGTTACCGGTTGTTTCAGTAACAGTGGTGACTGTCTCAAATCGATAATTTCTTGTCCTTGTTCGCTAAAGAATGCTTGGAGTTCAGTGCGTTTTCTATCAACACGTGTAACTGGAGAGAATTTAATGTCTCTTAATTCTGCTGTTGTTATAAACGCTTCTGAAGGCTTATAGCCATATGAATCATAATATTGGTCTAACATGTATGGTATTATTTATAATAATAAATATTGCCACACTAATTTTTGTTTCTTTCATTGTCGAATTTGCTTGCAAATCCATGTTTTTCGCAAATATCGTTAAACACCCATCTTTCTATGCATAAATTAATTGGGCTTTCTTGTATTTTTACTTTATCGAATTTAACCCCATGTCCTATTGGGACAGAATCTACTTCTTTATTTTCTCTTAGGTATTTTACGCCGTTTCTTAATCTTTTTTCATCAAAACCACATTTTTCTTCCAAATATTTCATTATATTGGATTTTTTAATGATATAGTATTCAATTCCTGTTATATTTTTTTCTGTGATATCAACCCACTCTGGAAGAAGTTCTTTTTTATTGTGATTATTATTGAATCTATAATACATTTGAACCTCTGCATGTGGGTACATTATTATATAATATTTAGTTTTGCTGTTTTTATCAAGAAACCACCCATCAACTTCCTCGCCTTCTCTTGTTATTTGTGAGAGTTCCATTACGTATGTTGACAATGCCAGATTTACGTAATGTGTGCAACACTTCTCGTCAGCCGGCTCATGCTCAATCCCAAGTGATGGTATTGTCAAGTAACCATCTATACCACTTCTTTGTAGTTTACTATCATCACACCTTTTGAAACTCATGCCATTGCAATACATATGCTTATCACAAAACTTTGCAATGGCTTTTTCAATTTCCATGTCTCTTTTTCTTGTTGATTTATCCATACGTTTTCATATTAAATTCATTGCAAAAGTACTAAAAAAATCTGAATTAGGAAAAAAGTTTGATAAATTTGGTTAATTTTGAAAAAACAGTATATATTATTGTATAGACATAACATTATATATGATACCAAAAATAATACACTATTGTTGGATTAGTGGAGAAGAAAACATGCCAGAAGACATCAAAGCCTGTGTTGAGAGTTGGCATAAATACCTTCCTGATTATGAGTTCATAAATTGGAATGACAAAAATTTTGACTGGAACATTTGTGAATTCACAAAACACTGTAGGGAAAATAACTTATATGCATTCTGTTCTGACTATGTTAGGTTTTGGGCTCTTTACAATTATGGTGGCATATACCTAGATTGCGATGTGATGGTTTACAAATCGTTTGATGAGTTGCTTAATTTAAAAAGAATTTTAACAAAGGAAATATATTATAAAGAAAACAACTTTCCAGAGGCAGCAATAATGGGTTGTGAAAAGGGCGATGTGTTATTTGGTAAAGTTATTGAGTGGTATAATAAAACGAAAAAGAGGTTTGATTTAAATAAATTTGTTGTGTCTCCATATGTAATGCGTAGCGTTATCGATAAAAATTACAAGGAAAAAGTTGTTTATTCCCTGGAAGATGTAAAAGATGATGAAAACAAGATATATTTCCTTGACGTTAACAAATATTTCGATAGCGATAGTGAGGATGTTTTTGCCAAACATAATTTTAAAAATAGTTGGCACACCAATTTAATCAAAAATTTTCTTAAACACTCCAATTTCAAAATATTTTTATGCGCTCACAAACCGATTGAAAACTTTTTGCCAAGAAATAAAAGATATGTTATATTGGATGTAACAGGAAATGTTGATAACTCCTGCAATGACAACTTTCATGAAATAATCGACATATCAAAAGATGAATTTGTTAAAACCCACAATGTTTGTTATAGTGAAGGGGCTGCAATGAGATATTTATATAAGCACCCAGATTTAATACCAGATTATATTGGATTCGGCCACTATAGAAGGGTTTTCGTAAGATTTATCGGAATGGAAAACTCAATGCCTAAATTTATTGACAGGAAAAATGCGATAATAAATACTCCGCTTGATTTCACTACAGATTTTAGGATAAATAACAAGGCTGTGGCGAGATACGACCACCCAAGAGAGGATGTAAACGCTTTGATTGAGTGTGTAAAAGAAGTTGCTCCAGAATATTGGGACTCTTTTAATGAGTTTCTTAAAGATAAAAATGGTTATTACTGCAACTGCTTTGCGATGAAAAAGGATGACTTCCTTGAAATGTGTGAATTCTGTTTCAGGGTACTTGATAGATTCGATGAGAAACAGGGTTATAAAAACAATGAAGATGTGAGAAAACACATGGAAAAACTAAGTCAGGAAAAGAAATTAAATATAGATAAGGTAGATTGGCAGTCAAGACTTCAGGGTTTTCTGCTAGAATATTTAACAGACACCTTTTATCGCCATAAATCTTGGATTGATGGGTGTTGTAAATCACAGGCAAAAATGCCAATTATGAGTGTAAATACAAATATTTTATGATACCAAAAATAATACACTACTGCTGGATAAGCAGTGAAGAAAACATGCCGGAAGACATTAAATCGTGTTTGGAAAGCTGGAAGAAACATCTTCCTGATTATGAGTTCATAAACTGGAATGATGAACGATTTGATTGGAACATTTGTGAATTCACAAAATGGCATAGAGAGCATAATGAGTATGCGTTTTGTTCAGACTATGTTAGGTTTTGGGCTCTTTACAATTATGGCGGCATATACCTGGATTGTGATGTGATGGTTTACAAATCATTCGATGAATTGCTTAATTTAAAAAGAATTCTAACAAAGGAATGGACTTACCGTTACAACAACTATCTTGATGCTGCGATTATTGGATGTGAACAGGGGGATGATGCTTTCAAAAAGATTTTAGACTATTATAATAATTGTGACGAGCACTTTACAACTGAAAAAAATACAATTGCTCCCCTTATTATGAAATGGTGCTGGTCTGATTATAAATTTAATCCAATCAATAAACTATCAAATGAAATTAAGGATGACAAAACAATAAACATATTGAATGTTGATAAATATTTCAGCGTTTCTAGTGATGAATGCTTTGCACAGCATTGCTTTAAGGGAAGTTGGTGGAGAAAAACTGAAAAAATAAACTGCCTCAAGACAGATAATATAAAAGTGTTCTTGTGCGCCCATAAGCCAATTGAAAACTTCATCCCAGAAGATAAGAAATATGTTATTTTGGCTCAAAATAAGGGTATTTCCTATAAAACAAATGAAATCATCGACATATCAGATGATGAGTTTACAAAATCACACAACGTCTGCTATGGTGAAGGGTGTGGTATGAGATATTTGTACAACCACCCAGAATTGATACCAGACTACATTTGCTTTGGGCATTACAGGAGATATTTCACGGAATTTGTTGGGTGTGAGAGGTTTATGCCGCAAATAATTGACAGTTGTGGCGCAATTGTAAAGAAACCGTTTGACCACACAAATGACGATAGGATTTATAACAAAAGGGGTATGTATTTTGACCACCCAAGTGATGATATAGACATGTTTATTAAATGTGTTAAATATGTTGCGCCAGAGTATTGGTATACATTCAACGACCTTTTAAATGACCATTATCAATATGCTTGCAATATCTTCGCAATGAAAAAAGAAGATTTTCTTGAGATGTGCGAAATGTGTTTCAGTGTTCTTGACCATTTTGACAAGCTTCAGGGTTATAAAAACAATGAGGATGTGAAGAAGAAAATGGAGAAGAATCCATATATACATAACATGCCATTTGGTTTTGAGTGGCAAATCAGGCTAGAAGGGTTCCTGTTGGAATGGTTAACAGAACTTTATTATAGGCAAAAGTTTGGCGTTGAAAATTGCTATAAAGCAGAAGTTGGTAATTTATATAACAACAACGTTAACATAGATGAAAAATATACTAGTAATAGGAAGTGGCTTAACTGGGGCTACACTAGCCAAAAAGCACAAGGATAATGGCGATAGAGTAACGGTTATAGAAAAGAGAGACCATTTTGGTGGAAACATATACACCGAAAATATTGATGGTATATGTGTTCATAAATATGGTGCACACATATTCCACACTTCTGACAAAGAGGTGTGGGATTTTGTTAACCAATTTGTGCATTTCAATAACTACAGGCATCAGGTTAAAACAAGATATAATGACAAGCTCTATAGTCTGCCAATAAACATGAACACATTCAATGAGTTCTTTAACATATCAAATCCAGATGATATAAAACAGGAACACATTGATAAGATTCACGAGGCTCTTTTCCATGGATATAGTTCAAAACAATGGGGGAAATCAATCGATGAAATAAATAAAGATGTGTTCAAGAGGTTACCATTAAGAAAAACATTCAACAATGATTATTTTGATGATACATACCAGGGTATTCCCATTGAAGGATATACAAGCTTAATAGAATCACTATTACAGGGCACAAAAAGAAAAACCGGAATAAAGGTAACCAAAGATTTTGATTTCTCCACATATGATATAATATATAATACAGGGCCAATTGATGAATTCTTTAATTATGAACTTGGAAAGCTTGAATATAGAAGCCTTGAATTCAGCACAAAGAAATTAGAAAAGCAATACTATCAAGATTTTGCTGTCATTAATGAAGCCAATTATGAAGTCAAATATACAAGAACGATTGAACATAAACACTTCAATGATACAAACAAAAGCTACACAATAGTAACAAAAGAATACCCAAGACCATATAATGGAGACAATGAACCTTATTATACAATTAATGATGATAAGAATAACACATTATATGAAAAATACAAGGAATTGGCAAAGGAAAGGTTTCCTAATATGATATTTTGTGGCAGACTTGGCGCTTATAAGTATTATGACATGGACGATGCAATAAGAGAAGCATTAAACATATTCTCAAAACAAAAAGAGCAACTTTAATCCGGTTGCTCTTTTTATGACTAAATCACATCTTTCAACGTGTCAGTAACATCATCAACAGGTATCTTATCATACGTTCCGTCTTCTTTAAGCCATACGATTATCCTATGTGTCATTTTATATCCAAGCTGTTCAAGACACAATGAATACAGGCTTAATTGTAATGTATAGTGAGACAGTGATTCGTCAACCATATTATCAAATGGCGGCAATAACATCTTTCCATAAGCTCTATTGTATGAATTTGTCAATGATGCGTTTGTCTTCCAGTCTGCTAAAAATGGCTTTATAATACCATCTTTTCCCCTTGCTGCGAATAACATGTCAAACGTGCCGCAATAATCATTCTTAAGGTGCAGCGTATCATTATAACAACTATACACCTTTGCCTCAGGCATTACAGGCCACACATTATGGTTATTAAGCATATCTTCGTAAAACTTTGATGCCGCAATCTGTTTATTGCCATAAGGTATCAAATAGCCATCTTCAAACTGTCTATGTTTTGTGTATTCAGGCATTTCGTCAAATCTACCTTGAAAGAATAGCATTGCAGCCTCAGAAAACTCATGAACTATTGTTCCATTAGATGTTGATTTAAGATTATTCTCTCTCCATGCACGTTTCAACACCTCTGGGTCAATACCTTCTTTTGCTGCTTTCTTTATCCTTATTGCATCCCAATCAACCTCTGGCTCAAATTGCTTTAATACAGAGCTAACTGACGGCAATTCTATAGCATCACCATTTGGCTTATGTAATAGGTATTTATGTGGTTCTTCAAAGAACTCAAGGTCTTTGAATGCGTCTGTTATTCTATCTCGCATTTCCTTAACCTCTGGTGGTTCTGGACACAATGCAAGTCTTGCTTCAATATCTGATACGTGTAACATGATTTAAAGTTTGTTTGACAATTCACGCATATTATTTACATAGCATGTTATTGACTTGTTTGGCGCAATATTATTAACCAACCTCATAATTGCATCAAATGACTTCCTTTCATGCTTTTCCCAAGTCCCTTCATCCAATACAGCAAACACAACATAATCAACAGATGTTCCATACATGTTTGCAAGATGTGCAGAATGAACAATTTCTGCAATTGAATATGTCCCCATCATTTCTTTTGTGATTACATAGAGATGGACATTGCACTTGTGATTTTTTTCTTCTTCCTCAACTTCCTGGCATTCTGGTGTCCAATCTTTCACCACTGGGTTGAAGTATTCAATACCCTTTTCATCCAAAAGCGGCATTAATTCGTCTCTCCATGTTGTTTCGGCACATGTGCCACCCAAAAACATTCTAATTTTAATATTTTCCATATAATTATAATTATAATTTATTTATTAATTGCTGCTTGTTCTCTTTGGCTTAATAATCTTGTTTCAACATTTTCTGGGTTGAAATCGTTTACATCCGTTACATCACAATAAGACATCGCTGATGCGAGGAAATCATTCATGTTTTCTGTCCACTTTTTTATAGATGTCTTACATTCAAGTATAACTTCCTTACCTTCTGAAGTCCTCTTCTTCTTCCCAAATAAATCAATTTGGCCCTGCTTTGATGCCATGCCATAAAACCTTTTATAGAGTTTTTTTACTTGAATTGAACAGACTGGTTCATTCTTAGCATCCAATGATGTAATTTGGAAAACACCATCATTTTCTTCAATGACAGTATTTTTATCAAATTGGTCAACAAAATTCTTTTCACGAAGCTCAACATGACCTACTGTTGAAAAATAGAATGTTTCTGCACAAGATTCAATTAGGGAAGATAACAGCCCACCAATCATAACATAATCTGCGCCAAGTGCTAAAGCTTTATTTACATCATCATAATTCCTAATACCACCATCAGCAATAATCTTGGTCACACACTTATAAGATGTAAAAAGGTTCTGAATATCAGATTCAACTTCCTTCTTTTGCTTATATGTTTCATTTATTAGGGTTGCAATACCCATATGAACCCCTAAATTACTTGCAGAAAGGCAACCAGCGCCAGAACCAATGGCCAACCTAACATAATCAATCCCAGCCCTACAATATTCCTTATATGTTTCTGGATTTGAAATGTTTCCAGTCATCAAAATAATGTTATTGCCATATTTTTCCTTTGCTTGCTTTGCAATTTCAAAAATTGTTGTTAAATTGCCCTTTGCCAGGTCAATACAAATTTTTGTTTCTGGGTTAACAGATTCATTTTCACTGACAAAAGTTTTGAATTCATTTAATGAATATGAAACCCAAATACCGCTTTTTACTAATTCATTTCTTTTTTCTATATTTACTGTTCTTGGTATAATTGGAATTATGCCATTGTCTTTAAACACCTTGTAGTTTTTTTCATTTAATACAGAACTCATTGGTGCTGTGAATATCGGCAACATTCCGTCCTTCTTTGTGTTACACTCAGAACGATGTTCAACATCACTTGTTATGGCGTCGAGTATGCATACATCACCATATCCATAAGTCATTTCTTCTTTAAACATATCTCAATTCTTTTATAATTTCATGGCAAAGATACTAAAAAAAAATGACATAATAAAAAAAAGACCCCAAAATTAATTGAGGTCTTGCTATTATTTTAAGAAATTAAAAACCTTATCCAATTGTTACATGGACTTGTTTTCTAGATAACACTAATATTCACCGGCATCGATTACCATTCTTTTCACATCTTCAACCCAATCATAATATGTACCAAAAATAATTTCTTGATTCCCAAACTCATCTTCAATACAGGTACATTCTATGATTTTATAATAGTCAGATGTGCCTCTATAGTATAAATCACCATCACCCCCTGTAATAAGATTGAATTTATCACCGTTGTTCAATTGCTTTGAGTCCCAATATTGTCCGTTCCAATGACTAAGTATGCATTTATAAAGCGTGATTGGAATTTCATCGTTATCAGACAAACCCCTCTGAGCAATAAAATCATCACCACCGTTTATTTCTCTATCATAATCAATTAATACACAATTTGATTCACCGGAAACAGAAAGAGAATTAGAGTCAAAATTAAGATTTATTGCAATCCACGCTTGTTTTAACTCTGGGAAGTTTATCACTTTATATGTATTTCCAAGAATATTCTCAAAGTCACTAGCATAATCACCACAAATATCTCTAACAAGTCTTATTGAACACCAAACATCACCAGTGTCAAAGAATTGGAAAACACCATCACTATCTGAAGTAAACCCTTTAATGAAATTGTGTCCAGGTTCGTATTCTGTATCAGTCCAGAAACCACACATTGTGCTTATACCATTTGCTGATGATGCTGAAATGTATCCACTTGGTGTTGCAAAGAATCCATATAAATCAAGGTTTTCATTGCCTTGCCAATAATCAACGCTCTTGAGCATTTTTCCACACACTTCACCTTGTGCATCTTCAATGGAAACGGAATCACCACTGATAACATCATCACAGACATCTGCATATGTAAGTAGTTTGTCCCAATCTTCTTGTGTTGGGACTCTCCAAGCACTTAATTCTCTTGCAAGGGCCTCTTTTACTGCCTCCAAACCTTCTTTTGAATACAATCTACCAAATAGAGAAAATGGTTCATAATGAACAACTCTATAACCTATTTCTGGTTCTTCAAATGAACCAGAACCCTTCTGTTGATTTTTTTCGTTGTAACCGCCTTTCGGCACAAGTTCATTAACAGTCTTATAGTATCCTGTTTTTTCGACATTTGATATTCCAAGAGGATTACATTCAGTTCCTGCGCCATGAAGTGTTGAATCGTGTACCGAACCACCTTGCGAATCTTCACAAAGGAAACCACTTATAGTTGTTGAGTGTTCTCCTGATGTATCCGTCCAGTTAAGTGTTAATATACCATCATCAGACAAGCTTCCGTTTAAATTAATATCAATTGATTGTGGCGTTAATCCAGAAACAAGTTCTTCTAATTTTTCATCAAATTCATCACGAACACACGAAATATCCACACTTATCTCATCTCCGTTGTTTCTGATAATGTCAATAATCATGTTTTCGCAATCGAATGTCGCTGCGCTTATGTCATTATCCTTGAATGCCAGAAAATTATCATCAATATCAGCCGTTGTGAGTTTACAATTCATTGTAACGTCTTCTGGATATGGTGATACGAGTTTATAAAACTTTATGCTTTCCATATATTATCTTATAAATTTTTAACATGTATAGAATTTAAATCCTTTAATATCCCCAATGAATGTACCTGCAAAGTTCTCTTCAATTGGATATATCTTTGTTGGGTTCAACATATAATCTGGCATTATGGTCTCTGCCAATCCTTGTGTTCCTCCACCAAGTGATATATTATATGCAACACCTTCTTGTTTCTCTTTTATTTCATCCAGAGCATGCAGATTTAATTTTGGTAACTCTGATGTAATGTACTTCAATTTTCCATTAACATAGAACATAATTCTTATTCCGGTTTCTGATGCCCTTATTTTTACCCTTATTTTCGTCCATACGTCTTCTTTTATGATTCCTGGGTATGAATTACCACTGAGCACCTCATAATGCCACTGTGGGTCTCCTGAACAGCTTTTAACAAGGAATCTGTACCCTATTGAGCCATCATCATTAATCACGAACGCCAATGCATTATTATAAATGTCATTATATAGGGTTTGTTCGTCATATGTGTCTGTGTAACCACTTTCAAGTTTATCTATATTATGAACGGTATAACCTGTTGGTGTCCTATCCATATATAGGAAGAGGTTTCCATTAAATCCATTCTTTTTTGTCTTAAGAACAACAACCTCATTACCTTCATAATTGTGAATTGTGATTCCGCTTGATGTTCTGTCAAATATTAAAAACTTGTTGTCACTTTCAATATAATCATCATTTGGCGAGAATATATCAAACCCATTTGATGTTTCATATGTTTGTGCGCTTAATTCAATGTCATCATCAACCAAATCAAACACAGAATCACCCTCTTCCTCTAATTCGCAATCGCCAAATGTGGTTCCACTTATTTCCAGGCCTTCATAAAGGTAAACCCATTTGTTTTCTGCTCTTGTACCAATATAGAAGAATATACCCTTATTGTTGGGGTGTGCATCATTTAATGTATTCGTACTTTCTGGTTCATAATTAACCTTTCTTAAATCAAATTCAAGGTTCCATTCCCCATTTATCTCGCTTGGTAATATGGCATAATCATCATCACTTCTAAAGAAACCCTGATAAAAGCCACCATTTAACTTTATGCTACCATCCTCGTTTATTGATGTTGGATAATCATACAGTTGTGTGTTTCCGGTAACGGCATGCAAGTGAAGTCTTGTGTCCCCACTCTCTATCTCATAAGTGCTGTGAGTGTATATCTGATAGAACTCCCTGTTGGTTATTCTGTCTTTTATGTAAGATATTAAACCGTTATCAACACCAGTGTAACCAATGTTTTCCAATTTTAATCCGTGACTACAAGCCTCACTATAAAAATAATCTTCTAAACTCGTTAATTCATTCCCACTTAAACACACATCATTTGTCGTGTCAATAACAACACTTGCACAGCTTTCTGACAACACATCGCCACAAGAGCCATGAGAATTTAAATGCATGTCCCAATAATCAGTCTCATCTATATGAGTAATGGAACGCCTTACGTTATTTAGAGTATAGTTTGACATATGCCTATTTTATTATAAATATCAAATAGACAACATTATTAAAAACAAAAAAACCCACCTCAATGAGGTGGGCATAAAGTGTTTGTTGGAATTATTTCTCAGCAAGCACGGTGTCAACTGCTACGGTATCAACAGCCACGCTGTCAAAAACCTCTACGCTATCAACGGCAACACTGTCGCTGTCATTAACACCAGCAGCGTCGGTCTGGTTACCGCAAGCTGCAAAACTCATGGCTACAAACGCCACCATCAAGAATAAAATCTTTTTCATCGCTTTTAAAATTTAAATTAATTATTTTATTCGAATATATAAATATCACTCTAAATCAAAAACCAATTTTTGTTCGATTGTTTGTGTTTCCATTATCTTCAAGGAAATTGTATACATCACATAGTGGCATTGATTTTGCCAGTGACTTATCAATTGAGAGTTTTTCAAAGAGTTTTTCAACCTTTTCTTTCTCCAAATCCTTGAATTCGTATTTAATCTTCATCCTACCCTTTCTGAGTATAGCCTTATCTATATTTTGCAGGTCTGTGTTAAATGTGCAGATGAACTTAAGCTTAAGGCTATCACCAAGAATTCCGTCAGAAATGTTTAGCAAACTTTGCATTGCTGGGTTGTGATGGTTCTCTCTTGGTTTGAGAAGACTTTCACTATCTTCCAAGACAAACACAGCATTCTTACATGAGGAAATGTATTCGATAAACTCTGATGAGTCTACATATGCAAACATGCTTGAATCAATCCAGTAGAACATGACATCACTATTTGTCCCTATTAAGTCCCTAATATAAGATGTCTTTCCAGTACCAGGCTTACCATGAAGAATCATTATGCAACTATCGTCCTGATGAATCAACTTATTAATCTTGTCGTTAATTGGCTTGAAATCATCATTGTAGTTCTCATCAATATTTCCCTTTGGTGTAATTTCCATGTACTTTGTCTCTATGTTTCCCCTTGAATTTCTCAAAACCCACCTAATTTGAGGTTTAAAATCCTTTTCAACCACGCAATCATATATCTCTTGTGGTATGTCCGGAGTATCCATGTAGAAAACACCATCGTAATATATAAACTTATCATTGAAGACTAACTTCCTATCAAGCTTTGTCCTTCTATAATTGTATACCACAGAATCTGGGAACTTCTCGATTATCTTTTCAAGAGTTTTCTCCAAGTCAATATTCTGGGTCTTCTCACGGTATTCTTCTTCTGTACAATGACTATTGTATAAAGCCAAATCATCACTCTCTGTATAACCCTCAATATTTGTCGGGTCAATGTTATCGTAAATCCTGTCGCTCAACTGATTAAGATATGGTAACCTGCCAAAATGTTCTATTGCGAACTTTTCAACAACCATCTGGAAAATATAACCAATTGTATCGTCACTCTTCCCGACCATCTCACCAATTCTCTTTCTTATGTCTTCAACATTCATCATTGCATTAATCGTTAAATCCGGTGCAAAATTACTAAAATTTTTAGAAACACAAAATAATGAATAATAATTTTTACCTAATTTATATGGTTTTCTTGATTTATATCAATGTTTTTTAAAAAAAACCACCCTCAAATGAAGGTGGTTTCTAAACATGTAACAACAAATTACTTGCCATCAGCATTTTCTACAATAACAATTCGATTTGATGCGTTTCCGACAGAACCATAACCAACTGCACTCTTAACATCAACACCCTTTTCCTTAAGGTATTCGGCAACAACATCTGCTCTCTTTTGTGAAAGTTTCTGGTTATAGGTTTTTGTTCCTTCTGGTGAAGCATAACCAAGAATGTCTACGGAACCAGCAACCTTATCGAGAACTTCCTTTGCTGCATCATTAAGTACATAGCTGTTCTGTGCAAAATTAACAACAAATGTGTTATTTACGTATTCAACCTTTTCAACGACCTTTTCCCTAACCTTTGTTACAACAACCCTTTCTGGCTTCTTCTCAAGCGCATCCTTCTGACTTAGGTTTTCTGAATAAAGTCTGTTAAGCTCTGCCGACATTGCACCAACATCATATACCTTGAAGTGATGTGTTCCATTAGAAGTCTTAAAGTGGTATACATAGCCAGCCATAAGAGCAAGTTGTGCGTGTTCCTTGTTGAACTGAACTGTGTTATTGTTCTTCAAGTTCCAATAAACGCCTGGGCTAACAAACAATGTATGTGCCTTCTTCTTTCCAAGGTTAAAGTTGAAATCAAGTGCTGTCTTTGCACTGAGGCCATCGCCACTCTTCCAGAAGTGAAGCCATCCCATGCCAACATTTGTCTTTACCTCAAACAAACGAGGGGTTCCCTTATAACCACAGAAAAGATTATTAAGGTTAACAGTACCGTTTACGGTAAGATTTGTACCCTTTACGAATGTCTGTGTCCAGCGTTGGAAATTGTTGTCATTGAAGAACACCTGTGCTTCAACCTCCGCACCAAAAATAGGTGTAAGCTCCTTACCAACCTTAAGACCCGCTACAGTGTTAAGTGGAAACACACCATCAAAATTGAGAGGTGTTGCCACACCAATTTCTGCACCAGCATAAACGTTGTCAAACAACTTTGCATTCTCTGTTGCAAGCTGTGCGCTTGCAATCGTCATGGTTGCAAAAGCAACCAAAGTCAAAATAAACTTTTTCATCTTCTTTTCTTTTTTTTTAATTTTTATTGATTATCTTTTATTATATCTTTTACATCTTTAAGCCATCTTATGAAACCATTCAATTCTTTTAGGCTAGTGAATTCAAGTGCGGTCCCACGAGCCACACCCATACGTGTCATTTTTGATACGACCATAGAATTATCGTCGTCAGACAAAATTTTAATTTTTGTGATTTTTTCTGCTTTCATTTTTTTTTTATTTTAATTATTTAGAAATATGAATATAATAACTCTCTTTCACAAGATGGAAATTCACCCTTAAGTCCATATGCAGAAATTGATGAGTCCGTGCATGGTTGCCAACAGCCATACTTTGCGCTCTCCTGTAACATATCTACATAAAAGTCAATCTCTTCAAGGTCTTCAATGTTATTCTTATTGATAAAATCAATGCAAGTTTGAACAAGAATGTCTTGCAGTTCTTTTATCTCTTCCTCTGTTAATTTATGTTTCTCCATTTATTATTTTATAAACCATTTGGGTATAACAAATCAAATGCATTGTGAAGCATAAACTCTTCACTTTCAGTTAAAACACTTTTATTACTTAATCTTGAAATGAGATTAATTAAATATGTGGAATCATAATAATCAGTGAAATATCCACATTTATTTAACTCCTTTTCCTTAGCCCTCTTTTTTGCCTGTCTTTCTCTACTTTTTTCAAAAAACTTCTCTAATGATTCTTTACTTCTTAAACTCATATCTATATTTATTATTAATTTTCAAACCACCAAATTAATTCACTATTAATGCTAACCTTTAATTCCCCCATACTCTTCCACTCGTCCCAATAATCTTCAAGGTATTCGTCATCAGACTTATGTATGTCACTGAAGAACTCATCAACATCTGATTCGTTTACTGGTTTAATAATAATGGAGGCGTCGCCATTACAAAACCTTACAATTTTAGCAGGAATTCCTTTATATTTGATTCTTCTCCCAACACAATTTTTATCGAATTCATATGAACACAAATCTAACGGGTGTTCTGGATATTCTGTCATTTTACACTGTGCTTGAGCCACGCCATAGTACATATCCCTTGTTACGAACCTTTCAAATATCTCACCATTCCTTAAGATGTCAATTTGACACCTTGAAGAAGCCTCTGTTTCATCCCACTTTGTTTTTGATGTTGTTTTTTCAACAACCTTGAAACCCCATTCACAAGCAACACCATCGAATTGAATTAAGTTCTCATATGTTGGTTCCTCAAATCTAGGACATGCCCATGCATAGTCATGTCTACCACCTATTGAATGGTTATATTCACCATCGTCATCATATGCAAAAAACACCTTATAAGGTTCTCCATTTACCCTTGCATCCCAACTTAGTTCGTGCAAAACTTTCTTCAGGTCTGTGCTTTCATCTATAAGCCTTATTTCACTCATTGTTGTTCCAATATTTTAGTCATTAAATCTTCCAGAAGTGATTTTGTTTCTGAAACCATTTCTTGCGTTACCCACCATGCGTCATTAATACATTCAACATCGTTTAAGTAATTCATTTTACCACCTAAAACGGATTTTAACCAATTATTTAATTCATCATCGCCAACACTTCTAAAACAAAATTTATATGGTAACTTTTCATCAAACACCAATTCATTCTTCAAGCCATACATAAGATACAAGTCCATATTCATGTTATTAAAGTATCTTACCGTATGTAATGAACCCATTATAAACCTTTCATATTTGCAATAACATTCTTCACACAGAGATTTCGTCAGTGGCCTTAATGTGTGTTGTGTATAACAAACCTGTGAATAATCACTATTATTTGACCTCCTGTCATAAACCAAATTTGTTGCATTCGACATGTGTAGGTCATATAAACAATTGTTTGGGCATTTCTTCCAGTTGAAAGACGCTCTCGGCTTGCCATCCTTAAAGAAATATTCTTTGAACAATGGTTTCATTGGAATCATGTCATCATTTCCGTATATGAAGTATTCAGAAAGACCAGGTATTCTCCACATGAAAAGTTCAATACAAGCCGATGAGAAGGTTATATAGCCATTCGGCATGAATTCAGACTCATTAACCCTGATAATCCTACCGCTTGATTCATTAATCAATTTAATTGTAGAATCTGGGAGAACCTGAACGTCTTTACACACCAAATACACCTTATTTATAAAGTTAAGGTTTTTCAGTATCAATTTCAATGTTAGTGTTATGTCTATGTAGTTAGAATTCACATTACTATTGTATTCCAGCCCAGTTACATTTTCATATAAATCACGAACATCATCATCGGAATAATCACAATAACTAATGATATAATCTATCGGTTTATCCATTCTTCAAATTAAATTTCTGGTGCAAAATTACTATAATTTTTAAAACTAAACAACAAAAACATAAATTATTTTTATCAAAATTGAAAATTTTTTAAAAAACCTTACTATTTATATATTACAATAAACTTTGTTGTATGAAAAATAATGAAATTCGTTTAAGTGAACAGGAATTGTATTCTCTTATTAAAGAAAGTGTTATTGAAACATTGAATGAGGGTAAATGGTCTGATTATCTTAGTGCTGGTGCTCTTGGCCTTGGATTAGCTGGAAGTGCTGTTGGTACAATGGTTCAAGACCCAAAGTATAGTGATAACGTAGATATGCCTTCTCACGAAATCACGGTTCAACCTGGCGATGATGAAATTGAATTCGAAACAGACATTGAACCACAATACATTTCATCAGAAGAGGATTTCTATGATAATGATGAATATGTTGGTGAAAGTAGGTTGTCAAACGCAATAGATAGAATTATAACAGAGGAAATTTCCAAGGTTCTTTCATGAACCTTTCTATATATCTCCTTTCCTGTGGCATCATGATTATCTCTTGGTGCCATTTTTTTTTTTAGTTTGAAGACTTCTTCCCTGTTACTATCAAGTTTAGTTTATGATGTGTATTTCTATCCATATTGTGAACATCGTCCCAAGAAAAAATTTGGTTTGAGGTTACTCTTTTTTCGTACTCTTTTTTCATGATTTTACTTTTTGTTGACAAATAATCCATATACTGCACCCAGACAATATTTGGATTTAAATCTACTGTTGCGTCACATTGGTTGCGTTTTCTTGTTGTTATATAAGTTGCAAACAACAGAATTAAAATCCAGCCTACTAAAGCTAAAATATAAACTAAAATCATATTATTCTTTCTTTATTAATATATAATGCATTCTTGTATTATTTTCAACTTTGCTTATATATTAGTATAAAATTTTTAAAACAATATGGAAAATCAAGAGATTATTTACAACTACTTGCAGACGTTTCCAAAGGATACAACTGTAGAAACACTTATTGAGAACATGGATAAGGCTAATGAAGAATTTATTGAGAGTCACAACAAACAACTAAAACTCTTGAAAGAAGAGTTTATTAATAATGTCTATTATTACGAAGAAAATGATGATGATAGGGTTGTTTGCAAGTATATAACAAAGGTTAGGGACTTCAACGAGGCAACGTTTTCTAATTTTCTTTTTAACTGCACAATAATCGCAATCACCAATAGCGAAATTAGAATTGATAGGGATGCAAAGATTGATTTGAGGTCTCTAAGGATGGCAAAGAAGGTCGATAATGGTGTTTATGAGAAAGCGGAAGAATGCGTCGATAAGTTATCACAATTAAAACCAGACGAATAAATAAAGAACCCAACCTTCAAGGCTGGGTTTTTTTAGGAAATGATATAGAACTTGGCACAATTAGTTACTTTTTTTTTATTTTAATTTTTCTTTGTTTGTTCATTTAAATTGGTTTTAAACTTCAATGTTGCTTCGTATACATCGCCGTTCTCGGTAATGAAACTAAACTTATCACCAATTTTAACTGCTTGAACCGTTCCGACACCCTTCGTGCTTTCTGTCATCAGTTTCTTTGCCATTGCGGAGACATATTTCTTTACGTTTTCTTGCACGGCCTCGTTAATTATGGTTCTTAAGAGAGAATAATCAATAGCACCATTTGCTACTGGTTGTGGTGTCACTGATTCGTTCACTGCATTCTCATTTCTTAGCACATCAAGGCTTTCCAATTCAAGGCTATCAAGCACTGATGTCGGCATTTCAAGTGGGGTTCCTGGGTTCTGCTTAAATGATTCTAAAACAGAACGTGGAATTTTAGAGTTTTGCATGATGCTTTCATTTACAACAACCTTACCATTACCACCCATCTTTGGTGTATAATTAACACCCTCTTGGCTATAAGAAACTGAACCATTGTTCTTTGCGCTTTCAAGCATCTTATCCATTTGCCCATTCGAGTCCATGGCCATCAATTTTCTAATTGTGTTCCTATTAGCCATTAAATTATTTAATGCATTTGCTGCCATTTTATTTTCTATTTTATTAAAATATAATTATCTATCTTACTTTTTCAATTTCGAACCACCCACATTAAGCCCTCTTTTTTCCTTCTCTTTTTGTGTTAGTTCAAGATTTCTTTTTATCATGTCCCTGAATTGTTCATCTGACATTGATTTTTCTGATTCCGGTTTGTTTTTCCACCAGTTATACATATTATTGATAAACTTGTCGTTTTCACTAGATTCGTTTCCGTTTTGATTTGTTGTATTTCCAACTATTGGCCCATTTTGCTTGGGCTCTTGTTGTATTGGTGGGTTTTCGGTGTTATCTGGCTGTGTTTGTTGTTTTTGCTGTTTAACCGGCTGTGATTGCTGTGGCTGAGAACCAACATTATCTGGCTTTTCTGGTCCGTTTGCTGGCGTTGGGTTTCCTATTGGTCCACTTTGCTTTGGCTCTTGTTGTACTGGTTGCTGATTACCCTGGTTTTGATTTTGCTGAAGTTGCTTTATATTAATGGGTTTGTTTTGTTGCAATTGTCTTGTTTTTGCCCTTAATCTTTCCAAATCAGTCAATGGCTCTTCTCCAAGTTCAACAACCTTATATATTGTTGGCAACAGCTTGTCATTCCCATTAAACGCTTGTGCTGCCCAACCCCTTGCTTTTGGTTCTAATTCAAAGTGGTTTTCTGTTGGCTCCCATGATTCTATCCTGTCAAGCCTGAACAACTTCCACTTTGGAACACCTCTTTTCGTATCTCCATAGTATTGATAAGCTCTAATTGCTGGGTTGTTTTGTGTTGTTGCTCCATAAACATAAGGTTCAATATATCTAACACCGCCATGATTATTATTCTCACCACTATAAGTTATGAGAACACCAACTCTGTTGTCTATCGCTTTAACAACTTCGTCTCCAGCTACGGATTCATTTATAAATCCCTCTGTTAAATATAAAACCACCTTCTATATGTTTTTGTTACATAAATGGACAAGCATAAGGTATCTTGAGTGGGTCTACAGAACCATCGTATTGGCCTTCTGACCTATTCAATGACGTATCAACAACAACATCAATGCCATATTGCTTGTTTGGGCCATACAGTGAACGTGCTGTCATGACGTCTCTTGCAGCATAATCACAGTCATTACCGCCATCGTCAGTGTTAAATAAGCCAGACATTTGGCTTCTAGGTTTTGTCATGTCAGGTACAATCCACCCATGACCAGCAAAATCACCTGTACCCTTACCTCTTTCGTCGCCATCTGCGAGAGCGTCTTTGTGTTGAGCGTTGTACTCGTTATTTGGGTTATAATCACTTCTACCCATTTGTTCATGACGAAGGTCAAGGGCTTCCTGTTCAAGATAGCTTTGTCCGTTTTCTTTAATTGTTGCCATATTTTATGTTTTATAATTTTATTTATTATTATATAAATAGTTATTTTCCAAGTTCATTGTCGAATACATCGAATTCTGGCAGATAATCAATCAGTGAACTTGTTTTTGGTACAAACCATTTGTTACAATTCCTCATTTGATGGTATTCTATACCCTGATAAGGATAGAATTCAGAATAATATTGGTTTGTCCTTGTTATATTCCTTAATATTCTTCCAGATACCTCAAGAGGTGTAATCGTTGAACCCTGGTTATAGAATATGTCATCATGTTCTCGATTTTCATAATCAATACCGAGTTCTCTTAGAGTGTTGTGAACAAAACTGTTTACTTCCTGTTTTATGCCACCAACAATCTCACTCTTTAGGCTTCTGCTATTCACCTTTCTTGGTAACATTTTATATCATCTTTTTTATCTTATTGACAAATTCCTTGTCTTCTACTGTAATTTCACGCTTCCCAAGCTTTATTACTTTTTGTGGCTCTTGCGGGTGTGTGTCCTTTTTCTCTAATTTTGGAACTTCTGGGACAACCCCAACTTTCTTTACTGAGTTTCTTAAGCTCTCCAATTTATTATGCGCAAAATCCCTCATAAGGTCACCGCCAATCATATCATATTCTGCATTATTGTTTTGCTGCATATTTCTAATATCAAAATCAATCCTTTTAAGGTCTGAGAATGATATTGTATATTTCTCATTATGCTGCCTATCCTTTTTATCAGTTGGGTTATTGTATTCTTTATCCAACAATGCATGAAGGCGTTTGTAACCTTTTGTTTTCTTATACTGGTCACCAGAATATAGTTTCAACCTCTCCTTGAGGCAATCAACGAGATATTGTGGTAATATTATCTGATTATCACTAAATCTGGTGTTTTCGTCTTCTAATATCAGTGCCATATTCTATCCTCTTCTAAATACAACTGGTCCCGTCCAATTATTCTGATTGCATAGTGTACCGGCGTCCTCATCAGTAGAAACCTCTTTTCCGTATTTCTTGTTTCCGTCAGGGTCTGTTATTGTTGCGCTATTGCCAACCTCTGAGCCTTTGTATTCCTTTACATTTCCACCGTTCAATTGGACTTCTCCTTCAACGAGCCTCTGGAAAATGTCAAGTTGACTTTCGTTTATTATTATTTTCATTGTAGTAGACTAATATATAATAAATATTAAAAAAACATATTACTAAAAGAAAAAGAGGCGTTTAAACCTCTTTTTTATAATATTTTTTCCAACTTTCCATTACAAATGGGTCTCCGCCATCACCAATAAATCCATTGTGGTCATCATTTTCAACAATTTCATCTGGTATTTTTATGCTTTTGTTAAAATCTGGAAATTGTCTATAAACAAATAGTTTGCCCATATTTACATCATTCATTTGTGTGTGTGGGTTTATAAACAATGCAGACAAAAGCCAATTTCTCATAGCCTCTGTAATATCACCGTATTCAAGATAGCATTTCCATTTCTTCCTGAAATCCTCAAGCGTTCCGTTATTTACAATTACCATATAATCGAAATCAAGATACGATAATGAATTCTCACTTGGGTGATTGCTTATGTTGTCAGTTTTATTCCTTATGATAAACCAACATTGAGCGCCCATTTCCTTTAGCGCTTTTAATTCATTTGGAAACCTTGTATCGTCAATAACATATTTCTTTTCGTCATCCATTGTTGCAAATGTCTTCCTTACATGCCAGTCAGGGTCTTTTTCTCTTATTATATCCGTACCAATAACCTGTAACCAATCCCTTCCGGTAGAATACTCTGTTATTGCCTTACATTTATCAATAAGGTATTCCCTATCAAAACCGGTTTCCTGTTCAAGAATGGTTATCATAACATCATCAACAGTTTTGCCAATTGACTTGTTTTTATATGAATTTAACTCATCAATTGATTGTAGATTTAAAAGTGAGCATACTAGTTTTTTCAAAGCTGTTGCGAAACTTCTTTTTTCATACCCATTTTCAACACATATGTTTGCCAATTCTGTCTTTCCACTCTCCTTTCTTCCTGAGAATGATATAATGTTATGTTGTCTACTCTTGTTTTTCATCTCTTAATTCTAATATAAGTCTATAATTTCCTTTATCATCCATTCTTGTTATGCTTACAACCCTATATGGCTCATAGTCATAACCCATTAGAGCATATCTATATTCAGATTCATCTATTTTTTTACTAATTATTTTATCCATGCTGTTTTAGGTTTCCTAACATGGATAAATATCACTCAAAGTAATTTCTTTCTTCTTATTTTTTGTGGTTGAAATGCGCTAATACTTCTCTTGCTTGTTATATTTCCCAAATCTATTGACTTTCCCTTAATACCATTTATTTTTGTTGGGTTGGAAATAATTTCTTTCGCTGTTTTTCTCTTTTTCCCTGTTAATTTCTCTAGTTTTCTCTTTACTTCTTCGATTTCAGAGGCTTTTTGCTGACCATTTGATGAATATACGGTAAATTCCTTCTCGTCCAAAAATGACAGGTTATTCTTTGCTCTTGTATAAGCAACATATTCAAGATTTGCCTCTTCTTCCAACTCCCATTCTTCCTTGGCACTCCTTAATGGTAACATTGATGGGCAACAGATGAAAACATTATCTGCTTCCAGGCCTTTTGCTTTATGTATTGTCGATAATTGGATTCCCTTCTTCTCCTTATCACTGAAAAGCTTCTTTATCTTATCAATTAATTCTTCTGCTGTCGAAACATCGTTTGATATTGCCTCCAATGCTTGTATTTTATCATATGTTGATGAAATATCCATGTCATCCATTGCCATATCAAGCGTTATCTTATGTTTTTTCATTGTGACATCAATATCTCTTAACAAATCAGAATATAGACTGGAGAAAACGCCGACGGCTTCAAGGTCCTTATTCAGCTTTTCTTGTTTTGTTTTCTTGATTGACGTTATGAGGTTTGAACCAATATCCTTACCTCTTATATATGCCGGTTTTCCAAGTTTTGTTATTTCGCAATACAATTGAAGCAGTGGTGCATTCAGTCTGCATAAAACCATATCGCCATCCTGTATTTCATCAATACTAACATCATATTTAATCTCTCCGTTTGGGGCATCTTCCCTGGCTTCTATGCTTTGATTGAATCTTTTGGCCATGTTTACAACGGATTTTGAACATCTGTATGAAATTGACAGTGGCAGTGATATTGTGTTGGGAAGCTTTCTCAGTTCGTCAAAGCTTCTATAATCACTTCCCATGAATGAATATATGCATTGAACCTTTTCACCAAAGAATAACATCCTGGTTGATTCTTTTCTGCACATTAACAGTAACAGTCTCTCTGCTGTCATTGTGTCTTGGCACTCATCACATATTATCCAGTCATAATCACAACCTTCAGTGCTGCATTCAAGAACATTTGGAAGCCAAATCATATCAGTGAAATCGATTGTGGCAATATTATTCTTTCCCCATTCCATAATATCCAACGCAACCTCTTTCTCGTTTTCATATGTTGTTATGTGATAGTGTTTTTCCACAAATTCCAAATCATCAACCGTTTCACACAAGAAATATCTGCCATAATCAACAAGTCTTCTGACATTGTCAATGTATTTCTCCCTATCTTTTTGTTCCAAGGTTGAATAATATCCATATGATAGGCTTTTGATGTTATTGTAGATATAACCGCTATATTTGAAAGTATTTGGCTGTGGGTCTATTTTATGTGGATAATTCTGCCTTAGAATCATGTTTCCAAGGCTGTGGAGTGTTCTGCAATCAATATTCTCCTTGTTGGGAAGGTCTTTAATCCTACCAGTTAATTCGGTAACAATTTCCTTATTAAATGATGTAAGAAGAACTTTTTCACCATTTGTTAATAACTCAAGACACTTTAACGCCGTTGTGCTCTTGCCGCTACCAGCAACAGCTTCAATCACAGCATTTCCACTACCATTCTTAACAAAATCAAAAATAGCCTCCTGATATGTTGATGGTATGAACTTCTTTTCTTCCTTTACTATCTTCTTCCTCTTCCTTCCCATTTAAATAAACTTTAAGAACTCATCTTCTAAGGATTTGAACATTCTCTCTGCCAACTCAAAAATACTTGTATTATCACCCACAGTATAATTTCCATAATCACTTGTATATTTTTCAATTGCCTTCTTGGTCATTTTCTTATCAACCAAATCGTTGAGCTTATTATAAAGGATACAAAGCAACTCTTTCCTATTGTTTAGGTAATCCTTATCAATTTCATCTTGCCATCCATTCTTGTAAACGTAGTACTTTAAATCACCATCCGTTCTTGTGTCAAGATTTTCATCATTTTCGAACAGTTCTTTCATTGACTCACGTGCGACAACGTCATATTCCCTTTTAAACCATTCATTGTATTCATCTTGTTCCGTTTTAAGGTCCTTCTCAAACACTTCTTTTGCCTTGATTGCCTCTTCCTTATCAATTTGATAATGTTCTGGAAGGTTTTCATTAACCTTGTCAATAAATTCCTCTTCTTCTGTTTGTTCCTTAATACATTTTTCATCAGAATAATCACCAAGAACCAGTGTTACTGATGAATACTTTCCTTCATCACCCCAATTTTGCAATTCTACGCATTTAATTGACGAAAATGTTCCCTTTCTGTCACTTGTTGTCACCTCAATATCCCCATCAAAATCCTGGAGAATTTTAATTAACTCAGAATTCTTCATAATTAATATTTTATTTCTTGTGCAAAAATACTAAAATTATTTGATATAATAAAGAAAAATAGAACTATTTATACTTAAAAAGCAAAATATTATGTCAAAGAACAATAAAATAAAGGAAGATAGACCCAATATCATAATCAGATTCTTCCAAAAATTACTTGACCCAACACAATTCACAAGCATAAAAAGCCTTGCAATGCTTGTTGCTATGGTAATATCTTTTGGCTTGTCAATATGCCTTGGCTATTCAATGATTTTGGATGCAAGAATGGATGGTGTCTTAAACATGGATTTAATTGATGCCGGTGTGTTTGTAGGCTGTCTTGGTTCATTTATGTCTCTTGCTTCTATACCTAAGGTTCTCGTTGATAGAATAAGGGCACAAAGAGGATTCCCATCTATGCATGAAGAATATAAGGAAGAGGATGAATACGAAGAGAAAAACGAAGATTAAAAAGAAAATGACCACCTGAATTTGGGTGGTCATTTGATATATTAGTATTAACTAGTTTTCCTATTTGTCTTTCGTTCTGGCATTGAGATTATTTCTATCTCAACAGGTACAACACCAGAATTTATCATCCCAAGCTTCATTGCTGCCCCTGTTGTCACATCAATTACCCTTCCTTTAATAAATGGACCCCTGTCGTTTATCCTAACGGTAACAGAATTGTTGTTTTTAAGGTTTGTTACCTTAACAATTGTCCCGAATGGGAGGGTTTTGTGTGCTGCTGTGTGAGCATCCTTGTTAAAATGCTCTCCATTTGCTGTTTTTCTTGTAGTTTTGTACTCACTTCCATAATAAGAAGCTTTTCCGGTTAGTTCATGTTTTGTTTCAACTTTTTGCGTTGTTTGGATTGAATCCGACTGTGCATTGATTACGCTCATGGCTGTAAACATAAATGCGATTGTTAACATTAGTTTCTTCATCTTTTTAAAATTTAGTGTGGGGATAAAGCATCCTGCCAAAAGGCCTCCTGCTGATGGTGCTATTCGAGGCCTTATATTCCCCTTATTATTGTTTTTAATTGTTTAAAGAACTTCCAGCCTTAGATATTTTATTGATTATCCATTTATCTATGGCATCTTCAAGAAATTCATCTCTTTCATCTTTCGGTAATATATCTCTGAATTTTTGCTGAACATCATAAAACACCCCTTGTTTATCAAGTGACCTTTTTGGTGTGCCGTTCTCTATTTTTACATAACACTCAGTTTGATTTGCATCGTTAAGATTACCCTTCTTGAAATTATCATCAAGGTATTTTTTGACCAATAACCTTTTCTCATTATAGTCAAACTCTTCTTTGAGTATGTTATTGAGAATGATTTGTTCTTGATTTTCTGTTATAGTTACTTTCACTGTTATTCTACTTTTATGTATAAATAGTCCGTTTTTAACTTTAACAGCCGTTGTTTAATCTCTTATCGATTTCCTCGGACATTATCCAAGCCATTTCAACCGCTCTTTTTGCTGATATATCACTTGCCGTTCTGTCACATATTTTAGAAAATATTGAACTATCAGATGACATGATACCATTTATTATCTGACCAGCCAAATTAACTATTTCTTCTCTTTTTTCCATATCTGAATCGAATTTCGAGCGCAAAATTATAACAATTTTCTTAATTATCCAAATTTGTTTAGTATAATTAACATTTTTTCATGGTTTTGTTAACTATAATTAACATTTCTCCACTTTTGCAACCACTTCATTGTTCTCATCAACGGTAACACTATATGAACTTTTATGCTTATTGCTCGATAATACAAGGTCAACAACTTTATCTGATATATTGTCTTGTATAATCCTCATTATTGGCCTTGCACCATACTCTTTTTGCTCTAACGCTTGCTTATAAACATATTCTACAATCTTGTCATCGTATTTGAGTTCTATATTATTTTCCTTTACCCTGTTACACAGCTTATTTAATTCGATACCGACAATTGTATGTATATTGTCGTCTGTTAATGCGTTAAAATGGACAATCTTGTCAATTCTATTAAGGAACTCTGGATTGAACTTTGATTTAAGGCTCTTTTCAATTATGGCTCTCTTGTTTTCATCCTCATTCCTAATAAATCCGATTCCGCCTCCAAGTTCGGTTGCTTTCTTCGCACCAACATTTGATGTCATAATAACAATTACATTCTTGAAGTTAACTGTCGTTCCGTTATTGTCTGTTAATCTGCCCTCATCAAACAGTTGGAGAAATAGGTTATAAATACTTTCGTCTGCCTTCTCAATTTCATCAAACAACAGCACACAATACGGCTTATTCTTAATGGCTTCTGTTAGCAAACCACCATTGTCATAACCAACATATCCAGCACTCGCACCAATTAGTTTATTGATTGCAGATTTATCCTGATATTCACTCATGTCAAAACGAACAAGACAATCTTCACTTCCAAATATGTTTTCTGCCAGCTTCTTTGAAATTAATGTCTTTCCTATGCCACTTTGTCCAAGAAACAACAATGTTGCCATAACCTTTGACTTATCACCGAATCCAGCCCTGGCTCTTTTTATCGCCTTTGATATTTCTTCTATCGCTTCATCCTGACCAATCACATCCTTCTTCAATATATCAGATATGTGCAGTATCGTTTCCTTTTCGTTGGCCTTTAATTTTGATACTGGTATGTTGCTTATTGTGGAAACCGTTACGGCAATATCGTCTTCAGTTGCTTTTAACCAAGTCGAATCATCTTTATTTATATCTCTCTTTATATCACTTAATTCCTTATTTATTGCGCTTTCTTTTTTTGATATTTCATCAAGTTTCTCAAAATCGCCACAATTCATTGCGGTAATCTTCTCTTCATCCATCTTAGAAAGCTTCTCTTTGAGTTTCTTAATGCTTTTTTCTTGCCTGTTATTTAATGATATGCTTGCACCAGTAAGGTCTATAACATCAATTGCAGAATCTGGTAAATTATTGTTTGTTATGTACCTTTTTGCAAGGGTTATTGTCTTATAAAGAACATCGTCATTGAATTTAACGTGATGGAAATTCTCATAATATGATTTATTGTGCTTTAAGATTTCAAATGTTTCTTCCTTTGTTGATGGTTCGACAATTATCTTCTGTAGTTTTGTTGAGAGTGCTGAATTATTCTCAATTCCGTTTCTGTAATCCTTGAACGATATGGTTCCAACAACTCTTACATCACCCTCAGAAAGGATTTTACCGATAACATCTGTCAGGTCTCCATCTTTATCCTTTCCAGTGTTTCTTACAACATTTTGCATGTCATCTATAAAGAGGATATAATTTGGATTATTCTTTAATTCCCTGAATAAACCATCAACACGCTCTTCAAACATACCCCTTAAGTGTGTGCCACTAATGAGAGCCATAACATCAAGCATAATAACCTGTTTTCCAGTTAATATCTCAGGAACATTTCCATTGTCAATCATTTCAGCAAGCTTATAACCAATACTTGTCTTACCAACACCAGGTTTACCAACCAATATTACATTGTTCTTCTTTCTCCTTGATAAAACCTTTATAATGTTGTTTAAGATATCATCCCTTCCAATAAGTTTGTCATAATGGCCATTGATTATCTCATCGTGAAGATTAATTGTATACTTATTGATGTTTGGAGTTGCACCATTTCTTACTGGTGTTGTAGCATGAATTTCTGACTTTAATGGTATTTTTGTATCATTATGGTTATTATTGATATAACGTCTTCTGTTTTGCTCGTTGGAACTTTCTTCCTCAATCTCACCAACCTTTTCTTCAACGTAATCATATTGCAGACCAGACTTTAATAGTTCCCTTGCACAATTAAATTCATAATCCCTGTTAATCAACGCCAACAAGACATGTTCGGTTCCAACAATACTTACATCCCTTGCTGATGCTTCCTTACCGGAACAAACCATTAACTGCGTCAACTCTTTGTTAAACCTTTTCTCCTGGTTATCAAGCAATGGCTTCCTCTTATATGACTTTATCTCATCATAATAATACTGACGAAGATATTCCATATTCTCAGACATCAAAACATTATCCATTATAATATTAGCATGGCATGTTGCATTGTCAAGAATAGACAATATTAGATATTCCGCAGTATATTCGTTTGTCGGAAACTCATTATTTAATACCTCATCAATATAATTTAAAACATCAATAAGTTCTTGTGAATTCTTTATTTCCATTTCTCCCAATTAATCATCATTAATTATATAATTAGCCAACGGAAAGTGGCATTTTTATTGTTGGATAACTCTCATAACCCTCTATTTTTATATCTTCATACTCAAACATGTCAATATCCTTTACAATTGGATTTAATTTCAATGTTGGCAATGAATATTTGTGCGGGTCTCTTGTTAACTGCTCATCAACACCCTCCATTTGATTAAGATATATGTGGCAATCACATCCATTCCAGATAACTTCGTCTGGAACCATATTTACACACTGAGCTACCATTGAAAGCAATAAACTTGCTGACATTATGTTTGCCGGTGTTCCTAATGCCATATCCTGACTCCTACACATAAACCATAACGATAAAGCGTATTTTGGACAGCCGTATTCATCCATTGTTTGTTCTGTTGGTGCCAACCATTCTGGATTAATATTATCCTGGCACCACTCAACCCTTTCCATATGTTCCAATGGTCTAGCATTAAACATGTATATTGTATGACATGGTGGCAATGCTACATCGTAAATAACATCAGGGTTATAACCAGTAAGCAACATTCTCCTGTCAAAAGGATTCTTTTTAAGGGTGTTAATTATCATTTGGATTTGGTCAACATCATTTTCACCCCAGTGTCTCCATTGTTTCCCATATACAGGCCCAAGGTCACCATAAGTGTATTGAATCTGAACAAGATTTCCGTGGTAATTCTTTTTTACTGCCAGTTTAATACTCTCCTGATTTTTTACTTTTTCTATAAACTCATCCATACTAATACCGAGTTCAAGAGGAGAATTATTAACAAGGCTTAGATGCTTTTTTACAAGTTCATTGTAGAACCTATACGCATCAGGTGTCCAGAAATTAACCCCATTATCAATGAGATACTTGATGTTCGTATCCCCCTTTAGGAACCAAAGCAATTCATGGATAAATCCCTTCATGAACATTTTCTTTGTCGTTAATACAGGAAATCCATACTTTAATTGAAATCTCATTGACATTCCAAATAAAGATAAAACATCACCACTTCGTGTGTGCTTTAATACACCTTCATTTTTGATTCTCTTGAGACAATCCAGGTATTGAGAATCAACGAAATTACTTATTCCGCTCATATTATCTTCTCTTTCTTAACAATAACCAGCCAAATAACCAGATTATTCCCCATGCAGAAAGAAACAATACAAATGGTAACCATAATGGAGATATAACCCAAACCCAACTCCAATCTATTATGTGTCCAAGCTTTAAACCAACAAATAACACAGTAAAAAGTGTTGCAAGGCTTGATAAGTTAATTTGAAAAATCGGATAAGTTACTTTTGGCTTTTCAATACCATTGTTCAAATAATTAAAATTGGTGTTCATATTAATCTATTTTTATATTATAATTTAAACTTTCCAATAACCCCTTAATTGAAGTGGTAATTTCTTCACCTGGATAATCCATGGTATATAACTCTACACCCTTCTTGTTGTCAATAAGTGTCATTTTGTCATTATTAACCTTGAGAATGTAATCAATTGAAACTCTTGATTCAAGCTCTTTTTCTAACTCGTCAAGATTCGCATCTTCAACCCTTTCATATTTGTAACCAGCCTTTTTGAAATGCTCATTTAATGCCTTTCCCTGACTCTCAGCATTCTTGAATGAAACCCAATCAGCAACATGAACATCTTTATATTGATAAGTAGAGCCATTCTTAAATACTATCCTTACCGTCTTGAACTGTGTGTTACTTTCATCACACTCACCATAAACAACATTTGATGACTCAAACCACGCCCTGTCCTTAACATCATCAATGTAATAACTGAATTTTAACATTTTTATTTCAACATTTTTTATATTATAATTAAAATTACGATGCAAAAGTACTAAAAATATTCCAATTAAACAAAATTTCACTACAAAAATATAAAAAAGAAAAACAAAAATCCTATAACAGTACGTACTGCTAAGTATAAATATATTATTAAAATATCTTAAAATTATATATTATATATAATAATATATATAATATAATTGAAAATATATTAAATTATATTAAAATATATATCATATAATATTACTAATAATAGTTTAATATTAAACCATTATTATTTCTTTTTAAGTATAATATTCATTATTCTAAACTTTATCATTAAATCTGTTTCATTATCATCAATATGTTGAATGTTATAAAAAAAATATTTAGATTTTCTTTGTTATAAAAAAAAGTTTTAGTACCTTTGCACTGAAATTTACAGGATTACTTAATTATGAGAACACCAAAATCATATACAGATAATCTGGAAAAGGGAATTGTAACCGAACAGATGTTGTGTGATGTTCTTTATTCATATAATAAAAGAGCAAAGAACTGGAGGGATAAGAAACGACAATATAAAGAATCTTATTCTACCAATTCCTATATATGGTTCAATGATGCTCTTGAAAATGAACAGAAATATTATGGATATAAATCAGAAATACTTGGCTTATTAGAACCGGATTGTATTCACGAGGAGGTGCTTGAAAATGATTACGAAACAATAATCCAATATTATTTATTCTATGTGGTTGGAGACCATTCATTTCATCACCCAATACAAAAAGAAGATATTGCAAAATGGCCAAACATACCAATTGTCAGAATTGAACAGGTAATTACACATGGCGCAAGCGCAAATAGACTGTTGTCAAGCCAATTCGCCGATAATGTTAGAGAAGCGCTACTTGAAGGAAGAGCAAAAATCATTAGAAACAAACAAAAATAAAAGAAAATTATGAAAAAGCTTTGTGAAACACACCGTGTTTATTATCGTGGTGAAAAATGTCCATATTGTGAACAGGAAAGAATTGAAAAGCTAACAAAAACATTTGTTAAAAAAGAAAAGCCAAAGGATAAGGATAGAGAAATTAACGAGGACGACATCGCAAGACTAATCGAGAAATTTAACGTAAGATGACAAGCTACGACACAACTGTTGGTGTACTTAATATCTCTTACGAGTATTACGAAATTGTCACCGTAAAAGATTTAAAAGACGAACTTGGGAAAGATTGTTACTATACCCCAAAAGAATATTGTGACTTTAGATATGGAACAAATTTAAGAAGGTTCGTATACGACCCATATACTGGAGAAAAAATAATTTGGAAAGAAGTTAAGAAATTATTAGAAGAAAAAGAAAATTTATAAACAACAAAAAAGAAAAAAGAAATGAAAAGATTTTTTAATTTGTTACTTTTAACAAGCATTTTGTTCTGTTTGACTTCTTGTCATTTTGTGTCCCCTGACGCTGGTGAGGAAGCGGTATTAATTTACAAACCATGGATTTTTGGCCATGGAAGCGTTGACAAAGACCCCGTAAAGACAGGTTTAACGTGGTGTGTGTTTTCAACATCGTCTGAAACATTCAAGATTATTCCTCAGAAACAGCAAGTGGATATGGAAGACCTTGTATCAAACGATAACACACCTCTTGATTTCCACACTGTAATCATCACACAGATTAAGGAAGGGAAAACCCCAATTCTGCTTGAAAATTACGGCAAAGACTGGTTTAGTACAAACCTGTATAACCACTATTGTAATAGAGTCCGTGATTATGTATCTCAGCATTCACCATTCGACCTTATGTCAAACAGAGAAGTATTAAATGAAATTGATAGAAAGGTTCTTAAGGAAATGCAGAATTATGTTTCTGAGTTATCAAATGAAAAGGAGTTCCCTGTCGTAATTAAGAATGTGATTATTGGTCGCGCAATCCCAAACACAGAACAACTCGAAGAAATGAATCGCACAGCAAAGGCTGTACAGGCAAAACAGACACAAGAAAGAGAGGCTGAGGTTCAGGAAGCAAGAGAAAAGGCTGAACGTTTGAGGGCAATTGCTGACAAGGCATATAGAACAGAACTTGGATTAAGCGCAGAAGACTTTATCGCTCTTAAATGGATTGAAACAATCGAAAAGAAACAGGGGGCAAATATTGATGTTATGGTTGGGCCAGCAACATCAATGTGGAATGTAAGGAGATAAATAGGGATTTCCCTAATCATTTTTAGGAATTTCATACCCCATTTTGCTACCCTAACAAACTATATATTATATAAAGAAAATAATATATTAAAACATTAAGACAATGAAAAAGTTTATTACGATTTTATTTGCAGCATTCGCATTGTTGAGTCTTAACTCATGCGAAACCTATGCACAGGATTATTACATGTATAATAATGGAATGGTGTATGAATACAGTTATGAATCACACCCAGTTAGGTATATTAATGGTATAGCATATTACTACTGCCTGACAAACGGAATATGGAATTGGGTTATCTTACCAAGAACCTATTATCCTTATGTGGTTCATCACTATCCTCGCAGATATGTTCACCCACATAATGGGTATAGAAGACCTGATGTTAGATATTCAGCACCAAATTGGCCTGAAATACAACGCAGAGAAGGTTCGTTTAATCGGGGTGGGCATCAACCACACAACAATGGCGGTTATAGGCCACACAATGGAATAAATCACCAAAATATGGGTGGCCGTACTCATGGTGGTGGAAGTTTTGACCGTTCAAGTTCAAGAGGTGGAAGAAGATAATAAAAATGAGCACTCAAATTAATGGGTGCTCATTATTTTTGATATTTAGACTTCTTCAACTGTCCAACCATTTGGAATTCCATTTCTACCTTCATCCCATTCAACACCAGACTTCTTAACAAAAGTTCCAGTCTCTGATACACGGAATAACCAATCTGTTGTGCTTCCATTTCCAAATTCAGTAGCCATACACTTGACATAATTTAATGACGCACATTCATAGAACATATATTCGTAACAACCGTTAGCCAAGGTGGTTGCAAGAAGTTCAGGAGTGGTAGTTAATGATGTACAGCCATAGAACATGCCATCATAACAAAAATCTGCCAACGTAGTAGCTGGTAATTCTGGTGCAGTTATTAATGATTTACAACCTGTGAACATTTCAAGGTAACATTCATTTGCTAATGTAGTAGCAGGAAGTGTAGTAGGTGCATTTGTTAATGATGCACAACCTGCAAACATTTCACCATAACATGCCTCTGTTAATGTTGTTACTGGTAATCTTAAAAGCTTGGCATCTTCCAACCCATAATTACCTGCAAATAATTGTCTGAAATTACCACTTGTGCCTTCTTCGAAGGAAGTTTTATCAGCAAAATCATCAGCATAGAGGAGGGACATTATGTTACCATATACATTATAATGACCATCACTTGTAAAATAACAAGATTATCCATTTTCATATAAAGAAACACCTGAACCTTTAAATAAAATCTTTTGGCCTACTTCATGAGGGAAGGAAACTGACCCACCAACACTATGGCCATTTTCATTGTACGTAGTCGTCCAGGTTTCTCCATCATCAATTGAGTAAGCTAACCATGCATGTGTTGAAGTTGACACATTAGGTGCAAATAAAATTCTTAATGAGTCCTTAGGGCCACCTCCTAAGTATTCGAAGGTCAAGTACATTTTCTCGTACTCATCATTATCTCCGCCACCACCATTATTTTTTTTCTCACCTTTCTTGTAGAACAACGGTGATTGAGATAAAGCACCAGTTTCTTGGCCAGTTTCACTAAAGAATGAGCCAATTTCTGTTAAGTTTTGTTCAATGTGGTTTGCTGGTGCAAACTTAACCTTCTTTATCTCAGCAGTTGTTACAAAATGCTCAGGCATTTTATAACCATACGAATCGTAATAATTGTCTAACATTTTATACAGCTTATAACACTAATAAATATCAAATTCTAGAATAAATTACACCTCATATTGTTTATTTCAAAACTTTTTAGTATCTTTGTAATGAATTTTTGAAAATAAATTATGAACACAAAAGCAATTTTGGAATAATTCTATTTATATTATAATAACAGGCTATAAATGATTAATAAATTGAACCACATATATAATAGGTTCCAGCAATGATATAATTGTTAAATATTGTTAAGGAAAACAATAATCTGGGGCCATAATTTGTGAGTTCCAGATTTTTTTTATAATTTTGCAAAAGTTTTTGGATATGGAAAAGAATAATATCATTCCGTTCTTAACGGAAATTAACAAGGCGTTGGTTGAACAAACTCGTGAAGAGATAAAGACCGATGATGAATTATTGATGGCAAAGCTGTCGATATTGAATCATTATGACAGTGAAGGATATGATTGTGACGAAATAATCTCAAAAATCAGAGAATGCAATGAACAGGAAATGGTTGTTTTTTCAAATAACCTGTTCTCTGACAGAGAGATTCAGTTTAATTCAATTGAAGACATTGTAAACAATTTCAAAGAAGAAATGTCTGACATTAATACATTCCTCTGGATATATTGCTATTATAATGGCTATAACATGGATGATGTTTATAGAGGAAATATTGAATCTGGTAATCTTGATGGCCTTTTCTCCATTTTAGAGACTGGAGTGAAGGTAGATGTGCTCAGCAATGTTTCAAGCAGAGTTAATAGAAAATTCAAATCAATCTATAGCGAATCAATGCTTAACAACATATGGGGTAGATTGACAAACGATGAGAAAAATGCTGGAATTAACATGGAAATAGAATATTAACATTAAACATTTTTTCACATGAGAAAATTAAACAAAAAGAACATGATTTCAGAGTATGTAGAGCGTTTTGAAAACTACATACTAGACAATTACGGTGACATCAGTGATGACGATTACAAGAAACTTATGAAGGAAAGTAAGAAAGTAATCACCAAATACATCAAAGAATATCCATATGAGAATGATGGTTACGAGGAATACGTAGATGACTACAACTTCTTTGATAGTGATTTGTTATCAACCATCAAAAGTAATACCACATATTTCACGGAGTATTGATATGGCAATAATATTACATACGGTTTACCAACTGTTGCCACAATAAGCATTAACCAAGCAGAGAATGTTATTATCTATTGCGTCGGGTATTTTCTCTTCCAGCGCATCAATACAAAGTTTTAATGTGGCGCCAGTGTTTATATCCTCGTCGAAAATAAGAAGTTTAGCATTCTTATATTGTGACATCAATTGACCATTCTTTAGATAATTGTCTGCAACAATATAGACATTATTAAGGAATGGTCTAAATTTTTTAGAAAATTGTGTGACCTTTACTCTCTTTGAATTGAAATGGAGTTTATATCCCCTTTCTTTCAACATATCTGAGTATTGCTTTACTATTTGTAATGTTTTTACAAGATATTGATTAAATACTTTTCTTCCTATTTTAAGTTGTATTCTTGATTGGATTTCATTTAAAATGTGTGTCGAATCATAACTCTTTGTGTACAACCTGTTTTGTTTTTGCATGAAATTTTTGACTAGGTGTTTATCAACAATATCACCATCTGATTGCATTTCTTTTACAACTGTACCATAAGCATATTCCATTAAGCAATTAAACACATCGTTTATTGGCGTTTTTTCCCTACTATGACTTGAAAGTGATATATTTGAAAATAATTCAATGTTATTGTTCATTAATTCCCTCATTGGCTCAGAAACAAAATATGAGATTTCTTTATATGCAACATTTTTAACCTGGTTTTCAAAATCCATAACATCTTTCTGTGAAAAACCCTTTTCAAGCATTGATTTAACATCCCTACCATCATCAAACCTTACATTTATAAGATTTCTTGAAAAGAAGTCTTTCTTAAATGGTATACCAAGTTTATTACTTAGATTTGTACAGTAATAAGTGTTAAATTCAGAAGAACTGGGAGGGGCAATAATAAAGTCCGGAACAAATCCTTCCTTCTTTAATGCATACGCGGCATAATTCACAGATTTATCTAGGAATTGCGAAACAGACGAATATCCATTGTCACCATTCAGCCCGAATTGTTGTTTATAATGCCCATCCTTAACACCATTCAATGAAAAATTCTGAGCGATGTTTGGTGTGTATTTATTGTCGTAGGTTACATTTATTGGTGCAAATTCTGTTTTCTTATTTCCTTTTTCTCTCTCATCCTTAGATATACCAAGAAGTTTATCTGTTAAATCATTTTGTCTCATTGTGCCATGTTTTATGGCATCACTGAAATTAAAATCATCCATTGTGAAAAGGGCAATATACTTAATGTTTGTTCCATTAACAGTTCCTGTCATATATCGAGCAACCCTATCTGAATCTGTATTTTGTATTCTATTAACCGTTGAAGCGTATGGATTCACTTCTTGTTCAATTCTATCTATTGCCTTCTTCGCGGCATCAATGATATAATTGTCAGACTTTCCGGAATCAAACCATTTATTAACCGCTGTTATTGTTGCACTTTCAAGGTTATCTGGCATTTCAATACTACCATTTCGGCCATTTTTAACAAACGCAATAACATTATTATAGTATTGTATTGCAGCCTGTTTTGATTTTGCGGTTTTTGAAATACTTGATGTTTTGCCATGTGCAGTATTATCACCATAAAGAACATCATTTTTGTTACCAAAAAGTCTGGTATCAACAGAGCCCTTTCCGCGATTTTCCTTATCTGTTGTGTTGTTGTTAACTGATATGTTTATTGTACCATCTTGGTTTTTTGTCCAATCAACACCCTCAAATAATTTGTTGTATTGTGATTCTGTTATGATAATGTTCCTCATATTGCTTATGTTATAACATATAAATATCAAAAAAGGAGGAATTAAATCTCCTCCTTTTCTTACTCTTCGTCCTCAACACCCTCAATTTTCTTTAATTTATCTATTAACCTGTTTGCTAGTTTTATTCCATCCTTCTCCTCCTTCTCAATAATCTTCAGGACTTCATTAAGAATGAACATTGAACCATTAACAACCCCTGAATACATTCCTGAAATAAATGCTTGTGGTGCTCTATCGAGCGTCATATCTGCGGCATAGTATTCACATAATTCCTTAATGGTTTCAATTTCGCCAAACAAATCAAATTCCTTTTGCTTAAGGTCATTAATCTGTTCATTCGTTGGTGCTTCAATTGAATTGAATTCATCAACAATCTCATGTAACTTTTCAATCAAATTCTCCATATTAGTTATATTTTTTATTTAATTCTTCTTCTTGTTGTTTCTTTATTTCATTCCACTCTTCCACAGAAACTTCCTTATATTCATTTTTCTGTTTGTTCTTAATTTGCCACTTTTCCTCGACAATCCCGTTCCAGGGAAACCATTGACTCCAAATAAGCCCATCCTTTGTCCAGTGTTGATACCTCTTTATCTTCATAATAAATATTATTTAATGTTGGAGCACCAGGATTCGAACCTGGTCTATCATTTATTATTATTATTATTATTATTATTATGTCTGTTCCTTAAGTAAATTGGATTTCCATTACTGAATTTCCATTTTATTTTTTCGCCGAAAAAATCTCTAACATATTTTCTCATTTCAAGCGCATAAGTAGGTAAATCATATTTTCCACACCATTTTACTATTGCTTTATCACTAACACCATATTTTCTCCCAACTCCAGAGAAAGACCCATATGTTTTAAAATCTTTTAATAATTGCTCTTTTGAAACAATTTTATTGTCTTTCGGCTTACTTGTTTTTATTTTTTTTAATTTTCTACCACAATAATTTTCAGTAAAAGAATGACAGTTTGGGCATAGTAGTTGTAGATTTTCAATCCTATTATCACTTCTATCTCCGTTAATATGATGCAACTCCAGTGGTATTGGTTTACCGTACCATTCTGTTAGCCCGCATTCTGGATTTTCACATTTATATGTTTTAAAACCTTCTTTCAATAGTCTTAACTTTATTTTTGTTGTAGAAATCTTAGACCCCTTCACAAGATATTCCTCTGTTGGAATTTTTTTCCTGATTCCATTTGGTTCGTATGATTCGTCTTCGTTAAAATGTGATGTATCAATTTCATTTTCTTCTAAAATTTTCTTTATGTGTTTATAATACTCATTTGTGGGCTTTTTACCCAATATTTGTAATATTTGATTAATACTGCTACATTTCTTAGAAAGCTCACACACCGAATTTATGTATTTTTCATGCGACGATATTTTTTCATCATATTCATCAAGATTAATTTTGTTGCAATAACAAGCTCTTGATTTAGTAATCAAAAGTATTTTTGATATTTCCCCAAAACTTTTCCCTTCTTTTCTTAATTTTTGTACGTTTTCTATTAACTTTCTATCCATAGTCTAATCGTTTTTATATAAATATACATAATTTTATAAAAAGAACGATTGTACCGTTTTTTTTTGTAGGGGGTAACTGAGTCAAACAGTTTCCTTCAGAGCCAAAACCTGACGTGGCTATCGCTACACCAACCCCCTTTATAATCCATTCAATTTCATTTCTGCTGCAAAGATACTAATTTTTTATTAAATAAAAAAAAAATTCAATTTTTTTTGAATATAATACAAATATTTTGTTAAAAACAATGAGCAGTCACGTTAATGGCTGCCCATTCTTAACAAGAGTATTAACATTCACACGCTTAAGCAGTCTGCGTGAAATTCAATTTAATCTTCATTAATATGGTTATTGTTCCACCAGTGTAGCTGCTACTTGTCTGGAACTGTGTCTTACCATTTGAATTATTCTCAGTTGTTGATGGGTGGGTATTATTTGCAATTTGATATCTTGCAGCACCACTACCATAAGATTCTGGCATATAGAAACCTACGTAGTTTGGAAGTGCTATTGTGGATTGTGTAAAGTCAAATCCAGAACTTGTATATGCTCCTGAGAATACCTTCAAATCTTCTACCACAAGTGTACAAGTTTGTCCACTTCCGAGTGAAGCATTATATGAAGGAGAGTCAACCCAAACACCCTGTCTTGTCCCACTGAATGTTATACAAACATAATCGTCGTAATCACTACCATAGTCAGATGCCACGTTGTTTATAACAGCACCTGCTTTTCCAGCATTAAGCGCAACATTGCTATAAGTTACATATCCATCTGAACTTGGGTCTGGAGTTGGGCCTGGAGTTGGGTCTGGCTCTGGTTCTGCACTTTGAACATCACCAAGTGCTTCAGTGATAACAATTCCTTGACCTAAACTTGGGTCAATTGTTACATCGTTTTCCCCGCTTCCCATTCTATAGCACCTCATTCTTATGTACTTTGTATCTGGGTACATACTAAATATTGTATCAGTAAGTTCCTCATGGTCATATGGTCTATCAAAGTATTTTAAAGAAGTCTCTGTTCCACCTATCTTAGATGATGCTGTGTTAAGCCCTGTAACTCCTGTTATACGGCCAAGACATTCATTCGCAGCATTACTCGAAAAACACCAAATAGACAACTCTCTTATTGAGTTTTCATTAGTTTGGTCGCCTATTGGCGCTACTGTTGAAAGATAGTAGTGATTGCCTTCAGTAATAGGAATATAAGGAGACCTTATGGAATATTTATTTTCTGTTTCAGAAGCTGTGCTGAAACTGCCTGATTCCCAATCACCAATATTCATTTCTTCACCATCATTAAATGTTACACCAGAATGTAATTCGTATGTTGCTATTGGCACATATCTTATGTAGTCTGAACCCTTATAACCTTGTGTTGTGTCTCCATATTGAGACGAGTTAATATTAAAATCAATACCCCTTATAATAACTCTATCTTCATACACATACATTACACCACCTTGAGACTCAAGGGGCTTTTCTACACGATTGGATGCTGTTTCAGAACCGGTGTTAGTATAGTCAGAATCGATTGGGAGCGCACAAGAAGGAAGATGTATCGTCCAAGCGCCTTCGTTTCCATATCTGGCTATATTTGCGTTCTTTTGGAATATTTGCAAATTCCATTTCCAATGAGAATGCCCACTAAACCAATATACATTCCTATATTTTGCCAAAAGGTTTGTCATTGCATTAAGTCCGGAACCACTCAACCAGTTTCCACCAGGATAGATACCACCAGAGCCATTTACCCGACCTAAGTTTCCGGCATAATCAGGGAAGAACAAGTGAGTAAACACAAAAACTCGATTGTTCTTAAATTGTTCAAGTACATTGCCTAACCACGTTAAATCATCCGCAAGATATGCATTTCCAGCAGAATAATTATACATGGAGAAGAATACAAAAACATCATTTACCGTGTTTCCGCTACTATTCTGGTAAGCATGTGTAAAATAATAGGAATTGGTATATGCAGACGATGATACAATGGTATGTGCTGAAGTATCAAGTGTTCTTCTCACAAAATTAAGAAATGTAGAGGCTCCACTATGGCCGCCGCCACAATCATGATTTCCAGTACAGGTATAGAATGGTATTGAAGGAAGGAAATTTGCAAGCGCCGTCTGAGTCATTGTAAATTCGTCATCACCACCACCTTGTGATAAATCACCACAAGCGCAAACCATATCCACATGTTCAACATCACTAAACCATTTAAAAGCCCTTTCGAGGTCTCCAGCACCTTCGTCTGAATAAGGGTAGGAATTTAAGTACTGTTGATAATTATAGTCGGTAGTATCTACATGAATGTCAGATAAAAGACCTACCTTATATATAGGAGAGCCAAAATCGTTGGTCAATTTCCCCAAGGGGATTTTGCCAACCCTTTTATTATTGCTATCATACACACCGATATATTCCGCATTTCCAGGTGCAATGTTCTGTCTAACAAATCCGTTATATGTATATTGTGCCATAATGTTTATTGATTAATCGTAAATTGTGTTATATTCCCCGTATCAGCTAAAGGAGTTCCTGTGGAATCTTCATAAACCATCGTATATGTTCCACTTGAGAGTGTGTTGTCATCGATTGTAATGTTAAGGCTCGACAAAGACCTGTCAACCGTGCCTATCTCGTCAACGTCTTCCACATCACCAGATGGGTTTTCGTTTTGATTTCCACCTTGATTGCCATTATTTGTTGATAAATAATATTGTATTAAAGCGTTTAATGTCGTATAATCAACACTTGGAATAAAATCACCAACAATTTTAATGCTCCAATTGTCTGTGCCTATTTTACTGCATATAGCACTAGTCATCACCTCATTATTAAACACACTGCAATTTATTATCACCGCATTACTTGGAATTGCATCCGGAAGGTAGTAGGAATAATAATATGGTTCTGTACTTGTGTTTAAATCAGTGCTAGTGGCAGAACTATTTAGAGGAATTAAAACTTCTTTAATGTCTAAATCTCCAAATTTTTGTGGCAAGATACTAGGTTGTGTACTAATATTTGGGTGAGACGCTGAGTGTGCAGGACCATCATTATTCTGATACGATTCACCCTTTATAATCTTTCCTAGTTCATTAATTTTCTTGTTCTGTTTTTTATCAACCACACCCTGTTCATCCTTAAACTGTGTCTTTAAGGAAACTAAACCGCCTGTGCTTTCCTTATATCCATAACAATTTAAACTGTTCATATTTTTTAGTTCATTTTTTTTAGTATAAATATCAAAACAACAAAAATAAAATGAAAAAAAAATTAGTAAATTTTGCACATTTTAAAAAATTATAGTAATTTTGCACCGAAAACCAATTAAAAGACAAATTATGCATTTCTACAAAAACGGAAATTATATCGTCTGCATGATGGATGATGGCACAAAGATTAGAAAAACTAACGAAAACTCGTTTGAGCCAGCATTTGCAGAGAACTGTGACTGCCTCCTTACAAAAAAATGCTCACAACTTTGCTCGTTTTGTTACGAGGGCTGTACACCACAGGGAAAGCATGGCAACATAATGGATTACAAGTTCTTGGACACACTCCACCCCTATACAGAACTTGCCATGAATGGAAATGATATGGACCACCCGCAATTGCTCGAATTCCTTAATAAATTAAAGGAAAAGAGAGTCTACGCAAACATGACGGTTAATCAGAACCAGTTCATGAGTAACTATGACTTAATCTGTGACTTGGTCAACAAAAAGTTAATATATGGCCTTGGTGTGTCATTCTCCCATTATGATGATGACTTCATCAATAAGGTAAAACAATTCCAAAATGCTGTTATTCATGTTATCAATGGTGTTATAAAACTGTCTGACCTTAAGCAATTAAAGGATAATGGCCTAAAGATACTCATTCTTGGTTATAAGGAAATAAGAAGAGGGAATACATATCTTAACAATAACCATGCAAAGGTTAGAGCCAATAAAAGATACTTGTATACATATCTTCCGGAGATTGTAAAAGAGAATTGGTTTAAGACTGTATCGTTTGACAACCTTGCCATTGAGCAATTGAGTGTTAAGAGAATAATGACAGACAAACAATGGTCTGAATTCTATATGGGGGATGATGGGAATTTTACGTTTTATATTGACCTTGTTGAAGGAAGATTCGCTAAAAACTCCTGTGTCTTAGCAAAACACCAAATTGGTGATAAATCAGTTGATGAAATGTTTAATATAATTAAAAACGAAAAATAACATGAAACAAATTAGAAGAAATCTGTTTGAAACGAACAGTAGTAGCACACATGCAATTACCATTGCAAACAACACTGATGACGATTTTAAGAACAACCTTCCAAAGGTGTTGGAACTTGAACTTGGAGAATTCGGTTGGGAGTTTGATAGATACCAAACGATATTTGAAAGGGCATCTTACCTTTTCACGGCAATAGTTTATAATGGCTGGGTTGAGGAATATATGCCAAAATTGGTTGATACACTCAAAAAGTGGGGTGTTGAGGTAAGATATCCAGAATTGAAGAAGATTGAGTCAGGATATCGCCCTGGTGATTTCTACTTTGAACCGGTTGAAGGAAGAGGATATTTTTACATTGACCACGGATTTGAACTTAAGGATTTCGTTGAGAAGTTGTTCAGCGACGAAACGCTCCTTATGAACTATCTTTTCAGCCCTGAGAGTTTTGTGTCAACAGGAAACGACAACAGTGATGATGATGTTGATGTAACAACAAACGCAAAGAACATATTATTTGAATATTATAAAGGGAATTAATTATGGAACAAGTAAGACAAGGAATTTTTGAAACAAATTCAAGCAGCACACATTCATTGACAATGTGCACAGGTTCTGATTATGAGAAGTGGAAGAATGGTGAACTTATCTATGATTATCACAATGACGAGTTGGTGCCAGTAACAGATAAAATAAGGGAACTGAAGGAAGATGGTGATGATGAATATGTTACATATGAAAACTTCCAGGATTGGAGTTATATGGACCTTGAGTCATTTGAAAGTAGGTTCACAACCCCTGGTGGAGAAGAAGTTGTCGCATTTGGCTATTATGGCTATGACGGATAATAAGTAATTGAACCATGAAACTCGATGATACATTTTCATTCGGAAAGTATAAAGACAAGACGTTAAGAAGTGTCTTAAACGATGGCAATTGTGGGTTATACCTTATGTGGTGCTTGGAGAATATAAAAAATTTTCACCTTGAGCCACAACACTTTGAGCAATCGATAAGGGAAAGGTATTCAAAACAATACCTAATCGTGCAATTAAAGAAGAAACGTCAATAGAAAATGGCATACAAAAAGAAGAGGGGTAGAAAAAAGAAGCGTGGGCCAAAGAAAAAGAAGCCAATAATACCAAGAGTATATGTTGGCCTCAAACGCCCATATCACATCATAACAACAAATAATGGTGTGCAGTTGAAGGATATATATACTGCCGTATCAATTGACGTGGGTCTTAAAAAGCTCAAAGAGTTTCAGGAAAAGTACAACAAGGGTGTTAGATTTCCAGTTAAATTCGTTTCAAGCCACAAAGAAAAGACTTTCACAGAGGCAGATTATAGGTTAATGCTTATAAAAAAGAAAGAACCAACTGACACATTTGTTGGGAAGTTCAAAAATGAATACGGGAAATACATTGATTGTATAACAGACAATGATAACTGGATTTTCATTGATGAACTACCATATTACATGGAAGAGACATTCTGGGTTTATGGTTATAATCCAAAACGACAAAGAAAAACATTCCAATTCATATTTGATGAACTTATAAAGATTAATTCTGATAAATTCAATATGAAACAGGTTGTTGTCTACAAAAACAAATTGTTAATATCATCAACATCCAAGCTTGACATGGTTATTTGTAAAAATCATATGGACAGTGTGAGACTCTACAATGAACTATATGAGGAAGTTAAGAACAAAAAACTCAAATATGTCACTTTTGGTGGAGATATTACAAGAAAAACATTTAGCTATGACATATGGTACCAAAAAATAGAAAATCTTACCCATTGGACAAGAAGAAAGATTAATAAAAATTCGACCAGAGATTAATTCTCTGGTCTTTTTTTAAAACATTCTAAAAATCTTTTTGAGCCAACTTTTAAGTTTGAACTTATGCTTCTCAATTGTTCCAACCTTAACAATCCTTTCCCCATTAAGTACAGCAGACATATCTTCACCCATTTCTCCGGCTAATTGTTCTTTCATATCAATCTGAACACTGTTAATTGCCAGCTTTGTGATATTAAGGTCTCCCTTTAACCCATCTATCTCCCTCTTTAATTCAAAGTCAATCATTTAATCAATCAAAATTTGTTTTTCATTACTTTCTACTACAACTGAAATTCTATTAACAATGGTATCGATAATTGATACAACAGCACCAGTATAGAACCCATCAAAAATCAGAATTAGAGGCCACATATTTACATTGGAGTTAAATAGTGCAGTGAATGGTGTAAAAGGTCTCTCAGGACTAAACACAAGGCTTAAAACGGACATTATAATGCCAATGTTAGTTGGAAGACAAAACATACATGAAAATAATTCATCCAATTTTGGATTATCACTCACATATGACCTCAATTTCGCAAAAATATCCCATGGCCCAGTATAATACACAATTGCATTGGCAACGCCATAGCACATTAAACTATATATAAAGACTTCCAGCATAATTATCCTCTTAAATCATTTATTTCATCTTCTGTCATGTTGATTGGTGACACTGGTTTGAGTTCTTCAACAATCTTTTGTTTCGATTTCCTCGCCTTTTTTGGTGATTCCTCTTCTTTCACGGTTTCTTGTGTGAATACATCGTGTTCCTGAATAACATCACCAACATGTGACATCAAGTCCTTCTTTGAGGAGACCTTTTTCTTCGGTTCTTGTTTTACAGTTTCAACAACACTGTCATCAAACACAAATTTAAGCGTTTGCAACTTTTTGAAACTAATTGTTTCATCTGAGAAAATTTGCTTTAACTCACCAGCCTTCAGTTTAAACAATTCAACCTTCTTAATTGCCTCCAAATTTGTTTCTACAGTTTCATTAATGAGGTTAATTATCTCATCAATATCAACATCATTATTTGCTCCGCAATACCACCATAAGTCAGGAACCTTCTCATCAGGCCCAACCTTAATTCTTCCGTCTTCACTTGAATATGCACCCCATTTTGGCTTGAATTTTACACAAACAACCCAATTACCCTCATACATCTCCATTGAGACGAAATAATCCTTTATTTTATTTATAGAATCTTTCATATTATTTTTATTTTTTAATAAAATCTTGCGTTAATTTCACTAATCATTGATTTCGAGCCCAATAATGAAGATAGTCTTTCAAACCAATGATTGCTAATATAATACTTGTTCTCAAGACATTCACATAACATTCCAATATTTTTTACTTCTCGCAAATTTCCACATTTTTCCATTTGTATTTTTTTGTTAAATCTTGGCTCTAAATACCACTTTAAGCAGATTGGATTAAAATCTATGTAATCAATATCACCACGAATAACCTTTGTCCACAAATCATAAAAGAAACCAGATTTCTTATTTGGACAACTTGCAATTGTTATGTTTTTGCCAAATTTTAATATTTCTTTGACAATTTGTATTATTTCAAGTCCTCCCGTTTTATCACCCATGTCAAGAAATGCAGCATTGTCAATATAAATGTCATCACAATTAAAACCAATAGAAGATAAGGCATCAATATTTGAGAATACTATGTTTGTCTCCTTGTTACCATGAAAAATGTTTGTCTCTTTACTTTTAACATTATTAAATCCTATTATTTCATGACAATGATTTAATATATTCATTAACGTATTTTTGGCATTAGACGCTGCACTTATCGAGTTTGTAATAAACAACACACGATTAAAATTTTTTGTGCCATGTGTTATATCATATGCAATCTTAACCAGCATCAGTGTCGTTGTTCCCGCTTGTCTATACGATTTAATTACATTAAACTTATTATCCTTCAGGTTATTTAGCAAATCTATTTGTTGTTTACTTAAGGACGTAAAACACCCGCCATTTCCAACAACCAACGAATTGGCTACATCTTCACACCACTTGATATAATCAACACACAATTCATTCTTTCCTATTTCTACTAACATATCAAGCAAATATTATTGCCATTATATAAGATATTGCACAACCAAGATAAAGTAATCCATATTTTCCCATTTCAACCCTACCTTCTTGTAGTGTAGCAACCTTGGCGATATCATAACAAACCTTCAGGATGTATAATATTGACATCACAAGGACGAATATCTTTAAAAACCCAATAAAACTTAAAAACAATTCCATTTTTCTTCTTTTTTAAAATATAAATATTTTCTAATATAAATCAACCAGCTTTTTTGCCTTGTGTAAGACTGTGATATACAGCATATATGCTTTTTATTTCCGGCAATGTTGAATATGGTAAATCTGGGTCAAAAATAATTTTTCTATTTGCATCAACCAACTTTACCCTATCTTTATATCTCTTTCTTATATATGTTCCATAGGTCTCAAATTCAGAAAAGCAACTAAAAACACCTGGCTTGCATGCAGATATTATTGACTTAATCCAGTTGTTACCACAATGCACCTCAATTTCTTTTTTCATTTTCTTCAGAATTTCCTTATTGAAAACCATTTTGTCACTAATGAATGAGCATTCCATGATTTTGCTAAACTCATCACCAAGTATTTTTCTTATTGTGTCAAAATATGGCTTATGATACTCTTCTGTTGTATAGAATATGTATTTATCACCATCAACAAACCTGTGTGGCTTCAATAACACGTGGTCTGAATCACAAACAAGGAAATCATCAGTCTCAACGAGTTTGTCAGACGAAAGTTTTATAAGCTGTTGATACACCCACCCCCTTCTTTCTCTGTCTACTTGAACAAGACAATGTCTAGAAAAACCAATAAGAGCCAATTCATCAACGAACTCACAACTCAAATCTTCACAAGCGTCTTTTATGGCAAAACTACCAACAATATATATCTTTCCAACACCATCTTCTACATTTTCCCTTATACATGGTATTGATTTATATAACATCACCACATCACTATCAGAACAAGGTACAACTACATCTAACATTTTTTTTTTAATTATATATAATATATAACAATTTTTTATTATAAAAAAAGCGTGTGATGAAAATACACCACACGCACACTTAACAAACAAAAAAATTATGAAAAACTACTTATTCATCCTCACCTTTTATTAACTTGTCCAAATCTTCAAGAGAATAGGGACAATGGTCTGAGCATGTTTTTGATTCTTGACATCCGTTTGCAATAAGAAATGTAACAATCTTTTGCATCTTCTTCAACTCAGATGTGTTCTTTTCAATCAATTCGGTTTGTGCCTTTACTTCATCGGTTAGTTGTTGTATTTGAAGGTCTTTAACTCTCAACGCTTCTTCATAAGCCTTATCCTTTGCTGTTTGCAATTCCTGAAGCAAATCTATTTGTTTTTTAATCGCATCAAGGTCTCTGCCTTTCTTTCCAGCCCAGAATTGATAGATATTACCGGCCATTGAAATAAGAAATAATACTACCGCAGCTTGTAATGTCATCTTAATGTCCTCCCAAATTTAATTAATTAAATTATTTCATGAGGGTACGGACACGACCAAGCATGTCTTCAACGCCCTTATTTTCATTCATCCTAACAGAATTGGTTGTCTTGCTATTCTTTCCACTATAATTGAATAACTCCTTAATTCTGTCCATTTCTGCATTGACAACATTTTCATTCAGTTGTTTTTCAACACCAGGTTCACTATGCCATTCAACCAAATACTTATTGCCCTTGCAATCTTGCATATAAAACTTCTTACCTTCAACCTTGTACTCATCTGGTACATGAGAAAGCATGTGATTCTCGGAAATAAACTGAACGTGCTTGAACTTCAAAAGACTCGTCTTCTTTGATTCACCAACAACTGAATCATGACGTTCCTTATCAATTCCACCTGTCATTTTGCCTGAATTTGAAAGCTTGTTGGTTGCATCTTCAACCTCTTTTGCATGAGCAACCAATTCTTTTGCTAATTTCGGGTTTCTACTTGCATTTCCCAAAGGCTCTTTTTCATGATTCTTCTTGTCTGAAGCATTGATAAATCCACCCATTTGTGCTTCAACATTTTCATCAAAACCTTCTGGTTTTGGGCTGTCATATTGCAAGTCAGACATACCCTTATTTGCTTCTGCATGAAGCGATTTTGTGGTATTTTTTCCACCTGGAGATTCAATACCCTTATTGTATTCTTCGGTCTCCTCCTTCATCTTTCGGTACGCTTCCTTATTTTGGGCTTTCTCAGTGTCCTCGACTCCATCACCAAACTTTGGTTTGAACTCTGAAGCACTCTCACGAAGTTTCTCCCTCAAATCTCCGAACCTGTAACTTCTGGTTTCCATATTTTTATTAATAATTTATTATCAAACGTATGGGCTTTCCCACATATATAAACCTCTAAGCATCTGCTCGTATCGAAGCCGCGTCAATCTGCTTTTATCTATAACCTCTCTTGTGCATAATGCCTGAATCTGTTCATCAATGTCGACAATGCCCTCAATGACCTTTGCTTTGTCATAAACCCCATTTTTATCCATGTAATCCATAGCTTTAGTATTTTAATAGTTTATTTTCAAAGATGCATAGACCTCATTTCTGAAAACCAATATGCAAAGTCATTTTCTAACATATAAATATCTAATTTTCCTAAAAATGTGTTACTTTTATGCAAAAATTATTCATTATTTGTTACTTATTGCAACTTTTCCCTTCGGCCTCGTCAAAGACGGGTCCTTTTTTTTCTTCTTGCGGCCAACGCCAATACCCCTTCTTTGTATTCCAAACACCGGAACATCATAAGTGTAATTACCAGTGCTGTCAGTGGTTGTGGAACCTCCTGGTGCCGTAACATCACCGACACAAGCTCCACCACCCATAACACCGCCGCAATCACATTCCTTTATAATTCTTTCACCATCATCGAAGAATGTTTTATAAAGTTTATCTACTTTTTCATCAAAATTTTCACCAAAGAACTTATACGAGCGTGTATGCATACTTTGCTTCTTGCCATCGCCGCCAATTGGTTCAGTTATATTATCCTTTCTTGATATAAGGCCAAGGTCAACCATCTTTCCAAGCAATTCCTTTTCTGGTATGTCATTCTTTTGGAAAAAATCATTATATTTTGGCTTACAGGGGTTCTTTTTCAACTCCTCAAGATAAGTTCTTAAATTATCTTCGAAATCTTTGTAGAGAATTTCCTTATTTTCAAATTCTCTAATGATTTGCAATTGACTCTCTGTTATATATATGTTCTTTTTCATGGTATTAAAAAGTTGTTGATGCAGATTTCCAGAAACTATTCCTTTGCCAAAGAATTTTGAAGATTTCGTTCACAACGTCCGCTGCAAGTTCCTTAACCTTCTTTTTAAATTCCCTGGAGTTCATATTATCTCCAATTTTGGAGGCAATCATGGAAGAAATTTCAGATTTTGTGAGTTCCTCCGTGATAATTTCTCGTAAATCACTCTCTTTTATTATCATTTTGATTTATTTGCTTGTTTTTCTAATTTATCCAACAAATCACCATCTTCTGAAATTGACTGTTTCCAATTCAAGAATGCATCCCTTATCTTTTCTATCGTCTTAAGGTTGGAATCGCTCATTTGGAGACCTTGTGCCCAAATATAACAGCCATCACCGGACGGGTCTTTATATCTGAACTGGAAAACTAAACCAACACCAGTTACCTCTCCATTTATCACAAGGTCATTTAAGCCTGGATAATATTTCAAGGCATCTGGTTTTAATGTGACATCACCAATCGTTTTTCTTATGGCATCTTCTTGAGAAACTCTTACAGAACCAAATTGAACATCATTTTGCTTAATAACAATTTCATTATTATTACCATTATTCTGTTCATTTTCAACGATTATGCTGTGGGTGTCATATACATTTTTCTGCTCGACAACCATCTCATCAGTTGGTAATTCAACCTTGTTTAATTCATCCATTCTCTTACGAATTTCCGTAAGCATTTGTCTTGTGTATTTGTCCGACATTTTTGTTTTATAGTGATTTAATTATAACTAACGCCATTCCAAGTAAAATTAAAACCACGGCCAAGCTTAATACCTCTATGCTTATGTGATTTCTTTACAACAACTGGCTCTGGTTTATTTTCCTCTTGTGGCTCTACTGGTGTTTCTTCTTCAACAACCTCTTCGGCATCTTCTTCCTGTACTTCAGCAACAACAGGTTCTTCCTCTTCCACCTCAACAACCTCTTCAACAGGAAAATCCTCTTCTTGGGCCTCAAAAGTTTCCTCTACAGCCTCTTCAACGGATTCAGCTTCTGTTTCAAATGTCTCATTTTTTTCTTCTACAGTAACATCGTTCTCGACTACTGCTTCAACTTCATTAACTAATTCGTCAACAACCTTAGTTGTTTTCTTGTTTCTTGTCATAAAAATCTAATTTATTTCATTATAATAATATATAATAAATATTACAAATAACAAAAATGACCACAAAATGTGGCCATCATATATAAATTTAATAAACAAAAATGAAAATCATTTAAACAGAAAATCCGCCTCTGAAATTGAGAAGACTTCTTCTCTCATGGTGTTTATTGCTTTGATTTTTATTTGCCTAACCCTTTCAGTACTAAGTTTTAGGTCAGAACTTATTTCTTCAAGACTGTGACCATCACCTCCATCATCAATCCCGAAATACTTCATAACAACAACCCTTTCCCTTTCACTCAGACTGGCCAATAATTTTTTTACAACAAAATTCTTTTGCTCATTCTCTTCCTTTATTTCACAAGAGTTTATCCTATCATCGGCAATGTCATTGCTTTCATAATAAAAATCACTATCATCATCGGTAACTGATACATTTTCAATTGTCTGGTTTTCTGCCGGAAATTCATCATCAAAATTCACCTCATTCTTTTCTTCATTCATCTTTTCGTCAATAGCAGCCATCATCCTTTGTCTTATCCACCAGGCTGCATATGTGTAAAATTTAACGTCCTGAGATAAATCAAACTTTTCAATGGCCCTAATAATTCCGGTATTACCTTCAGAAATCAAATCACCAATATCAACACCACTTCCACGAAACTTCTTTGCTGTGTCAAAAACAAACCTTAAATTGGCTGTTATTATTTTGTTTCTGGCATCAATATCACCATCCTTTGCTTTAACAAGCAATTCCCTCTCAACATCTTTAGGTATTGGTGAGTACCTTTTCAATTCCTGATAATATGTTTTTACACTTTCGGTAAAATCATTGTTTCCAACACTTCTGTTTATGTCATTGTTAATCATTTTTTAGTTGTTTTTGTACTCTTCTTATTAACTCTCTTTTTAGGCTGTTTTTCTATTACTTTTTCAACCTTTTTGCTTGTGTTTCTAATTTGTTGCAAACTTGAAACACCGTTTGTCTTTGTCACGGTAACAATATGTTCGTGCCAATCCCTAACATCTTCTATATGTGTTATGTTGAAAATGAAATCATAATCTTCCAATATCCTTTCATACAAAAGTCTCATGTTGTCATAATTGACATTTGCAACCCTTCCAAGAATCTCATCAAAAACAAGGAAATTCATTCTTGATATTGTTGAAACTCTCGATAGTGCACTTCTAAGAGCCAAAGCAGAAGCCGTTCTTTCAAAACCACTACCAGAATCAAGTGTCTGAACAAGACCATTCCTAATCAAATTAAAGGTAACCTCATTCTTGGTGTTAATATCGACATTTACTGAGAAGTCACAAACATCATCAAGCAATTGTGATATTATCTCATTAACAACTGGTAACATTTCCCTTAAAATCATCTTCGTTACACCATCCTTACCAACCATTTCAAGGTAAATCTTCCAATTCCTATTCAGGTTTTCGTCCTTATCGTAATCTTTCAATATCTTTTCCCTCTTTTCCTTCTCTTCTGTGTAAGTTTTAACATTAGCCTTATTGGTACTCAAAGAAATGAGATTTTTGTCTCTTATTTCGCGTTTTGTTTTCAGATTACCCTTAATAAGGTTAATTTCTATATCCAATTTGTTATTCTGGTCAATTGCTTCAGAATTCTCGTTGTATTTCTTCTTTTTATTGGTTAAATTCTCATAATTCTTTAATAAAAGTTCTATTTTGGAAGATAATGCTGATTGTGATGCATTTAAATTGTTCAATGTATCATAATTCTCCTTATTCTTCTTCATTGACTCAATCTTTTCTTTAAGTTTCTTAATCTTATCGGCAACACCCTTTCCCTTATTTGCCAATTCTTCCAACTCGATTTCCTTCTCTTTTATTTTCTTTGAATTGTCAACATCTTTCAGTTTTGCACCGCAAGTTGGGCAGAATTCACCCTTCTTTAATGCGTCAATAGTTGACCTTACCAGTTTATAATCAGCGCCAATATTCGCACGTTCTGTTTCTAGCTCGTTCTTTTCCTTCTCTGCTGCGTCATATTCCTCCTTTGAGAAATCAACTTCACCAATTTCGTCAATCTTCCTCTTATTTTCGTTAAATTCGGCCCTCTTTTTCTTTCCCTCTTCTTTTGTGTCTGTTATATTTTTTTCTAATGTAGTTATATCCAGAGACATTATATCTTTATCAATTGTCTTCTTGCTTTCTGTTAATTTTGTCTGATTATCTTCCAGTTCCTTTATTTCTACGTCAAGCTTCTTGTTAGACTTTTCCAAATCAGAGTTTTCCTTCTCCTTGATTTTTAATTCTTCATTAAATGCAGCAATTTCGTCGTTTAAATCCTCCCTATTATATTTGTATATCGTAAGATTCTGTTTCAATTCTTTAAACCTGTCATTGGCAACTTTAAATTTCTCCTCCAATGGTAACAAACCAATCCACCTTGATAGAAGGACACCCCTATTCGTTGGTGTATCATCTATAAGTGCATCAAGATTCTTTCCGGTGATACACATCATAAGGTCAAAATCCTTCTCATTGCCAATTGCCTCACGAATAATCTTGTTGGTTTCTCTAACGTCTTGCCCATTTTCCTCAACATATTCGGAAAGTTCTTCAAGCGTATCACCAATCTTCCTATAAAACTCAGCCTTCTGTGTTGTTCTGCTCTTTGACGTTCTTTTTTCGAGTGCTGGCCTTGTCAGTGTCCTTTTTATGATATAATCACACCCATCAATGCTAATACAAGCCTCTGCACATAACTGCGTTTCTTCTGGAAGCGTGTTATTGAACAAATCCTCTAATCTTGAATACTTTCCTGATTTACCAAACAAAATAAAATGAAGAAGGTCTACAGCAAATGTTGTTTTTCCGCTTTGATTTGCTGGGTCACCATTCAAAAGAACCAAACCACGAAGGGTTGTAAAATCAAAACTGTTGTCACCACCATAGGATTCGAAATTAGACCACTTAACCCACTTTATCGAGAACTTTCTATACTTATCAAAAACCTCATAATCAATCTTTGAATTGATTTCGTTATCAATGGACTCTATAATATCCATGTCATATTCACCCTTATGATATTGTTCAAGATATTTTTTAAACAATTCTTTGTGATTTTCCGGATTCTGTATTTCTGCAACAGTTTTTCTTGAAAAAACACAGTCTTCATCATTATCGTCTGGTGTTATGAATTTATATATCACATCAACATCATCCTTTGATTTTCCATACTTCTTTGCCACAAGTGATTTTATCTCATTCACCTTCTCTTGTGTGTAATCATATGGTAAAACATTCCACTGTACCTTGATTTTTGCTTTTTCTCCAACTTTTATCATAATTTTTTAGTCTGTATTTTTAACTGTTATTTTTCTTTTCTTTCTCACAATCTTTGGTTCTTCCGTTTTCGTATCTCCACTTACTTCGGCGTCAGTTTCTTTCGGTTTTATTTCACCATTCTGGCGCTTTACGTTATCACCAGGAGATAACCCGTATCTTTCAATATTGAATCCGGTTAATAAACATTTGTATTTGAATTCATCAACATCAGATATTTCATTAAGAGAACAATAATCCTCTATTGCTTCATTTAATTCTTTTTCCTTCGTTAATTTCATATCTAATTCTAAAAATCATTGCAAAAATACTAAAATTATCCGATATAATAAACAAAATATTGAATTATTTTAATTTTTTTATATATATTATTATAAATCTTAACAAAAGTATAATGACACAAGAAGGACAAAATGTATGGATGGCACTAGATGTTAGTACAGCATGCATAGGAATCACAATATTGGTTGATGATGGTAGTGAATATGGCAAAATAGCAGAAATGACACACATATCACCAAAAATACCATCAAAAATTAAGGGAATTGAAGCATTATTCTTAAAAAAACAACAATTCCAACAATTCATTAGGGGGTTCTCAAAATACCCAATAGACAAGGTTGTTATTGAAGAACCACTATTGTCATCAAATAACCAAAATACAGTGGCAACACTCCTTAGATTCAATGGAATGATAAGTGATTGTATCTATAATGAACTTAAAATTGTCCCAATCTACATTTCAAGCTACGAAGCAAGGGAATATTCATTCCCGGAACTAATGGCCATCAGGAAGTACGGGAAAGATGAAAACATATATAAAGCATCAAAGATTGTCTCCAATATAAAAAACAACAATTATACATTATTTGGTAGTTACCCATGGACTATTGACAAGAAAAGCCTCTTACACGAAAAAGTCAGCAATCTATTCCCAGAAATACAGTGGGTTTATGATAAAAACGGAGAACTTAAAAAAGAAAACTTTGACGCGACAGACTCATATGTTGCGTGTCTTGGACAAATAAACAAAGAAAGACATGGAGAACTTGAGTTTAAATCAGATAATATTCAAGTCGAAGATAATAAGGTTGAATATGATGTCCTTTATTGGGATAGAAAAGAACATAGAATAACATACTTATCATAAAAAAATGAGGTTATTTTTTAACCTCATTTTTTTTTTATATATTATATTGGATATTCATCTCATTAGATTCATTTAGGACATGTTTCATTGATTCAACGATAACATCATGTAAATATGATTCACTCATCTTATCTCTCCAACCAATTCCGCTTATATACGACCTCTTACCGCTGTCAATATTATCACTATTCTTCAGCATCCTAGCTTTACGGTTATTGTTGCCAGAAATGTATTCGTTATCCCAAGCGTATTTGAAATTATCATATTGTTCGCGGGCTTTCAATGTTCTTGGGTCATTCGGTCCGAATTTATCATAATAGACTTTATATTTTTTATACGCCTTATTTTGCGCACTCCACAATGTATCTGTTGATATTTCGTTTAGTGCTTTTTTCAAACTTTCTTTTATTACTTTTCGTAAATATGATTGTCCAATTTTTCTTTCCATTTTATTAATTTGCAATTTAATTATTTTTTACCAATTCAATAATGGGCTTTTCGGCTTATCTTCCAACTCATCCGATGTTGGGAAATACCCACCAATGTATTGCGCCCTAACACCTAATTCATTATACTCATAATCGAGATGTTCCATTAGTTGATTCAAAACATCCTGGTCTGTAAACTTAATTTCTTCCATGATAATAAAATTCTTTCTTATAAATATTGTCTATTTGAAAAAAAATTAGTATTTTTGCACCGAAAAATGCATTAAAACTATGAAAATAAAGCAATGGAAAAGTGATGAATTTTGCAAAATGGCCATTAAAAACGGTTTTACTTTCAACCGGCAAACTGGCAGTCATTTGATTTATACAAATAAAGATGGAAGACACATGTCGATTCCACTTAATTTAAATAGTCTTATCGCAAAAAGGCTCATAAAGGAAAACGGCTTAATTGTTATTGGCAAAAAAAACAATAAAAATAAGAAACAAGAAGCATGTTACCACTTGAAATAAAAAGAATGTACGATATTCTCGTCTCTTTTCTTGGAGATAGTAAGTCTGGGCTTGATGAAAGTCTTCAGCTTCAATTCTCGTGCCCTAAATGTCAAGAAAGAGATGGCACCCAAGAGCGTAACAAATATCATCTTGAAGTCAATCTTGCAAAGGGCCTATTTCATTGCTGGAAATGTTCTAGCATAGATGAAAATATGCAAGGGACGATTTATAAGCTCATCAGAAAATACGGAAACAGCGAACTCCTGAGGCAGTATAAAGACGCAGTCAATGAATTCAAACAAACATCATTGTATGAGTTGAAGTTCACCGAAGATGATTTTGCGGGAGATTATGCTGACCTCATTGATGACGGTCTTGCACTACCAAAAAACTATGTGAAATTCCAAAAGGGTGTAAATGATAAGACAAGGGCATTTCAATACCTCCAAAAAAGGGGCATAGATTGGCCCATAATCGAAGATTTTCACATTGGGTATACAACATACCAGGAAGACAATAAAAAGGGTTCAAATCGTATTATTTTGCCATCATTCGACAAATATGGCGACCTCAACTATTGGACGGGAAGGGATTTTACCGGAAACGACAAGAGACAACGATACGATAACCCAAAAGTTGATAGGAAAAGCATTATATTCAATGAGGAAAAGGTTGTATGGAATGCCGACATAACTCTTGTTGAAGGTCCATTTGACTCAATTGTTGTTCCAAACTCAATTCCGCTTCTTGGAAAACAGCTAAATGATGAATATAAGTTATACCATGAACTTTTCGAAAAGGCAAACGCAAACATCAATCTGTTTCTTGATGGTGATGCAATAGAAACAACAAAAAAATTATACTCAACACTCAACCAGGGAAGATTAAAGGATAGAATAAGACTGATTTATGTGCCAGTCGATGAAAATGACCTGGACCCATCAAAAATATTCCAATTATGGGGGAGAAACGGTATAGTTAAGTTTATCAATTCGGCAAAAAAGATTAATAACGAAATATATAATATATGATTAAGAGAATTTATCAAATTGCAGATGTTCATATCCCGACATATAACAAAAAGGATATGTATTATGACCAACTACAAAAACTTATTGACGAAATAAGAAATGATGTTGATTCAAGTGGCCTTGACGGTGATGAAATAAGAATTGTTATTTGTGGCGACCTTGTAAACTCAAAGAATCAGGTGACAAATGAGCTTTATGATTTTACATCATACTTTATAAGGGCACTGTCATCAATAGCAAAGGTTATATGTATTGCCGGAAATCATGACCTTATCGAGAGCAACACATCGAGAACCGACACGCTTACTGGTATTTTCCACGCATCACAATTCGAAAACGCATATTTCATTGACGAACAATTGGATTATTGCAGTGGTGTTGTAAACGATGATAACGTCATATGGGCTTTATACAGTTTCTATGATGGATATTGTGCGCCAGATATCTATTCCGCAAAGAAAGAACATCCGGAAAGTACCGTGTTCGGATTATATCATGGCCAAGTTGTTGGTACAAAACTATATAACGGAACTGTGGCTCAAGACGGTCAGGGGAGTGAGATATTCGATGGGTGCGACTATGTTTTGGCTGGTCACATACACAAAAGGCAAGAAATTGATAAAGGAAATTGCAAAATAGTTTATTCTGGCTCTGTTATACAAAAAGATTATGGAGAAACAGTATCAGAGCACGGATATGCAATATGGGAGTTAACGGACGAAGGTTATGATTACAGATTTGTTGATTTGCCAAGTGAATATGGATACTATAAAATATCAATAAACTCAATTGATGACATAAAAAAAGACAAGGAAGTGTTTGAAAACGAATAAGCGGAGCAATAAACTCCGCTTATTTTATTAAAGTCTACCAGGTCCAACAACTGGGCCGCCTGGATTAACAACAGGTTCTGTCCCAGGGCTTTCTTGTTCACCAGCTTCATATTCTTCTCTTCCCATGAATTCAACACTAACAATAGCAGTTGATGGTATCACTTGTTCTACATATGGCATCACTTTACACTGTATGTATTTTACATATTCTTGGCCTTCTTTTCCATAAATGTCATCAACGTAGAAGTTTATCTTCATTTGTTTTGTGTTAATGATTTGTGATGAAACGCCATCTGCGTTTGTAATACCTGAAACAAATGCGTAATCATCCATTTGTGATATGGAGGATTTGTCGTCAATATCATAAGATTGAATAACCGATGGTGATGGTGTGTATTTGTCAATGAATGCATGGACTTTTTCGTCCGCAATCAGCGGATTTGTGCTATCAGTACTCGTATACATAGTAAACCCATACCCACTTATCTCATTGTATACATCATCAACGTTTGAGAAACATGTTTCATCAAAATATCTGTTTTCATAAGCATATTTAAATAGGTGCTCAAACCTGCTTATGTATTCTTTACCATTATCATATACATAATTCCCCAAATGCGGATTATTTCCATAATACTTGTCAACAATTGAATCAAGAACCTGTAATTTACCATCATCATTCTTTATTTGTTGCCAGCCATTACTTCCAATCTTATCACTACCTTCAATAGATGATAATTCAAAATAGTGACTTACAGCAACACCATCCTCATATGAACCATTTATAAATAATAATGACGTTTCTGGTGTCAATGCATATGACATATCATCGTCACTGTAAACAGTATCTGCTGACAGTGTGAATGCGCTTACCCTATTTCCGGTATAAAATATCTTTATTGCAGAGCCATCAGCATACAAATCAAGATTGTATTGTGTTATTCCACCCTCATCTCTTGGGTCACTGACGGTTATCACGCCACCATATAGCTCACCACCAACTGAAATTGAGCCATCATATACATAAGCTTCAAAATACATCTCATTTTCTCCACTTAATGCAATATCCTTTATCTCATACGGATACCCGTTGATAAGAGCAAATCTGTCGCTGGTATCTGTTACATAATATATTACATTATCAGTTAAATCACCAATTGGCTGAGACACCAACTCTCTCATATTGTTAACTGCACGAACATTTCTAAGTGTTTCTGTGTAATTTTTGTAATTACTATTGCCATACCACTCAACAATTTTCCACGCATAACTAGAACCATTACGAACGCACTCAATAATAGAACCCGCCGGATAAATGCCCTTTGGAGACTTGAATTTTATATTTGATACTATTTCTGCTGGATGGTTATCAACAAAACCATCAGAAATGAAACAAGAATAAGACGGCCCAATAATCGTACTACAAGTTCCAAGCTTAATTTTATCATCTGCTATGTACAGTTTACCAAGATAACTTGCTGTTGCAGCAGAATGTGGCCACACTTCCAACCCATTAGATTTTAACATCATGAACACCTTATCATCTTCATCAAATCTATATGGGTAATAATTCATCCACCCACCATTCATCTGATAGTACATATCACCGTCATATATTCCATTTGAGTTGAAGTTTGGATAGAGTTTTCTTGTTATTGTGCCTTCGTTGTCAACATCTCTGTAAGCAACTGGCAAACCCTGATATTCTATATATTCACCATTAAGATATGACTGTGTTTGGTATGGTATTGTTTTACATGAGTTATACCAGTCCATCTTGTACATTCTGTGTTGCTGACTATCAAATTCATCCTCAATTGGCGGTGTGAAAATGGTGTATTCCTCGACATCGAAATCATACTCATCAGAAGATGAACCGCACCACCTCTTACTTCTCATACCAAATAACGACAGCATTGACTCTATTGATTCAACAGTACCCTTCTTCCTTAAAATCTGTTTTGAGTTTATTCTAAGTCTTTTCATAAACTCATTATTGATGGTTGGTAATGTAACCTGATATGCCTCAGAATAGTCTTTAATGACATTCAAAACATCACCATCAACAACAACATATGTTTGGCCACTGTAATTCTCATTCTGGATTTCTTCCTTCACTGGCTCACCCCCAGAACAATGTTCATAGTAAGCATTTGGCCCACCAAAGTAAGGTGAAATTATAAGTGCTGTGTTTTCGCTAAATTTTCTAGAATAAATGTTTCCTGTTTGTGCAGAAATAGACCATATTCCACTACTTGTAACATCAACATATTCACCAGATGTTGATGCTGAGTATTCCTTTAAATCATATGGGTATACAGAATTAACAACCCAACCGTCTGTATCAAGAGAATCTGTCAGGAAATAGTCGCTTAAATTGTCCCTTCCTGAGTATGTTACGGTATTATAATAACCAATTGTGTCAATATATGCTTTTTCTTGGTCAAAGACATAACCCATAACCCTTACAAGTGCAGAAAACTTCTTCCCAGTTTTAAGGTATTCGTTATCTGCCGGCCCATCATTGCCATTGAAAGTATTTGTCCAGTCAAGATTCTTTAATGAATCATGCGTCATCATTCTGTAAAGATTGTCGGTGTATGTATCATCATAATAAACACCAATCTTAGCAAGGCCATTGACATATTTCTGCATTTGAATTCCATCAGACTCAAGGTTATAATGGCTTATTGTGGTTGGGAACACAAATGTTTCTATGTTTCTCTGGGTTATACTATCACCTTCACTTAAAACCTCAAAATTTGCAGTATTTTTAATACCACTGAACTCGCCCATCAAACACTTTCCAAATAAATCAAGATTATCAATAAATTCATCATAAAACCACAAATCCATTCTAGGTCTTATGTGTATTGATATATCTCCATCATTTTCTCCAGTATTCAATATGTAATTAACCTTAAGTGCATTATCCCAATAAGCATAAATAACATAAGATGACTCGGTATCATTTACATTTGTTGTTATGGTTATTTTTGCAAAAAACATATTTTTGCATGGGCCAGTTATCTTTGTTGCCCCAGAATAAGAAACACCGCCAAAAGACCCATTTTCGTCAATTTCTGCATCATCCACATCGAAACATTCAACAAACACATATTTGTTGTCCGTAACAACAACCCCACAAACGTGCCATTTGTTTCCGTTTACAGTATATTCATCACCGACATTGACATTTGCATTTTTATCAACAGCACAGTTGTATATTGCAACCGTTTCTACGTTCCATGTGAAGTCGTATCCGCTTATTGGGTCATTATCATTGTCAAAGTATAAACCATAATTATCGATACCACCATTATAAAAATGACCAAGAACATCATCAGAAAGATTTTGTTGTGCATTTTCATTATAGATGTCTATTGAACCAGGGTTTTCAACAGGATAGCAATTTCCACTTGGTATGACAAGAGTCCCTTCATTTAATTCGTCAATTTTATTTGTGATAAACAACTCATATGGATAAGTTGTTAATATCTTAGACACCGTGTTTTCAACCAAAGACGATAAACTCCCAAAATATGAAAAAGACCTTAAATCCATAAAGTCATTCTTTGGTGTTATGTTCTTTTCAATTGAGCCATAAACATCACTAGAATGCTGAGACAATATTGCATTATCCCACATATCAGAATTATAACCAGACGCAAGCCATGATGATTTTCTGATATGTCTTGATGGAGAAGATGAATTGTTGACAACAATGACAAAATTTCCACTTTGATAAACAGTTGCCAAACCCCTGGCAAATGTGTTTGCTCCACCAACGGTGCTTATATCCCTTTCAAAAATGGTACCATTGTTAACCAATTGGTGCCTTTCCTGGATTCTATAATTTGAATGACTTTTTACGTAACCTATCATAAAAACTATTGCAGTTTATCTGTTATTGTTTGTGAAAAATCAATGTTATTTCCACGCTTCTCCCTGATTTCATATTGTGGAACACCTGTTTCAGTCTTCTTGAGTGTAGACATTTCATGTTGCATGAATATGTTGTTATTCTCATCATAAGTCGTGATAAGACCATTGTTAAGGTCTCTAAGCTGGCTTCCACTAATCATTGTTGCAAGTGTATCTGCATCATTAGCAACCATCTCTAATTCAATACAAATTGGTTCAAAAAGTGTATTGACCAAATATGCATTCTGTGTTGCCTTACCTATATATGGCGTTGAATTTGCCTTAAAACTAAGGGCACTTGACGGCGTAAATGTTAAGAACGTAAATGTGCTATTCTCATTATATTGGTATGAGTATGTTTGCACATTCGTTGTCGTGGCAACATTTGTGATTGGCTGGCACTTATTGTTTGATGTGACAATTCTAACATTATTATCCCTTTCATCACCATCCCTTAATATCATTCTGTAACCAACAAGGCCATTATTCTTTGACGCATCGTTCTTTATTTCGTCTGGTAATGCTTTTAAATCCAAAACAACACCCCTGACACTTGGGAAATCTTTCAGTGTTGATACATCCAAAATTGTCACAGGAACCTCTCTTGGTTTTATGTATATTGTATAAAAACCCTTATTACCAAAAATGTTTGCTGGCAATTTAAGGTTATACAAACCATCAACAATGTTATCAACTCCAGTATCTTCATCTGATGTCGAACGAATCCCACTTAAAAAACCATTAACATCGTTATATGGAACCCTAACAAAAGGAGCACCATCAACATCCGTATTGTTCCTTGTTGGTGAATAACTATAATATATGTCAACGTAATTCTGTATATTATTGTCATCTATAAGTGTTGGAATCATTGTTCCAAAAACGCCATTTGCCATATCTGTACTCTTTATTTCAGTTTAAATTAAATAATACCCTCATCAACATTGTATATATCAAACATCTTGTTTCCGTAATTCTCAAGCTGTTCGAAATCTCTCACCTCACCAATCCTCAAAAGTTTATCGAGGACTGTAACATATCCCCTATCTATATAAATATTGTCCACCGTCTTTTCAACCATAGAAAAATCCAATAATTCTTCTTTTCTCAACACTGGACAAACAACATTTTGTGTTTGTGTAAACCCACTTGGTTTAAAGAAGAAATCAGTCATATATGCTTGAACATATTTACCCTGGTCATCGGAATATACACTTTCTTCATTCTTCACAATTTTGTAATATCTTACCGGATATGCTTCCGTCTGTGATAAATGATATTGACAAGTTGTTTCTTCAAGCGTACAATGGTCAACACACGTCAAATGAGTGTCACCAGATACACTAATTGTCTTGTCGTCACCGACACTAAACGTACAGCCCTTATAATATGTAAAGTCTGCATATAATTTTCCATCACTTGGGATGGTATTTTCTGTATTAACGGCATCAACACATATTTGTAATTTTTCCATCACATCATCAACAGACACAACTTCATCCGCAGATATGATTTGTTCGCTACCATTTAAAACATCTCCATTAATATCTTTGCCATAAAATCTTATGCTATAAAGCACGTCACCAAAATAAACCTTATCAATAACCTTATTACCACCAACAATAGTTGACGCATTCGCGTATTTTCCAGGAACATACGGAAGAGAAAGTAACGAATTCTCTGCTGGTTGTACAACCGTAGATGCACTGCTTGGCCTGAAGTATCCAGGCATTAAATTACCAAGATTATCAACCGTATCACCATTAATAACGAAATCATCCAACGATGATGTTGTTCTTCCACTTGTATCTGGTATATCTATTTGCCTTATGGTTTCACCAGGGTGTTCTCTATAGTAATATTCAGAGTATCTTGTCCAACCACTTGGTGGGGCATAATCAGTATCACTTGTTTTTATCCAAACATCATCGTCATATATACAAGTTTCTCCAGATGTATATGTTATATACGGATTGAAATTGACGGAAAATGGCGAGAAAACACCAAAATCCTCTACTTTTGACTTTATATTAACAGAAACATCGAATTCTGGATACAATAATGACCTGGCTTCATCCGATAAACCCCTGACAGCCTCATTGTCTTCCAGTATATACCCATTAATAATTCCAGTCCACCCACTTAATATCTGGTACATAACATTTCCACCCATTGACCAATAATCAACACAATCACAGCACGAATCACTTGTTGAACACTCATCCTTCATCTCACTATATAACTCATGCCAAGTGCTGAATTTTCCGTATAGTCTCATTGCGGCTGGATATGTTAGTTTTGATGTTCCAAGATTCATCATTACAACACACCAATCTGAATATAAAGGATAGTCAGTTCGTATTATTTCAGATTTGCTATAATATACGTCTTCAAGGTCTAATAATACAAAGTAATGATAAGTAAGCCAACGATAGAATTCATCACCACCATGTGATTGATATATTTCATCCAATTGTTGTGCGTTGGTAATATCAACACCACCATATGTTCTCGTGTAATAATCAACAAGGTTATCGAATTTTCCATGACAAGAATTGCTATACAGCATCTTCCTGTATTCTAGCATTTCTGTAAACCACCTCTGTAACACAGCATAAGATAAAACCTTACCACCATACTTTTCTCCCATATCTTCCGTGAAGTCATCATAGTATTGACGAATAGAATCTTCGTTAATACTAAGTGGCATTTTTCCATACTGTGCCAGATTTATCGCCTCTTCGCTATTTGGGTTCAAATAATTAACCTCGCCGTTAAATAACGAAGGATAACAAACAGGAAACCTTGTTATATATGGTTCTAATGAAATTTTCTTATTTAATATCTCCATCGCTATCTTATTCTAAGGTTTTATTTTTAATTCAAATAAATTGAAACTCCAAGTCCTATTCAACATACTATAATTATCAGCGATTGCATTAAGGTAGTTATTTTCTTCTCCGATTGAATAGATAAACCTTCTCTCGCTTCTTGAATATTCTATTGTAATTGGTACATACAGCCTATCAAACACAGAATCTAGGTCATAGCCACCAATAAAATCCTTATACACATCTTCATTCCACTCTTCACCAGAAATTGCTGTATATGCAGATACTTCTTGTGAATATTTTGTTGGTATAACCATTGGAATCTTAACCCCAACACCTGCATGGAAGAATTCTGCTTTCATATAGATTGTTTGCTTTTTGGTTTTATTTGCAAACGCCTTCAATATATAAGCATAAAATCCCTCACTTGAGTTTGAACCATGATACCTATCCTCCACTGTAATTCTAGAATCAAGTTTTAGGTTTGATTCACCAACCATTAGGTTATAAAGACTTGTTTCTCCAGATGTTTGTCCACTTGGTATTTTAAAGCATTCCGTCATAACACCAGGTCCTGCCGTTTGATTAATTGTTATTTTATCCTGGTTGTTATATGAATCATTACCAGTTCTATTAGGCTGCCTTGACTGTGCAGCAAACTCATACTGGTATTTTGTGCCGCTCTTATCTGTCTTTTCATATTGTCTGTCTAGAACGTCAAAATATCTATCACAATCAAAATATAATGTCGATGTACCCAACATATTTTGTTTCTCAGGGTTCTTTGAGTCAAAGAATGTTAACCTCAAGAACGATTTGCTAAGTTTATCTTTCTTTAGTTTTACATCATCTGTGGTAAACCAAAGGAATCCCAACAAATCTGAGTTTTTTGTTAATTGATAGAAATTATCACCACTAAACGGGCCAAATGTGTATGTGCTATCATTCTGGTTTGTTGTTCCACCACTTCTTGCGTAATTGTAATATGGATAATAATCGGTTATGAAATAATTGCAGTACTGATAATTTGCACCCAAATTCATTGTTGTTGGATTAGTGGTGTCACCACTTCCATTGTAAACACCCTCATCTTCCAATATCTTCCACGTATCAAGGTCTCTTGTTCTGAAATGAAGATTGAAATCAATCCTATTAACCATATTAACGCTACCACCATTTGAATCAACAAAAAATGGCGTATACATGTCTTTTTCCATATCAACAAGCTTGTTGATAGCAATATCTTCCTCTCCTGGATAATAATTTGATATTACGAGGTCTTGATATTCAATCTTGTCACTTACATCATTTGATAATGTGATTGGCAATGTGAAATATGAACTTCTTTCAAAGAAATTCAAATCAGTTAATATATTTGACACTTCATAGGCAGAAGTCCCACTTCCAGAATAATACATTTCATCATATGCCGGCTTTAGCCACGTATCAAAATACAGGTCACTATTACCGAATATGTTGCTTCTTTTCTTAATTATGAAATCATTACCAACAATAGAATCTAAAACCTCATACTTCACATCACCACCAGCATAATCGTCATACAGGTATGGATTAACTTCTGGAACACAAAGCAATTTATTGTTTCCAACCGTATCAATAACAACAAGCCTATATTCAAGTGGTGTGTTTGTGATAATATAATCGTATGATGCATCTACCTCAGAATCATCGTCCTCTTCATCAGCATAATTAACACCAGTAACCACTTCCTTATGTCTAACAATGGCCCTATATTGGTCAATTTGGACACCATCATGCTCGTCTACGGTAATTGCAGAACTTGGCGCATAAACCACACCACCACCACTATATTGAACGGTGTAGACATATTGCCACTCATCTTCTACATATTCAACCTTTCTTGCTATTTTTGTCTCACCATCACCACTTACCTCAAAATACATTTTGCTTCCATCGTACATTTCTGTGCTTGCAATGGTAATACCGGATTCGGTATTTGCACTTTCAACTGTAAGCATGAAATCATTCCCACCAAGATTGACGCTATCACAAAGATTTGGTATTACATCGAACCTTCTTCCGTTAAAATATGTATAACCAGAACCACCTTCATCATATTTAACAACAACTTCAGCGGAGTTTTCCATTGATTGAATGATTATCCTATCGCCCAACAGGATTGGTATGTTATTAACTTCTGTTTCTATGCAAATTATACCACTATCTCTTATTTCAGATGGTTCAAAGTACATAATATAAGTGGTTCCACTTATATCCATGTAGGCATTGCCATTCTCATCAATATAATTAAGCTTGTTGTAGATGTTAAATTCACCATCGACACCAGTATCGATTTCCTCATTTGGTACATAATAAATTGGCTCCTTAACAACAGCAAGTGGTGTGAGTCCAGCCATTTCAGCAGCACTTACGGCTTCTGTATATGAAGAATATTCTACACCATCAACAACCCAGGAATCATCCTTTGTTATTCCATACCCAATTGTGTCACCAGAATCATTATAAATGTATTCTATGTACTTCTTTTCACCTTCATATATAATATAAGGCGCATGACCATAATAATTTATTGAATTGCATTTTATGCTTTCTTCAAAATTATCACCAAAATTGAGTTTTTCAACAAATGTCGAAGCAGATGTTACATTTGACACATCCCACAAATCACCAAATATATAAGGCTGGCCAATAGAATCGGTAATTGAGACTTGTGAATTGTTATTTATCAACACATTATATGTTATGTTATTAACAACAACCTTATTGTCTTCAACATATACCTTATCCATTATTTCAAGTGTTGAAATATCAGTAGCAGTATATTCAACACTGTTAATCGTGAATACTTTAGTTCCTGTTAATGCGTAATAAGTGTTACCATTGTGTTCTACATAATACATTACCTGTATGCTTTGCAAGTCATCTCCAACTCTTATTGTTGCGCTTTGTACTTGAAGCGTTACGGGAACCATTATATAGCCATTCCTTTTGACAATATCTCTAGATTTTACCTCAGTTGTCATATCTTTTGGAAAATATGGCGACCTGACAATTACACCGCTTTCGGATTGAAGTGAGTTTGTTGCTGGTGTTGTGCCACTAATAAATGTCAAGTCCGGAGAAATATACACATCATCCAGAAAAATCTGTTTGGTGTTATATGACGTATTTAAACTATACTTATATTTTAACATTTTATGTAATCTTCTCTAAATGTATCGTCAAAAATGGCTTCATCTTCGTATGGGTTCTTCTCACCCATTAGAACATCCACCCCATAATAAATAGCCCTATTTGATAAACCATAGAAACCAAATGGGTCTTGTCTTCTCAAAAATATGTTAATATTCCTATTGATATAAAGACACCCATTTGTGAATGGATATTCTGTAACCACACCCTCAACATCTTCAAAACCGTTTTGAACCAATTCTCTCCACCTCAATATACCACTATTCTTTGGTATCATTTCAGCATAACCTGGAATGGTTTCTGGCTTGCTGTAAACGTAATAACTATCACTTCCACCTGATATTATTGCATTAACAGAAACGCCATGTGGGGCCAACCTTAATACGTTAACATCAAGGACATTAATAATATCACACTTATAATGTTCGTTTGTCTTCCTATTATACAGCCACGGCCTCGCATTCATATCATAATACGTCTCCTTTGATGTTGTAACAATAATTGTTTCTGGTGCATCTTCTGATGCTTGCATGCTACCAAAGTCTATTACTTTAATCATGTCTGGAACAAACTCCGTAACATTTTCAGAGAATGTTCTTATTGGGATTTCATAGTTTTGATGATAATATACACCTTCTGGGTGCTTTGTCGGTTCGTTATCGTAAACCAGTGTCGATGAGTTTGAGAAATCGTTTACATATGTGTATTTAACAGAAATTGGTTGATTGTTTTCGTCAATCTTAAATTTATTTGTGTATAAATTAATTTTTCTACCACCAATTTCACGCTGCACACTGTTAAATCTATTACAACAATCCTGAATTACGGTTTCCAAACACTCGGACGGAGAATAGCAACAGAAATCACCATAGAAATACTTTTGTGACCTGAAATCGATTTCATCAAAATCTGTATTCTGATATTCGTAGCTTGATGGGTTATATTTGCTTCTTCCTCCACCAAGCCAATCCTCGTTTAAGCCACGAACGAATGAGTTGTTATCAACATCGTTCATAAAATGAATGTTGCCAAAGCCATCATCCTCACCCAATCCAATTGGTGTGTAACCGAGTTGTATGTATGGAGAATACTCAAATCCGCATTTTAATGCACCAAAACACCTTGACCATTCAACGTTTTCATTTTTGTAGTCTGGTATTTCGTTGTCGCTTCTCTTATAATACCATTCCTTATAGCCATAATTCGTCTTGAAGAACGATAAATAAAGAGAAGTCAACGGCCTTCCAAGATTGTCTCTTATCGCATATATGTCTATATCGTCATTATATACAATCTGACACATATCGTCACCATAAACATTTTTGGCGAAACCTATTCTAGATACTGTGCTTTGTTTTTCGTACTCAGACTTTGAGTATTCATCAATTGGCCTTTCTCCTGTATTTCCTGAGTATATGTCGTCCTCGCTAACAGCCTTGTCATAGAAATCAAAATTTGGGAACCTTGAAAATACCCTTACATAATACTTACACTGAATTCCATCAACGGTTTTTGCAAATGACAGATTCTTGGAACCAAGATTTGATAATACACCATCATCAATTACAACATAGTTATTTTCTATGGTGTCTTTTATGGTCGTATGACCACCGTCTGGACTGTATTCTGAATTTAAATTGTATACCTCATTAACAGTTTCGTTATTAAAATACTGTTCAAGTCTTCTTTTTAGTACTTCCTTAGAATCAATCTCTATTAATTCGTATTCAACATCGTTTACATTATCTATAATTGTTTGTCTGTAATCTTCGTCTTGTGTTTCGTCTTCGTACCACGCCCTAATAGCATTGTATAATTCACCAAAGCTTTCGGCACCAAGTTCATAGTATTTATCAAATGCGCCATAATAATCATATGCGCTTATTGAATTTAAAAATAGGGTGTTTGCACTATCTTCATTAAAACTACTCCCACACTTATCCAAATATATAAATGCTAACTGTGTTAAAAACGATTCATAATCGCCATACTTCTCGTCGTTAGTTCTATAAACAACGGGTTCTATATAAAAAACAAGGTTTTCACCAGGCCTTGTTGAATACATTGCAGCAAGTGGCAAATCTAATTCATCAATAGCATTAAGTGTTGTCGTCAAACAACTTTCGTCCGGTATCCAATTACCATTTTCATCCTTTGTTGCATAAATTTCACATGAAGCGCTTAATGAGTTGAATGCCTCCTTAACCTCATCAACCGAAGAACCGCCACCCTGCAAATTATTCATAAACCAATCAGCAAACCTTGAGAACGGGAAATACTTTTTGCCCCTATTTCCAGCAACCCTTTCATAATCCAAGTTAAGAAAATCGTTTATTGCAAATACTGTATAAAACCTAATATCACCTTCTGGATAATTTTTCCAGTTATCAGTCACAGCATCATAATACCAGCCATTCTGGGTTGTCATATTCACCTCAACTCTGTATTCGTTTTCACCAACATGCAAGACATTATATTCTTCGAGTGCATTCTTATCAAAAACACTAACCCAATTCTTGCAAATATAATCATTTGTTATTATGGTGAAAACATAGTCATCAATAACTGAGTCAACAACAACATCACCAACAACAAGCTCATCAAACATACCATCTTCACTTGAACGATAAACATTAATCGTATCATCAACATTCAAACCATGCTTAGAAATTGAATAAACAACACACTTATGTATTCCATCATCACTCTCTTCCGTTTCATCGATGAATGCTATTCTTAATGTGTCAAGTTTTGGGTTTATAAACGGTATATGCTCAGTTGTTGAACTGTATGGATAAGTCAAACAGCATTCCCAATTCTTCTCATAACGGTTCTTGCTTTCATTGTAATGTGGTAACAATGAATACCTGTCTCTTCCTGGAAACAAATCAATAAATCTGTTTGCGAACTGGTTGTTCAAAACCCTATCGGTGCCATAATAATTTTCTCCGCTCAGTCCATTAACAAGCATTTGTGATTTATTCAAAAAACCTAACCACCCACCGTTTTCTTTTAGATTAACATTAATTGAATCAAGAAATGAATAGGTATTCTCTCTTGTATATCTTTTTGTATACTGAATTCCGGTACCGTTAATCATGTATTGTTTATTTGTTGAGAAACCATACACGCTTGTTAGTGTTTCATCTATTGTATTAAAATTTTCACCATACTGCTGACCCTTATTAAAATATGAAGCACATTTCGACCTTGACCTTAAAATGTGATTATTAAATATGTCTATTCCGCACAAATATGTGTAGTTTTTGTCATCCTTTCCATCCCAGGTTATCTGTGTGTCCATAACAGCGTCTGTTATGCTGTTTCCCCACGTATATCCTGATGACTTCCCAACAGTACTGTTGATTGTTGTTGGTTGATAATTCAAACACCTACACTTGTTGCTACCCTCATCTTTTACAATCTCTGTTATCGAGTTGAAGGCAATGTTTGTTGCAATTAAATTAACATCAGCACTTAATCTTATTTTTGTGCAATTTTCCCTTTCATCAAGGTAAACATTATATTCATTGATGACGTCATTAAACGCATCATCAACTATGATGTCCTTTCTGCCAGATAAATTTACAACCATCGTTGTGTTCGACTTTCCAGCATCAACATTCCTTGCTTGATTTAAAAGAAGTTTTTCTTGCATTGCGTTTTCATGTTAAACACTAAATATCTTGGTCTTCAAAGTATATTTTCATTCTATACCTCAAGCCATTCTTAATTGAGAAATAAACCGTTGTTTCGGTAATTTCATTGTTGTTTCTTCTAACATTGAACTCCATTCTAGATGGTTTATAATTTACGGTTATCCCATTCTCAGAGTTAGTCCAATATAACTCATCCAGTTCACCAAACGTGTGCCAATTATAACTATGAAATTCATGCGCCTTTAATGAATTTGTTTGGTAGTTTATTGTTTCACCAGAACTCCTAAGCGGTGTGTTAACCCTTATACACATGCTTGTCCTGTCAACATTAAGAATCGCGTACATGGAACCTGTATAATATGTACATCCACGATTGTAAATAACACCCTGTTTTAGCTGTGTGTTTGCCGCATTTATCTTATAAATCTTTCTAGTTGGTATAATTAAGAATGAATTGGATGGCAAATCTTCCCATTCTTCTCCAACACGCCCAACTGGTTGGAATTTAAAATCATGTGAAGAGTCTGACAACTCAATATCTGGCATTGGATAAAAAATCATTTCATCCCCGCCATCAACACCATAAGGACAAACAAATTGTGTTCTATCATAGTTTATCGCATCACTCATCTTAAATGAATATGAGTATACAACACTATATCCAGTACTGTTCGGAACGCAAACATATGCAGCAAATTCTGCTTTTTTCGAAACATTGGATATGTCACCGTTAGAATACTCTGCCCATGATGGGTATATTCCATCGTTATAATCGTCAGTTCGTACATCTGTGTATCTTTCCCCACCCCACTCATTGTCGTCCTGAATATTAACAGCTAAATATGTTCCAGCAAAAGACGCACAAATTGTTGTGAACGCGCTTGTGGATGCAGACGTTGTTGCTGATTCTGCGCAAGCCCCAATATTACTGAACTCATAACCAACATCATATTTTGCCAAATCAATACTCCTAATTACCTTAACGCCAGGTTCATACGAAATAGATAGGTTTTCATTATTTCCTCCTATAACGAACCCATTAGAGAATGCCGTGCTACAATCCGTAAAGCTTGCATTAAACGATGCATCACCATCGGCCAAATCACTAATTGAATATTTAACGTGGTCAATGTCTGATGGCATTGTATATAATGGTATGAATTCATCGTAATATTGGCCATAATCGGTAATCATGTCCCAAATATTGATGTCGTTTTCTGTTATTTTATTTTCGGAAACTTCAAACGTGCCATCAGAACCTTCTTCATAGAATGACACATCAAATAACTTCGCGCCATCACCCCTGCCTTCAACCGTTTCAAGGCGCTGTGGCCCACCAGTAATCAGTTGGCCACCGCCATTTTCGTAAACAAAGCTTCTCTTGTCTTTTTCTGGCATAGCGTTGAATTTCATCAGAGTCCAATCACCACCATTTAGGTATATCCACCACTTCTTCAAACCATCAATTACCTCATTCGCATCACCAGCATTCTGACTAATCAAGTAACTTATGTTATTATATATCCCATCAACATCCTTGGACGCTAACCATGCCTGTTTTTTATCGCTTGACCAACCTTTGAACACGGCCCAGTTTCCACCATATTTTTCAACAAGAGACCTGTGCAACGCCTCTCCACACTTTTCTTTGTTTTCACTAGAAAGAGTGGTGATTTGATAAAATTCATCTATCATTGCATTGGCCCATGAATCCGCAAACGAATCATCTGACACGTTTATTCCTGACATCTTGTTATTTAACCAATAGTAACGAGCATCTTCTTTTGTTGCTGAATTAAATTCCCTTATTAATGAACTAACAACAATACCACTGATTTCACTATTATTCCAATTATCACTGGCATAAGCCACCCTCTCACTAACGCTTCCCTCTGAGTGGAAATAAATCCACCACATTTTATCGTTCCATGCTTCATAGCCAACCACATTGGTATAAATAGTAGTGCCAGAATCAGAATAATTATTAAATATATTTTCATACCAACTTTTTGCACATTCTCTGACATAAGATTCTTTCTCCTGACTCTTTATCAACCCACTATACTCATCAAACGCCTCTTCACCAACAACTGTTTTTATCCAAGTCTTTTTATCCGAATCATTCAGTACACTGAATGATTCCCAATCTCCATCTAGTTTGTTAATAAAGTTTGCTTTTAAATCATCATTACTAAGACCACTGTAAGCATAGTATTCAACATCACCACAAACATCAATAAACCAATATTTCCTTGCATCCTTATATGTTAATGCATAATATTCAGCATTAATGGCCTCTTTAGCGTTTTTGCGTATGTATTCATCCTTAATGGTTTGTGTGGTTAATGTCATTGCCGAATATTGGTCACACAAACCATACTCATTAAGCAACGTTTCTTTTTGTTGTTCCGTTTCACACTCATAAAACGCAGCTTCATTTACGTTGTTTTCAGACAAGAAATATTTTGTTGCGTCATCTATATCCCATTCTTCGAACTCTTTTATAGCATTTGTTCCACCAATTTTTCTAATCCACCTTTCTTCTTGTTCATCATCAAAGCCGAAGAAACCAATTTCAGTCCTTTGTGCATATAATTCTCTTAGATATGCCTCTTTCTCTTCTTGGCTTAATATTTCATATATAGTTCTAGCCCACTCAAAACACTTTTTCCAAACAAATAAATAACGACTTCCAGTTACATTATCATATTCATCATCTATTTTTGCGATTGCTTCGTTTTTAACCCAATCTTCTTTTGCTTTTTGAATGGAAAGACTATATTCGGCAGTTGCCCACTCGACACATCCACTGTTTTCACTAAGAGTTGTTGCACTAACGCCACTTATTGTGCTTCCACTCAGCCAATTGTCTTCGGTCTGTAAACCATCATGTGTTAAATATGTATTTTTACCAGTCCTTAAAGCATAAAATGCATTATTAGCCCAATCGGTATACAAATCTATTATAAATGAATCCCTTTCTTCTGTGTTGGCACTTATATGATTATAAATGTCTTCTATAATACCAGTTGCAAGACCAATTAAATAATTTTCTGCATCAGATGAAACATACCAATTTTCTGTGTTTTCTCCGCTTGTTGCTTCACTAACATATAATTGAACCTTTTCTTTTGTATAGCCACTAACCCAATTAAGTTGCTTTTCTTTCGACCATGAATAGAATTCATCCACTTGAACACTTTCGCCATTAAAGGTACTTGACGATACAAAGTCGATTTGTTCATGAGAGTAATATTCATAGTTCTTAAATGCAATTGTCTGGTATTTTGATGCGAGTGATGATAATAAGTTCTTATATATGTTGTTTGTCGTAGATAAATAATATGTGCCATAATAGAATAACTCCTTACCAATATTTACAACCCAAGATTTAAGAGTTTCATTATTCTGTGTTTCTGTTATCTTATATTTTGCATATGTTTTTGCCCTACTCCTCACCCAAGCACTTCTATTATAAGAAGCAATACTGCTACTACTTCCAGCGTTGTAGATATTCCACCTAATAGATTTGCTATAAGTATTGGCGCTTATATCGTTAGCATTAGCGAAATGGTCGTTGTTATCGTATTTATTCGTATTAAGCCATGTGGTCTGTGCGCTTGCTACGTAACCGCTATAATTATCATATTTTTCATCATCGCCAAATGTTTCATTAATCCAATTCCTTATTCTATACGTCTGTTGTTGCGGCAATGAATTGAATTCCATCAAAGCAACATCAGATGACTTCTCGTGTAACCACTTTGTTCTGGTTTCACCACTCATGTTTGCTCTCAGGTTAATGTATTCTTCATACATCTGGCCACCAAGTTTTTCAACAAACCACTCTTCCTTATCGTAATCTGACCAGGAACCAACAGCATCGACGAATCGTTCTCCTGAATTCCTTAAAACAAAATCATGCTGGTCTTCTTCGCTAAGTTCATTAAAGTCAACCATCGCCCATTCACCGGCATGGTTTGCTATAAACTCATCAATTTCTTCTTGTGTTGACAATGATTTGTACTTATACAACTCACAATCACCAGCATTTCTGTATATCCACCTTTCTTTTTCTGAATTACTATCTAAAGCGTTGAAATAATTAACCGCCCACGTTAAAGCGTTATCTTTTACCCACTCTTCTTGTTCTTGGGTGGTGAGTTGGTTGAAATTATTGGCCAACAATGATGAACTCAACCAAGTTTTTTTATCTTCATCACTCTGCCCAAAGAAGAACTCATAGCACTCTGTAATTACATTTCCAACAAACCAATTATATTGGTTCTCAACTAACTCATTTTTAAATTCATCTGCAAGGTCGTCACCACACTTATCTTTAATCCAAGAATACTGTTTATCTGTTAAAGCACTATCAAACCTTTGTAAAACACTTCCACCTGAATAAACGTGATTAAGAAGGCCAACAAAATCATTTGTGGATGGTCCAAACTCACCTTTAAGTTCATCATACAGATAAGAATAAAACGCAAGTGAAAGGCCATAACCACTTAAAAGTTGACTGTTAATCCATTCTGAATTAGCACTAAATGGTTTTGATGATACTAAAAAACCATCAATGCCTTGGGCAAACTCCTGTGCTTCAGACGCATTTACATCTGCAAGTTCACAAAACTTGGTAATGATGGCGCCCCTAAGCTTATCAGCATTCGGGTAGTTTGGATGCTCACTAGTTGTTGTTCCAGTAATAGAAACCCATCCGCAATTATTGAAAAATGTTTTAGAAATGTCAATACCATCACCATTAATTACAATCGTATCATTACTGCCATAAGCGGTGACAAACTCATATTTTTTTGCCACATCCAACCCATTAAGCATGGCATACCTATAATCTACGCACTTATTAACAATCCATGTTCTTTTATCACTTGCATTATTATATTCATCACTTATTTCTGTGGCCCCAGTTGTTTTAACCCAACCCATGTTAGTGCCAGCTTGGTTATACCAACCCCTATCCGTACAATACTTTAAAATTGCAATATTTTCAAACATGTCTTCAGCAAAATAAGTTTGTGCGTTTTCAGAAGTTAGACCACTGAATACATCATATTCATCATTAAATTCTTCTTCAACAAATGTATCACCACTTTCTCCAAATTTCTCAAGTAGGAATTCTGTTATGGTATTAGCGGTTAAGTCATCTTCATGCTCACCTAACCACTCATAATTCTCTTCAAGTTCTTTCGCCTTGTTCTTAAGCCAGTAAATCTTTGCGTCATATGCAGTAAGACCATCGTACTTTCTTTCATAATAGTCACCCAAAAAAACTTTTTGTTCACGCTCTGTTTTTTTAAGGAAATCATTAGAACCCACCAAAACATAACTTCCAACATCTTCAAGCCAAGAATTCACCATCCCTTCATCTTTGGCTTTTTTATATTGGGACATTAACCAACACTCTGCATTATTCTCAATCCATTTCTTTTCACCGCTTGTGTTTATTAAACTGAAATCATAGACAGATGCCTGTGCTGATTTGTTCTTTACATAATTCTCCTTGTCAGCATCACTTTCAAGACCATTGAAGTAATCAACAATATCATCGCCAGCAACACTTGAAATCCAAGTCTCTCTTGTTGCGTTATCCCAACCGAAGAACTTATTAACAGATTCGTCCCCATAAGTCCTGTATGACGTTAGTGTTCTGCTAGAACCATCTCCGACATAATTCAATCTGAACCCGCCATAAAGGTCAATATCAACACTACCAGGTACAAAAGCCTTGCTATTTAAATTTCTAAAAGAGTCATATCCACTTGGCAATAACAATGGTGTCCTTCCAACAAATTGGTAGTCCATTCTCTTATCAACAGTTCTAACGCCAAAATACCCATAAACGTCATATGGTTTATATCTCCCAATAACCTCTTGAGTAAAGTCGGTTGGCTGTATGTTTGCTATCGGCTTATCTGCATCGTGATAATCTTTGCTCATATAAGCAAACAAATTAACACCAAACTCCAAGTTTCCCTCATCAAAGTTTGCCGTTATTGTTTCGTTATTAATATAACCAACAACAACCTCATCAACAGGGTCTCCAGCCTTTAACATTGTAACACTATCATAGCTCCTTGGGTAATTTGAACCAACGATATGTGGTATGTTTATTTCATTTTCGGCATCACCGGCAATAGAAGCAACCTGTATATTATCCCCACTAAACACCCAGGTGTCAAGTGGAAATTCATTCACAACTTGTTTATAATCACCCAAATTATAGTTTGGCGATATCGCAATTGGTAAAAAGTCATGGTCTACACTAATGTCATCAGCGTTTTTAAGTTTCATTTGGTTTCCACCAAAAACACGTGACACCATGTTTGATACATATAATAGTTGGTTTTCATATTTCAGAATTTCATTTGTGTCACTATCAACAAATTTATAGCCCCTATTCAAACTATATTTTACGTAACTACTTCCAGATACATTTGTACTTATCCATGTTGTTGTTGTTTGGTCTGGGTGCGCTGTGTTTAGTGAATCAAATAGATTAAAATTATAACCATGACTATCAATAAATTTCGCATCCGGAACGTCTGATGAATTGGATGGCGACCACCACTCATATGGTGACCAACCGGCAAGATAAACCACAGGTATGTTGTTCAATTCTAGTGTTGCATTTACATAAGCCTGGAATCTAACCGTTAATTCGCTCTTAACGCATGGGTGTTTAAAATCTTGTTCATCACATTTCGTCCTTAACACCTCACATGATATTTTTACCTCCTCAACCTCTATTGGGAATTTGATTCTTATTGTCTTACTTAAGTTTGTTCTATCTGCCTCCCAGGAATCAAAATCAGAGTCAAACTTGAGTTGAACTTTCATGTCATCGCTATTTCGGTCATCAAACTCGTTTGAACCATACACAAAAGCGTTCAACTTATTTCCAGAACCGCCAGCGTAATAGTATGTTTCACCAGTGTTACAACCAGTACCTTCTCTATCATCATAACTGCAACTAGAACCGCTAAAATGACCTATCAGGCGATTGTCTATCATGTCGATTATCAGTTCATGTTTATTCTCATATGGATTTTCTTCTGCACTGTATTGAACCGACACAGCCTCTTCATCTACATTAAAGTTGGATTCAAATGTTCTGTTATCTGAATCAGTTATCGTTATCTTATAATTTCTTCCTGCAAGAAGACCGTCTATAACAAACTCGCTACTTAAAGTATTTTCTTCACCATTGGCAATAGTCACTGAACCCTGTGTAACTGTCCACGTAATTGGCTTTGAAACCCTGAATGTGAATACCGTTATTGAACCATATTGTTCACCATTTTCACCACATGATAAAGCACTATTCTGTGAAATGTTTATAACAGAGTCGTTCGATACGGTTTCTTCATCATAACCTATATAATTGTTTCTCAAAACGTCAAGCGCAGAGTATCCACTTCTCAAACCAAAATAGAAATAGAATGAATTCTTTGGAATATATAATGGCCCGTTTAAGTAATTTAATGCCGTTGTTCCATTTTCTTCTTCTTTACCCTTTCCATTATAATAGTGAAAAATGCTACAACTCTGTCGAAACGGCCCTAACCAACCATCATAGTATCCAAACCTAAACGTCATATAAGATTTGTCGACATAATCAGATGCAAGATTAATTGAACCATTAAAATTGTTATCAGCTATATAATCCCTAAGCCTACCATCAAAACCATGGATTGAAAGTGGTGTTGAAATATATTTTCTATTACCAATACCATCAATGACATATTTTTTAATTGATTGGTTCATGGAAGCGAATGCAGAGCGATTTTCGTTCTGTGAAATATCATATGCGTCGATTATTCCATTTGTCGGCACTGTAACATTATTGATTTTAAAAGTCATATCATTATGGACATCAAGCTCGCATATTCTTGATGTATTAATAAATGTTGCAATATCATATGCCAACATATCATCAACATCATCCCTAACCAATTCAAAATACAGTGACACCCTTCTTATTAATTGAGTAAGAAGAACTATATAATTTTTATCACTCATGTTTATGCACCTCTTTGCTCCATTTAACAAAGCCATCGCTGCATCACTAGAGTAATTATATTCCATGTATGATATATTACTAGTCCAACCATCACCACCAGCCATTTCACTGTGGTAATCATCACTACTTTTTTGTCCGTATGAGTAATTTGAAAAAACATCAATCAAATCTTCGTTTTTGTCAACACCCTTTGTGACCTGATTGCGATAACAATGCTTGCTCATACCGGATTCATTCATATCAAATGTCGTTCCTATTGGCGGAAATGTTGCAGTCGTTATTGGTAATGAATTATAAAGCTTTGGCAAGTGGTCATAAATATCTTCTAGATTACCAAGTAATATAATGTCACTCGCGTAGAGCATTCTATATACAACTTGTTCGGTTGGGCCAAATATTTCATTTGTCTTATCATTAATTAACTGTAATCCACCACACCTGTAATAAAAAACATCTTGATTTAGAATTGTTTTTTTCTTTGTGATTATTCCACACTTTAAACTTGAACGTGTAAATGTGAAAATTTTATCCTCATCAACCCATGAAGTAATGTCCCCCCAACCATTTTTATCTTTAGTGTCATAACTCCTATCCTTGTTCGTGTCGCGCCCATGCCAGTACATTTTTGTGTTCTTAATATTAAACATTGTACTTCCGTCTGGCACGAAAAAATTGTGCCTACCACTTATATAAACATTGTCATATGTAGAGGCGTGTTCTCTTTTATCATTATTTGCGTTGTCACCATCGTCATTCTTCCTGCCAAAATAATCCCCATTCTTTACACCAAATTTGGGGAAATACAAGCACCCGTTAATCCAGTCGTTTTCAAAGCAGAAATGCAAACCCTTTTCAGTCAACCTTTCATTTCCGGTATCCTCTGACATATGATAATAAAACCACCAACTGCACCTTTCATCTATTGCCATTTCTGGACCCGCATACATCGTTGTGTATGGAAAGGTATTTAAGCCATTAATCATATCGCATGAAGAAATACATGACTGCCTAAATGAATATATTGGTGGATAACCAGCAAAGTTATACATCTCTTTTGCATCATCATCATCAATCTTCAAAAGATAATCCTTATAAGGTTTGTATGCATTCTCTTTACTATTATATCTTCTAACTGGTTTAAGATTATCTTCATACTGAAATCTTGGATAATATTGTTTTACACTATATACCTTCCCCCAATACAAATCCCTGAAATGTTCATCTGGTGTATTTGAGCCAAACTCATATATCTTCACATAATCATCTGGATATGTGACATCATACGAAGAACCACTTCCAGTCTTTGTCATCCCACTTGGGATTGGTTCACGAGAACCTTCTCCATAATATTCCAATTCTGGGTTGCATGGAACCAACATTTTTGCTGTTACGCCTCCAGATGTGTTATTATTTGAAAGACTTATTCTGAACCTAACTCTAGCCCTTGTTGGAATTCCCTTATTGGGGTCATTTATAGCAATTCTATTACCAAATTCATCTGTACCAATTCTGTCTAAGTTCATTGGAATTTGATAGCACCAAACACCAAACGCATCTATGATTCCCTTTACATTATCCTTTAACTCCTCAACACCACCATCTTGAGTCTTTCTGATAACCTCGATGTCACCAGTGCTTGTTGCAAGCGTCTCAAACATACCATTTGATGCATTTGGTTTGCCCATTTCATCGATATATGTACCATCTGGGTCTGTTATTGAACTGCCCATGAACACACATGATGGTTCAAACTTATAGTCGATGTTTATGTCATTTCTGGTAATTCCGATTTTATTTACGTCCTTATCTCCCCAGAATGGATATACATATGTTGAGATGTCGCTTGAGATTATATGTACTGCCGTATCAAGGTCTTCGTCTGTAAATTTCGTCTTAGATTTGAAAAGGTTTGCATCATAGCCCTTTGCAATGAAATCATATGGGTGTTGTGAAATAATACCAATATCTGAAAGGTCACAATCATAATGTATCTGACAACTTCCTGTTGGTACACCAAATATCATATAGTCACCGGATTCATTTGTTGTTGTTGTGTATTTCCAATATTTGTCAAACACTTCAACACAACCGTCGTTGTCAAGAACCATCTTTTTGCTTGGGAATGTCCCTGCACCACCATTTCTTTGTGGGAGAACATTGTACCTTGCACCATTTGCATCCCTTGTTTGTGATGTTTTGAATGGGTATTCATTTGAAATGACATAATCATTTTCATCAACATCATCAAGAGGGACGAACACGCTGATTTTAACATTTGGCACACCAAAAGCTTCATTGGCCAAAACTCGGCCAACTATCACGCCATAATCACTGGTATGCTTTTCATACACATCCTCAGGATTTATTTCAAGTGATAGAATGTTAAGTGTCTTTACACCCTGCTTAAGGTTTACCTTTAAAACCTTGTCTTCGCCATTTACTTGGGTTCTTATTCGATAATTCTTGTTTGACATTTATTCACAAAACCTTTTCTTTTTTATTTTTGTTTTACTCTGACTCTTATATCAACGTCTGGGTTCTTTATTTCATACATTGCATTATAATCACCAAGCAAAACAGAATCTGTCGCATCTATGTCGATTCTCTCAACATCTGCACCATCAATCATGAAGCCTTGTTCGGTTTCAACATTACATTCGCTGTAATGGGTATCTTCCATTGATGGTAATGGGCATTCATCGGTACTATAAGCCCCATTATGAATCTTGTATATCTTGAGGTCTATTAAACCTATAACACCATCGAGATTTGATATTTCCTTATATAAGTCTCCAATGAAAATATCTTCTCCCATATTATGCTTATTAACATCCATATAATCTTCTACAGTTCTGATTATGGACGCTATGACATCTGCTGCGTTATAACTCTTGTCAATAAATGCGTCAACAAGGAAACCAAGATTATATATTTTTCCACTCTTTATTTCAACATAATCACCAATGCTCTTATAATGGCTCAAATATTTCTCTATATTCGAAGCAAGTGTGCTAGGAATGCCCTTATAAAGTGTTCCATTTGCGTTCATTCCAAGTAAACTCAAAACAATCTTGTTATTCTCTTCAATTGCAGAACATCTAAATGGTGCACCATATTTTGGTGGCATCATCATCAGCCTATTCTGATAGTCTTTAACGCTGACACACCTATCTTGTGCCGATGTGTTGTATTTGATGATATATTTCAACTCCTCTGTTGTTGGTGCATCCTTACCGGCTATTGATGGTGTTGTGTTTGTTACTGACATTGTCTGCAATATTGATGCCTTGTAGTCATTGTCACTTCCAACCATGTCAGGGAAGTCCACCTGCATCGATTTTATCGTTGTTATTGCGCCATTTGCAACATTTGTGTCGATACCGCCGCCAACATTATATAGAATGTACATTGTCCAGCCAATCTTTGGCAAAACACCAAGCATATCATTGTTCATAATCTTTGCCATTCTATACTCTGAATAGGTTGTACCATCTGGTATTGTGGTATATTCAACACCAGGACCGAATATTAGCTTCATATAGCCATTGTTGGTGTATTCTGTGATGAATTTCTGCTTCAATGGCTTCCAAGAGCCCCTATATATTCTTGATAAAGTATTTCCAGACTCATCAAAGTCATCGTAAGCCTCAGGGTTATACTTATCAAGTAAAATACCCTCATGGAATTTTGTGTCATCCATTTCAGGTGCCCATCTCCATTGGTTAACCAATGAATTCGTCTCAAAATACCTATATGTTGTCACAGAACCGTTTCTGAATTGGTATTGTTCCTCATTAACATAGAATTCTGATATTTCTGGTGTTACTGTAATGTTATTGCTTGACTTGAATATAACGCTTTCAACATTAAGAACATCTGTATCTGGAAGCATAACCTCCATAAATGGCACAACATCACCATCGCCAAGCACTTTTTTGTAAATCTTTCTTTGACATGCGCTTGCAACAACTGATTTTGTTACAGTATAACCTGTTATTTGGCCATTTGCGTTCCTTAAAGGTGAATATGTTCTATTGGAAAAACCATCATAGTTAAATTGCTCCCTGAAATCGACATTTTCGTCAATCGTATAGGACAAATTTCCAGTTCCAACAACACAATTTCTCTGTATTACAGGTGCAACACTCCATTTTGGCTGAGAATTGTCCCCATCATTACCAACCGGAAGTATGCAAGAGAATTTAATCTCACACATACCAGCTTTGGGGCCTGGAACTTTCAAACCATTCGACCTTGCAATGTTAATTAACGCCTGTCTTGAATTTGTACTACTCAACTGCGTGTCTTGAAACGTTCTGTCAATGTGGTAGTTCAAACTATCAACACAATCAGCAAGCGCATCAACAATAAATGAACTTACGCTTGTATCACTACCAAAATTATCACTCAATTCTGGATAACTTTGCTTTGCATATGCTATTATATCAGCCTTAATGCTATCGAAATCTCGACTTAAATAATTTATGTGGTTCTGTGCCATATTTTTTTTATAATTCTACTGCAATACTGTTATTATATGATGAATTTCCATCCTGTACACTATAATCAATCCTAACATAAATGCTCATGCCATCTTCAGATGACAAAACTTCAATGTTGTTTAATTTTACACCCCTAACCCACTTCGAAACGCTCTCTTGAATCTCTTTCTTAACGCCAGACCATGATTCACCATCGTTCGGCTCAAAAATATACTTGATTAAATTGGTTCCAAAATCTGGTTTTCTCAATCTTTGACCTTTTGGTGTAAAAATAACATGTAATATGTCACTAGCAACACGGTCTTTCTGGTTTGAATTCAAGTCAAACACATAATTCTCCGTGCCACCGTCTGTGAATGGATATTTTATATCAAAATATTGTTTTCTAGACATTGATTTTAATTATCTCTTATATTACTATAAGTATTTAATATATAACTTTTGGAAATTAATTTTCAAGATAAAAAAAAGCTGGTTCGCAATCGCAAACCAGCCAAACAAAACACAAAATATCTATCAGCCAAATTCCCCCTACAAATTACTCTGGTCGATAGAAATTATCAATATTATCAATTATATACTTCGCCTTTACATCCATAAGAACATCAACAGTCTCCCTGTTGAATTCACCAGAGAAAGCGCTCGTCATTGTTGTGAACGGATTACACTTACACCTGTGAATAGCATATTTCTTTCCAATTTCTTCATCATACTCGTCAACACCATTGTAAAGAGAGAAGCCAATTGTAAGAATCTTCGTCTTTACTTTATACTCTTCAAGCAACGGGCCATACATGCAGTCCTTTTGTGTCTCAACATGCGCAGCAACGGTCAAAACCTTACCATCACCGACCTCGTAATTCTTAACTACATAAGGAGATTTCTCACCACCTTTAACAAAAGATGTGATATCGTTCCTTGTTACAACTTTCCAATTTTCAATCCCTTCGTTGAAATCCACAAGATACTTAACATCGGTCTTACCACCAACAGAACTAATCTCCCTGGCTCTTACAACACCAACCTTACCGTCAGACTTCCTGACAACACTTTGATTAACCTTAAATTTCGACATTTTCTTTTTTTTTTATGTTAAACATTAAATTCTGATGCAAAGGTACTAAAAGTTTTTGAAATAAAAAAGAGGAAACTAAAAATTTCCTCTTAATTTTTCCAAAATTTACTTGTTATGTCAATTAAATCACCACCAACAACCCTATACAGCCTCTGATTAGTCGTTTTTTTGTTCAATGGGCCACTTTTTTCATCATAATGACCAATCTTTATATAATCAAAGTCGTTGATATCAATTTTATCGCTTAATTTGTCCATTCCACTGTACCATGCAGTCTTTAATAAGAAATTCTCCTTGACAAATGAAGATAATTTGTCAATTTCTTCCGGATTTGAATCACCACCCATGAAACAAACGCATGTTATACCGCTATTATCAACAATAATTTTTCTTAATTCGTCAGTTGTTAATTCATCACCAATATTTTCCCAAAGAAATTGAGAGTGACAGCCTGGGCACCTGCATGGACAGTTCGTAATGTTAATGGCAATGGTGATTTCATCTGGTATTTCCTCAAAAACCACCATTGCGTTATAGAACTTAACCATTATTAAACCCCTCCACTTCTGATTTCAAGTCATTAACATTGACAATGCCATTCCACCTCTTTAATTCATTTCCTTCATCATCAACAAGCACAAGTGTTGGAAGGCTCTTAATTCCATATTTCCCAACAATTGGCTCATTTTCATCGTCCTCGACATCAACCTCTACAAGATTACAAACATTAAACCCATTAAGGTTTTTTGTCAACACCCTACATTGGCCACACCATGGGGCACTAAACTTTAACAATTCCATATCCTTTCTTATTTATACTTTTTCGTAATATCTCATTGATTCTTCAATCTGTCTTGGTTCTGCAAACGAAGATACCCTCTTAAGATATCCAATTATCCTCGTTAGATAATCGATATTATTGCTTCCGCACTTCGGGCAAGTATCCAACGTATCCTTACTTATATAACCACAGTCATTGCACACACTATTCTTGCAGTTAAAAGTGTAGTAACTACAACCATTCTCAGCCGCAACCCTCAATAGTTGTCTATACTGTTCAAAAGAAAGGTGTTCGTTAATATTAAGGTGTGCTGCCTGTCCGCCATCAAGATATTTAACAAAGTTGTTTCCGTGTAGTTTCATTTTATCAATAATTGACAAACTGTCATCTTCTGGGTTGAAGAAATAACTGCTGTACATGATGTGTTTCGGTGATACATAATAGCCGTCCATCTTATCCCATTTATAGTTCTTGTTACTTAAATTCTCTCCTGGAACAAATTCTGTGTTGAACATGCAATCCCTTGTTCTGTCTTTCTTGTTTGACTTATTAATTGTTTCAAGAATCAAATTAACAAATTCCTCATAATCCTTATTAAGGTTGGCGTCAATCGAAAGAAATTCTGCTGCATCTGTGAGGCCATTAACACCAATTGTTAAATATTGTTTCTTAAGGTCAATGTACCCAGCCCTATACACATCAAGCATGTTTGCATTATAGAAATCCTTTATAATTGAGTTAAATGCCTTTTGATACTTGTGTACTCTTTCGGTCATTTCTGTTAATTCTGCCTCTATGTACTCATATAGCTTAGCCTTATCCGACACTTTCCTGATGTCAACCTGCTCACCATGCTCAATTTCGTGTCCTTCAACTTCAACGAAATATTTTCTAGTTGCGTCCTGAATAACGCGATTAAGGTTGATTGTCATAACGGACTTTGAACCGGTTGCAACTGATGCGGTACCCATAGAGAATTGGTGTGTTGTTTGATTGTGTTCATCATCCTGACTGTCTTTCAATGAGTTACGGAGTCTGCAACAACTGCTCAATGAGTCGGGTGAATCACTCAAATAACAGAAGAATGAATGGCCTTCAGCCCACATTTCGGCTGTAAAATCGGCGTATTCCTTATCAACAACGTCATGACCGTCAGTCAACATAGCCATAGTCTCTACAGGGAAGGTGAGAATGTACTTTGTTCTTTCCTTATTAAACCACTTCATAAACTTCTTCTGGAGCCAAGACAGTGTTTCCCATTTTGGTTTTGTTCCATCTGGAAACTTAAATTCGCCAAACACACCATTGAAATAATTTTCATCAAAATATCCCACATTCCAAAAGACTGTCTGGTAACCACGATTGCCAGCCGGCATGTTCATAGAGTGCACAACCTGTTGGAAACAATTCTCAATAACCTGTTCAAGTGTTCTATTCTTTCTACTTATCTCTACAACTTCATTAAGCCTTTCAAGATAGTTATCACCATAATCCTTCCTGATGAAGTAATCCATGTACATTAAAAACTCAGGTGTTGCAACTGCACCCATAAACTGTGATGAAACAGAATAAACCAAATTAATGAACTCGCCACAGAATGATTTGAGGTCTGTTGGTGCACTAGACTGGCCACCAAGTGTTGTAAGACCATCAATTAAGAATGGATACATTGTTATTGCAACGCAATATGGATATCCAGGTGTACCAGATTCGTCGTGCTTATAAAGAACGTGACTTTCAAGGTCTTTTATATATTGGTTTGCTAGTTTTTTAGAGTACATCTGCTTGAGTTTGTTCTGCATCATATACCTGTTCTGTTGTATGTTTTTGCCCTTATGCAACTCTTGTCCCAATGTAACAATATTCTTCTTTTCTACGTTTGCATTTGCGTCATACTTTGAACCTGTCGATGCGTTTGATGCATTAATATAGTCGCTTATAAAATCACTGTCCTTTTTTAATATCTTTACTCTTCCATCTTGCTGCTCGTGGTTTGCAATATAAGCCCTTGCTGCATCCTTATTTACATCCATAAGACACTTTTCAATCCTATCCTGTAGTTCTTGTGCCCTAACAAACTCATCCGAATCAATATTATAGTTGGAAATAACACAGTCAATAACACTGTACTCCATCTTTGCGCCACATGATTCGAACGCTTTCTTAATCACTTTTTCAATCTTCTCAACTTGAAATAATTCCTCCGAATTGTCTCTTTTAATTACAATCATTCTTTCTTAATTTTAATATATTATTACGTGGTAGATAATACATATCTACAACAATAACAATTAGAGTTTAAATTATAAAACTTTTCTCCAAATTACAATCAAAACACCCCTCGTTACAACAAGTTATGATATGAAAAAAATATTATTTTACTATTTTTTCACTTTTTTCATTTTCAACCTATATTTAGTTTTTATTCTTAACTCTATTGAAACATTCGTTTATTGTTTCTTGGTTTCTATCATCCTCTCGCCTTGTTTTTTCCTTATCAAACGCCATTGTTGTATCAAATTCCTCAACATTATCAGTTGATATGGTACACGTTCCATTATTGAAATAAACACCATCAAATACCCTACCACTAGAACCAGCCCTATTCTTCGTAATGGCTATCGTTGCTATGTTGTCTGCAATGTCTTCTTGTGAACGAGTAATTGTCATTATAATGTGTGCAATCTGTATCTTTCCGATAGAGCCACCTGCTTTGTCCATTGTAACCAAGTCAGTATTGATTGAGTCTCTGTTTCCCTGTGTTGCAACCCAAAATGCAGTATTCAATTCGTTTGCAGCAGATTCAATCTTTCTCATTGTTTGAGACTCTTTATCCCACTTTGACATCGTTGATGGGCCTGTTATTTTTAAACACTCAAAATAGTCAATGATAACCAGGTCTGGCCTAAATCCATTATTTATATGCTTTTCTATTATCTTGATAACATCCTCAATGGTTTTCTGACCAGACTTTAATCTTACAATTTTAAGGTTGGAATTAAGCATTACCCTATCATCATAATGCTCCAATTGTTCCCTAACATGCTCAACATATTCAGGATTTGATAATTGACAGGCTTCAACTTGTGTTATCTTCGAGAAGTGCTTCCTTTGAATTTGCTTAAGGGTATCCTCAAACACAATCTGCAAAACCTTAAAACCAAGATTACCATTCTGTTCTGATTTGCAAACTGCCGCATCAGCAGCCATTGATGTGGTCAAACTTGTTTTGCCAAATGACGTAGGGCCAACTATAAGACCCAATTCACCCTTGCCAAGGCCACCATTAAGAACCTTATCGATAAGTCCAATTCCGGTTGGTATTGTTATTCTAAAGTCTTCAGATAGAACATTCTCAACCCCATCAAAAAGACTAACCTCTTCGTAATCATCATGGTTTCCGGCATTAAGAGCTTCTCTAAGCAATTTTTCACACGTATCATAATTTTCCAAATCACCATCACCGGCAAGCCTTAATATTTCCTTTCCAGCCTTGATGATTCTTTGTTGCCTAAAGAACCTCGTTGCAATAACCTTTGTGTTTTCTGCTCCGTAAGAATTTGTGCTACGAACTTTATCTACAATCGCATCACAAATCTCTATGTCAGCCTGTGTGTGTGCTTTTTGTCTTAATTCTACAGACATTGCCGAATAGGATGGAATGCAACCATACTTTCTGTAGTATTCAAGCATCGTTCCGACATACATTTTCAAGTATTGCCCAGTGAACATGTTTTGGTCTACAAGTGGCTCCAGGTCCTTGAAAAGACTCTTGTCTTCCATGAACTCTTTCACTATCTTAAACTGGACATCTTCACCCAAATACCCTAATGTTGATTTATCTATCTGTGCCGACATTTATTATATTGCGCTTTAAAAAAAGTTTGTAAAATTTGCCAAGGGCTAATATTTCATAGCCCCTGGACATTGCATCTAGAACGAGAAAAGACTACTCTGAAGCCTTTCTGTTTGAACGTTTCTCGTTTTTCACATCGTTTTGTGTCACATAGTAGAACTCCTTTGCATACTTGATTGTCTTATCACGAACTGCCGTGCTCCAATCAGAATACAGCTTAAGGTTCTCCTGTTTGATGTTGAAGTTGTACTTTTTACCCTTGATTGGGCTCTTTTCTGTCACCGGAACCATCCAGGGCTTACCAAAAGCATCAAGAACGCCAACCTCGTTACCATTCTCATCGACAACAGTCTTTTGCTTGTAGATTGGCTCACCGTTTTCGTCAAGCTTAAGCACGGTGTTCTTGTACTCAACAACATTGTGATAATCCGATGCCTTTTCATAGAAGCCAACGTATGAGGAACAAACCTCATTGATGTACTTCTGGATTATTGGCACAAGATTCTCCTTGTCTGACAACATGTGCATCAACACATAAAGGTCTCCAGAAAGCTGAGAACCATGGTCAGCAAAGAATTTCTCCTTGTCATAAATGGTTGCCCTGTCATCCTTCATTATCTTAACCTGACGGTTTGTAAGGTCGATACATTTCCTCACATAACTTGGATAATAACGAGCATCCCATTGTCTGGAAATAACCTCTTCTCCATTGTCGTAGACAACGAACTTCAAAACCAACTCACCCTCTTCGATTAGTGGCTCTGTGAACATTTCAGGCTCCCATTCTGGGTTGTCAAATGTGGAGTGATACCACGTGTAAATACGAGATTTGGACTTTAAGTCCTCGTCAATGAGTTCAACAATCTTGTCGACCTCGTTCTTGAACTCTGGAGTTTGCATTGATTTTTCAACGTAGCCATTGATTGGGAAGCTGCGTTTACAAATCAGGAAATCATTGATAAACAGGGCAAACTCAAACCTGTTCATGTCCCATTCCTGCTTGGCGAATCTTTTCTCGCCATTTCGTTGCTTTGTGTTCTCAACACCATCTGTCTGAGCAACACTTTCTTTAACTTCATCTACTTCCACTTTCTTTAGACAAATTTAAAGGTTCAACATTAAATTAACTAACTCTATAATCAGACCACATGTCTGAAATTCGGTGCAAAAATACTAAAAAGATTTAACATAGAAAACATTTTATAACAATTTTTTCGATAATTCTGTTTCTTTTTTCTTGATTCTTTCAAACAAACCGAATAATCTTCCAAATGTATTCTCATTTTCTAGCCTGTGCATCGTATTCCTTGTTATAATACTATATACATTCTTTAAATCCCTTCCTTCTATATCAAGCGGGGCGTTATATATCTCATCCAACTCACTCTTTGCCTCTTCTGTCAATAATGGTGTGCTTAAATCAATAATCTTTTCATTAATCTCATATAACTTATCACCCTGACAACCATTTGTTACCCCATTAACCGCATTTTCAAGGCATTTAAGAGGCTTTTTCTTATCAGAGGCTCTATCATCCAGCAAAGACTTGCAAGTGTCTATAAACTCGTTTAAAGTGCATTTCTGGGACAATATCTGTGGAAAATACGTTTCAAGAGTCTTCTCACCCATTCCTTTTACACCTTTTATGTTGTCACTGGCATCACCGCATATTATTTTCTTTAATACTATATTATAATATGGCATTCCCAACACCTCAACATCATTCTTTGGACTCACAAACTTCTTCTGACTTGGAATGTACAGACAAATATCATCGCGAATAAGCTGTGATATATCTCTATCCTCACTTACTATAACAATATAGTCATTTTTCTTCTTATGTTGGCAATAATAGGCAATCAAATCATCGCCCTCTACATTTTCATACATATATTGCCTTACAAACAACTCATCAAGTATCTCTTGCAAGATTTCTCTCTGTCTTTGGAAGTTTTCATCGTCAGTTTCACCCCTTCTTACACCAACTTTATTCTTTTGGTGGTAATCCAACACCTTTTTGCAGTATGCTGCAATATATGCGTCATAATCACTTTCAGGATTGCTTATTGCTGAAGCTGCTTCATAATTCTTATCCCTATTTGCCTTATAATCCTTATATATTTGCCATCTTAATGCTCCAGAATTGAATCCATCCCAGCAAACAACACAATGATTGAAATCTCGCATCGATAACAGGTTGCCTATTCTATATAAAAACGTAACTATAGCACCATATTCCTCTCCCTTATCGTTAATATCATCTCTATTAACCAAAGAAGACTTCAAAACAGAGTTACCATCAACCAAAAGATGATAAACCTTGCCAGTTGTGTCTATATTATTAGCTTTTGCTATCGTTTTTCTTACTACCTGTTCCATATCTGAGTAAAATCGTTGCAAATATACTAAAAATATCAGAAATAATTAATAAATCTGAGCAAAAATCACAACAAAATGGTAAAAACACCAATTTTAACTCGAAAATTTGTCAAAAATTTGCAAAAATCGCAATTAAATGGTATTATAACACAGAAAAACGCCCGAACCAATTAGATTCGAGCGTTAATCCTACTGTTGATGCGGCTTATTCACCACCATTTTCTTGCTCTTCTGTCTCTGTGTCAAAATTCTTTGGTGGTTCAACACCCAAACTATCATAAAAAGCATTGTAACTCTCTTCTGTATATGGCTGTTCCTCGTAATTCTCAATAGAATCAGAAGTTCCAAGGTCAATATCCTCACCCATAATGAAATTATCTGACTTTCTTACAATGAAGTTACCTTCTTCAGCATAATATCTACTACCTTCGTTAGTCATATTATATTATTCTTTAATTAATTATTTTAAACGTTAACTATTGTTGAACCAGATGACTCATACGTTGTCCTTATTGTGTCATTAACCGTATCATGCGAAATCGTCTTCCTTCTTGTTGTGTTATTCACACCCCTTCCGACAATGAAATTGCGAAGCTTATTCGAAATTGATGTGGTTTCGGTTGATGTGATTGTGATTATTTGGTTACCATCTTCAACACAAACACCCTCAACATAAGCCTTTTCGAAATTAATTCTTTTGCAAGAATTCCCAATCGTATTATAGTTGAAATTAGACTCATAAACACTAACTCCGCCACTAGCGACAGAAATGCCGCCAACATCATTTCCAATAGTATTATGGTTGAAATACCCCTTTATACTGTTGAAACTAAATGAGTTTCCTATTATGTTATGTTGAACATAATCGTTCATTTCGTTTGTTGCTAACCCATTGCCAAAAAAATTATACATGCACCTATAGTTTATTACGTTGTTTCTAGAGGCATAGCCAAAAACATTATAAGCAACTACTTCACCAATAAAATTTCTAGAAAAGTCATTTAAAAATTTATTTCCATACACACTACTCATGAATATGTTGTTTCCACATCCACTGCCAAGATTATTTCCTCTGAAACTGTGAGAAGATGTATTACAAGAACAATTTGGTCCAATTATATTCCCTCTAGCCAATCCATAGAAAACGTTATTCCCACAATTATAGCATCTAGTTCCTCCTCCATGTATTATAATATCTTTATCATAGTATGGCTGCATTATGATGTTGCCCGTTGACGAACCATCAATACTTGCATCTGTAACTGTTCCTCCATCTAAAGCATCAAACCCTGAGAATGTGTAAGCCCAAATAAAATCAGTTGTATCTTCTATTGAAACATAATTAACATAACTACTACCACTACTATAACCTGGCAAATGCCCTAAAACACCAAGATACTTGCCACCGTAGTTATGCTGCGTTAAAGTATCAGTAAATCCACTAAGGTTACTTATCTTCCACCTTTTGAATTGCATGTTTTTAAAGTCATAAGGGAGGTCATTGCTATATTCGTCTTTCATTCTTGTTATGACACCCTTACCACCAGAATAAACCGTTTGTTTTGATATTATTTTTGTTTTTTCACTAAAAGCAACATGGCCAATATTACCATCACCGTACATAGTATAAAAAACATAAGAACCGACCTCGTCACTTGGACCAACAACACCATCTATACTAGACAAAAACTTTTTATAAAGAGTTCCTTCTGGTATTTCTATCTTTTCATTTACCTTTCCAATTGGAAATGTTTCGTAATCATTGTGGTCATATGTCATGAATCCAGGGTTCTCGTTAAAACTTATACAAAAACTGTCTTCAAGAATATCATACCAAACAATTGGTTGGGTGTTGTCATCTATAACATCTATTGCATCAATGGTTCCAGCAACACCCGCGACATCAACGTAGTCGTCAAATACCTTTCCAAAAAAAATAGTAGAACCAACAGTATCTGTTAATGAAACACCACCATCTTTTCCAAGATAAGACCAAGCAAATACAGAATCACCATCTTTTATTGTTACGCTTTTCTGTATTGGATATAAAAAAGTGTAACCAATTTGTATGTTTTTTATCCTTACTGGTTTGTTCTCTGACCCATCAATTTGTACTAATTCTAACACTGATTCGAGGTCATATAATGCAGAGCCAACAGCATCTCCAAACGAACAAACTGAGCCATTGGAGTATTTCCAAACAATACACTCCTGCCCGTCAGAAACAACATCCTTTGCAATAAATTGAAGTGGTAAGTCATACGAAATATAAGTACCACCATCCAAGATAAAAGCAATATATGAAGTTGAACCTATATTTTGGCCATCACTTAACACAAATGCCGGACTGTCATACTCAACTTGCCACGATGTATACGTTTTTGATTTTTTTGTCCCAACTGATAATATTTCGTATGAATCATCTTCATTTATTTCAATATCACTACCACTACCATCATAATATCCAGCATAGTAAACATTGTCACCAACCTTATCACCCTTACTAACAAAAAAAAGAATGGTTTCAATAACGCCAGTCCAAATAACCATCGTTTCGCCACTTATTTCGGTTGTACCAGATTTAATTATTGTTAATTCATTAACATCCATTCCCATCTTATCAATTAACATTTCATATAGAAATGTACCTGGCAACAATGATATCTTAGCAAAATTTTGTTGCGGAACGTTAACACTTCCGAATTTTTCTGTATTAAATAATACCTTGTTTTTTTCTCCTAAACATGCATAAAACACCCCAAACGTTCCTCCTGACTCAACTATCGCATTCCCAAATCTTTGTAGGTCATAATATTCACCATAAATATCATTTGTTGATACAAAAGTTCCACCAGAAAGGACTGTCAATTTTTCTTCGCCTTCCTTTACAACAAAATAATCATCACCATCAGCCGCAACAGTGGCATATGTTCCTGCTGATGGTATTGTTTCATTATAAACAATTTCTGTTGTCCCACTTTTTATCAATGTTGTGGTTCGTTTATTATAATCGCGTACAGCATATGTTCCTGGATAAACAATGAAATTGCCATCTTCACTAAATTCTTCGCCTTCAGCAACCGTTATAAAAACACCATCGTCAGGAAATACCATAGTATTGTCAAGTGTGTAGTCAAGTTCCCACGCATTCAAATCACAATTAGAGAAATATGTGTCACCCTCATGTTGTATTGCAAGCGCCTTTTCTGATACGGTATTATTGCTTGTTGCTGTAACAATTATATCGAATTGGTGACCAGCAGAACGAATATAATCGTCTTCTGCTACAGTGGCTGTGTAGTCAGTTATTCTATACTTACATCCGGGTATTAACTTTCCCCCATCTCTTAATCCAACCAGTTCAAGATAGGTTGTTTCAACCAGCGTTTCTTTTGGTGTTTTTCCACCACCACCTTCAGAAGCTTCGAGTTCCTTAATCTTATAATTCTGACTAGCATCTATTGCCTTTTGTTGTTGCTTTGCTGACACGAGAGGTGTAGAAGCGTCCTTGTATCCGTAACAATCTAATGAATATGCCATATTGTATTTCTAGTTTATTATATTATCTTATGTAAATGTTAATGAATGGCTTTGTTTTCTGTATTTCGAGATTTGCCTGAACGAACTTCTGCATATTCTCTGCCATATTCCATGGTAACATTGCCTCATATCTCGCCTTTAATTCTCCTATCACTCTTTCTCTTTCAGCCTTGCCATCATCGTGGTACATCTGCCAGTTCAACGTTGCTTCACTGTCTGGTATTTTAATAACACCATTATACCTACCGAATTTATTTCCAAGTGTAATCTGACACCAAGCAAGTAATAATTGCCTTACCGTCTGTTGTGCCTGATAATTCATCAATTCGAACTTCATTGCTTCCAATGGAACGTCACTTGGAGAAAGCATTAGTGTATCTCTATGCTCAAGCCTACACTCATCTATTTGTTCTTGGCTTCCGTCTGTCTCATAGTAGTTATACCAGACATAACAATCCTTGAATCTACCCCATCCCTTATCATCAATTGCCATGTTTCCGAATGTGTTTGGGTTTAATATACCAGGAACCGACAGCAGATGTAATAAATGTGTACCATCTGGTCCTAGTGTAATCTTATAAGCCAAATCATTCATAAAGAACTTGTTCTTATACTTCAAGTCAGCAGCAAGCAATGCGGTATCATATGCACTTCCAATGTAGCCATAGAAGCCATTAAAACCTGCTGCACCACCAAACTGTGTCCCAAAGCCAAGGCCACCATTAAATGCATAGCCAAGACCACCATTCTGTGAAAACATTGCAGCTTTTGTTGTGCTTGGAGTTATCCACATAACCCTGTTCACCTCACGACCAGCCGGAATGACATAAACCTGTTTTCCTGGTTCAATTGGTATGAAATCCTTCTTCAACTCATATTTCGGGTTTGTTCCCCTTGCCTGAAGACCAACCTCTTTCGAACACCATTGAGCATAAGAAAGCGTCCAGTCCATTGTTCTTGTTGTCAACGCATATGCCAAATCAAGTGGTGAATTAACAAATTTCGTTTTATCTTTCCCAAGCATGTTCAACCAATTGCTTTGGATGATAAATTGTTGCGTTATTTCAGCATAATCGCCAACGGCCATTTTTAACAAGCGACACATATCGTCATCACTTAATGGAACGCTTCTCTCAGGAGCACCAAGAATGGCTCGTATATCGGCAAATAAATCCTTTATTTCTTCAGTTAAAAGCATTAAGTTTCTATTTTCTTATAAATAGTTGTTAAATTGAATATTAAACTAGTTTAATTTATATTTTAATGGAAAAAACAACTACTAACATATATTTATATACATATTAAGACTTAACAATAATGATTTTAGAAAATAACCAGGAAGAAGCAAGACATTTGCCAGAAAAATCAATGAATCGCGTAAAAGCCGCCATGGATAAATACGCACAAGACGTATTTGGTGATAAATATGGCACTCGTAATGATAGACTTAGCGACACATACTTCCAGAACGGTGAAGCAGAAGTATATAATAATGCAGATATACCAAGCGGAATGTTCTCTATTGGCAATCAAAAACTTGATAATCAAACACTTATAATCAATTTTACTTCTGCTCTTGGTTGCCCATCTATGAATGATTGCCCAATCACACAAAAGGCTTGTTATGCTGTTGCTGGTGAAAACAGATTAAAAGACGTTAGAAGAAAGAACCTTATTGTACAAAACCTTATTATGCATGCAAAATCAAGAAATCTTCTTGATGGTTTGTTTGATATTGCAGAACTTTATATTGTCGAGGCAAAAGAACACACAAGATTGCCAATTCAATATATAAGATACAATGAGGTTGGTGATTTTGTCGACCAAGATATGCTTGTTAAAGCTGCAAAATTCTCCAAGAAAATGAGAGATGAGTATGGCGTTATTTCAATGGCTTATACAGCAAATAAAAGGCTTGACCCATCTCAGGAAGTTGACGGTCAGCCAATAGATACAATTATTGCAATTAATCGTTCAAGGAACGATATACCACACTCAGAAGATTCTCTTGACAGAAATTTCTTTGGAATTAAGATGCAGAACTTCTCAACAAACCCAAATGTGAATCTTGATAACGCATATTGCGATGTTGATTATGTTGAAGACAAAGACTTGCAGAAATTAAAGGTTGAACAACCAATAATGGACCAATGGGGGCACCCGTCAATACCAATCCTCAATAAAGGCTCTTGGGATGGTGGAAGTGGATATTATTACATTTGTCCATGTTCGTTCTGGAGATACAATAAAGACAAAGCAAGACAAAAGTATCTAGAATCAATTGGTGTAATTAAATCTGGCGATGAACTACCACAAACAACTCATGCAATGACAAACTTTCTTAAGAACAACCTTACAGATGAGCAGAAAAAAGAACTTGGCTCATTATTGAACAAAATAAAATCACCTTGTGGTGTAAAGTGTGCTGTATGTCATGATTTGTCTGGTGGTGTAACACGCGATGGGCAGAAAAACATTAAAAACTATGCTGTTTTAGCCGCAACGCATGGCGCTACTGCTGGGAATTATGACCCAGAATACGCTGCTGCAAAAAGAAATGGTGATGATAGTGTTATATATAAGGGAGATAAAGATAACCCACATGGATTAGAAAAAAAATATAAAATCCAATATAAGAATAGGTATGGTGATAACGATTCTCCAATACGTCCCGACTTGTTTAAAAGGAGCGAAGACAACTCAAAACAGATTCAACAGAAAAAGGATGAGTTCAAGAATGAAATGAAAAGATTTTTCGGAAACATCATATAAAACCGATAGAAAATAAAAAATTATGGGAACTGTGCGATAATAACGAAACTGTATATGAGTTTAATGATTACATAGGCTCTTATGACACCGCCAGTGTCGGTGATTTATATGTGATACAAAACTATGGCCTTGCGTTAAGAAACAACCAGCCACAAATTATAATCCTTGACAGTGGGCTAAGTGAAGAAATCTGGAATACACACTATAAAAGATAAAACACACAATTATGGACAATAAAATTAAAATGCAAGAAAATAAAAAACATATGAAAAAGAGAATAACAGAATCAGATTTACACAAGATTGTTCATGAATCAATAAACATGGTATTAAATGAGGGACAATCTGACGGAAAACCAATTGAAAAGTGGAACTATTGGTGTGCAAATTACTACCCAGACTTTATCCAAAAGGCATGGGCAGATAAACCAAACATGGCAAAACACCTGGAAGAAAAATTTGGAGCATTCTATGACTCTGTTGGGCCTTATGGTGTAATGCTAAAATTCTATCTTGCACTAGACAGCACAAACAAGAAGATTCTTGAGGATTATGTCATGAACAATTATTAATCAAAAAGGTGGCTCATTTGAACCACCTTTCTTTTTTTTTATTCACCTTCTTTATCGTCTATTATCTCATCAAGTGTGTCATTTAGCAAATCATCTAACTTATTAATAACACCATTCATTTCCTCGTTAATCATCAGATTCTTGTCATAAACATCTACTCTTGGTATCTGAGTATCTTCTTTTTTCTTTGTGTTCATGTTTTCAACAATCTGATTAAACAACTTGTTCGCACGAACCTCATGCTTTGTTAATGATTGTTCTGTTAATAACTTTCCATTTTTATTAACATTTTCCATTGGAGGGCCTTGTGGGGCTGCATTTGGTTCTGGGCCACCTCCTGGTACCATATCGCCAACAGGTTCAATACCTTCTTCTCCACTTATTTCTCCAGTATCACCGCCTGGGCCTCCAAAGTCATCAAAGCCTCCTGTCATTCCGCCACCGCCACCACCTGACATTCCACCATCTGGGCCACCCATTTCACCCCCATTATCATCAACGTATTCTGCCCCTGGCTCACCATACATTCTATCAACAGTGTCGAAAATACCACTTCTCTTGATAATCTGTGATGTCTTCTCGTATTCTGCGCTTAATGCCTTTTCGAGACGGATTTCCTCAAGCATATCCTTGATTTCCTTATCACTAAACTTAAGAATTCTCTTCCACGCTTCCTGTGCACTCAAAACTGGTATACCATTTCCTGGGTCACTTACAGCATCCCTCATTATTGCAATCTTCTTCTGCAAGTTTTCCAATTCAAGCTGTTCTGCTTGTGTGCTTGGGTTGTTCATGCTTAAGTTGAAGTTTGTAAGGTCTTCTTCAAAGCCAAGCAAATATAAGTGTATTGTGGCAATCTTTGTTAATTCCATTAAGAATGCCTGTTGGAATCTGTTAATCGTTCTTGCAAACCTAACATCCATTAGCGCAAGATTCTTTCCGTCTCCAGTCGCTTCTTCAAAGTTCAGGAATGATTGTGGAATTCTTAATGCAGCACAAACCTTCTTTTGTATATATTTTATGTCATCGATTGCCTCAAGATTTTTTGCACCGGCAAGTGTTTCTATTGGGTTTGTTGCGTTCATATCACGCACCGGGATGAAGAAATCATCCTGACTACACAAGATATTCTTCCTTAAATCCAATTGTCCTGTCATTGGGTCAACAATCGGAGTTCTCTTAAATTGATTTGCGATTTCCTCAACATACGCTGGTATGTCTTCATCGTCTAAAGCACCAACATATATTTTGTAAACACGCCTTTCCATCGACCTCTCCAGCCTATATATCAACATCATATCTTCCATTAGTGCAAGCATTCTGAAATGCCTTCTTGCGGCAGATAACATTGATACACCATATGGCAAGAACATTGAATTATGAAGCAATCTGAAATGCGCAATCTGCCAATTTCTAAATGGAACCAACTCACCACCGGTCTCACTTGTCCACATAAATTTAGTTGATGTGTCTTTTGACCCAGCACCATTCGTCATATTAACAGTTGATGCACCACCATATGGATTGACGATACCACACTCAACCCTTTCAACCTCACCAACTGGCAATTGTCTCCAGCCCTTAACGCCAAGGTCTTTATCAATATCAAGAAGCATAAATTGGTTTCCATACTTACACATTGCACGAATAACCATTTGCGCTGTTACCTGAAGATTTAACCTATTAACAAATAAATCCTCAAGAATACTCTTAATTCTATCAGATTTTGAACTAACATTAACAATTTGGCCGCCATTATTCGGGTTTGGCTGAACACTCTCTTCTGAGCACAAATCAAGCGCAGCACCAATCTCTGGATAAGAATCCATCAAATCAGCATCCCTGTACATTAATTTAATGTTACTTAAATTTGCAAACGCACTCATTGATAAGTTCTGATTAGCCCTTATCCACCTGTTTGCCAAGTATTTGTTCTGCTGTAATTCTAACTTCTTCTCCTGATATTTCTGCGGGTCTTCAGTTGTATATAAAACCTTATCCGGACTTTCCTCTGGTGTTAAATCAGCAATTCCGTTTGATGCAGACCACGCCCCATTAAATACCTTTGACATGTTCTGGAACGTCGTATATAATCTATTTGCCATTTACTACTATACTATAATATAATATATAAATATCTGAAACTACAATTCAAGCTAAAAAATTAATTCTTTGTGATATTTATTATTATAATAACATGTTTAAGTATGAAGAGAATTAAATTAACAGAATCACAATTACACACAATTATTAGAGAAGCTGTTTCTCGTGTAATAAATGAAGGCAAGGAAGACCATGGCGACTTTTACGATGGTGTTGCATGGGTTAAAAATAGCGATGGAAAATATAATTACGTAAATAAACACAACCAACTTATATGCCAGGAATGGTTTGACGATGCCATGGATTTCAGAGATGGTGTTGGTGCTGTGAGAAGAAAGAATAAGTGGAATTTCGTTAACAGCCTTGGAGAACTTATTTCCAGAATGTGGTTTGATGATGTGCACTATTCAAGCGAAGGCTATGCAGCAGTTAAGGTTAGTGATAATTTTAATCCTGATAACATCCATAAGTGGAACTATATTAACCACGATGGTAAGTTCATATCAAAGAATTGGTTTGATTGGTGTGGGTGGTTTGAAAATGGCTATGGAGAGGTTAGAATAGGTGATAAGTATGGCTATATCGACACAAAGGGAGAAACCCCTGTAACAAGGCGCAAAACACGTGAAACTGGCATTGAAAGAGTTTAATAAACGTTCTAAAATAATAAAAGCCTTCCGATTGGGAGGCTTTCTTTCTATCTATACCCTGACATTAGCCAGACATACGGATTTTTAATGTTATTCTCTATTCTTGCTATCTTTTTATTTCTTTTCCATGAATTAGATGTGTAAAATGGACTTATGTGTGAAGATGGCGCTACAGTACTTTCTTCTGTCATTTTTGATTTTGGGTAGCTATAATCACTTCCACTCCTTATAAATGCCTTTAATATTGCTGCGTCTCTTGATTTGTCAGCTTCAATCCTTTGAAATGAGAACTTATATATAAACAATGCCAACGCACAACATGTTATATTATCATCATGACTTCCTGACTGGTGGTCCATCTTTCCATCTTCGTTCTTGAATATCCACGTATCCAACTCATTACATAACCTTGCAGAATGAACTGTAAATGAGCCATCACTTACCATATTTGCAAAGTTCCTTAACAATGAGAACCTATTACCTTGAAAATGGAATCCAGGCATTCTTTCAGCATATTTTTCATTTGACTTCTCAACCTTCCTCATGTAGTCCTTCATCACCTTATCATCATAATAAAGGTTCTTATACCCCCAATAATTCATCAACCTCAATAAACAAGCATCACCAGTACCACCAGTTGCATCAACAACCACGTATGCATTATTATACAAACTTGCATATTTGTATATCATATCACCCAATTTATCACCAAGAACCCTACCATTGTATTCCATTATTTGTTCTAAGTGTGGCATACCATATTGGTCTTTTCCATCAACATCAATGACTTGTATTGACGTTCTATCATCAGACGAGCCGACAGACGGGTCACAAGACAAAATGTACCTGTGTCCTTCAACTGGCATCCTCCAAAACCATGTGTCTTCTTCTGTTGGGTCTGCAAATTCTGCAAGTGGCTCACACACATCCTCTATTCTTATCTTCTCAATCGTTGCTGCTGGTATAACGTTGTCACTTGAACCAAGGAATGAGACATCAAGCTCCTGTGCAATTCTCATTGGGTCATTATTAAATGACTCACACATCTTTTTATACCACGGTGAAATTGGCTTCCAACCATCCTTTTCAAGCATTGCCCACTTCTCTATATTGAATTCAACCCTTCCAGCCTCGTCAATTGTCTTTTCTTCTATCCATTCAGTACCACCAGTCTTTTCGTTCTTCCTATACCACTTCAGGAATCTATTATACCTTGGGTCTTGGAACCATTTGAATTCAACAATAACAAAACCATTCCTCTTTTCCAATGCCTGTTTATATGTTTGATAGAACAATGGGTCGTGACCGTTTGGCGTTGAAATAAGAACAATCTTGGCGTTTGGTACAGCAGATGTTGCAGCAACGGCACTAGCATATGTATCCATTGAATTCTCAACGAAAGCAGCCTCGTCAATCACAAGTATACCAACACTAGAAATACCTCTGGCCGCATTAGCGGAACTCGCTCTGGCATAAAACCTACAACCATTGCACAACTCAATATAAGTCTTTGAATTCTTTACAAAAATGTCTTTTGTGTTCTTCTCTGATTTTGGGTCATCTGAATAAAATTCCTCTCCCCAATACCACCTTGGAACCTGTAATAAAAAGTCCCTTATCTTTGTTATAAGCTCACAAGCCTGTTCAAGTTTATTGGCAATAAGCAGAACATTAAACGGAGACTCAGGCTTCGCAAAAGTACATTCACCAACAATCCACCCACATGTACATGTGGATATACCACACTGACGATGTTTTGTTGGTATTATCTTATTATACTCAGCTAACATCTCACAATATGTCTTCTGCCTTGGAAATACAGCAAATGGAACATTCCTTCCCTCAGTACCATCAAACGTACTGAGATACTTTTCCATAAAATATGTCCTACTCTTATCAGAATACGCTTTAATGTATTCTTGAGCCATTTCCTTCTTGTCTATCATTGAATTGCATCTAACTATATAGATAAATATACAACATTTTACTTTTTATTTAAGTCGTTGAATATTAAGTATTGTGATAAACATATTTAATCAAGCCACAACCCCACTTTAATTGCTTTCTGTATGTCCGAGAAGCATCATTCTTTTGACCACCCCCTCTTCCTTAATACTACACCATTGTCTGAAAAGATTTTCTTCAATCCCTTCTTTCCAACCCTGTATTTTAACACCACATTCTCAAGATTCATTCCTGAGGTGTAATCCAATATCATATCTTTAATGTCACCCACCATAAACTAAGTCTTTTGTCCAACCATGTCTCGAAGCAGAACTGTACGCCGCCGGATATTTACTATACATATCCCTGGCACCACTACATTTCTTTGCAATTGCAATAACCCTCTCTTTGTTGTTCCAATATCCACGTGGCTTATTTAGTGCCACAATAAACTCATCCAACCAACCATTCCTTTGTGCTGCTTTATAAGCGGGTTGATTTCCTTTCTCAAAATCAGTCCTTGTGGCATATTTACTTGCTTCTTCTTTGCATAATTCATATGTCCAATGTATTCTCTTATTTACCATTTTTTTACGCCTTAAAGCATTATCCTTTGGTATATATTCAAAATTATCCAACGTACTTATGTAGTCAAGCAAATCGTTTATTTTTGTGAAAACATTTTTATCCGCATACCAACCTCCAAAAACATCAACTCCCTTTTCATAAAAAGTACTTGGGTCGGTATAATAAATCATTATATTTTTATCTTTTGTTACTGTATTATATTTCTGCTTGTCTAATTCCATTCTATTTTTTAATTCCATTTCAGCATCTTCATCTGAAATTTTCAAGCCAAACTTTGTTGGAACATAGTGCTGCTCACCTTGGCACTCTATGTATAAATGTTTTTGTGGTAAATAAAAATCGATACTCTGTCTTCCAAGACCATTGTAATAATTCCACGTTTCATAATAAATTTGATTTGCATCAAAACTAACACACAATCTTTCCTCTAAAACCGAATTTTTACATAATGGGCAACCATTACCACTTAAATGTTGATATGGTGTTTGCTTAAAATCACCATGCTTATAACACGTTATGTATGACTTTGTTTTTGCATTTACATAATAGAAATTATTATACCCATACCTATTACCATGTTTTTTTCTTGCTGCAACAACAAATTCTTCTTTTGTCATTTTCTTTGAGCCGCCACAAATTGGGCACCCAGACCCAAGCAAATGTGCCTTAAACCTTTGATAAAAAGGACCATGCTCAACACCGTCTTCATTTTTAACATGACAAATAAATAAACCAGTATCCGATGGTTTTCCACTATATTCACCCATTTGTGAATAATCATATCTACCTTCTCCGTGTTTCTGTTCAGCAATGGCAATCCATTCTTCTGTTGTTGGTTTATAATATCCAGAACATTTCGGACACCTAACACCATTTCTTAGATGGTCTGTTCTAATATAAAAATCACCATGCTCATTGCCAAAAACATCTTTCTCGTGACACGTTACTAATATTTTTGTTCTACAATTAATATATTCTGTTTTTTCAAAACTATAGTTCTTTCCTATACAAGAATTTTTTATCAACTCCAATGCTTCATATTGACTCCGTTTCATTTTTAAAAATAATCATTACCCAAATATAAATATTTGCTACATACAATTTTTTATTAATTTTTTTGCAAAGATACTAAAATTGTTTTTAAAAAAAAAATACCCCTCCAAATGAAGGGGTATTTAAAGTATTGTTTTAAGTAATGATAGATAACTATCTCAATTCCATGGTACTAAATGTTGTTAGTCCATCAACGCGAACTTGTCCAAAGAATTTGTTGCAGACTACCTTCTTAGCATAACGTGTTGCGATACCCTTTACAGGTGCCATGTTGAATACGTTATACATGGTTGGAGTCAACTGCATTGGAACGTATGGAGCGTATACATAACCAGTGTCAAGGAGGCTCTTACCCTTATGACCAATCAAGAGTGACCAGTGAGGAGAGTATGGGTCTACATAAACTTGATAACGGCTAGATACTGCACCAATCTTCTCAATACCCATGTTATACTGATTTTGCTCAGCATTTGCATCGGTTACGTGGAAGTATTCGAGGTCATCGAAGAGAGCAGAAATCTCAGAAGAACATACAATCCAGTTGGCACCGCCACGGAGAGTAGCCTTATTGATTTGAGCGCTAATCTGATTTACACGAGTGATAAGGAATTGGTTCCAATCCTTTTGAGTGTAGTTTGTGCTGGTAGCAGCCTGACGCTTCCAACCATTCCAGTCGAATCTCAACTGCCAAGGAGCAGCCTTACGGAGGTCACGAAGAATCTCACGGTCAACCTCAGCGGCGATTTGCTCAGAGAGGATAGAAGTCAACTCAGCTTCTGCGTCGATGTTGTGGAATGCACTAACGTCGGTAGAGAGCTCTGGAGACCAGGTAGCACGAAGCTTACGTTCGGTAACACTTACGGTTACGCTATCGAGCTTGAAGCTAACCTCACCAATCTCAGTTTCGAGTTCGAGGCTGTCGTATTGAGCCCATGCAATCTTGAATGCGGTTGGGTCAAATGCGTTTGCGTCAACACCAACATAACCATCGATAGTACCACCCTGCTCAGCACAAGTCTTAGCGAGGTCGAGTTCGATATAGATGTTGCCTTCTGCATCGCAAGGAGCACCAGTGTACTCAACGATACCCTTACCATACTTTTGAGTTACAACACGGAAAGGAACGCTTTCGTATTGGTCAAAAGCTGCGGTGGTGATACCAGAGTTAGCGCCAGCAGTTCCAGCGGAAATAGCAGCAGTTGTGATAACCTTAAGAGAAGCGAGGAACTCTTCAGTATCCATTTCGTTTCCATCAGGACCAGTCAACTTAGATGCATTGAATGCAGAGAAACCGTTAACCTTGAGGATTATGTTACGAACGGTGCCGTCATAACCGCAAAGCTTAGGAGTAGCAGCTTCTTTGAAGCCGAAAGGAGTTAAATCAACTGCCTCTGCGTTGCCAACATGAAGAGTAACCTTACCCTTTGAGTTGTCATAGAGGAAGTCATCATAGAAGAGGTCATAGAGACTCTTTTGGAAGTACTGAGTAACCTCAGGACCAGCCTGACGAATTGCGGTGCCATTGAAGCCAGCTTCAGTAGCAGCACTCAAAGCTTCAGTGTAAGCGCTATAAGTCTGACCACTGAATACCCAAGAATTCTCAAGCTCGTTGATTACCTCATCAGGGAGATAGTAGCGAGGTTCTTGACGACCATCCTTGTTGCGGTTGGTGCGGTCATAACCCATAAGACCCTTGTGGCGACCTACGGTACCATCAAAGATGTCACCAGACTCAATGTCAGAACCCTCTGGAGCAATCCATTCACGCTCACTGGTTACGGGGAGGATGAAGAAGAGCTTACCAACTGGAAGGTTCATAGCCTGTACCGATACGATGTCGTTAGCAAGGAGTTTGCTAAATACACGACGAACAATCGGGAATACTACGGTTTCGAAAGAACCGCTATTGTTGGCATCAGTAGCCTCCTTGAGGAGATACTTTGCCTCGTTCTCATACAGAGTGGCAATGTTTTCCTTGATTGTACCTTCAGGAAGACCTTCGGTAAAACCGAGAGAGTCCCAACGACTCTGAACTTGCTCACGAATCTGTTTTTGGGTGTTGTACTCAATATTTCCAACTAAACCCGAAGTAAGAAATTCTCTCATTGTCTATTAAAAATAAATTAATTAGTCTTTTAAATTATAAATATCAAATTACTTGCAAATTTTATGCATAAGTCCAAGTGAACTCATAAGACCTTCGTCCTGATAGAACTTGCTTTCGTTGATTACTTCCGCATTGGAAGTTCCGAACTCTTTTTCCTCATTAATGTTTGTTACATTCTGTGGATTTTTCTTAAGTTCGTTTGAAATTGTGTTGTAGAGACTCTTTGACTCTTCAATTGTGTGTACCTCGTTTGTGAAGCGGTTGATAATGTCACGCTTTTCTTCCTTGGTTGTTGAGTTCTCAGAGATAAGCTTGATTATACCACCGAGGTTAACATTTGTAACTGCTGCCTCTTTGAGCATGTCAGTAATCTTGTTAAGCTCTTCCTTGAGTTTCTTGTTTTCCTCGAAAATCCTGTCAGCTTTCTTAACAATTGACTCATTGGTTGCATTTGGGTTTCCTTGATATTCGCCAGCGAAAGTTGTGTTGTGTTTTGGTGGGTTATTATTGCAACTTGTGTTTTGAACATGAGATTTTGCTCTTCCTCTGTTGGTTCCACCCTTTTCAACAACAGTTTCTTCCATTTCTGGCAAATCATCTTCCTTAAGTCCACATTCACTTGTTTGTGCCTTTTTATTAAATGGGGCACCGTCTTTCTTGTTTGACCAAGGCTTTGCGGTTGTGTGAGGAACGCCATCGTCAATGTCTCTACCATTTCCAGGTTCCTGTACGCCGTCTGATGTCATGACATCCTTATCCTGATAGTTGTCTGTATAGCCAACGTTGGAGTCATATTCATTCAGTGCGATTTCATAAATTCTTGATTCTTTCATATCGTCTGTAAAATTTTCGTCCGTTATTTCAGAAGTGTTGTCATTACCAGACAAGTCGATAATATACTCGGCTCCTGTTTCTTTGTCTGAAATGCTAACCTTATCATCGTCTTTTACAACAGTAACTTGGTCATCATTATTCAGGCGTTTATAAATCTTTACGATTTCATCGTCTTTCGCATTACGGAAGTCATACTCATTGTCTGATACCTTGTATTTCTCGAAGTCCAAGTCATCTTCAAAATCGCCTTCTGGAGTTTCCTCACCATCTACTTCGATTTCCTCTACGTCATCTTCAGTGGCTTCTTGGTCATCCTCTGGTTCCGTACCTTCTGCATCAGCATCATCATCAACCTCATCAGTTTCTTCTGTTGCTTCAGCATCTTCAACTTGTTCGTCGTCTGTGGCATCATCATTTGTATCATCCACTTCCTCTACATCATATTCCTTTTCCTCTACATCATCATCTTCTGACTCGTTGAGGATTGAGGCATATGCTTCTTTTACCTGTTCGCTAAGTAAAGCCTTAACGCTGTCGGTAACGTTTTCCTCTAACTTTTGTGCAAGATTGTTGTAATCCATCAATGACTCCTTAATGAGAGCTCCATTGAGTTTCTTGCTGTTTTTATTATCTGTGCTCATATCTAAATGAAATATTAAAAGCTTTTAAAATTAATGTCAATTTAAATATAAATATCTGTAATTTTGAAATTATACATTTATTTATCGCAATTTAAGGCAATAGACGTCAATCATCACCCCAAACTTTGATAATAATAAATATTATAAAAATAAAAAAAATAGTAAACAATTGTAATTTTATTTTAATTTATTGTTATTTCAACTAAATTTCTTTATATTTATATATAGTTTTAACTTAATATTTGATGGAAACAAATAATAATAAACAGGAAAGGCTTGTTGAAATTAAAGCTGGAAAAACAGGATACGGAATCCTTATAGAATCTGACGGATATGTTTCTCGTGATTTAACGGAAAATAACAAAAAAATAATAAAAGAAGCATTGGAATCAAGAGAAAATGGGGAATGGTATGTCCCTAATCCATTTGTCCTTGATGTTGTACTACAAAAATATGGTATTGAAAACGCAAATAAAAGAATATATCCTGAGGGTATACTAAAAAGAGAAGTTGAAAAATACCAAAAACTAATTCAACAAAGAATGGCATTGGGCGAATGTTATAAGCCAGATGTTTTGGTTTTAACTGAAAATGGTTGGAAAACACTCGAATCAGTAAAAGAAGGTGATAATGTATTAACATTAAATGTTGAAACAAATCAAATAGAAATACAACCAATAAAAAGAAAAATAGAATATGATTTCGATGGAAACTTGATAAACATTAAAGGAAGGCATATAGATGATGAAGTCACTCCGCATCACGGCTTCCCATTATATGATAGGAACCATAAATTTAAATTTTTCAAAACAGCAAATGAATTAATGAATGAGGATAATTTATCCCATTATTATATACCAAAAAATGGTGAATGGGTTGAAAAAGGTAATGATTTTTTCATACTAAAAGGAATCGTCAACCCAAGCCCAAATACAATTAAATACCATCCATATTGCAAAATGGACGTATCAATACCAATGAGCACTTTTATGAAATTTATGGGTATTTATCTTTCTGAAGGTTGTTTTAATAAAAAGAGCTATAGCGTTAATATTTATCAAAAAAAAGAAAATGTTTGCGATTTAATAGAAGAACTTTGTGAAGAACTTGGCTTTAAATATTCTGTTAAAACCAGGAAAGGTGGCTGTAAAGTATTTAAAATTTGTGACCCAAGATTACATAATTATGTTAAACAATTTGGTGATTGCTACACAAAATATATACCAAAGGAACTTAAATCACAATCAAAAGAAAATTTAAGGTTATTATATGATTGGTTTGTTCTTGGCGATGGAAGGATAAGAGGTGACAAAAGGAGATTGAAACCACATACTCTAACTGATGATATTTTCTCTTCATCAAAACAATTGGCTTTAGACCTTAATGAAATACAATTAAAAATTGGGTATAGTGGTGATTATCACGTAGAGTTAAGAGATAATGATAGGATTATAGAGGGAAGGTTAATAGAAGGGAAAAATGCTAACCCATTACACTTCTCATTAAGGTCTTTGAGTAAAGGTGTTTATATTGATAAACGATTTATTAATATTGAAGAAATTCCATATAAAGGTAAAGTGATGTGTATTGAAGTAGACAATCATACATGGTATGTGATGTCAAATGGAAAATGTCATTGGACCAAAAACTGCAACCACCCTGAAAAATCTGAGATTGACCTTGGTAGAATTTCACACAATATAATTGAATGTCATTGGGAGGGACATACTCTTGTCGGGAAGATAGAATTCAACCTCACAGAAGGATTCAGAAAATATGGTATTTGTTCATCTCTTGGAGATACGGTTGTTAACCTTATTATGAATGGATACAAAATAGGCGTTTCTTCAAGAGGTATAGGTAGTGTTAAATCCCAACTTGGTAAAACAGTTGTTTGTGACGACTTTGAAATAATATGCTGGGATGTTGTTGCAACACCATCTACTCCGGGTAGTTATATTGGAAGCCGTGAAGAGTTGGAACAATATGTCGAAAGTGATACAACCAGAAATGATAAACCACAATTAACAGAAAAAATAAACAAGATTAAGGAAATTCTTAACTCTTGACATATTTATAATGTAAAAAATTATATATAAACATGAAAAAGGTAATTAGATTGACAGAATCAGACTTACATAGAATTGTAAATGAGTCTGTACAGAGAATTCTTACTGAAGAAATGGATGAAGGTTTGTTTGGTGGACTCGGTGCCCTTGGACAAATGTTCGGCAATAAGGCAAGAAAGGCTGGCCAGGGAATGACAAACGCAGCAAGTCAGAAAATTGGCCAAGCAAAAGATGCTATGGGAAGGGTTGCAAATGCTGTTGGTAATAAGGTAAATCAAGCCGGGCGATACGTTGGTAACGCTTATAATAATGCAAAGGAAACTGTTGGCAATGCTTATAATGATGCAAAGCAAGCCTATCAGACCGGCTCTGCAAGCTCAGATGCACAAAGTGCAATCCAAGACGCTGTAAAGGCTTTGCAAAACCTTAAGGCGGCAGACCAAAAGCTTCAGAGTATGGGACAATATAGTGTAATTGGCAAACAGGGTGTGTTGATTGACCAACTCTTAAAAGTTCTTGGTTCTACTAGTGGTAGATTCAAAGCAAGAACAAGTGCTTTCGCAAACGCTTAATTAAACAATTTTTCCCAGAAAGATTTAGGTGCATTCTTGGTTTTATTAAACAGGGATGCATCTTTTGTTTTTGTTATATTAAGGCCATATTTATTCTTCATTTCATTTGCAATTTTAATGAATTCATTCCCATGGTCTCCGTTGTCTTTTATTTTATTCCACGCAATATAATAATGAATCATTTCGTGAACCATTATTTCAATAAAATCATTTTCATCATAATCATAACAATCGGAAAATAATATTATCTTATGTTCAAGTGGTTTTTTATCTTTGTCTTTTTTGCTACTTTTCCTGTATTCAAACCTTGCAATGAACTTGGTATTATTAATCAAACCAAATTTTGGTGTTGGTAGTTCTCCGTTGAAATATTTCTCATTGCAATCATAGAACACCATTGGCATTGTATTAAAATCAGCAACCATATTATTATGTTTTAAAATTAATTCTAGATGCAAAATTATAACATTTATTTTAATCAAACAAGAAAAAGCATAAAAATTTTTACTACACAATAAAAAGGCACCTCAAACTGGGGTGCCTTCTTAAAAAGAATGTTCTAAAATCAATCACAGTATATTTGTCTTGTCAATATCTGGTCGTGGAACTCAGTATCGTAAACAATGTACTGCTGTTGTGGTCTTTCGTATTCAAAGCCATTTGTGAGTGCAAATGAATTATATGAGATAATAGAACCATTAACAACCGCATTTGGTGTATTCACACTTGAGTGGAAGTGACCAATAAACAACATGTCCTGTTTAAACACCTTTGAATATTTCAGACAAAGCCTGTTAAGCGCAGGATATATACCACAAATGGTTCCACTTCCACCAGACTTGATTTGGAATCCATGCGCAAAAATGAACTTCTTTCCATCTACGGTCTCTGCAATCGCAAGTTCACCTTCTGGTATGTAGAATTCAATTGGCAATTTATTGATTTCGCAATAATCCTTGATATTTTGGTACATCAGCCACTCATAACTCATCTTAAATCCGTTATTGTGTTGAATCTTCTTGCTTGTTCTGCTATGATTTCCAACAATACCAATAAACCTGATTTTCTTAAGTTTTGACAATTGCTGGTTTTCGCAGAGATATTTAAGACCGCTATAAATTAAAGATTGTGCCTTATATATTGCTTCTAATGGACTTAGTCCGTTCGTTTGTTCCAATTCTTGGTGAATATACCCTGAAATTGTGTCACCAAGACTGGCAAAAATAAGCTCATCCACATCATCCTGTGCAAGACACGCCGCAAGGTTTCTGAAATATGTTTCTATTCTTTGCTCAGCAATTTCTATATTATATTCATTAAGAAAGTTAACCGATTCTGGAGTGACGGTTTCCTCGATGTGTGCGTCACTGAATAATGCGACTGCATATCTATACCCCCTTTTATTTGAAAAAGGCTTAAACTTATAAATCTGGAATGGCTGTTGCTGTGCCTCCTTTGCTTTAAGGAATTCCTGGTATTCTTCTTCATCTTCTCTTGGTTGAATTATCACTTGCGGAAGCTCCTGTTGTGTTTCTTCTGTTTTCTTCTTGTTCGGCTCGTACATAATGTACACAACACCATTGTGCTTAAAATAACCATTAGTGTTAATAGCTCTACTAACCCTTTCTCTTTTCACGTGAATTGCTTTTGATAGCTTGCATATGCTATCATACACATTACCATCACTGTCAACCAACCTTGTTGGTATTCCCATTTTTACATTTTGCATACTTTTAAAACCTTTATTGAATTAATTTCGGTGCAAAAATACTAAAAATGTTTGACATAGACAATATTTTACATAAGAAAAATAAAAAAAGCACCCAAAACGGATGCTTATCTATATCATTCCCCCCCAAAATTACCAACCACGACTTCTTCTTATTTCGTCATCTCGCAACTTTGCTTTTCTATTTGCTTCAAGATATTTTTCGTCGTGCATGTCATCTAATGGGCTTGAACCAAATGGACCACCCTGATTACCAGTCCTCTCTGTGTGACCTTTGTTAAATCCATATCCATTTTCGCTTGAACCGCCAATAAATTCTTTTAAAATTTTATTTACAGACTCTTTCACAACCCTGTGAAGGTCACTTTCTGTTAATCTAATTACTTGTTTCATATGATTTAATCTTTATTTTATATATAAATATCTTTAATTTAAAAAACCTATCCAATTATTTTATTATCGTCATTATTATCATCAGTTACAATTGTCTTTTCAATATTAAATCTGTCAATGTCCTTCTTGAATAATTGATATTCCTTGTCGTGTATGACTTGTTTAACTATATCATTAAGCCATTCTATTGTTCCCTCTACATGTGTCATGCAATCATATATCGTTCTGTTGAATTCGTCAACTGGCTTAATTACAATGCTTGAAAATAAATAAGGATAAACGCCATATTCTGTATTATCTGGTATTAAGCTGTCTATTTTCTGCCATATTGGTACACCTATTCTTAAGTCCCACGCTTCGGCAACAACGATATCTGCTTTTGAAATAACATATTTTGCATCTGCTATGTCATCAGGTAAACCATTTGCTGCAAACATTTCAAAGAATCCCCTATATGTTTCTTGCAATAATAATGGATAAACCAAGCCTTGAGAACTAATTATTGTTTGTTCATCCTGTTTTCCAATTAATGTTTCAACGTGAGCGCCAAGCATTGGGTTTTCATCTGTGACATTCTCTTCTTTTGTGAACAAAAGAAAGTCATTGAGTGCAATTATCTGGGAATATAATTCTGTCAATTCAGGATTCCATTCTTTTATATTCTCAACATCATATGTTGCCATCATCAATAAATAAGAAATCCCCTGTACCATTGTGTTAATGAACCTCCTTTTCATTATTTCATCATTCGGATTCAATTCGACATCTTTAAATGAATATTCCGTGGATTCATCAATCTCTGGCATTATCCTAAGTGATACATCTGGCTTAATGTTATCAACAAGTTTACACTCAAGCATTACGGTTTCCTTTGGCACATTAAGTGTTGAGTTGACAACTGTTTCGCAAAGACTCTCAAGTTGGCTTCTTAATGGCCTTTCAATCTCCATCGTATCTCTAATCAGCTTACTTAACATGTCTAATGCGTCATCTGGAGATGGAATATAACCAAATATATCCTTAACTGAAGAAATTACTTGTTCATATCTACCAATAAGCAAATCTGTTGGCAATGACACTGTTTTATCGCCAAAAGCCTTATTATCACCAATAGATGTGTTCTTCGATGTTATTGCTGTTGCTATGAATTCTGGAAAACGCATAATTAAATACTTCTAAGAAAATCGCTAAGTTCACCCTTCGTAAAAGTTATACCTTCTTTTATTGTGAATTCAAAATTTGTTTTACTTGCATCAGAACCAAGTTTTCTTGCCATGTTTTGTGCAGTAGTATACCCATCTGTATTTGCTGGGACCTGTACAGTTGTTGTTGAATCTTGACTTCCGTTTATCTCGTCTGCCGGGACAGTAACCTTTGTTGCGTCTGGATTCTTATTTAACGTATCTGTTACTGCTTGTGATGCGGTCTTATCTGCACCATCTGTTGAAGCAGCATAATTCCTCTCCTGGTCTTCCTTCAACATTATGTCTTTCTTGTAATAAACTTTCTTCATATTATCAGATTATATATAATAAATATCTAGACAAACAAAAATGCCACCCTGATTATTGGGTGGCAAATTAGACAGACTTAAAATCATTCACTTGTTTCCGAATCTTCCTCGATAAAATCAATATCGTTAACAGACGTTGTTGTTCCGTCTTTAAGGTTCTTATTAAGTTCCTTTAATATTTCAGATATATGATTCTTTTGGTACTCTGGAAGTTCTTCCTTTCTGATTAAGCCAAATGGTGTACATATGATTTCTCCTTCGTATGTTACGGAATATGGTGATGGGAGGTGATTTTTAACTACCGCAATTTTTGAGACAGTTCCATACCTGTATGTTGCACCCTTTGATATTGCTGTTAATTTCTTTGTTCCAGCAGTCAACGCACCACCAACCCTTAATAACATTCCGTGTGCGGCATATCGCATCGCATCACCACCCTTAAGTCTCATTGTCGGTATACCAACCGGGCTTGTTGTTGAATCAAGCCAAATCTTGTTTACAGCAACAAATGTGTTTGTATACTTCGATGATACCTTTCTAGATGATGGGATTAAATTATTCCATATGTTAGAGAAAGCCTGGCTAATCGCACCAGCATCCCACATATTGTTGTTAGATTTGCTTGAATAACTCTTGAACGATGATATGCTTCCGATAGAATCCCAGATAAAGACAAATCCTTGCCCAATTTCATCCTGTGAATCAATAAGCTCGTTCATGCTCTTTGCAATGTCTTCCAATACGGCTTGCTTCCTGTGCTTTGAAACTGACTTATTTGCACTGTAGTCCCAATCACCATACTTTTGCGCGAGAATATTGCTGTTATAATAAATGAAATCACCATCATAACCAATAATCTGATTCTCCACCCTTGTTGTGATTTCGCCAGTTTCCTGGTCAACCTCTTCAACTTCAACGTTGCCATATATTGGTGTACACTTGAATCCCAAATCCTGCAAGAGTTTCCATGACATATTGTTTTCGGTGTCATAAATAACAGGAATTCTTCCCATTTCTTGTGCAGATGCAATTAAATGGCTAATGATTAATGATTTTCCAGTATCACTAAACCCAGCAATTACATGACAATATCCTTCCGCAAACCCTGGAATTTTAAGTGTGTCTTGGAATGCTTGTGGCATTAAAATAAAGCTTAATGGCTTGTCATTGTTTGCCATTGCAATATTATCCTGGCTTGGTACCAGACCTTGTTTTTCTTTAAATGCTGCCAATCCACTCTTGTGTATGCCGGCCCCTTTCTTTAATGGTTTTTTAGCTTGTTCCATAAATATAAAAACTTAATCGCTTAGAATGGCAAATCGTCATCATCGCCAGATGAACTTTCATTACCGCTTGTATTGTTGTCAAAAGATGAATAGTCTGTTGAGTCATCTTCTGTTTCTTCTGACTCGCTCTCGATTTCTTTAGTCTTATTCAATTCACCCTTTGCAACCCACTTATTTTCTTCCTTACTCCAAATAGGATACTCTCCTTCTACTACGAGTGATAGGTAGTCATAATCCTTGATTGTGTAAACATCTTCCCACTTCATTGGGTCATTAACCCACATTTCCATCTGTTCTTCAGTGTCTGCAAGTGGTCTTGTTGTTTCATCATCCTGAATTTGGTAAACCATTTTCTCCTTTCCTGAGGAATCTGGCTGTCTTTTAACTGTAATAACTAAATCTTTACCCTTATAAAGGTCAAGTATTTCTACGCCTCTTCTTTGTTTTGTTTCGATAAGTGAGACAATTTTATCCCAAATACCATCACCATTCTTTGCATCAGGGAATCTCCAGAACTTAACTCCGTGGTCTTCATGTGCTCTATCAATGCAACGAACTAACCAATAATTCTTTGGTTGATACATGAACTCTACTGATGAGTACTCTTTCCACTTTGCTTCATCTTCTTTGGATTCGAATTTGAGCTTCCTTGCTTCTTCTGATGTCTCGCAAAATGGACACCTATCAGCCTTACCCATTCCAACTGGGCACATGAATTTCTTCCACTTTCTCTCTCCGTCTTCATTCTTTGCTCTTACAGAATGAACATGAATCTTGTAAAATGGACTCAAATGTGTCTCGGAAAATGGAAGCAATCTAATAACAATCTCCTTTTCTTTTTCATTATCCGACAATCTTGTGTTAAGATAATGTTTCTCATCAAACTCAAAATTAGTGAACTTCTTCTTTGCCTGTGCGTTCTTTGCAGCCTCTTCTTTCTCAACCTTTTGTGCTAATACGCTTTCTGTTGTAATATTAACCATTTCTTTTAAAAATTTAATAAATTATTATAAACATTTTAACCATGTCTCAAAATTCATTGCAAAAGTACTAAAAAAAAATTGAATAGATAAAATTTTTACCATAAAAAATGCGAAGAATTTTGTTTTCTTCGCATTTTCTTAATTCACAACTTAAAACCCTTTAAAAATATCTTTCATTGTTTGGTTTAATTCCTCATCAAACGACTTTTCAATCTCGCTATCATTGTAGTCATCTACCTGTGCGTTCGTCAATTCGAATTTTCGTTTTTTGTCTTCATCACCTTCTGCCTGATATCTTCCATCAAGTTCCTTTTTGTTCCAATAGTCATTTGGAGAAACATTATAAGGATACATCTTTAAACTTTGCATGTTCAATTTTTCGGTATCCGTTGGGACTCTCTTCTCAAGTTCAGCCTTTAAGCTAACAATATCATTGTTATTCTTTTCAAGTGAACCTTGAATCTTTTCAACTGCTGTTATTAAACTTGAGATTCTTCCATCCAACTCTCCAAGGTCGTGACCAATTGTGTTTTGTTTCTTATTAAGCTTCTCTTGCGCTTGCGTTAAATCCTCAACGTCAAGAACGGTGTCATCAACATTATCATCAAGTTCTGCATCTGGCTCTGGCATTCCTCCCATTGGCGGCATTGCTGCTCCATCCATCGGCGCTTCTGCATCCTGTTGCATACCTGGGTCACCCTGCGGCATTCCACCACCTTCGCCACCCTGCATGTCTGGTCCCATTCCTGAGTCTCCTTGAGGCATTCCAGGTGCGCCCTGTGGTTGGCCCATTTCCTGTCCTTGCATATCACCTTGTGGCATATCTGGACCTTGTGGCTGTTCTTCATCTTCTCCGGCCTCTTTCAATGACTCTTGATACAATGGGCCCTCTGAAAGTCTCATAAATTGTTTATGGGCTTCCATTAAATTGTGTTTTACAATATATTCCTTGTTCATTTTTGTATTCTATATATTCTTCACATTAATCTCTGAGTAATTCACGGTTGTCGTCTGTGAGAATGATTTTCTCTGTCATTGTTCTCTCAATAAGGCTCTTGTCGCCTTTCAGTATTCTGATATCACCCTGTGTTGCATCACCAAGAATTTGGTTTGCAAGTTCTATCTTCTCTTTGGTATTCATGATTACATTAATTTTCTTTATTATCTTCGTTTTCAGTTTCTGTGGTTTTTTCTGTCTTTTTTGTTCGTCTTGGTTTCTTTGTAGGCTTCTCTTCTTCAACAGCCTCTTGTTCAACAACGACTTCCTGTGTTTTAACCACTTCTTCTGGTTTTGTTTCTACGACCTTTTCAACAACATCTTCCTTAACTTTGCCTTCCTTTTTTACCGTAAGTTTTACTTTTGGTTCTTCAGGCTTCTTGTTTTCAGATTGTGCCGGTTGATGTTCATTCATGCGCTGCATTGCCATACGGCTCACAACAGGCCTTCTTATTTGTCTTTTTATTACATTCATATATCGACGTTTTTATAATATATAAATATATAGAAAATTATTTTTTTGTGTTCCTTTCAAATATACTGGCGATTACATACTCTTTTCCTGAGAACCAGTCACTTAATTTCCACATGTTCTTTGATGTTGTAAAGTATATCTTATTATGCTTTTGTTCCCTAATCTTGTTAATTATCTTATCCCTATTAATACCTATGTAATTTAAATGTGTAAATGATACGCCAATGACATTTGTTGCATCTAAAGAAAGATATAACATATTCCTATCAATAATGAAATAATTTACATTCTTCTTTAATAAATTATTAAATAATATATTATATAATTTCTTTATCTTATCTAATTTAAGATTATATATGTTTATATAGTGATATGTTATATTATCACCCTGATGTTTAACAATCTCATTCTTAAATGCTGTAATATCCTCTTCATAATATTCACGTTTCTCGGTCTTTTTGAATGTCCACATATCACCATTTGGGTATCTGTGATTTAAAATGTCAAACTTCCAACCATTGAGAGACGCATACGCCTTTGCCTCTTCCAAACCAATAATCAACTTTGGAATATCTAATACACACTCGCTTAAATCACCCACAATTTGGATTATATCCTCTTGTAAATCACTATACTTAACCTTACTAACTATGTAACCAAAATAAAGCATCTTTGCACCTAACCGTTAAAATTTGATGCAAAGATACTAAAAAAGTTTTATATAATAAAATTATTAAACAAAAATGTAACCTATGCAACAGGAACAACATTTGCACCTGGCTCTTGGAATTCAGGGTGCCTCCATATTGCAACGGATGGGTTACCCCTTCCATTATAACCATTATAAACCCAAATACCTCTCTGTATGAAATCACTCCTCCAATCGTGTCCGGTCCACATTTGCGCGTGTGAGGTTGCCCCATTTTTGCTATATGCGTGTATTGTGCAAACGTCACCAGGGCATAAACTTGATTGTGGCAAAGCGATTGCTCCTTCCTTTGTTCCGGCCCAAACACATACAAAGCCCCTTGAATTTAGATAAGCCTTTGTTGCCTCGAATGTGGAAGTGTTAACCTTCATTGGAGACCACCAACTATTTGCACTCAACAAACCTTGCTTAGCCCTATTGTACCATGTTGTTGGTCCTGATGTGCAACAACCATGACCGCCGTCCATACTTATTTTATAGTTTTTTCCAAGTTTTGCACTGTCTATATGATTAACATCATACAAAACAGCCTTCATCAATGGATTGGTTACTTCTCCAGAGAACCCTTCAATTTTTCCAACAGGCTTGGGGTCACCCATACAATCATCACATGGCTGTACGATTCTATTGTCGGTTGATATTCCAAACCATTCTTCAACGTCACTATCTGGTGCTGTTATTGACCTACAAACAGATTTTATTGCAGATGCTGTGTTGATGTTCTTTGATTTGAAGTATTTCTCCAGACTTATTCTTAAGCTTTCGTTAAGCTCGTCTTTATTCGTTATCTGAGCCATTTTCTTCCCATTAACATCAACCGCCGTGACTTCTATTACCAATGAAGACGGCTTTTTCTTCACAACCTCAACCGTAACAGAGTTTGCATCTCCATTTATTGACTGTTTGCCGACATCCCACGCAATCTTATCAAACCAATCCGAATATGTATTAAGTAGGCAATCAAAGAGTGCGTTGGTGTTTTCTCTGCTTCCAGCTTTAAGGGTATAATACTTACCAGTATTTGTCATTGTCACACTAACATCAGCATACTTCTTGCTTGATTTTAAAGAATACTCGGCAGACTTCCTTAAACCTTCTGCCACCTCATCAATTGTTTTTTCTGTGTTTGTGTCGTCTTCCTTTATCTCAATTTTTTGCTTTGCATCTATTGCCGTGTTAACCCACTTACCATTTTCTGACCATCTGTTTGCTCTCTTTTCGGGTCTTTCGAAGTTATCTAACCAATAATAAGCTGCTTCTGAAGCTGTTCTACAATTCTTTATGCCACTACATGTTGTTTTTATTTTCTGGCAAATATAATCGACCTGGATTTCAAATGGTATTGGGAACGACAAGCCCATTTCTCTAATCTTTGCGGTATTCTTTGAGCTGCATGGCTTTGGGTTTTCTTTCCAAATTGGTTCTAGCTTTGCGTTTAGGTTGGCTATTTCTTGCTGATACCTAGATTCTCCATAATAGTCTCTGAATAACTGACACCCCTCAGCACCATTTGCAGTATAAAAACCACACAATCCACCACCGGCGCTGTGCTGTCCCTTGCTATTTCCATCTATTGTTAACACATATGGGTCGAAACGGCTTTCTGCAACAATGTTCGCACAAATACCCCTCGCCTGTTGGTCTGTTAAACCTGGGTATTCGAAATTCTGATACATCTTGCTTGACTTTGTACCAGTTTTCGTTAAAATCTTATATACTGCATAACAATACGCTTGCGCATCTGCATTTGTTGGAACCTTAACCTCTCTCTGTAATGGGTCGTTATAAGAATATGGGCAGTCATTTCCTATATCAGAGAATGATGATGGTGGTTCATAATTAGATTCATATCTTCCATATTGTGATGATGTTGTTGAATCGAGGGAACCTCCAAATATTGGGTTAGTCACCGCCCTGGTTGCAGTCCTTGCCATTCTGACACCCTTAAACGTTGTTGTCATAAATCCTGGCTGTATTTGGTGGTTTACCTTAACTATCATGTAACTACCCCTGAACATTGGAACATTCTTAAGGACGAAATACATCATTGGCTGAACCCAGGCACAACCCATCATTGTAACTGTACATGTATATGAGTTGTTTGCATATATTGTGTACAAATCCTGACCGGCTGTTATTGTCTGTGTTCCCTGATTTCCAGTATCTGTGCTTGCGCCAGCAATAAGGAACTTTGCCCTGATTGACTGTTCTGTTGCCATTGGAGAGTTCATGTCAACCTGTATATTGGTGAAATAATTCTGGTACTGCTGTCCATAACATACACCAAATGCTGGCATTGGACTTCCTCCTTTTTTACCCCTTATGCATTCTGGCCAATTTGCCTCATTATCATCATCGAGATAGAAACCATCATCAGGATAATCAGCGCCCTCAACATCTAACTTGCTAGATGACTCATATGGGTGTAATACAATGAAATTAGGCATGTTTGTTGGATAATCCCCCATTTCAATGTATGGTATTGGTTTAAACATTGTGTCCAAATTGTCGCTCTTTGAAAAATCAAGGAAATTCTGAACACAAACAAAAAGGAATTTATTATCAGCATAAAGTTGTGATAATAATGACAATAATGTATATCCAGCATTTGTTTTTGATTCTATAAGTCTATCCACAATCGTTTCCAGATTCAAATACATTGTTTGGCCAATCTTTGAATAGAATGAATCAATAAAGTGGAAAGCTGGGCCATTGCCATCAACATTGCCAAACATGCGCTCAATAGTGTAGAAACCCTTCTGGTTATTGTTTGCCAACCACTTATCGTGTAAGAGTTTAATGTAATTATACACACCAACCTTTATGTCGTCTGGGTCTGTATTTATTTCAACACTAACCGTTTCATCAGTTCCACCAGTTTCGCTTTTATTTATACCACCCCTTAAAACGTCTATTATGCCATCAAAATAACCAATTAGGTCGTTTTCTGTTAAGTATGGGCTTGCAATACCACTTGTTCCCCTTATGAAGTCTTCGTTACTTGAGTTGAACTTTGTTGTTGTACAAACAGCGACAACATCCATTAAACGTTCTGTCAATTCGCTTAATTTTTTTGTTGGTTTTGATACCAATATGATATCTTGTTCAATTCCATTTGTCCCACCAAACACTATACCGGTTAACAAACCAAAACCCGGTATTATTGTATTGCCAAGAATTCCTCCGAAACCAGCATTCGCCGCTGTTGATTTATAGTTTACAGACTTTACTATCGCATATCTTTCCTGAAACTTGTTTGAACCATCTTCTGTCAAGAAAGATATTATGGTGTTTAATATTTTCGTTTCATTTGCACCATTCTTTATTTTATTCAATGCACTTATTAAATCATCAACATTAAGACCTGTTTTGAACTCAAGTGTAAAATAATCACACAAATCTTTAAATTCCTGAGAACTACTCCACTCATCAAAATAATCCGTATAAAAATCGACAATAGATTTCCTTATATTCTTTATTTTATTACCCTCTTTTTTTAAGTAAGCGCCATCAGCCAATATTGCGCACTTTGGAAGATATATTGTTCTTGGGTTTCTTACTTTTAATATATCAAAACTATTCTTATTGTCCTTGAATAGTGCTAGTGCTAGTGCCATAGCCTTATCATGGACTTCTTTTGATAAAAATGTTTTATTTATGAACAGATTCTTTGTGCTGAGTCCATAACCTTCAGATTCGCCATATTTTATGCTTGCTTTACCATCTGAATCATATTCAACAGCATCCGAAATTTTCTTTTCTTCTCCATCCATATTAAAGAATCTAAGGCTTGAATTTTCAAATCCGCTAAACTCAAAATTTGAATCCTTAAAAACACCATCCCCAACTTCTTTATACTTTGATTCAGATATTAACTCGTATCTCGATTTCAAATATTGAACTGGTGTTTCTAACGATTTTATTATGTCACTTGTTTTGTTGTCCTTCGTTACCCATGTTGTTGTTATATAACAGTTCGACAAATCTTTTTTTACAAGCCCCCCATTTTCGCCTCTAAAACTCGATAATTCTTTAAAATCCCAATTCTTAATAGCAAAAACATTTTTCCGCTCTCCATATTCACCACAAGAAAGCTTATAGTATTTTGTTCCATAATTGTTATTGTAGGCAACTGTTACTAGGGACTCATTATAACCCCACGGGTTGCTGCTCTTTGATTTATCTATTAAATTGTCTTTTGATGAAATAAAATCGAAAACTTGTTTTCCTGTCAATGATTTTACAATATCCGATAATCTTGATAAATCATTTTTATTATTATATTTTTCCAAGAAATTCTCAGCATCAGCCCTTCCGTATGAACTTGTTTGCTGATTCGTAATTCTTTGTGTTGCTAAAACAGAAAACGCCCTTACACAAAATCTTGCAAATACCTCATTTGTATCACCAAAATTTATGTCATTTCCAAACACAGAATCATCTTCCTTTAAGAAAAGGTCAAAATAAGTTAACGGATATTTTATACCAGGTTTTTCTTCTTCAGGTGGGCTATACAAACCATCTGGTGTAAGTTCTCCACTAACTTGTTGTGCTTCTGATATGCCATTTAACAAGCCCTCAACAAGCTTTATTTCCTCAAAAACATCTCGTGACGCTCCTGGTATAGCCCCAATCCACTCATCTTGCCATCTTGTTACTTCTGGGTCATCTTTTGATGTTGCTTTGTTAACAACCTTTGGGAATGGTGCCAATACTGTGTCTTGCGTTACTCTTGTTGGGTTATTTTTCCCTGCGTCTGGGAAGAAGTCATAATTCAACTTTAAGTTTTTAAAACATCTTTGTGTTCCCAACGCACTGATGTTATTTGCGCACCTCTCTATCATGTATACAAATGTCTCAACATGAGCCATAAGTATTTTTGTTATGTTTTCTACCGTTGGCTCAAAATTAAAATGCTTTTGAAAACTTACATTTAATAACTCTGTTTGTAATTTCTCTCTGGCCTTTTCAACATCTTCTCCATTTGAGTTTGCACTTTGATTGGCATGTATTGCATCATTAAGACCAAAGTCTTGATACACGATTACTTGACTTGAGTTATCGTACCAATGTTCGTTGTCTATCCAGGCATCATAATATTTCTTATATCTTTTAGAACCCCTTTCTGTATACCCAATACAATCCTCATCTGCCTTTTTGTCTATTTTATTTCTTAACCCAGCATCTTTGATTAGCGATTCTTTTATTTTGTGATTGGAATCTATCATGTCATCATAATCGCCAAAATCAATGATTTCAACATTTCCATACTTTCCATTCCAATCTTGAAGCCTTGTACTGTGTTTGGTGTTATCATCAATTGCGCTATTAAGTGTTTTTAATTCCTTGTCATTTAATAATTCTTTAAGTTCATCTGGTATTGTGTCACAAATGAATGCAACGCTATTTGTTGGGCTTCCGTTTTCCTCACCCCAAATAGTTGCATCACCATGGTGCCTATCTGTTCCATTTAATACTTCTTCAACCTCTTTAAACTTTGCCATCAGTTCATCATACATTGTTGCAACCTTTTGTATATTTTCGTCGGTTGTGGAAAGTGTTTCAACAACATTCTCTGGCATCCCAACTGATTGTGCCAATTCCCCAAGTGGCGCATTTTCCATGGTTTTTGCAACATCTTCTTGTATGTTTTTGTACTCCTTACATATTTCGCTCAGTGTAGGCATTTCAAAAGAACCAATTTTGAATCTCCCATTGTCAATATTGTCTTCCCAATATTCTTTGCCAATGTATTCACTATACGGTGCTGCCAATAATCCGGCTACCATCACATCATTCAAGAAAGAAAATGCATAACCTATGAATCTTGCCGTAACATTAAAGTTTCCAGTGGTTGAATCAAATGCCGACCTGAAATCAGAACAAGTTAATTCGTATGACACCATTTTCCCATAAAAACCCTTAACATACAACGTAAACTTCGGATATGGGAATGTGAAGAATGCCTTGAAAAATGAACCATCTATGTCATTGTCAGCAATACCGTTAATGTCCCCCTTTGATAAATGGTGACGCATTTCTTCCTGAGCAAATAATGAAACACCCCTTACATCAATGAAGTTAATTGTTACCTCTGGAACCATCATGTTGTCATAACTAACGTCAATAGACTTTATTCCAAACATTTCACAGGTTCCATTTTCTTCAATGTCCTTTAAATATGTTTCAGTGAAACTTGTTGTTAATAAATTCACTTCACCATGATTTGCCGTCTTGACCTTTGTTCCCTGAAGGAATGAAATATGACTATCCCCATTGACACCACTTTGCCACACAAGCCTTAATGTCTTGTCTTCTCCTGTGTCCTGTGTTCTTCCTTTAACCTCTACTTCAAGGCCAATAACAACACACATATCCTCAAGGTCAATAGATTTATATACCTGACCATTGTTTGCCGAATTATAAGACGAGTAGTCTTCCGTCATATTTGGTTCGACATATATTACCTTATCTGTTACAAATTTTGGCATTAATCAGAATTTTCAATTATATAATATGCTTTTATATCGTTCTCATACTGAGATATGGCAATCTCTAATGGGAATGGTATTCTTATTTGTGTTCCGTTTTCAATCATAAATTCAAGACTTGGAAGATGTGGATTTGCCTGTAATATTAACCAACCATAACTTGGGTCGCCATAATATTGATATGACAATAAATCCATCCTGGAATTATAACCATCCCAATATGCATACTTATCACTAGCCCTCTTCGGTATTTTAATGAATGGAACTACTTTTACATTACCGCTATCAGTCACAAATGATTTATATCTATTATACGTTGCCATGTTCTATTTTTTTATATATGGGTCATAAGAGAAAAACCTTTGAACCCTTCCATTATCGCCATATTCTATTGCTTCAGACCTATTATCATAAACACCAGCGTTTGCATAATAATTAAACGATGTTGCGTTTTGTAACCTCTGAATTGGACCACCAAGGTCACTTCCTCCGATAAAGTTAAATTGAAGCGTTATGTTTGCAATCATTGGCATCACACCAATACCTTCTTGATTCAAATCCCATACAAGTGGGTCATAATCAATCGTCATGCTTGTGATAACTATCTTTGTGTTATAGAAATCACCAACCCTTAAAACACAAACAGGTGGTCTACCAAAAGCCAAATTGTTTGGGTTGTGTTTTTTCATTCCACTTGTGTCTGATGAACTTATTGTTGGGCCCTGTCTCATACACTGATTTAAGAAGGTTAACCTTGCGTTGAAACCCTCTGGGCTCATTGAATGGAATACTGGGTCAAAATTATTGATTCTTTCACTAAGAAGCTTTTTAATGAACGGCTCTTCCTCTGTTAATTTCTTAAAGAAAAGATATTCGTTGTCATACCTATAACTTGCTTCTACTGGAAATGTTCTACCATTTTCTTTTACATTATCTTCTATTTTGGCCTGTGTTGCCTCTTCTGACAACACATTTGAGTTGTTTTCTGCTTTTCCACTTTCATCAACAGAAACATTTGTTTGGCTTCCATCAACGACATCATCACCGCCATATGTGATTCTAACTATTGCACACCTTGTTAATTTCGCTTCTTTCTCGTTTGAATCCTTTTGGTTGTATTCCTTGTTTGCGTCAATTGTATATGTGTCGCCACTTGCATAATGAATTGATTCATTCTTTAATTTTGATTGTAGCCACGTCCTAACGGTTTTTGCTCTTTGCTTTGCCAGTTTTGTGTTTCTTTTCTTGTTTGTGGCTGTGCTTTCATTATTAGCCTGGCTTGATGCCATACCCTCACAAGATATGTTCGTGATTTCGCCCATTTCTCCTGCGAATATCTTTTTCAATTCTGCTACCCTGTCACTGTTACATAGATTGGTAAAAGAGCAATTGTTCTCACCATTTAACGCAACATAAACCTCTGCCATGCTATATGTTGTGTTCTGGTCAAAATTAAACCTCGTGCAAGCTTCTGAGTAACCAAAAGAGTTTAATTGATAACTAACCTTATCAATATAAGACACAGCACCATCATTCTCATCACCAATAAGAATCTGATTCAGTGTGTCATTGTCTGCTCTATAATAATACCTCCTTTTATTCCACTCTATTTTCTTCTCAAGTGGCGCGTCTGTAGAGTATCCTATTTCTTTATCCGCCTTACTTCCAGCCATTTTTACAAGTGAATAGTATTCACCAGTATTATCTGAAACATCACATATCCAATTACTTGTTGTGTTGCTCTGTATGACGCTTACACCTGGTTGTGTTCTCATTTCATAACCACCAACTGTTACGCCGTTATATGTGTATACTGCATTTGGGTCTGTATTTAAATCCTTGTATGAATCTTTATCATTTATCTCGTCAATATCAGTATATTTTTGACAACCAACACCATTCATCAAATAATCTATTGGGTCAACCACACCACCAACCTTATCATCAATACCAGAATAGTTATTGGGGAAGAATACGAAAAAGTTAATCACATTTCCCTGGCTTTTCGTTGATGACTGTGCCGGGTCTTTTTCTTCCACCTCAGCTTCATTATCGACTTGTGCATATTTCGACTTGTCGGCCATAAGAACAGAACATCCAGCAAAAAACCTTAATAACTCTTGTTCCTTGCTGTCAACGTTGTCAACACCAGATTGTGTAACACTTCCTGTCTCATCCCTTCTCTCCCAATAATCGAGTATTGCCGGGTGGTCAATAAGCAATTTAAATGTTAAAGAACCACTTCTTTGTGTGTTTGCATATGTATATATTGGTTCACCCCTACCAATGAATTCATTGGTTTGCCAGTTTGCTTGTGTTGATTCGTTGAATTTTATGTCATATGGCGGAAACCACATTATTCGCCCACCAAGTGGGCCTTTTTGCTCTGGTGACAACCCATTTTTTTCAAATATTGTTGGGTCATTAAAGGTTCCCTTCCATGCAAGATTTTCTATAGAGAACATACACTTTTCAACACCAACAACCATCTCTCCATCATCATTTGAGGATGGTGTTATATTTACCAAACCTTGATTCCCTTTTCCGTGTAATACACCAAACATTTCAAGCCTTCTTCCACCATTTTGCCTTCCGTATGACGTATCACTACTCCTAAAAACATCCCAATTATAATCTAATAGCGTTTCATAATCCAATGGTTCACCATTACCTCTTAATGGTCTTATTGTATCCTTTAGTGTTGAATACTGTTTATGCCATTTCCAAACACGACAATACGGGTCATTGTAACCATCACTTTCTGTTGGGTTTAATTTTAAAAGATTTCTTCCGTGTGATAGGCCATATTTTTGGCTAAATGCTTGAACACCAATATCGTTATCTAAATCTTCAATTGACCTCTGATTTAGGTCTGTATGAAACCTTGAAATTAATGTTGAATATCTTTTTGAAATATAATCATTCGTGGCATTGTTGAACCACCTTTTTGTTTTTGATAACAGTGTTTGACCATCGTTGTATGGTGTTATGTACTCATCCCCATAATACACTGTTCTATCTAATGGTGTTTCTGACCACCTATCTCTGGATGAACTTCTTGTGCTGTCATTTTCTTCGTACTCATAAGTAGAATGATACCCATCTGTATATAATGGGCTTTCATCATTTATCCTCACCTTATAGTCATTCCAAATCTTAATGACATCATCCGGATTTGCGAGTATTGGTTTATTTGGGTGTGATTTCCTTGGTCCTTCATTTGTATAATATGTGAAATTGGCGTTGCCCCTTGTTGTATTATTTGCTTCGTTAATTTCTGATATATTATACCTTAATATACTCTCTGATTCCCACTCTCTTGTTGGAAATGGTATACGGAATCCCTTGATGTCAGCCATCATCTGGTTTCTAAATTCAATCCAACCTATAGAGTTGTATTTGGATAAGTCTTCACCCAAATTGTTTATTATATTTCCATAAAGTGCCATTTCCTATACTTAATATTAAAATTTAATGTTTTTTAATTATTATCCACGCGATTTATATGAATCCGGCATTGCTACAATTCTGTTATCAGTGGCTTCCTGGTTATATCTTCCAGCATTTCCTCTCCTAACCAGCTCATTCGCTATTCCACCAGTAAGCCACCTTTGTAACTCAGGATTTGATTCAAACATCTTCTTGAAATCTGCTGCTGACAAGTTTCCAATGTTCGTACCCTTCATATTCAAATCAATTGAACCATTTATATTTAATGTTAGTGGACCTCTTGGTTGATACTGACTATTATAAACGACATTCGAATCTTGTTGGTTAACATGGCTTGCATTTAACTCTTGAACTTCCACGGTGTGTTCACCAGCTATCTCTGATTCCAAATATATATTACCCCTTGCTGGTGTTGCTGATAATATTCCCAACTTATTTGCGATTAAAGACACATTATAATCAATACTCTCAACTGGTAATATTATTTTCCTGATATTTTCCTTTGTACCATCCTTCCCAATTTCTTTTAGATGTTCTCCAATCTTGCCTTCATACTCTTCTGGTGCAAGTTTTTTTCCAGCCCAATTTCCGATGTAACCACCAGCCATTGCTCCAATAGCCAAACCAACGGGTCCACCAACTACAGCACCAATAGCTGCTCCAATTGCTGCTGCGCCGCCTCTACCCCAGGCTCCCCATTTTTCCTTTTTTTCTGTGTTTTTTGATGTGATGTCCTGGTATTTTAAATCTTTTTCACTAAATCTATTGCCACCTGTTACTGCGTTCTTTACACCAGAAAGTTTCACCAATCTATCTTCATCAGCCTTGCGTTGCTCGTTTGCTGAGTACCAATCAAGCCCAGCCGTAAACAATTCTGCACCAATCGCAAGAACAGAACCGCCAACAGCCTTGCCACCCCACTTTAAGTTCTTTAAATTCTTTAAGTTGCTGAAGTTTTTCAATGCATTGGTCTCTTTACCGGCTGAAGCAACTTTTTCCAAATTTGATGCATTTTTTATTTCTGATGTGACTTCTGCCGTTCTTCCTGCTGCTTCATAACCTTTCATTGCACCAAGCATTTGTTTGGCATACTTAACACCCTTTGCTGAGAGTGAAATTTGTATGGCAGTACCGGCAGCAATACCGGCCAGACCAATTCCAGTACCGAATCCGCCACCAGTAAGGCCACCCCATATATCACTTCCATTTACTCCTTCTAGGCCATTATTCATACCAGCCATTGGTAGGTGTAAAAGTTTTGCAATGCCCATCTTCCACTGGTCTTTCATTGAGTCTACTCTCTCTCTGAAACTTATGAGTTCTTTTGCAATGTCCCTTACTCTATCACGGATGTCTTCTACCGGTTCCTTATTATCCTTTGTTATTTTTTCAAGTTGCGATGCTGTCAATCTATCAACTGACGATGTAACATTCACTCCTTTACTTTCATCAAAATATGTTACAGTCCAACCACTTTCTTTACTATATTCAGCCTTATTTCCGATTGCAGCCTTTTGGTCGTCTGTCATTGAATTAAACAATGATGGATTAGCAGCCCTTAAATCATTTTCAATTGACCTGAGTTTTGCTTGTTGTTTTGCACTTTGAATTGCTTCGTCTGGGTTCATTCCCATTGCTTTGGCTTGTTCTCGCATAATCGCCATTTGAACTGGGTCGATTCTTGCTTCACCAGTTCTCTTGTCAAAATATGCTTGTGTACTGAACATCTTACCCATTCTCTTAAACAAAGCCTCAGGGTCTGCCATTGCTTCATACATCATGGCCATTGGATTGCTTCCATACATTGCTCCAGTGCCACCAAGCATTTGTAGTCTTGCAGAACCTTCGAGCGCACCTTCAATTGTGGAGAATTTATCAGCAACATTTGCAACTTCCTGAAGATTCATTCTTATCCTTTGAGAATATATCGTCATCTTCGAGATACCATCAACACCACTCCTAAAGTTTAATTTATTTGCAAGGGAAAGATTCTGTACTAATGCCTCGCTTGCCTTGTTAATATCAAGACCTGCATTTTTAGCTCTTGCATAATTCTTATCAAGTAGTTCAACGGTTGATTGTGACGTTGCTCCCATACTGTCCATTATCTTTATGGCACCCTGTACAGTTTCGTCACCCATTATCTTTGACGATGCCGCAATATCTTCCATTTGCGACTTTGACAAGAATGTTGCTCTTCCGGTTACCTTAACATATGTGTTTTGTAACTTCATGGCTTGCTCTGCCGTCATTCCGTAGTTTCTTGCAAGCTCTTTAGAGTTGTCAATAAGTGTTCTAGTATAAGCAAGGGCTTCTGACCTGGTCGTCATACCAAGCATCTTCGCACCAGAAATTGCCTCTTGGTTAAACTTAATCCACATGTTGCCACCAGACTCAACATGTTGCCATGTCTTTCTGGCAACAGCCTTAATGCTTTCCCATGTTTTGTTTATGTCTTCAAGTTGCTTTTTACTTCTCTCTAATTCTTTATTATACTCTCTTGTATTGTCGACACTTGCTTCTTCACTTGCGTTGATTGCATCAGATATTTCTTTCTGTTTCTTTCTGCTTTTAGTTACTTCTTCAACAGCCTTTTCAGCCACAGAGCCGTCGCCATAGTCTTTTTTTATCTTATTTAATATGTCACTCTGTTCTTTTTTTATCTTGTCTATTTGCTTATTTAAAGAATTGATTTCGTCTACGTCTTTGTTTTTTCTCCTTTGTTCTCTTTTTAGTTGTTGATTAAGTTCTTTAAATTGTTCATTAAGTTTTACCCACTCAACCCTTGCTTGCATAACATTATTAACCATCTCTTGGCTGTAATCTTTTCTGCCATGTGTAAGAGTTTTGAGTGTTGAAACGAGTGATTCTGATGCTTTCATCTGAGACTCCGCAGCGGCTTTTAACCTTTTTTGCTCCTCAGCAAGCATTTCCATATACCTCTTGCTTACCCCATCATTATCGTTTGCGCGTTCCATTTTATCACTAACACGCTCTAATTTGTCAAGCAGCCTATCATAACTGGTTGACTTCTTTCCGTTTGATATAATATTAGCGAGTTGTTCTATGTTAATGTTAGTATCTGCCATTATTCAGGTATAATATATCAATAAATAGCTATTTAACAATTTTTAACTTACATTATTTGTTTAATTCATAAATAAGTTATAAATTTGCACAAAAATTAAGTTTAACCATTAAAAATAAGTTTTATTATGAGTGATACAAAGTACATTGTTAAGTTCAAAAGTGGTAACATGGTTGCATACGACAACCCAATTGAATATTTTGCATTCAGTGAGGGTACACCATCATTACTTATAACCTTTATTTTCATAGTGATTATGTTTGTTCTTGGTGCAATTGTCTATTTTGGCCTTTCATTGTTAGCTTAAATAAAATGGTGACTAACATCTAGTTGGTCACCACTTTTCATCACATAAGCCCTAAGTCTTGCATTTGTTCTTGACTTAGGCTATTTCCGTGTCCGGACTCGTTTTCTTTTTCGGTAACTTCGTTATGCTTTCTTATGTAATATTTCCTATCTTTTGTTGGCATCTTCATTAGTTCAGAATAGGGTATGTGTATATACTTAAAGCATCCGAATAGCTCTTCTCTTAGAGATTTTGCGAAATCAGGCGATATGCCAGAAAACATAATCGTCCCATTCAAGAAAGCATTTGAACGTGCCACCTCCATCTGACACGGGTCTTTCTACTTCTATCTCAAAATCAACGCCTGGTTGGTTATCATAAACATATCTTCTAAATGCGAGTGAGTCGCTTGCATGCATATTCATTACAAAGTTATGTATGTACTTTCTGTCTGTGTTTCCATTAACACTTACAATTTGCATTTCCATTGTATTTGTGACAGACTTTGTATATGGTAATGCTTGTTTATTTTGTGCCAGGTTATCAGACCATTTCTTAAGCTTGTTGCTAATTTCTATAATCTGATTTCTGTCTCCGTCATTAAGCTTATCATCTGTCTTGAGTGCGTTCTTGATTTTATCTATTGCGTCATTTATATCAAACACTGCAACACCCTGGCTTTCCTTCTTGTTTAGTTTCTGCAAAAGATTCTCTTCCTTCTTTGTCAAGAACTTAAACTTTAATTTAACACCACTCTTTGGCAATTGGAAATCAAAGAAGCCATTCTCGTCACCAACCAAATTAAACGGCTTATATTTCAATTTTGACAAGTCTACACTGGTATCTATCTTCTTTCCGTTTCTTGGGTCTGTTGCAACAATTGGAAATTCATTTCCATAGCTTGTTCCCCTTAAGAATACCATAATAGCATCAACGTCACCGGCAACCAAATCATCAACATTGATGTTTTTATTCAAGACCTTCTTTTTTAGCAATATTGATGAAATGCTTCCACTTTCATACAGGTTTGGTGATGTTATTAAGTTTTCATCAGCCGCCGTGAGATAACCAACAGGAATCCTATCTATTTTAACCCTATAGCATTCACCCTTTGATGGCAGTGGAATTAAATCATATTGAGCATTTGGGTCCACATCGTTATATATTGCTTCCTCAGCCTCTGCCATTGGAGATGTTTCCTGCGTTGGTTCCTGACCTTTCTGACTAAAGCTGTCTATGACGATTTCTGTGCTGTCTTCATTTGAGTCTTCTATACTATCTGCCATAGCATAAAGGTCTGGCTCGTCATCAGTAAACTGGTCGTAAAATGTCTTTGTCTGTTCCTGAACATCTTCGTCATCTACAAGGCTGTTTGTTTCGGTATCTTCGCCCAACGCATCAAAAAGTGTTTGACTGTCGTCAGCACCATTTATAACATCAATCAGTTCAACCTTCTTGTTTTTCGATTGATATTCTTCAACACATTTCCTGGCAAAGTCTTTATCAATCTGTGCCATGCTATTAACAGTTTCATTGATAATCTTGTCTATCTTATCAATGTTCTTTGTTTTTCCCCTTAATTGTGCTTCCTCTCTTGTCTTACAATGCATTTCATATGTAGACTTCAGGAATAACAATTCTTTCTGTTTTTCTTCACTTAAAACCAATTTTTTCGCCATAATTTATTTTGTGAATAATTTATTTCAATATTTCCATTCTTTTAACATAGAATAAGTATCTATTCCTTGCTAATTTTTGTTCAACTTCACAAGACCTTAGAACAAAGTTAACTCTTTTGTTGGATTTGTTAAGGAAACTTATTCTTAAATCTCTTCTTGGGATATTCCTTTCCACAAACATTTCGCTATCTTGTCTTGATACACCTTTGCTTATCATTTCTCTGCTATAACGAAGTATGTTTAATGTTTCCTTTGCCCACTCTCTTAATTCTTCCTCGAATTCTGCATCCATTGACTGCATATTAAAATGCACTGTTACAAGAAACTCTTTTTGTGTTGCAAACTTATCTATCATGCTGTCAACAGTCTCCTGACTCCCACCATTTGGTGCCAACAGGATGCATTCGGTTTTTGCATATGCGATTTTCTCACTGATTAGCCTATTATTTCCTGCTACACTATTATAGCCAATTGTATTTCCAAGTGTACCTCTTGTCATGGCATTGTATACAATCGACCCATTCGACGTATCTTCATTTATCAAAGCATCTGCATAATCTTGTGCGGTCTTGTAATAATCATTAAGATTATCGTTAATGTCAATTGATGTTCCTTCTATATATGGTATGAACAAATCACAATGCATTATATTCTTTCTTTTCTTCTTAATATATAATTAGTTTTAATCAGTTTTTCAAGTCATTTAATCTGTTTACATGTCTTTTGTTCATTTCTTTCTTCTTTTCAATCAAACCTTCCTGAATCTTAAGCCTTTTTCTTAACATGTCCATTACCTCTTCCGGGTGCTCGTTTACATCTTTTTCTTTTACCCTTATCAATGGTATACAATGTAATAACGCCCATTGATTCTTTTGTTCATCAACACGTCTGTTATGTTTTTGCATTGGGTTTAAATCTTTTTCCTCATATATTCTATCGTCTGAATGCCAATATTGTCCATCATATTCAATCAATATTCTGTATTTTGTTAGGTAAAAGTCAAAAAACCTATGAATTTCCTTTGCTTCAAACTGCCAAATATATTCCACACCAAGCTTATCGAGGAAATCTCTAGCAAAATTTTGTTCTGCAATTGATGTTCCAAAATCTGGATGTTCTTTCTTTTTTACCACCTTTTGTTTTGGTGGTAATCTTTTATCGGTCACCCTATTCTTCTTATTCTTTCCACCATTTGCTGTTGGTCTATTTCTACTAACTTGTTTCATCTATTCAAAATGCCAAAGGCGTACCCATATAATAGATACGCCCATTAAAAATATTTACAAAACTTAAATTAATAAGCAAGGATACAGTATTGTGGCTGCAAGTTCAATGTGATTTCAGCCAAAGCGTCAGAAGAATAGTTCAATGAACCAAAGTCAATTGTATCGCACAACATGCAATTCTTCAATATCCACTTGCTTATTGTTACACCAGTTGGGTCAAGCATTGACAATTCAACGTCCCTAGCATAGCCAGCAAAGTAACCCATACGTCCTGTAACTGACTCTGCATGTAAACGCACCCACTCCATAAGTGCCTGACTTGCAGATGGGCCAATTGGGTCACGGAATGTGATTGACAGCGGATTCCATACATATCGACCAGCAACATATGTTTCTGTGTTCAAGAATGGAATTGGTACCTTGTTTATATTAATCTTTGGACGCTGTGCAGTTGATACATACCATGATGCTAAACCTAAACTATCTGGAAAAGTCAAAAGAAATCGATTCTGCCTTAGCATTTCGCTTTGCATCGGCGCATTCAAAAGTAAATCTGCCATTTGTTATATTTCTCTTAATAAATTATTTCGTTTTAATATAAATATATAATCATTGGTTTTTAGTTATTAATTTGATTCACCAACATTATCTTTCTCTGATACTGCTTTGTCACACATTAACCAAATCTTTTTGTAGAATTGGTATTCTTCACTATCAACGTCATGTGCGTAGTCTTGTAAACCACCTAAAGCAATCTCACGAATCTGTGCAATTCTTTCATCACTATTGGCAAGGTTCTCATCCTGAGGCATTTCTTCTCCACCTTCTACATATCCATCTTCTTGTGGTACCTCTTCGTATCCCATACCATAATCTTCCTTCAAAATCTTATTCACGAGGTTAAGATATTCCTGCGCCTCATTTAATTTCTTATTCATCATATGTTAATTAACGTTAATTTATATTATAAATATTGATTAATTCAAATTTTTTTCGTACCTTTGCAAAATATTTATCATTAAACCATAAAAAATATAAACACAATGAAAAAGATAAAACAAAAAACAATGAAAATTGGTGATGATTACATCAAGATTCAAAAAAAACTCAACAGGGAGATTGAATTAGAAAGAAATGGTGGTAGGTGGATTGCCGTTGACAGGCCACATAAAAACAAAAAACTATACAACAGAAAAAGAGACAAGAAAATCGATAATGATAACCTTGCCTCTTTTTTTTGGAACTATATATCTGTTGACCCCGAATAGTTTTTCAAAGTAGAAATTTTATATTTTATAAGAAACATTTGGGTCCGTATCAAAAACAATATTATCATTACTGTCAACAACTAAAAATTTTCCATAAGGTCTCGATTTTTGTGCCATTTCCTTTGCGTCATTAATTGCATCTTCCAATTCGTCCTCATGATAATTTGCATAAACCGCCCCACTTGCTTCATCTTCCAATGTATATGCAACATCAGAATAACTCTCTTTTAGCACTCTTTTTACTGATTCAAAAATCATCCTTTTCAGTTCCGTTTCATTCAATCTAATTGTACGTTTCATATATGTATTTCAAATTATATCTTATTATTTTAAATATAAATAGTTAACAATTTCCATTTGTTCGGGGTCAACAGGTATATAATTCCTTTTTTTTTTATGCTTCACAAAACATCTTTAAATCGTGGTTAGCTATTTTTATGCCATTCTCCAAGAACTTAATTATTTCTTCTTTCAAACCTTCCTTTAAATCAAACAAGTCTATGTTGTCAAGTATAAAGTTAATCGTTTTAATTGAATGAATGCAAGCCTCCTCATTTATAAGATTGTGTGAACTTATTAAAGACACTAAAAAAAGATACCTTTTATCACATTCAAGCGCAACCTTATATGCCCATATTTTTTGGCAAAATTCAAATAATGGCTTATTGTTCTTAATATCATGAAATGTCATTTCCATTTCTCGTTACCTTTATGCTTTTATTTATTTGTTTCTTCCTCTTGTGGCATATATAACCTTCGACACTGAACCTGTCAGTTATTGATTTTATCGTCGGCTTTATTGTTTCTTTAACTCTTTTAACGAGACGGTCATGCTTTAATTTATTTTTCAGCATCACAAACATTGAAACCTGAACATTCTTATGATATCCGGCTCTTAAGTTTGCTGAGGTAAAGTTTACATCAACAATTGATTTGTTATGAAACATATTATTGTCAATAACATACCCCCTAAGCGATTTTGAAATATACGTTGTTATTTTCTTTACCTGTGCTTCGTACTCATATTGCTCATACTGTTCTCTTGGTACTACGCACAATGACATTGTTATTTCCAGAACATTACTATCTTGTGATTTTGGTTGGTTTATTTTCACTATTGCGCCTCTATTAACACACAAATCATTTATACCTTTCGCTTCTCTTGCTGCCATAAAAAATATTGGTTTTCTAACCAATATATAAACGATATCAACTAGAAAACCAAATTCTTTAACTTTTTTTAACATTTTTTTTACTTCTCAAGTAAAACGTCTCTTATCTCTAACAGATTTGCTATATCCTGAACTATTGTTTCTTTGCAATAAGACTTATTCTCAAGCCTTTCCTTTATTGCATTTAAACCATCCTTATCATCTTCATTTGCCTCGCTCATTAATTTTGAAACAGTATTAAGACATTCGTTCTTAAATCTGTTAAAAAGTTGCTCCTGTCTTTTTTCAACCATTGGTTGTTTGAAATCAATTATGTCCTTAACAAGACCTTGCTCTTCTTCTGTGAGATTTGCAATTTTCTTTTCAAGCTCTTCTGAAATGGTTTGAATGGTTTTCTTTGATTCATTTACAGGCGCTTTATGTGCTTCAATATAAGATGCGATTGTGTTAACGCTATTTGTGTAGTCTGTTAGGTTTGTTAATTTCTTTTCCTCACAAAGTGCCTTCTCACATGCCTTGAAGTACTTGACACTCTCCTCGTCAATTGATTGACCACCAATTTCATACTTTGATAACAAATCAGCTAACCTTTGAACGCTCTCCTTGAATGTTTTCTTGTCAATGTCAGCCAACTCTAATGATTCCGTAACATAATTGTTTGCGTTTCCTTCGCAATTATATTTTCTCATTGCATCAATAAACCTGAAAGCAGACCTTAAATTCTTATCCTCTTTCATTAAGATTGTACACTCCTTGAGTGCCTTCTTATTATTCTTGAAAAGATTCGTTAACTCTGATTCAAGCATATAGTTCAATTCACCAAACGTCTTCTCTCTGTTTGACTTCGGGTATGAGCAACATTTCTTATAGTGATTGTACGCTTCAATTGACTCATTCAATAATTTATCTGCCAGACCAAAATTATCTTTCTGCATGGCTTCATTCATCTTAATTGCAATGTCTTGCCACTGTCTTACATATTTGTTATATTCCTTCATTTCTCAATGCTTGTATTATTATATAAATATCATTACATTCTAATTTTTATCGAGTAGAAAATCATAATTATCAATCTCATTAATGCCATGTTCCAATTCATTCAATGACAAATATACATAAAATTATTTTGTTATTAAAAAAAAATTATAGTACTTTTGCATTGCAATTCATCCCATTAACTAAAGATTAATGGGTTTTCTTGCATCGGTTTTATAAGCAAACTCATCAAATGCAAGGAAATGATATAATATGCTCGATGCGCCTTCCTTGAACAATCTTTTATATTGTGTTTCGTTTATGACAATATTCTTGCTATCATGGTGTATAGTATTCAACCATTTCTTTTGAACACCCTCATAATATGTATTTCCTCGTGGCCTTATTCCTTCACTGAAATACCTGTCAATTTCACCCATAACATATCTCCAATCAGGTTTAACATATGTTGAACCACATTCTCCATTCCCATCCATTATGTCAACATATAATTCCTCATTTGAATAACTTGCTATGACTTTTCTTAACACTTCTCTCTGCTCTGGTGTAGGTTGTTTTGATAAATCTATAGATTGGTTGAGTATTCTTATATTTCCTTTCTTTATGAAGTCAAATGTACCTCTAATACCGTTTATCTGACTTACCATGTTGTGTTCTGCTGGTGTATAAACAACCACGCCATTGGTTAATATAAAGCCCCTACAGCCCTTATAATATTCACCATGATTCAATATCTTCATGGCAATGTTGTTCAGTTCATCTGGATTATTAACATCAAACTTATCTCTATTGTATAATTCTGAGGTTTCTATTCTATATGTGTCATTATCACTTATTTCATTAATAATTTCATATGTTAATTCCTCACCAAAAGTATTAACCATGTCATCATAATCAGCATAGTCATAGCCCATATGATGATATGTGTCATTGTCGAAATATTCAACCTCAAATGTCACACTGTCACCAACATATGCAATAAGACTTTGTTTATTGTGTTCAAGACCATTCTCACTTAGCCAGTCACGATAATCATCCTCATCGAAATCCCATCCAATTTCGAGTTCTCCAACCCCGTCAAGGTTGATGTTTTCTGTTATAAGTTTAACATCCTTCATATGTTAATAAATATCATTTTGCAAAAGAAAAAAAAATCGGGAACCTTTTTTGATTCCCGACTTTCGTTATTAACCGATTTGGTTTAATCCTCGAAATAAACATCATTGTTCGTAACAACAAAGTTAAGAGTGATGTATTCAAGTGCTCTGATTGGCTTGATGTAAATAACTGCGCCGATTTCAAGTCTGTCACGAGCCTCCTGTGAATCATCAACATCCATTGTCCACTTTTCGATTGCTCTGTTGTCAACGAATATCTGCATAATTCCAGATATAATGCTCTTGAATGCCTTAACCGTATTGTTGTCGTTTGGCTCGAAAATCAAACCGAGACAAGCAATAGCAATAAGCTTTCTCATTCGCATTACCATTCTGCGAACATCCACACGGTTCATAAGGTCATCTTCCTTGCGCAATGTCTTTTGACCCATGATAACAAGGCCTTCCTGAGCATATGTGCGAACTGGATTGATGTTTGCTTCATAAAGCTCATCAGATTCACCATTCTTAAGGTTCTTACGAGCGCGAATTGCGTTAACACGACCTCTTGTTGTTCCTGCTGGAGCAAGGTTCATAGTTGTGTTAGTGTTATCGGTTTCTGCGAGGTTTCTAACAACATCGCGTGTTGCTGGCAACCAAACATATTCGCCATTGTCCTCAATCTTAACCCAAGGATAATATGTTGCTGCGTAATCACTATAAACTTCCTTGTCAACAAAATTATCTGCAATCTCGTCAACATCAGGTATGTCGTCAACATAATCACTTGCACCAGCTTCCTTATCTGGGGTGGTTACAATATAGAACGTGTCTGCACGGTCTTCGAGAATATTGAATACCTCTTCAACGAGTTTGGTGTTATTCAATGTATCAATACCAGGTGTTGCTAACAAGTTAATGTCAACTTCTTCTGGATTCTTCAACATGGATACACCGGCAAGCGTTGCATAGTAGTCACTCGTGATTGCACGGCCATCTATTCCATAACTTGAACTATCAGCGAAGATGTCAAATCCTCTTCCTTCTCCGGTCTTCGTGTTAACGTTTCCACCATAGTTTGAATATGAGAATTCGTCAGTATTTGTTCTTTGTTCACGATATACATCCCAGCCATCAAAACCACCAGCGAATACCATTGTGAACTTACGGAGCTTACCATCTTCGTAAATTGAACCTTCCATGTCTGCTTCAGAAGATATTACTGGAGTATTCTGTAATGTGGTTGTGCGTTCGTTGATGCTAACGGTATCAAATACATACCCCTCAACACCATCTACAGTAATAATTGGGGCCTCTTCTTTATTTGCGTAAGAATTTTCATTCACACGACAATCAAGGTGGAAGCCGTTTGTAACAAACATTGGGTCTTCAAGTGTTGCCATAACACCCTTGAATGAGAAGAAGTCGTAATCATATCCAGCCAACTCTGATATACCGAAATATTGTTTCTTCTTCTGAATATCCTCGTTGTAAACCTTATTATAAGAGATTGGTGCTATCTTAGCACTATGAACGCCACTTGATATAATTTCTGCGCCATCATAACAAGGAACTGGATAGCCTAAGAATCCGGCAGGAACACTATTTTTAACTGCTGTTCCATTAGCAACTTCAACGGTAATGTACTTTGACTTGCTCTCATACTGTCCGTCAATGGTACCAATCTTGTAAGCAATCGACTTCTTATCAGTTCCCATTGTACATTTTCTGAATGACTCTAAAACAGTACTGCTTGAATCACTGTCGTTATAGTCTCTTACAACAACATCAAACTCACCACTATCAGGTCTAATATTCTCAATGCTTACCTTAACTTCCGTCACAGAACCGTTACCATCACTTATTGTGTGGAATCTGAACAACTTATTCAGTTCAATATGCTTTGCATCACCCTTAGCGTTTGATACAACCCAAGGAGTTGAAGAATATCTATAGCCAGTCTTGTAGTTGTTAAGGTCACAAGTAACAGGAATTATATGGTAGTCTATTGTTGTGTTATAGAGTATAATTTTTACTTGAGTTCCTTCCTCTGAACTAGCAACCAAATATTCTTTATTTTTTTCTAACTTGTAATAACCCTTTTCAGCATCTTTTGACACCTTGTTAGCGTAGTATCCTATTGGGGTATCACCACTTAGTGGATAAACATCAAAATTAGTTTCATAAGTATAAGTTGCTGGATAGCCAGCATTCTTTTTCTTTGTTGCCGGAACAAAGAAATAACCATATTCAGTGAAATCGTAAATCAAATTCTGTCCACGTCCATTCTTTTCATAGCCCTTATAAGCGCTATTTGAAACTGGAATCACTGTCTGTGATGTTGCAGAGTCACCACTCACATTATTTGCTAATAGAACATTGAAACCACTTGAACTTCCTTGTGATACAAATTGATATTTTTTGTGAGCTGCGGTAATTTTATACCTAGCATATGTGACATTATTTATCTCAATAAAGTCGCTTGCAGCAACCGTTCTCTTTGAGCCTAATTGATACTTTGGATTATTTGTATCATATTCATATATGTCTTTGTTCGTTTCTGCATATAAGAATGTTCCATCAATTTGTTGGTTGTCAATATTAAACGTTTTTCCACTGTTGGATATGTCCGTAACATCTTTAGATTTAACACTCGTTGCTAACAATGGCATAATTTCACTATACCCACGATTTGCTTTATAATATAAGTTATCATCATTATTATAAACAAGCATACCGCGCTTTGATACATTGCCAGCAACTTCATCCTCAGTCAAAAGGTAATCTTCTGCCATTATCTTCTCATCACCAACAAGCTGGCTTGTTGATTCTGGAGAGTATGCCATGTAAACATAGTGCTTCCTGTTAGATTCGTCTGTAATTTGAGCTACCGTGTAAATATGTCCATCCTCACATGTTGCACTCTCAAACAAATCTAATCCACTAGCACCCTCTGATGGGTTGGTTTTTCTTATCGGTGCGCCCTTCGAATAATCAAACAAATAGTAGGTTATTCCCTCTGGACTACCGTTGCTCTTTGTATACAAGAAGCGCTTCCCTAAATCCTTTTTCTTTAACTCTTCTGTGTACATTGCTAAAATGCTATTAACAGGGAGTAAACCACCAAAATCAGAAGGATAACCAACATTATACTTAGTCAAATCTTGGGAAACCATATCATATCCATTATTGATTACCAAATCAGCCCAAGCAACGTCATAAAGACTTTCAACGTAAAGTGGCATATCACCATCGTTGTTGGAAGTTCCAAGAACATTCAAGATGTAATCCTTGTCAGTCTTGTTCAATGAAACAGGAATGTGCATAACAACTTCATCATCGCTATCTGTTACAGCATCCACAGCCTTATCTGATGGGCCTACAATACAATTAATTGTAAACCTGCCATAGTCACCATAAGAAGCCTCGAAACCGAGTTCAGTTCCATTCAATGAATAACTCGTACACTCTGTACCATTGGAATACAATGATGTGTATGTTGAGAGTGAAACTGCGTCCATGTTGTATGTCAATGGTGAATTACAAGATATGAGTGTATTCTTTTCACCAACCTCAAATGTTATTGAATCGTTGCCAAGTGTACATGGACAACCATCTTCCATTGTTACTTTACCGAACTCTGGACGGAATTTGTATCCACCCCTTGAGCGTAATACAGCAATTACATATTCAGTTGCACCACTATTAGTGCTCTGTTTACCGGTAATAACCCATGCTGGACCTGCGTTATAACCACTAACACCCAACGTTCTAACAACGCAAAGTTCTGTACTCTTCTTCAGGTACTCATTTGCGATGTATGGTAGTTCGTATTGTGGGTAGTTTGAACCAGGAAACTTCTTTGGGCTAGTTCCACCAAACACTGAAGAAAACTCTTTTGGCGAGTGAATCCAATATGGCTGGAAAGCTGGACCCTTCAAGGTTTCGCCGACAACAGCTAATTTGGTAATACCAATGCTATTTGCTGCTGTTTTCATGTCCACGGATTCCGATGCATAAATGCCAGGAGATACGTGAACTCTGTTAACAAAATCTGCCATCTTATTATATTTTTATTAATTATTTATTCTAGTGTCTTGCAAATGGGCATACCAATGCCTTGACAATTTATATATAAATATCTATTAAAATTTAAAAAAGAAAAATAAATATCAAATAAGTCAAAATTTGTTAACACTAATTTTCTTCAAAATTAACATCTATTGTTTCTGGTTGCCTATTTTCATAATTGTTTTCAAGGATTGTGTCAACATCATATGTCACCATTGTAAAATATGCAAGTTCTTTTTCATTTTTAATTGACACAATAACTTTAACAATATCACCCTTTAGCATATTAACATCAGAACCTTCTATGTTAATTTCCGCGTCATTAATAAAAAATCTATACGAACTTATGTTCTTTAGTTCAATTGTCTCTAATGAAAGGTTGTAATCAACCTGGAATTGGAATTCTCCTTCATTTTCTCTTACTTCACAATAATCGATTGTTGCGTTATATACAACCTTCTTGTTTACATATAACTCGTCTTCTGTATCTTCCCAGCACACTTGTTTTCCAGTTAATTCCTCAATTTCAAGCTCAACCTTTCCTGCTGGTTGAGTCATTATTTCTTCCTTGGTCGGTTCTGGTTTTGGAATAATTTCCGAAATACTTTCACACTCTTTAACTTCTGTTTTTGTTAATGGTGATGATAAGAAATCAAGTTCAAACTTATTATTACATTTCGTTCTTGAAGAATTAACGCCACTAACAAACGGCATTCTTACTCTTGATTGAACTTTCGTTACAACATAATCATCCTTCCTTATTATATATGTCATAACCTTTATTTGGAATGTTTGTGAATAATACTTCCTATCGTCTATTGTATATTCGCTTTCATCGTTAACCGAATTAAGTTCCATTGGTATGGCAAATCCATTTGGATATATGTATCTTTCGAGTGCTTTAAATTGTTGGTGAACCAATGTGTTCATTTCATTCAATATCTTATATGAATTTGTAAACACACCGATTGTATATATCAAATTAACAGCAAACGGCTGCTTCATGGAATATCTTTCAACATATTCCATTCCATTTTCGTCAAGGCTCTTAACATTAAAGATTGGAAATGTTATGGCACCTGGAATTGTATAATTTCCACCATATATTTCACCCTTTTGTGGATTGTTTTCCCTTGTGATTGTTTTGAAATTTATATCAAGATTGCCTTTTTCATCGAGATTTTGCCACGTTTGTCCGTATTCGCTAATCCTTTGGTTGGAAAATAATTTGTAGGTTTTAAACTTCTTGCCATCATAAGTTAAATCAAAACTGTCATTCAACCACTTTGTAACAGCAAGGTCGACGTCTTCATAGTTTAAAGTTTTTGGAAAATGAGGTTGGTGCTCAAGCACGGTTTTTGCCATGTTAAGTCTTCTTTCTCTTCCAACAGCAATATTTCTATTCCTGAAATTCTTTATTATGCTTTTTGGCCTTTGCATTTTCTCTAACCATTAAATGTTGCACCATCAACCCACGATGCTATTATACTTCTATACAATGGAACTGTTCCAAACATTAGGTGTTCATTGTCATAGTTATTCTTTCCGTCATTTTCAACCTGAAAATACACCATAGCCTTTTCTGACACTTGAACACCAACAAAATCACCAATTTTTATATCAACATTCAAATCAATCAATGTTTGCTCATAAACACCCATTCTTAGTTTTCCCATCTTTTGATAGGTTCCCAAATTCTTTGATTTGTCATATGCTCTTAATTCTGGAGATTCTATTTTATATGTACATGGAACCTCTACTGGAGGAAAATAAATAATTGAATCAGACCTCGTTTCACCATATAAATCATCCTGGTTTGTTTTTGTTAAATCTACTTGGTATAATACAACGGTTTGAGACATGTCACCCTCGACATATTCCCTACCAAGTTCCATGTCAAAACGGAATTGTTCCCTGTCATAGAACATTCTATTTCTTTTAACAGGGACTCTTCTTTGCTGATTTATATTAAATTCAATTTCTGCCATTAATCAATTATGTCCTTTGCATTTCTCTTAGCAACTTCGTTCATCCTATTAAAGATATTCACAAACTTGTTCTTTGCTTCCATCTTCATTTCGTTATCCATTGCTTCCATTTGTTTGCCTTTCTTGTAGACTTCTCCCATACCCAAGAGGTCTGCAACATCTTGACCGGTAACTAATTGTCCACCTTCAAAGTCTTCTCTTAAAAATTCTTCGTTTATCATATCTATTTTGTATTATTTTCTTGATTAGAAGCATCTCTATCTATATACGCATCCAATTTTCTCATTATAAATGATGCACAGTCAGCGATTGTATCAAACACTTTTGCAGCAGCCTTTTCATTTGTCATTCCCCAACCAGATGTGTAAACCAAACTACTTTCGGTAACATCAAAATTAAAGTGTTTTAACACCATCCAAGCACATAATTCTGCCTGTTGTTCAACAAAACCACGACCAGCTTTTGTTCCAACATAGTATTGTGCCCACTCCGAATTTTCATTTGTTTCACTTGTTTTCTTCAAATATTTCAAGTGCAATAATTCATGAGAAAATTCGTGTATGATTGTATTTGCGTAATTTAACACTGGTTCTGCATCTTGCGCCAATGTTATCGTGCCATCTGCACTTGCCGAACCTAATGCACCACCCATTTCACTTAACGGAACATATTTTATTTTTAAACCGCTGTCAATAATCATTTGTGTCGCACTATCTATTAAGAGTGATAGGTATTCACTCTTGTCTGTACTCTTATCATACCAATCCGGCTCATCACCAGTTTTTTGTTTTACCAACTCTTCCTTTCCTTCCATTTGCTTTGTGAATCTAATGTCATAGCCAAAATACATCTTGAATGACATTGCATTCGCATTACCTCTAAGCCTTATAGATAATTCTTCCTTCTGACCTGGATTTAATTCCTTCACATCATAAACACCACACTGATAAAGAAAATCTGCTGTAATCGCATCTTTTTCGCTTTGAGATATTTTATTATCACTATCTGGTCTGAATAAAACAATTGGGTGTGATGAATCAACAACTTCTCTATTCATTTTATTCCATAGCGTCTTTGATTTAACCATGGTTGCCTTCGGGTCTTGGAAAATTATAAGCAACGCATTCTTAAATGAGAAATTATGGCCCTGTGCTTGTTGAAATTTTATAATTGGTTCAATTTTCCTCTTAAAATCTTCACTGCTAACACTATTAAGCAAATCTGATTTAAATTGTTGAAGTTCATTTCTCAAGTTTTTCACGCTTGATGATTTGCCTTGTTCTATGTTTCCTGAACTTAATTCGGATAATAAACTGTCAATTATTTGAATAACGTTGTCTTGTCTTTCTCCTGAACTATTGTCTTCAACGGAAACCAAATATTCAAGGCATGGCTTTATGTAATTGTTATAAACCGATTCTGGGTTTTGGCCAAGATACCAACCCCACGCCTTTAAATCACTGAAAAATTTTGCGCCATATTTCTTAATCTCATCTTTATATGGGAATGTGTTTTCTGAAGTTGCCGGGTCAATGTATGCAATGTCATATTGATGACCGTCTTTGGCTGTTAACCTCTTGTTCTTAATATTAAAAGTCTCGTTTATCATATACAAAATCTACTTAATATAAAATAAATATCAAATATAACCTTATTATGTTTGGATTATTTCTGATAAACCTTATATATTATTATAAAAATTATTGAAATATGGATAAACTTTTAAAGATTTCAGAGGTTGCAGAGATATTGGGTGTAACAACCCAGACACTTAGAAAGTGGGACAAGGATGGTAAGTTTAAGTCTACACACACTGTTGGTGGCCATAGAAGATACAGAGAAAGTGATGTTTACGCTCTTGTAAACAATAATTAAAAAGAGACTCTAGTTTTGAGTCTCTTCTTTTTTATATGGTGAATAAAAGCCGTTATTTTCAAGTCTTGGTATTGTAATTGGTTTCATTTTCGTTGCAATATAACAACTAACAAGCCTTTCTCCAATATATGCCATCCAATGTGTCTGGTATTCATCCCTACCATCTTCAACATATTTTCTTGCATTAACCATATATCTATCATATGTGTGGTTCAACTTATAAAACCTATCAATACTCTCAGTAACACCAAACACAAACTCACACATCTTGCAAAAGTCTTCCCATTTCATCACAAACGTATTGTTTGTGTATAATATCATACCCCTCTGGAAATATTTTACTTCATCCGAATTGTTACCAAATAAATCAACCATAACATGTAGTAAATCGTTTGCCCTTCTTTTTCCATGATAAATTGCATAGTTGAATATTACTGGTATTTGTGTTTCTAAACCCTCATAACATATTATATCACCCTCTTCTGGTAACTTTCCAACTTCTTCCCAATTAAATGGCCTTCTATACTGTCTTAATACAACATAATCACTTTTCAGGTTGTTTTTCCAAACATAATACATTGTACAAAGCTCACAGTAGAACGTATTCAAATCGTTTATTGATTCTCCGCTATATGAAACATCATTGCCCTTGAACAGGACCGTGTTTTCATCTTCTTTCAGATTATATTCTTTAATCTGGTCGTCATCAAAATATGTTATATATGTTTTAATTTCTTTCATCATTCATCAATTCTATTAGCATATTAAACGCTTTTTCGTAATATTCATCATTGCCATTTCTCTTTATAAAGTATTTGAAATCATAAGGGTTTTGGCCAATATTGTCTGCTGTTTCTCTCTGATATTTCCTATATAGATATTCTTGCAATGATTTTGTAAGGTAATGATTTATATAAACCGGATAATCATCTCTAATTTCTTGGAACGGGCTAAGATTCACTAGTCTAAACAATGTATCATATGTCTTCTTTCCGTCTATTGGTATTGGGTTATGAGGATTGCCTTGATAGAATGCTTGGCATCCGGTTTTTACAAACGCTTTAATTTGTGAATTTTCTTCCAAATATAATTGAAGCTTTTCGTTGAACCTTTCAACAACTGGCCTTGGGTCATAGAATATCTTACCATTTGCCCAATAGCAATCCCAATTCACATACAAAACTCCGATGTTTGGACAATTACTTTCAATATCATTCAAGAAATCACTTATGTTGTTATATTTGTCTCTTAACGATAGATATTCATCACAATCAATGAATAATGTCCAGTCATTAACCCTTTCTTTTAAATTTTGTCTTACAAACGCATTATAACATTCCATTTGCATTCCTTTCATACCACGAATATTGTCAAACACAGTAACAAACCCACAATCAATATAAATCTTCAATTTATTAACCAAAGATAAATCCCCCACATCATTATTATCAAAAATGTAAATGTGATTGATTCCAATTTGTCTGTGATATTCAACCCAATCAACAATTGTCATCTCTTCTCGTTTTGCAATGCAAACAATGTCTACAACTTGTTTTTTCTTCTCCACCTCACCTTTTTCTACCTGCTCGGTTACTTTTTCATCTGGGTTGGTTACATTCTCTTCCTGTTCTACCACCTTTTCATCTTCATTTGTCACTTTTTCCACGTTGTTTGGTTTAAATTCATATTTAATCCAATTTTCTGGCAATAATGTTTCCATTGGGTGTATTATGCCTGGTTTAAACCATGGCCAATGGCACACAACCTTCTCTGTCCTTTCATTAAGATAAGCTCCCCACCAACTAAACGAACTGTTTGATATAATATTACCCTTACATTGTGTCTGTAAATATAAATCTATTTCAACTGGATTTTCGTATGGTTTGTCGGCAAAATAATACTTGTCTCCACTAAAATTGTCCTTACACCATTGAATATCGTCTGAAATAAACAAAATCTTATCACCTGGAAAGTGTGTCTGGATTATTTCATCCAATTCTTCTTTTGAGTAATGATTAAACCCCCTGTTGTCTAATTCAAGATAATCACCACGCCTAACATGTACACAAACCATATCATTAATATCAGGATAGAGTTCATATATTGTCTTTAATATTGAATCATATGGTTTAAAAAGATAATAAGCAATATCCCTGTCAATACACCTGGCATCTTGAAAATAGTCATTAAGCAAAATGTTTTTTATGTCAGTGTTTGGAAAACCATTACAAAGCCATGGGCCGGTATCTTCATAATAAAACCCATCCAACTCTTCCAATGGGACATACTTAACATTTCTCATGATTGTTTTTTCAATCTCTTCTGGATATTGTTCCGGTGCGCCAGCCTTTAACATACCAACAAACTCTCTTGATGTTCTTTTTGCATATGTCATTGCAGCAACGGTTGCAAACATCTGATTTCCTGTTCTTCCAATTGCATTTCCGGCAACCTTTCCATCATCAATCTTAATTAAATTATAAACTCCGCTTTCCATCATTTCTTTTTATGTTTTTTTGGTGTGAAACATTTTGCTTCCGACACGCTTATTATATCTTCAAAATGGTTTTTCCATATTACGTAGTTAAGTGATAATTGGTCTCTCTTTGAATAGTTGTATATTTCTCTCCACCATAATCTCATCAACTCGTTTAATCTTTCGTTATTCGGTTTTAATACGATAACATTGTTTTCAAATAGCCCGTTGTTCTTTGGATAATTTTCATCTGTTAATCTCTTTCTTACCAACTCACAAATACCATTACTTTCTTTTTTTGCTTTAATGCAAGCATTTATTTCATCATACACACAATTTCTTATGTGTTTTTTGAATGTAACTATATTACCTTTGTTCTTATCAATGTGCTCATATAACACTTTATTTATTGTTGTATTCGCGTCAACATAACACACTAATTCGTATTCATTCAATATTTCTGTTAAATGCGTTTTTATAAACCTCTGCTTCTTTGTGCTTGATAATTCTTTACCACTATTGAACTCAACTATAATTGTTTTCCAGCTTTTTAATTTTATTGGCTTATCTGTATATAAAATATAATCAAAACCAGGCATATGTTCAAATTCATCTGTCGGTTTCTCATAATTTCCAATCAAACACGTGACTATAGCCTTCTTGTTTTTTGTAATTGGTTTGTCTTTTATGTGAACAGTTATTATATCATTTATCTCACTTACCATGCTGATAATGGATATTTTAACTTATTAGGTGTTCTTGATGTTAATTTTCTGAATAATCTGTCTATTGCATCTTTTGCCCTTTTTACTTGTTGTGGGCTATATCTGCTGTCCTTTCCTGGTTCTGTCTTATTTCCTGAGTTTGGTGATACTGGATTATATAACTTTAATATATTCTTTGCATCCTTATGGTCATATCTTGATATCCTCTTCTTCCTATATCTTTCTATGAAACATTGAATATAATAATCACTAATCCTGTTATTGATAATTTCCTGTGTTAACTTTTCATAAAAATCGGCATTAAAGCAAGATGAAAGATATATCATCCTATTTCCAATAACCTTTGCTTTTGATAAACAGAATGCATCCGATTTATTTGTTTGAAGATAATTAATCATCATCCCAATATAATCACTTCTATAAATGTAATCATCATCAACACTTAACAAATAATACTCATCTTCATCAAGAAACTTCTTTATTGTTGGTATTAACTTTTTGAATACACCAGTATTCTCTTCTACCCAGTTTATTTCTATACATTCATTGTTCTTTATCTGTTCAAGTAAATCTTCCGGCAAATCATCTTCTTTGTTTGGGAATTCTTGAGTTGATAAATTCAATTCAATTAAATCTGGTTTTACTGTTTGATTTAACAAACTTTCAAAAACCGTTTTGACATTGCCTATTCTCTTAGGCCAACTTGTCATTGAAACAACTATTTTCTTGTCTACATCCATAATCTTCTATATACATTAAGCCACTTATTTTTACTTTTTCCCTTATTCCATGGAGCATTCCAACTTCCACTTGCGTAGTGTACCACATATTGCATTATATCAATATTTTTGAACGCATTAATTTGTTTTATGTCCTCTAAAAATGATGCACCAGTATCATATAAATTACCTTCATTTTCATAATTGATACCAATCATCCTGTATTTATCAAAGAACTTAATATTGTTTTCGTTGCATTTATTTGCATTGATATAGCATAAAAACGGCAACACCCTTTCTTTTCTTTCCTTAAGCTTCTCCTTCATCCCAACACAACAGAACCTGTCATCCATTATACCAGATATGTCTTTTTTTAACAGAACGTCAGAATCTAACAAAATAAAATCACCACCAATTAACTCTATACATTTCTGTATTGAATAAGAGTGTTTTGCGCTTGCTAATTTATTTCTGTTGTATATCTTTTGGTCAATGTTATCTTGTTCTTCTTCCCACTTGTCAAAATCAATAATCTGACCATTCGTGTTGTCAATTATTGTAATATCATCCCCACTACAAGAAAATGGCTCCTTGTCACTATTGTCAAAAATGTATATGTGGAAACCACTTGTAAATTTCCTAATACTCTTAACAAGTGCCATCATCAAGTCTGGGGTATTATAATGTACTATAACTACTTTCTTATTCATAATTCCAACATTTCACCAACCATTATATCATATTCCTTTTTCTTGTATTTGAACTTTGCCGCACCTGGCATAAATGTCATCTCTCCAAGATATATTTTATTCTTAATCTCATAAAAATCAACACGAACAAACTTGAATGGCTCTGACAGTTTAGTTGAATACTCAACCATCTTATTAAAATTGATTGGTTTCTTATAATCATTGTGATGCTTTACACCATAAAGATTAATCTCACTACCATCCATTTTGTAATACATTATATCACCATGACCATTCCCATCATTTATTGTCCAAATCTTAGGTTCACCATTAAAACACCAAAACTTATAATCATGTAATGTCTTATGACCATCATTCATGTACTCCTCGACAAAAATCTTATGCTTAATATCATGATAATGAGCCTCAAAACCATTCCTAAACGCAAAATTATCCTTTAACCATCTATTCAACGTTCTTATAGCTCTTGGTTTGTTTAATTTAGATTTATCTTTTACAATGATATTCATTCCACTACCGTGATTACACTTAATCACAAATTGGTTTGGTAATCCATTCCAATTTATACTCTTGGTATTGTTATAAACCTTAATCGTCTTTATACATATATCTTCTCCAAGAACTTCTTTGCTATATTCCTTCACACCAAGTTTGTCTGCACATTTAACCTTTAATGGGTTTATGTCATAAATGTTTAACCACGCAAGTTTGTCTTGTATGGTCTTTGGATTATTTAAATTGACATCAACCTTAACTTTTCCTGACTTGAGATATGATGTCATCTTGTTAATGTATTTCTTTGTATCAATAGAATACGGCATTTTCTATGGCATTAATATATGACACATTGCTAACTTCCTCTCAACATCCTTAAAACTCTCACCAAACATGAGATATAATCTTCCGTCCTCCGGGTATTCATCCAAATTATCAAGACTTTGATAAGCCAAACTTACAACACCATCCATACAGTCCTGCATCGAAAAACACCCAGAATCCTGAATTAAATCAAGATTGATTAGTGTCTTTATTCTAACAACCTTCTGTATAAACCTTCTGTCTGGCTCAAGACCATTACAAACACCGGCTGGCCTATAATTGAAATTTTCACCCCAAAACTCATCAGGATAAAGAGTGAACATAAACTCATATTCATTATAGCCATCCATTTCACTTCCAATATAATTTATAAACGCTAATGACAAATCATCATCCTTAAAATCTTGACTGTCATCAAACTCTCCGCTGTCAACACCTGAACGGTCAAAACTCCTTTCAGATTCATCATACCCGTCATTCTCACTATAATATACAAAATCTTCGTTCATATACTCTTCTTTTCTAAAATATAGGTGTATTCAATTATTTTTCACCTTCCTTTACAATTATCTTGTTAATAACATCTTCTTTGTTGTGAACAATATTCAGCATTTTATCAAAATACGTCCCGTTGAAACTCTGATAATAAACAGTACATGGCTTGTCTTGACCTATACGCCAAATCCTGTCTTCTGCTTGTAAATTGTCTGCTGGAACAAATGAGAAGTTATTAAACACAGCAACATCGCCAGCAGTTAATGTAATGCCAACACTTGAACTTGTTATGTTTCCAATAAAGACCTTAATACTTTCATCCGTTTGAAATCTGTCAACAGCTTCATTTTTCTTCTTGAGTGTTATCTTTCCATTGTGATAAACAGAATAACCCTTGAATGCTTCTCTGAATGTATTAATCTCATTGTCATATGTGCAAAAAACAATAACCTTATGCCCAAGTTCTATACACTTGTTAACCAAAGACACAGTCCTTGGTATCATCTTATCAGCTAACCATTGTCTCATAAGCGATATTTCAATCAACTGCTTATTTTTCTCTGTTTTCTCAACGTCTTCTTGAAGCAACAAATATTCATCCCACAACCTTTCGTATGAATTCTTTTCCTCTTCTGTCATTTCATAATGAAGGCATCTAACATCTTTCTTAACAATATCAGAGAAATCACTCTTTAATCTCCTTAAATAATATGGCTTGATTATTTCCTTTAATTCATCCATATAAGCATCATCACCCTTGACATAAAACTTCTTACAATGCTTCTTTTCAAGAAATTCATTTAACTTATCCTTCTCTTTATCTGTTAAATCATACCACGAATTCTTTTTAATTTCCTTCAAGAACATTGCTGTATAAGCATCCCTTTCACCCTTCTGGTAATAACTCTTTGTTGAACAATATCTTTCCATATATCTGTTCCAGTCTCTCGTAACAGGAACGTCTATAATCTTTAATAGATTATAAAGGTTCTGTGATGAGTTTGTTATCATCGTACCCGTTAATTCAAATATACCACTTGGATTACTTCTCTTAATCAAGTCAGAAATAATCTTGAATCTTCCGGATGTGTTATTCGACAACTTATGTGCTTCGTCTATTATAATCAAATCATATTTTGCCTGGAATAACTGACTTTGAGACATTGCTTCATTAACAATCTTTTTACTTCTTGATACTATTTCCTTGTCATCATATGTCGTCCTTATCTCACCATTATCATCCAGTGATATACTCTTTCTCTTTACTGTCTGCTTTGGAATCTTGTAAAAATTATCCAATATATCATAATTGATGATTGTAAACTTGTTATCCTTCCAATTACTACCACTTACTATCGTTATATCATCTTTATCAACAAAGTAAGATAATTCATTCTCCCAAGTGTTTTTGATTGAAGCTGGACATATAACCAATACGTGATTATAACCACCCTCTAATGCACCAACAATAGTAGCAGTTGTCTTTCCAGAACCCATTTCATTTGCCAATATACACTTTCTCCTTGACACCAAAAACTTCACAGCTTCCTCTTGAATCGGTAAAAGCGTTCTTTTCTCTGTATTGTACTTTGAAAAATCAACATCAATACTGTGAAAATCTTCAAACCAGAAATTCGTAATTAAAGCATCACTTGGTACAACTAACAAAATTCCTTTCTCTTGAGATTTTCTGAACCTCCCATAAAACACCTGCAAATTGTTATATTCACCAAAATACCACCCAACTTCAACTATCTTCGGAATAAAGGGTAAATCATACTTCTCCTGAGCTTTCTTTCCCCACCACTCCATTACCTTTACATTTCTTCCAATATACCTTGATTGTAAATCTCTGTTCTTGATAATGAAATTAATGTGAAAATCATTTAGGGACTTTTTTAAACGATATACATCAGATTTTAACTTCTCAATATAACCGTTTGGGCCATTATAAGACTTCAATATGTCATGAGCCTTATCAATATCTTCTAATCTTGTTTTCAATCTTCTTTTTTTTTATTAAATATTAATATCTTATTATTATAATAATATATAATAATATTTTAATATAATACAAGTAAAAATATGATATTATATAATAATTTATAATAAATATTAAATATATATAATATTAATTATTATAATATAATATATTATTAAATAATATTAATTAATATATACTTAACTGTACGTACAGTATATTGTATAAAAAAGCGTCCGAATCCGAACGCCTTACTGATATGTTTTAAAAGTCCAATTGGTTTTTTCGTAAATGGTTTGATATTAAGGTTGATGTAAAGGTCTGATTCTGTTAATCTAATCACTTATTTCTTTTTCATATTTAAACAAAATTTATCATTATTATAAAAATAGATATCAAATTATTTGCATATTAAAAAATATTTTGGTAATTTTGCACTGAATTTAAATTTTATATGGTTAATCAAAAAAAAAAGAAGTTATGAAGAATCCATTTTCAAAAAGTGATTCCTTTAAGGAAGAGTATTGTTGTTCCGTTGTTCGTATTGGTGAACTCACACCGGTTGAAGGTTCTGACTTCCTTGCGAAGACAGATATTCTTGGTACTCAAATTGTTGTTCGTAAAGACCAGGTCTCTAATGGCCAAGTTGTGTTCTATTCGGCTAATGAAACTGCTCTTAATGAAAAGTTCTTATCTATCAATAACCTATTCGAAATTGGTTGCCGTGATATGAACGCCAACGCTGAAGAGGTTAATGCTATCATGGAAGTGTATGATAGGGTCTATCGCAATGAAGCAGATAGTTTACGTTCAAAGGCAAAAGATATAAAGTCTAGGATTAATTCACTTACATCAAATGCTGCAAAGTACAATAAACAAATCAACAAACTAAAAAAGGAACTTGATGAATACGTTGAAGGAAATATTACTCCTGAAGTTGGGAGAATTGAAGCAATTAATTCAGAGATTGAAGACAAACAACAGAAAGTGGACTATGCCACCTCTAAGGCCATGGCACTTACAGTAGAATATACTAATCTAAAAAATAAGATTGAAGAACTTGTAAATGCAGGAAAGCATATTGTCGATGAAGCCAAGACTCATTGTGGGTTCTTTAACAAATATGGAAGGGTGCGTTGTATCACCTTGAAAGGTGAGCCATCATTTGGCTTTGTGTTCGGTGTTGATGAAATGGCAAAGTTCTGTCCAGAAGTTAAAAATATCAACATTGAAGATTATGTTGGTGAAGATTTCGATACAGTCAATGATGAATTATTTGTTAAAGCATACGTTCCACCAATTAAGCCCCAAAATGTAAGAAAGAGCAAAGGGGAAAAGAGAAGTAAGAAACTTTCAAGGTTTGATAGGCTCGTTGAAGGAGAATTTTCATACCACTACGATACAGCGCAGCTAAATAAGTGTATGCACATGTTCTCTGCAAATGATGAATGTGTTATGACAGTTAAGTTGCACGGAACAAGCGGAATTTTTTCAAAACTCCATGTGAAAGAACCAAAGAAGATTGCATTCTACAAGTGGTTGTGGAATAAGTTCGTTGATATAACTGGTGTTTTCAGAAACACTCGCTTTATTGACTATAACATCGTATATGGTCCAATTTATTCTTCAAGGAAAGTTATCAAAAACAGGTATATTAACAAGGAAGTCAATTCTGGGTTCTATTCAAAAGATGTGTGGACTGAGTATGGTGATATTATCTATCCTTACCTTGATGAAGGTATGAGTGTATATGGGGAAATCTGTGGTTACATTACTGGTTGTCAACAGATGATTCAAAAACATTATGATTATGGTTGCCAACCTGGTGAAAACTTTATCATGTTCTATCGTATCTCAACTATCGGTGAAGATGGTATAAAGAGAGAATGGGAAATAGATGAAGTTTATGATTGGACTGTTAAACTCATTGAAAGGATGAAGGAAAACAATGATGAAAATTATAAGAGAATTCATCCGATTGACATTCTCTATCATGGAACACTTGCAGAACTTTATCCAGAACTTGACCCAGCAGAACATTGGAATGAAGAGTGCCTTAAGAAAATGAAGACTGATAAGGAACACTTTGGGATGGAAGAACTTGAGCCATTGTGTAATAATGAAGTTCCAAGAGAAGGATTTGTTCTTAGAAAAGTAGGTTCTGAATTGCCAAGTGCTTGGAAATTAAAGACGTGCGCATTTGCATTTAAGGAAGCATTGCTTATGGATGCTGGAGAAGTTGACATGGAAATGTTGGATAATTACGGAGAAATAGCACAAGAAGAAAAATGAAGGAAGTAGATAGGCTTACATATTTTAGGAGTATTTTGTCATTAATTCAAATTGACGAGATTCGTGATTTCTGTAAGTTATTACTTACAGACGCGGATGATTATTTCTTTGAGAAACCAGCATCATCAACAGGGAAATATCACCCACAATATGCCCTTGGTGATGGTGGTTTAGCAAGGCATTCGATGAGTGTTGCACTAATAATGAATGATATCCTTGAGACAAATTGTTACAGTTTTACAAGAATTGAAAAGGATTTGCTGATATGTGCTGCAATTGTTCATGACATAAAGAAATATGGCAATGGAACTTCTGGATTCACGGTTAAAACCCACCCAGAGCTTGCCGGTAATTATGTGATTGAAGAGAGCAAGAAAGCGAACTTAAAATCTGAATATGCTCTATTTATTTCTGATGCTGTATTAACCCATATGGGTCAATTTGGTAATGAACAACCACAGACAGACGCACAAAAACTACTTCACATTGCAGATTGTCTTGCATCCAGAAAATATCTTGAAGTTGACTTTAATGCTGTTGAATTACCAAAAGCATCCGTAATAACAGAATCAACCGTTAAATCAAACGAAGACCCTGGTGACTTCCTTCTTAATTTTGGTAAATACAAAGGAAAGAGGTTGAAAGAAGTTGACGAAATATCTTATATTGATTTCCTCGCAAATAAAATGGAGAACAGGGGGCATCCGGTTGTAAATAAGGCTAAACAATATTTAAATAAAATAAAAAACAATGGGAGAAATAATTAAAATACCAGCTTTTAATGTTGATAACAAGAATTTGTTGGAGGAAACGCTCTTCAAACTATACGAATTGAAACACAACAGGCATAACAAAATAATTGACCCTGATAAGCACATTGATGCGTTGATATCACAATATAATGCCAGTGTTGATGAATGTGAAGAAGAGTTGACAAAAAGGCGTAATTTATGGAAAAATGCTCTTATGGGGTTTTACAAGATGACATGTATAAAGGTTTCCAATGGAATCGAATACAAAAAAGAGAATTATATATTCCCATATCAACTTTTAGAAGAGAATGACACGTTATGGTGTTTATGTGTTGATATGGATATACAATATGAAGGCGGAGTTAAGGATATGTGTTATAATATAGGTGAAAAGTGGGAATATACTGTATATCTTGAAGAAATTACCAAAGAAGAGTTTATTAAAATTGCGCATAAATCATGTGATGATGTAATCGATAGAAGATTATCAAAGATTGTAACAAAAGAAGAAGAATTAAATTATTTCAAAGAGCAATGAACTGGATTAAAAAACTTTTTCAAACAAAGATGTGTGAGTTTCCAAAAAACACGGGTTGGATGCTTAATGAAGACTTGACACCAAATGTCAAAAATATTAAGCATTGCAAAGAATTTGCTATTCTTAAGGATACGAAACAAAACAGAATTTATCACAAAGAGGGTAACGTCTGGAATCACACCATACTTGTCGCAAAAGAAATGCATAAAATTATCAATGACCAACTTTCTTTTATGTCAGATAGAGATAAGAAAATATTGATGATTGCAGCATTGTGCCACGACCTAGGAAAAGCAACAACCACATATTTTGACGATAACGACAAAGAGTGGCACTGCAAAAACCACGGTTTGGCTGGTGAGAGGATAACAAGAAACCTTATATTCGATGAAAAAGACTATTGGATGAGAGAAGAAATTTGCTGGCTTGTCAGGTGGCATATGCAATTTCACCATTTCCTAAACAAAGGCCATAAGGAGAGATTTGAAGAACTTACAAGGCTTGCTCAAGGAAATTCAACAATAGAAAAACTTCTTTGGCTTAATTTTGCAGATAGTCTTGGTTCAAAATCAAAAGAGAATTCAATCGAATCTGTTGAAGAAAGATTTAATGAGATAAAAGACCTTGCAGTTGCGAACAGATGTTTCTCAAGGCCATATAAACAATTTATAAATAAATCAAATTTCAACATGTATATTATGATTGGTGTTCCAGGAAGTGGAAAGGATACATATATACAAAAATTCCTTCCAAATCTTGAGTCAATTTCAAGAGACGATATAAGGGAAGAAATGACGCATGGAAATATACAAGGCAGAAAAATACAACTTGATAACACAAAAGAATCAATTGTGACTGACATCGTTAATTCAAGGATAAAAGCCTGTTGTGAAAAAGGTACTAGCTTCATAATTAACCAAACGAACATGAAGAAAAGGTATCGTACAGAACTAAAGGAAACTGCTTTTAAGTATGGTACACCAAATATTATATATGTGTATGTTGAAGCTCCTTCAATTGAAGTATGTAAAGAAAGGAGAGGACACGGAAAGTGGGATTCAATAATTGACAGAATGTGGGGAGACTTTGAGTTTCCTGACAGAAGTGAGTGTAATGAACTAATATTTTATAAACAGAAATAAATTATGTGGCCATTTAAGAAGAAAAAAGAACAAGAATACATATCAACAAATCCATTTGATTTTGAATTAATATCAAACAATCGTTTCCTAGTCAATACAGATAGTGCTTTTAATATTCCAAACTGGTATGTTAGTGGTGTTATATTCAAATCAGATAATCGTATTATTCTTTATATAAAAGATAGTGTACTCGATATTAGTAATAAAAGGACGTCCATAATCGAAATACTAAGAAACCATAAAGATGTCTTTAATCTATGTATATCATATCATGATAAACTTGGGTGTCATTATGATGAAATTTTTGAAGATTCAAAGATAGTATCTGTGGTTAGAAACCCAATCAATTATTCTGATTCAAGCTTGTCATTGATATGTGTTGAGATTAAATATGAATCAATAGGTTATAAATATTATTCATAAAATGTTAAAAAGAATACTATCATTTATTAATATACATCCAGATTCAAATCAGAAGTACTTGCTAATGAGTCTCGTTCTTTCTGGTTTGTTAATTACATATGCCCACCCAACAATACTAAAGGTTATTGTGTCAGAACTTCCGGCACAATGGATTGCCTTTCAATCATTGGCAATGTCAATATCTGGGTTGTTAATGGGCATGATTTGGGGAGGAAAAGTTAGAGAAAAAGCAATCAAATATTTCCTATTTTTAACAATAACCGAATCATTATGCGGTTGCTTACTTGGTCTTTACTTGTGTTTTATATCATTCAACGTTTGGGTTTTCGCAATTTCATCACTTGTATACAGTAGCCTTATATCTACATTTGTCGGAAAATGCATTATGGCATTCAAAGCAAAATTGTGGGTTGAAAAAGAAAGGGAAATCTATGATAACAATGCGGATATTGTTGCTGGTATTGTTTGTGTTATAGGCTATTTATTTGCACTTATCGCACTGCCATCATTAAAGGTTGCCTTATTCTTGTGGTCAATATGTTGCATACTCGATGACATAGGATGGATAATTGTTTATTTGAAAAATAAAAATATTCTTCATAACGCATAAAAGAAAAAAAAACCACCAATGAGATTAATCAAAGGTGGTTTTTTTTATTAATTATCAACAAACCAATCTGGATGTTTTTCTCTTGCCACTGCGAATATATTTTCCCCATCTTGTTGCATTTTTGATTCTTCAAAACACGGAAAAACTCCAGTACTAGACCAGTTTACGTCATTGTCTGGGTCTAATCCTCGTTTCTTACACGCAACCAACCCAAGTATTTTGTATGCTTCTGGATTAAACCCACAACCTTCTAAATCTTCAAAGCAATAATCGTTTTTGGATTCCCAGCCATTAACAATAAGATTTGTGAATTTGTTAACAGCATAGTGAGTATATGATGGGTCGTTATTTTTGCCTTCATTAAGCCTGGACAAAACATTGTTCACTGTTTCCGAAATTAAGTCATTGAATTGTCGACCTGACATTTCAATTATCTGTCCATTAGCCTTCATGCTTTCACGTATCTTATTCTTGTAATTCCTCTTAAAATCTTCTTTTATCGTGAAGTTTACAAGATAAAGATTCCTTTGCATATCAGAAATGAAGGATTCACAATCGCTAGCCATGCCAACGTAGTTATCACCAAATTTCTTAATCTTCTTATAAAAAGAGTTTGTTGAGTCAATAACATCTTGAACAAATTTCTTCAAGTTTCTTACCTTATATTGAGTACCTTTTAACCTGTTTACCGGAAGGTTTCCGGTGATTGACTGCTCAACCTCTGAAACCTGGTCTTGAAAGTCCGCAAGTCTATCAGCAATATCATCACAAAGCTTATGCTGTGATAAGCTCTTAGCATCCCAATGCAGAGACTTAATGGCTGTCTTATATCCTTCTAATTTACAAACAAAACTATATACTGTCTTTCTCATGTTACTTTCTTAGATATCTAGCAATTATATGACGAAGCCTTCTAGCTTCTTTCTTCTTTATTTTATATTTTGAACCAGAATCAGACCTTTCACCTTTCAATTTCTTTCTTAATTCAGATTGTGCGCCTTCTGGTGTGTGGTCTGGGTAAAGTTTTTCTGCAACCTTCTTAACGTTTATAAAACCATTATCAAGGGCGCCAACAAACGAACCCTGTTCTTGGTCGTCCACGTTGGCATTATATTTTCTTTCGTCTTCAACGTCATAGTCTTTACGAATGCCACCTTTTCCCTTACGTGCTTTTTTTCTTATCTTGTGTTTTTTTCTTTCGTCTTCAAACACAAAGTTCTCATTTAAGAAGTTGTTTATTGATTCTGTTATAATTCTATCTATATTCATAATGATTATGGTATAATATATTAATAAATATCGTTTATACATAAAATATTTAAGAAAAATGTTGAATGTTACAATTTCTTTTAGTATCTTTGCACCGAAATTTAATGTATAACCCAAAAAATATAACACAAATGGCAAAATTATTTAAGACATCGGATGATGTATTTGAGTTTATCACGAACGAATGGGAAAACCACGTTTGTGCGAATCTTGGTGTTAATCTTAAGATTGTAAGTACACCAAAATCAAAACAAATGCTCAAGCTTTCAAAAGCAAGCGCAACAACAGAGTTTCTTATCAGAGAAGATGATGTAATTACACTGGTTGTATACGAAGACGCATTCAACAGGCTTGACGAACTAAACAAGAGACTTCTTATTAAGGGTGTATTCTCTCTCGTGTCATACGATTTTGACCACGACAAGCTGGTAATTGACAATCGCCCATATTCAGACCTATTTAACATGCGTCATTATGTAGACAATAATGGTGTTGAGTTCCTTGACAAATATGACAACGCACTTGAGATTGCTGCAATGACAATTGAACAGATAGAGGAAGAGGAGGCGAGAAAGAAGGAAGAAGAAAAGGAACGCAAGCGCCAGGAAAAGGAAGCCAAAAAATCAACAAAAAAGTAATGAATATGGAAAATTTAACGTATTCAAGTTTTAGTGCTGAACAAGACCTAATGTATGTTGAGAACCCAATGGACTGTATCTTAAGGTTTAAACAATTGGTATTGCCTGTTGGTTATATTGATGCTGAAAACCTAAAGAAAACAATATGTCAATACATTGATGACAGCGTATTGATAAGCTTTTAATATAACTTTTCATGCGTGAATACTATTTATTAATAAAATAGAGTATCATGGCATGCAGTTGTAATAAAAGAAAGGTCATTCAACAGGCAGTAAGAAAAGCGCCGCCCAGACAAAACCCATCAACCAGAATTACCGCAGGGAGAAGAATAATCCGTAGGGTAATCAGATAGGTGTAACGTACAATTGGGAGGTTTTAGCCTCCCAATTTTTTATAATATACAATATGCCAGGAACAATACATATAGTAAACATAAACACAGAAGATTGCTCAGGAATGCCTAACTACTATTATTGTGGAAGGTCTAAAAATGGCAACCCATTAGGAAATCCATACACATTTAATGGTAAAAGGTCATCCCTTGCTAAATTATCATTCAAAACAAGAGAAGAATCAATTGATGCCTATAGAGAATATTTCCATATGGCGTACAATAAACCTGGATTCGAAGGCTTAACGAACAAGTTTAATGAGATATATGAACACTACAAAAATAACGAAGACATATATCTTGGGTGCTGGTGTTATCCATTACCTTGCCACACTCAGGTAATAGCAGAGGAACTTCAAAAAAAGCTTATAAGGGAAATGCTTAAGAAAACGAAAGATTAGAAGAAAGGATTGTCCTTTAACGCCTCAATAACCCCTTCGTACTTTTCACAAAGCGATGTGAACGATTCTACTTGCTCTTTGCTTAACAGGAACCATTCACCCTCTTCCCTATCGTTAGCAAAATGTGAATGAAGCAAACTTTCAAGTTTATATGGCCTATTTGATTTAAACGAATTCACACAAATCAATTTATTTCCATTTCCTGTTTGTAGCTTCTTTAATCTGGTTTCAATACTACCCTTTGTGACACCAATCTTATATAACTCATTGTCACCATTCTCGCATATCAGATATACATAACCGTCTTGCATAATTCAAATCTTTTGTTAAAATTTAATTGAAAATTTGTTTAATACAAATATTTTTAGTATCTTTGCAACGAATTTTAGAATAAATTATATATAAAAAATTACTACAATGGAATTAAACGAACAAAGAAAATATGTTTTTAAGAAAGCATATACCATTGAAGCTGGAACAATTCCAGAAGGAACTGAAATAATCCTATTTAGGGGTTTTGTCTACATTAACGGTGGAATGGCTGACCAATATTCGCAAGGCCTTATTATGAGCATTGTTAATGATAAAAAGAAGTGTAATGAATACCTTACACGCATGCAAATAATCGGTAATAAGGTTTAGAATTATGAATACAATTAAAGAAGGTTCAAGGGGTGGTGATGTCAAGCTACTACAAAAATATATTGGAGCATGGCAAGATGGTATATGGGGGCCCAAAACAACATCAGCAGTAAAGAAGTGGCAAAGTGAACATGGCCTGGTTGCAGATGGTATCGTTGGAAAAAAGACTTGGATGAAACTTATCGAAGATGATTTAAAGTCTGGACAGTTAACTGACGCTGATTATATTAAAGCCGCAATAGATTTGGATGTTGAGGTTGCCGTACTCAAAGCAATAAAAACAGTTGAGTCTGGTGGTAAGGCAATGCAAAATGGAATTCCAACAATGTTGTTTGAAGGACATATTTTCTGGAAACAACTTGAAGCAAGGAAGATTAATCCGTCAAAGTATGTTAAAGGTAACGAAAATATACTATATAAAACTTGGACGAAGAAATATTATACCGGAAGAAACTCTGGAGAATATGCTAGATTGCAAAAAGCGATAAAAATAAATGAAGCCGCCGCTTACGAATCAGCGTCATATGGAATGTTCCAAATAATGGGTAATAACTACAAGGTGTGTGGTTATAATTCAGCAAAAGAGTTCTATGAAGACCTTTGTAAAAACGAAGATGCACATTTCTATTCATTCATAAAGTTCATTAAAGCAAAGGGTATTGTTCCATATATGCAGAAGAAAGATTGGGCGAAAATTGCATACAAGTATAATGGTTCATCATATAAGAAAAATAAGTATGACCAAAAACTAAAAGACGCATATAATAAATTTAAATAAATAAATTATGAGTATCATTAGTAACAGTTTTAAGAAGAATGCAGCACAAAAGCTTGTTAAGTCAATGGGTGCTGATGAAAAGGTTAGTCAACAAATTACAGAAGCCTGGATTAAGGGGTTTGAGTTGGCAGAATCAATGTTTACAGAACAGGTATGACATGACAAAATGACATGTATGGCATAGATTAAGACGTGTTTCTTGTCTATGCCATATTTTTGGCATGTTATTTGTAATGGTGTTAGTAAAATAATAAATTAATAAAAAAATATAAAACCATGTATACAGATTTATTTGAAGTCTTCATGGATGAAGCAAATGAGTTTATGAATGAATTTAATGAACTTTTCTCAGAAAAGGAATCATGCAAGAAGAGTTGTAAGGAAGAAAAGTGTGAAGAAAAGAAGAAAGATGAGCCAAAACACAAATCTTACTATCATTATGTTTGTGACAAGTTCAAGAATGGCAAAAATGTATATCACCAAGAAAAAGAAGTAGAAGATGGTAAGGTATTAAAGGATGAAGGCCATGGTTGCGGTTATATTAGTGATAATGATAACACCACAATTAAGTCTAATGACGAATGCAAAAAAACTTGCAAAGAAAAGAGCATAACAATCGAAAACGAAGCACTTAAACAACAAATTTATAAACTTCAAAATGACATTAAAGAATTAGAAAAATCAAGTAGAAAGCTTGAAAATGAAAATGTTGAATTGAGAAGAAAACTCAATAGCATCAAATCATTATTCTAAGAAATAAAAGAAAAGAAGAAAAAAATAAAGAAATGGAAGAAATAAATACAAATGTTAATATCACCCAAAGAGATGGCCAGTTATTCATAGAAATTCCAATTAATATGGAAATGATGAATGACATATATGCCAAAAGCAAACAATTGAGTGAAGAAGAACAACTTCAAAAAGATTTATCAATTGGAAGAAGCATTCAAAATGAAAATGGTAAGGACTTTGGTGAAAAATTTATCAATTATTGTGAGAAGAAAGGAATAGAATCAATGAGACATATAAAAGAATTGAAAGATTATAGAGAATTATGTAAGAAAAGAAAAGATTCACCAGAAAAACTCACACAAGAAGAAAAAGAAATTTTAAATAAGTTTGACAACAACCCAATAATAAATGAAGTTGATAAATTATTTGAAAATGCTGGACTAATTAAGTCAGAATCACAAAATATTGAATCTGATTTAACAAGAATCGCTTGTTTGTCCCCAGAAGAATATGATGGAGTGCTTAAAAGACAAGAATGTAAAATTACAGAACTTATAGAACAAGTTGAAAAATTAAAAAAAGAAAAAGAGAAATTAGTTTTTGAATTAGGGTATTATAAAAACGATAATAGCAACCTTAAAGAAAAACTAGAAAATATTAAAGAATTAATTTAATAAATTTAAATAAAAAAATGAGTAAGGTAATTGGGATTGACTTAGGAACGACGAATAGCTGCCTAAGCGTGTTTGAGGGTGGCAATCCTGTTGTGATTGTTAACTCAGAAGGAAAAAGAACGACACCTTCGGTTGTTGGTTTCGACAAAGGTGAAAGAAAAGTTGGTGACCCAGCAAAGAGACAAGCTGTAACAAACCCTAAAAACACTGTTTACGAAGTTAAGAGATTAATGGGTAACACTTACGACGAGTGTAAGAAAGAGGTTGATAGAGTTACTTACAACATTGTTAATGAAAATGGGCAGCCAAGAATTAATGTTGATGAGAAAAAGTATTCACCAGAAGAGATTTCTGCAACAATTCTTCAAAAGCTTAAGAAGGATGCTGAAGATTATCTCGGAGAAGAGGTAAAACAATGCGTTGTTACTGTACCAGCATATTTCTCTGACAACCAAAGATTGGCAACAAAAAACGCCGCATCAATTGCTGGTATGGAGTGTATTCGAATTATTAACGAACCAACAGCAGCGGCACTTGCATATGGTCTAAACAAGTCTGACAAGGATATGAAAATTGTTGTATTTGATTTCGGTGGTGGTACACATGACGTTTCAATCCTTGAGTTTGGTGGTGGTGTTTTCGAGGTATTATCTACAGATGGTGATACACACCTTGGTGGTTCTGATATTGATGAGGAAATCACAAAGTGGATTATTGATGAGTTTAAGAAAGACGAGGGTGTTGACCTGTCAAAGGATTCAATGGCCATGCAACGCATCAAAGAGGCATCAGAAAAAGCAAAGATTGAACTATCAAGCGCATCATCAACAGATGTGAATCTTCCATACATCACTTCAGTTGACGGAACACCAAAACACCTGGTTAAGACACTTACACGTGCAAAATTTGAATCAATGATTAAAGATATCGTTGATAGAACCATCAAGCCATGTGAATCAGCATTAAAATCAGCAGATTTAAGTGTTAATGATATTGACGAGATAATCCTGGTTGGTGGTTCGACTCGTATCCCAGCAATTCAAGAAGCCGTTAAAAAGTTCTTCGGTAAGGAACCTTCTCATAATGTTAATCCAGATGAAGCCGTAGCCCTCGGTGCTGCAATACAGGCCGCAATCTTGAACAATGATGAGAATGTTGGTGATATTGTACTTCTTGATGTAACACCGCTTACGTTAGGTATTGAAGTACAGGGTGGTGTTTTGGCCCCAATGGTTGAAGCAAACACAACAATTCCTTGTAAGAAGACAACAGACTTCAGCAACGCAACTGACATGCAAGCAAACGCATCAATATTGGTTTACTCAGGAAACAGGCCAATGGCAAATCAGAATAAGCTTCTTGGAAGGTTTGATATTGAATTAACACCAAGCCCAAGAGGTATGAACCAAATAGAAGTTACATTTGATATTGATGCCAACGGCGTGTTAACGGTAAGTGCGTTTGATAAAGCTCTGAATAAGCCAAATAAGATTACAATTCAAGCAAAATCAACACTTACGCAAGAAGAGATTGAAAGAATGAAGGCTGAAGCAGAACAATACGCAGAGGAAGATAAGAAGATTAAGGAAACTGCTGACAAGTTAAATGAGGCAGACGCTTTTGCATTTACAATCGAAAAGTCAATTACAGAACTTGGAGATAAGATTAGTGATTCTGAAAAGGAAGAAATCAAACCATTAATCGAAAAGGTAAAAGATGCTGTTAAAGAAAAGGATTTGTCTAAGACAGAATCAGCAAAGAAAGAGCTTGAAGAAAAGTGGTCTCCTATAATTCAGAAGATGTACCAATCACAACAAGGCCAACAGGCTGGTGCAAACCCATTTGGTGCATTTAACTTTGCTGACGTAACAGGAAACCCATTTGGTGGTTTTGGCTCTACTAATGCAAATCAACAGCAACCAAACAATGGCCAGGAGAATGCAACGTTTGAAGAAGTTAAGGAGTAATTAGTTTTATGGTGAATTATATGGGTGAGAAGCATTTCTTGCCCATATTTTTCATTATTAACATTTTTTAACATAGAATATTTGGAGAGATTATAAAAATATTGTAAATTTGCATCAAAATTCAATTCATGAGTAAATTATCAAGGTTTATAGACAAAAAGATTTTAAATCCAATTAGGTCAACCTACCTATGTATTAGGTATCCATTTTTGTATCCAAGAAATAGGTTTACTGGAAAACATTATAATAATTGGAAATTACATCAATATCACGTTGACAACTACAATAAGTGTGTTGGGGTTGTTACTGTATATTTTCACAATGTTAATAATTTCAATAGTACAGAAAAACTAAATCTGGCACATAATGGTTATTATTATCGCATTCTGGATGGTGTGATTAATGTCTTTTACAACGGAAAACTTATTAAAAGAATTTCTATTTATGATATATCTGAATCATACAGTTCAATCGTTAACATAGGTTTCAGAACTCGTTATGGCGGAACCCATCTTGATGTTGTTTTTGATGATAGTACTGTTCTTTTAAGGCGCTTTATGTTGATAACCAATGTAATAGATAAATGGCTATACTTTAAAATAAAAGTCGCTGATTTCTTAAATGACTATGTTTTACAGATTCTTCACTGTATACCCACATATACCGAACTTGATGCCTTAAAGTATGGGTGTTACGGATGGTATAAGAGGTTTGGAAAACAGTTAATAAATGACATGAAAAAACAACTGAAAAAGGACAAAATGTTGTATAGTTTCAGGATTACTCAAATAAAAGAGAAATATGGACAATTATGCATATACTGTGGAACCGCATCAAGAGAAATGTATGATTTAATTGACAAATATTCATCAATGAGTGAGCATATTTGCATTGAATGTGGAGAAGATGCAGACATAATAACAACTCCATACGGTTGGCAATGCCCATATTGCAATAACTGTTACAATAAGAACCATAATGGGGAGGCAATACAATACAAAAAAGAGATTAACGGAAATTGGGTAGAAATTGACACAGGAGAATAAAAAATGACAAACGAAAGAAAGGATTACTATAAGATTTTAGGTTTAACAGAAGAAGACAAGAAGTTACCTAAAGAAGAGTTCTTGAAAAAGCTATCTAAAAACTTCAAGAAACTTGCAATACAATATCATCCAGACAGGAATCCAGGAAACAAAGAAGCCGAGGAAAAGTTTAAGGAGGTAAATGAAGCTAATCAGGTTCTGTCTGATTATGACGGTAAAAAGGCTGAATATGACAATCCAATGAGTCATTTCCAATTTACCGGAAACATGGATATGGAGGAAATCCTACGCCATTTCCAATCAACATTCAATGATGATTTTGGTTTTGGTAATTTCGGATTCAGTGGTGGGAGTCAACAAATGAGACAGAAGGGCAGTTCAATAATGGGAAGTGTAAGCGTTTCTCTTGAAGACGTTCTTAATGGCTCAACAAAAAAGGTTAGATTTATCAGAAAGAAACTCTGCAAAACATGTCACGGAAGTGGAAAGGATGATGGTTCAAGAGAGGAGCCGTGTACGCACTGTCATGGTCGTGGATATACCGAACAGGGGTATGGTTTTATGACTGTAAGAAGCACATGCCCATATTGCCAAGGTTCCGGAAAGATTGTGATTAATCCATGCAAAACATGTGGTGGCGTTGGGCTTGAAGATGAAATGATAGAAAAAAGTTTCAACATACCAAAGGGTGTTGTAAATGGGTTGCAATTTAGACTGTCTGGATATGGTAACGAGATACCAGGAAATGGTAATGTTCCAGGTGATTTGATTATAACAGTTGTTGAGCAACCACATCCGATATTCCAAAGGGATGGTAACAATTTACTAATGCTTGTCAACGTCGGTGTTATAGACGCAATTCTCGGCACAAAAGTAAGAATAACAACGTTAAACGGAAAGAAGATAGACCTTAACATTCCAAGAGGCTCTGAGGAAGGAAAACAACTTGTTGTGAATGGGTATGGTTTGCCAGGATACAACACAAATACCGTTGGTGATTTAATCTGCATACTTCACATAGTTATGCCAAAGAAACTTTCTGAAAAAGATGTCAAGGCATTGGAAAAATTAAGCAAATCAGAATCATTTAAAATATAATGGTTGATATTGTAATAAATGAAAGTCCGATTAATCACGTCAATGAGTATGACGCAATAATTCTTGGGACAAACTGCTATCAAGTAATGAGAAATGGTTTCCAGGAAGAAGTTGTAAAGAAATACAAATATGTTATCGACTATAACTACAACACAAAATATGGTGACATAGAAAAATTAGGGACGATATTAGAGTGCAAGGATGATAATAACCCATTATTCATATTAGCATTTACCACGTTTGGTTATAATTTTAAAGGTAATGAGAGAGACTTCTTTGACTATGACTCACTTGTAAAATGCTTGAAATTGATTAATATTTTATATAAGGGGAAACATCTTGCAACAACCATGATTGGTTGCACAGAGTTCGATGGAAACGCAGATAGAGACAGGGTTCTTGACATTATCAATAACGAAGTAAAAGATTTTGACTTAACAATATATGATTATAAGCAAGAATCACACGGAAACATGATTAAAAAACAGTACATTAAGGATTTAAAGAAAAGATATGCCAGAAACAAAGAAAAAATTAACATGGGAAGAAAAAGCCCAAAAAAGACACGAATGCAATTTGGAAATACTTAAAACATTGCAAAAGTTCGCAGACAAGTATGAAGATTTTAGGTTTTGGCAAATTCTATGGGCTTTATTTGGTGATTTAGAAACAGATAGGTTCTATGAGGAAAGTTATGATTCTTTAAAGATTATAAAAGACACACTAAAAGAGTGTCACCCAGAATTGTATAATGAGATTAAGAAAGATATAAAAATGATTAAAAGACTTACGTTGACAAACGAACACATCACACTGATTCGTTTATTGAATTTTCAAGAGAATGATTTTGACTCCACAATTGTGGTGAATAAAAAAGACCCATATATGTTGGGTGGAAGATTGGAAGACCTCGCCCTTGCACTTGGCTACATGAACACAGCAATACCTGGAACCGAAAATGACGCAGAAGGCGCTGCATTTCCTGATGATGTTGAAGAACATATCCTCGAAGTACACCATTATGTCGTAGACAATTTACATGATATTGAGACACTTATACATCAGTTTGTGTTCTCAGGTGGATTAACTGCCGGAACATACAAGTGTATTGATACAGAAGAAATTTGGGAAAAAGAATAGAGATATTAGATTTAAAAGAGACACTATAAAATATGCTTATATCTGTAGATTTTGATGGAACGTGTGTTACACATGAGTTTCCGAAAACAGGGAAGAATATTGGTGCTGAAATTGTACTCAAAGCACTTGTTGATGAGGGTCATAACATAATATGTATGTCAATGAGAAGTAAGGAGCACAAAACCACAATTGAAGTTGACACAATTCAAGGCATTAAAGATTGGTTTGAAAAGCATGATATAAAGCTTTATGCAATAAATGATAACCCATCACAGGATGCATGGAGTAAGTCAAGGAAAATATATGCAAACACATATATTGATGACCAGTTTCTTGGTTGTCCACTTAAGATTGACAGAACCTATTCAGACAGGCCATTTGTTGAGTGGATGATTACAAGTGCAATACTCCAGAAAATGGGATTTTTATCATTAGAGAAGTTTGAAAGCATAAAGAAAGAGTTAGAAGAAAAATATCCAGAACTTTATTTGTATCAAAAGTAAAATATAAGTATGATAACAAGAAGACAAATTTTAAGTAAGGCTGCTGATGACTGCATGAAAGAGATTTACAAATATGTGCAGCCAAAGGTTGAATGGGATGACTTCGTCCAACAATGTAATGATTATTCAGAGAAGTATAAAGAGTGGGAAGAAATCAAGGAAAACAGGCCAAACATTCACGAATTTTGTGGGCCAAAACCTTATGAGTTCTATTATATCCCAAATGATGTGTTGAAGGAAATTTATGACTCATACGTATACGCCTATAAAATCGACAACCATCAAGAATTGTTGGACACAATAAAAATACTTAAAGATTATTGTAATAAACCAATTGTTGATAAGTACATAGAAGGAGAAACAGACGAAGATGGTAACAAGTGGCCAGGTTACAGAGGCTATGACCACCCTGACAATTTGGAAAAGGAAGTTAATAAACTTATTGGCGATTTCCTTGACAACAAAGAATTGCCAAAGTTGGTTTGTGATAAGTTCTTTGAGTTTCTTGACATGGCTGGAAATTTCTTTAATTGGAATAGTGAATTGAATGATTTTGGATTAAGCATATATCTTGGTGTAAGCCCAAACTCAAACAAGGAAGCTGTTATTGAGAATTGGAAGAAATATAGGGATACTGACATCACAATTGATGAAAACCTATACAAAGAGGATTTTGAAGATTTATATGACGAAGAAGAAGAGGATTAATAATGGCATATAACAAGAACAAAACAAACGAGCCACAATACAGAGTGAATGGGGAGATTTTCATTGAAGGCTCACCAATGGTAAGACTAATATCCCCTGATGGCGGTAACGAAGTATGCCACATATCTGAAGCAAGAAAAAAAGCAGATGAGTTCGGCCTGGACTTGATAGAAGTTAATCCACATTCCAACCCACCTGTTGTTAAAATAGCGAACTACCAAAAGATGGTTTATGAAATGAAGAAGAACGCCAAGAAACAGCTTCATAACACAAAGCCAACCAAGGAGATTCAATTATCAGTATCTATTGCACAAAATGACCTCAACACAAAGGCAAATAGCGCAAGAAAATTCTTGAACGACGGTTCAAAGGTTAAGGTTGTTTTAACAATGAAGGGAAGAGAAAAACAACGTAGAGAGGAGAACAAAAAGAGCATCTACATGTTCATTGATATGCTGTCTGATGTATCAGTACCGGAAAGCTTGCCAAAAGATGAAGGTGATTCAAAAACCATTGTTATTCTCAAGAAAAAGAATTGATTGATGTGATATTTATATCTTGATGGTTATTTTTTAGAGAAAATTTTGCACGGTTGGATTATTATTTGTAATTTTGCGGTGTTGTTTATAAAATAAGGTTGAAAAATATAGTATATGGTAGAATCTAAAAGAAAAATTTATGTAAGTGGAGCACCCAAAAGGTACTCGTTTCGTAACATCAGTTTGACTAACTATTATAATGATATTAGGCATATTGATACGCTAACAAAAGAAGAAATAAATGACCTATTTAAAATTTATCATAATGGGTCTAAAGAAGAGAAGAAAAAAGCGTTTGATAAGATTTGTAAGCACAACATAAAACTAGTCGTATCAGTTGCAAAAAAGTACAGCGTATCCAATAACGATTTGAATGACCTGATACAGGAGGGTAATATTGGCCTAATAAAGGCAATTGAAAAATTTGATGAAACTTGTGGCGTTCCATTTTATGCTTATGCAGTATATTGGATAAGAAGAGAAATTAATATGTATAAGACATATTCCAACCCAATGGTTGTGAAGACAAATTGTTCGAAAACGTCAATTGTTATTTCGGAAATAACAAATAGTCTTATGCAAAAGCTGGAGAGAAAACCAACCCCAGACGAAATCCTAGAAGAATATAATAAGAAATTCCCAGATAAGCCAGTAAACAAAGCAGACGATGTTATAGATGTTGAATATGTCTATATTAGCGAATTAGACACGTCTGTTAAAGAAAACAATAAGTCTGTGAGAAACGAGACGGAATACAATGACAAGACAGATTGTCATAACACCTATCTCGATGACATAGAAACAGAAAACAATAAGAGTGAGGTAAGCAAACTCTTAAAGTGTTTATCAGAAAAAGAGCAAACAGTAATAAAGTTGTTATATGGGCTAGACGGAAACCAGGAAATGGGTGTCAGTCTCATAGCATCAGAGTTGGGTATGACGGATGCAGGAGTTAACAACATACATAATAGAGCATTGAAAAAAATGAGAGAAAGCAAAGAAGACTTTGCCAACTCCTTCAGATAGAGTTTACATAATGTTTAACGTAATAACAACAGATAAAAACTTGACATTCTTCATTGGAGACATACATGGAGAATTCAAAGCCATAAAGAATTGGATTGACATAAACTCATTAAGCAATTGTAATCTCATTTTTTGTGGAGATTTTGGTTTTGGGTTTTCAAGTATAAAACATGAATTATCCGAACTATCAAAACCAAATAAAAAGTGCATAAAAAACAATGTCGATTGCTACATTATAAGAGGAAACCATGATGACCCATCATATTATAATGAGGACATTCCAAAAGTAAATTTTAGCAACATAAAAACGGTTTCTGATTACACAATAATACAAACACCGGAACATAACATCCTGTGTGTTGGTGGTGCGGTTTCTGTTGATAGGATAAATAGAAAAACAATGTACGATTGCGAAATAAGCAACCTAATCGTAAATAAACACTATACATTTGAAGACGCTTGCAAAAAAGCAAAGTTGTATTGGTGGGAGAATGAAGCTTTTAAATACAGGGAAGATATCATTGATGAAATAAAAAAGGCTGGTTATTCAATTGACGTTGTGGCAACACATAGCGCACCAGATTTCTGCCAGCCAACAACCAACCCAAAATCAATAGGGTGGACTAGGTTGGATGATGAATTAGAAAAAGACCTAATCTTTGAAAGGGAACAATTTACAAAATTGTACAACCACCTCATAGAAAATGGAAACAATATCACACACTGGTTTTACGGGCACTATCACATGCACCACTTTGATGTAATTAACGAAACAAAATTTATTGCCTTGGATATGGGAAGACTAAGTAAAGAAGGTGGTAGTGTTGGTGGATATTTTGACATGGCAGAGTTGAGATAAGAAAACGCTTGAGATTTTCTCAGGCGTTTTTTATATTTATGGTTTTGAGCATTCGTAAATCGTTATCAAATCATCTGGTTTTAATTTCTTAACAAACTTATCATAGAAACCGGTAATCCACTCATAATTCTTATGGTCATCCGCATCTTGCCACCCGTTGTCGTCTGCATATGCATAGCACCAATAACTACAACAATAGTTAACATAGTCTTCCTGGGAATCAAATCCTTCGAAATATCGTTTCTGGTTCTTTATGTTTTCATAAATTTGTTTTTCCTGAACTGTTTCTGGTTCCCTTTCCTTATGAAACAATTGCCATGCTGCCGTATATAATGGAACATTAACCATATGCATCTTCTCCCAATCAACATCACCGGCTTTTGCTTGTAACACTTCAGTCCCATTCTTTAATTTTAGTGGTATACAAAGGTTCCTACCAATCCTACAGCTACCCCACTTTCCGTTTGGATTTTCTGTTGTAATTGCATTTCCGTCCTTGTCAAACGAACAGCCTTCGCTAATTGTTGTATAATACTCGAAGTCACTCAATTTCTTTAATGACTTAACCCTATCAGCAAAGTAATCCTTCATAAACTGACTTAGTCCAAGTTTATCAGCGTTATCAACAAGGTCTTGTGAAATCTTTATTGCTTTCTTTTTATACTTACCAATATCTTTGTATGAATACTTTATATAAGGTTCCACTTCAAGACTTGCATCATATTTTTTGATAACCTCTTCTGGTGTATTGCTTACAACCATCAAAGTAAATAACTTTGTTTCACTTTCTGTCATATTCTTTTTCTTTTCTTTCATTATCTTCACACAGATAGCAATAACCCTTATAATCATTGTACGTATCGTTTCTGTGATACTCCAAATAAGTTATTATTCTACCGCAAACAGGGCAACAACAAACATTAGAACCACTTTCAACAATCATTGTTATTTTAGATATTTTTCCCTTATTGCCAATTCACCGCCATTAGTGTTAAGCATTCCTAGTACTGCGTTTGCTGTCATTAAGAATCCATAGTCAATATTAGAATATTTCCTGTATTCCTCATATATCGACCACATAATTGATTCAAACTCATTCCTGGTGAAATAATCCTTCCACCCTTTATTTGAAACATCATCGATTAACCCAATAACCTCAGACCTATTCATACTATCTCAATTTCACCAATAGTCTTAGTTACGCCAGAAACACAACCAACAAGTTGAAGGCGTTTGTATTTCCCGCCATTAATAAATAACAACTCACCAATTTTATCGCCACACTCATTTAATGATGATTGATATTTTATTGTTTCATCATCATTACTCAACTCAATGGTGAGATTTGACACATCATCACCGTTTCCAATCCATGCAGATACAATTGCGCGTGAATTAAATTGTATTTCTTCTTTATTTAGCATTTCTTCTTATATACAATATACCTATAATACAAATCTTTTCCTTGGTCCCTCAACGCTGTTGTTTTGAAGACTTGTTTGTAGTTTTCGTCATTGGCCAAATCTGGAAAATATGAATCACCATCTTCCCCGTCGTTTACATGTGTAACAATTGCCTTGTCTATGATTCCAAGAACATATGCTTCACTGTAAATTTTTTCTCCACCAATAATAAACAACTCCTTATCAGGAAACATTGAATAGCACAAATCATCAACCTCGGAAAGACTATTACATACATATGTATCCTTAAACAGTTCTGGATTATCAGTATCAACCGTGTATGATTCATTTTTGGTCAACACTATATTAACCCTCTCTTTCAACGGGAGCCTGTCTGGAAGGCTTTCAAAAGTCTTACGACCCATAATAACCACATTATCTGTGGTAAGAGACCTGAAATTTCTCATATCAGCACCAATCGAATAGATTAATTCACCATCTTTCCCAATGGCATTCTTGTTGTTTACACAAACAATAGCAGTGTACTTGTTTTTAAATTTATCCATGTGTTATTATATAATTTAAGTCATTACAAACATACTAAAATATAATGATACAGTAAGAATTAACAAGTGTTATTTGGAAAATAATTGAAATTGATTATACTTTAATTGTAAAAATAATAAAAAAACCAAAATAATATGGAAAAGAAGAAAATCAAAGTACTTGTACATTATGATGACAACAGTGGCGTGTCAAGATTTCGTTCAATTTGGCCACACCAATACATGCAAGAACATTATGGTGATGAATTTGACATCGATATGATGATGTTGCAGGATTTCCCAAAGGATAACCTGGTCGATTTCTTGAGTAAATATGACTTACTTGTGTATCATAAGCAATTGGATAGAGGTTGTAAGGTCATTGACACGGCAAAGTTCATTGGCTTGCCATGTATCATAGATATTGACGATAATCTGAAGTTGGGTCCAGACCACCCATTGTTTATTACATCACAGAGAGAAAAGTGGGCAGAAACAATCGCATATCACTTGAGGAACTCTGATTATATAACAACAACAACCCCAATTTTTGCTAATCTTTTAAAGAAATATAACAAAAATGTTGCAGTTCTTCCAAACTCAATCGACAAGGACATGCCGCAATTTATTCAAACAAAGAAACCGTCAGATAAAATCAGGATTGGTTTGATTTGTGGTTCAACACACTTAAAGGATATTGAACTGATGTCTGGAATTAGCACACTTCCAAAGGAAGTTCTTGATAAAATACAAATTTGTCTTTGTGGCTTTGACACAAGAGGTGTTATAACCGTGTATGACAGAAACACAGGCCAGTCAACAAGAAGGGATATCAGGCCGGAAGAGTCTGTTTGGGCAAGATATGAAGAGTTCCTAACAAATAACTACGCAACGGTTTCAGAACAACATAAGAACTTCTTAAAGATGTATGTTAATACGGAAGACCCGTTTACGAATGAACCATATCGTAGGTTCTGGACAAAGAACATCAATGAATATGCAAAGCATTACGAAAATGTTGATGTGTTGCTAGCCCCATTAAAAGAAAATGATTTCAATGCAGTTAAGAGTCAGCTTAAAGTGATTGAATGTGCGTTTACTGATACTGCAATTATTGCATCATCATTTGGTCCGTACACCCTTGACTTGGTGCCATATATTGAAAAAGGTGGAAAGATTAATGAAAATGGAAACGCACTCGTTGTAGACCCGTCCAAGAATCACAAGCAATGGGCAAAATACATTACCTATGTTGCCGAACACCCAGAATGCATTGAAATCATGAAAAACAATCTCAAAAAAGACATTTGTGACAAATACTCAATTGAAACCGTAACAAAAGACAGGGTTGAGCTATATAGAAAGGTATACAAAGAACATAACGAAAAATAATTTTTTGTTCTTTTATAATTTTTTGGTTGTTTTTCCACCAGATAGATGAAATCACTTCTTTCTGGTGGTTTTTTTATGCGGTTTTGTTTATTATTTAATTTTTTTTTAGTACTTTTGCAATGAAAATAATCAGAAAAATAAAATAAATATGGAAAAACAATCGTTATTTGAGACCTATTTTAAAAAACTTGAAGCGTGTGGTGTTTCTGTAGATGCTTGTAATTCACTTCGTGATAAGTATGGCGACTTGTTGCACATTGCAAGCTATAACACGACAGCAGACAGCGGCCTTGCTTATGAAGGTTCTTTGATAGAAACCACCCTAAAAAAGTTAACAGCGTTCGCGGTTAAGGTAAATGAAATTTATCCAGAGCAAATAGCTGTTGACAAGTTTTCTCTTGTTAAGGTTTGCCTGTTGCAACACATATCCAAAGCGGTCAGACTCGTGAAATCAACAGATGAATGGAGAAGGAACAAACTTGGTGAGTTGTATACCTACACAAGTGGAATGCCGGCAATAGGAATTGGATTACATTCCCTTATTATGGCAACAGAATGTGGTATTGAATTCACACCATTCGAGGCTGAAGCCATGACAATTATCGACAGAAAGGACGACGACGCACAAGCAAAGTACTACAGTTCAATGCTGACGAACATCGTAAAGCAAGCTAACGAAATGGTATACACGTACTCACACGAAGTACAGAAGATAAAGAAGCTGGAAGAAGAAACCAAAAGTGCAGAGTAAAGTCCTTTAACAAAATGTAGTTAAAACCCATCTATTGTTTGAAATATATGGGTTTTTTCTTATATATTATATGAACAAAATGATGAATAGTGAAGAAAGATAAAGAAATAACCGTAATTGTCCCATCAAGAAAAAATGACGATGCAAGTAATTCATTTATAGAGTCGATTAAAAACACGGTAGGTTGTAAGGCTAAGGTTATTTTTGTTGTTAATGACAATTCAATGAACCTGAGCAGACTATACTATAATATGATGTTAAACGAACAAATTGAATCTGACATAATTGTTTTTTGTCACGACGATATTGAGTTCTTGAAAAAGGGATGGGGAGAAGAACTTATAAGGCTCTTCACGAAAAACAAGAAATTTGGAATTATTGGGGTTGCCGGAAGCGCAGAATTTGATGAAAATGGTGCCTGGTGGAACTACAATAAAAAATTTGGCCAAGTGCTGCACAAGCACGATGGGAAATCTTGGCTAACTGCATTTTCACCATTGTTGGACAAAGACCTAGAAGAGGTTTGTGTTATTGATGGTTTATTCATTGCAGTAAAGAGAAGCAGGGTAACAAAGAATTTTGACCCAGAATTGCCAGGATTTAATTTCTATGATATTGATTTCTGCCTTGCCAATTTTATTGATGGTAAAACAAAAATAGGTGTAACTACAAATATTAGACTTGCACACAAATCAATAGGCCAATTAAGTGAAAATTGGTACACAAACAGAGATATTATTAACGACAAATACGGAGAATACTTCCCAATAAGATTAAATTAACAAATAATATGAATTACACTAAATTAATGGAAATGCCATTGGCACAATTGCTGGAATATTACAACGCATTAAATGCCGTTTGTAGTAGATATGACTTTGAAATAAAACCATACTTCAATTCACAGAACCCAAATGAACAATTAAAGTGGATGGAAATAAATGACAAGCTTGTAAAAGCAAAAACATATAGAAATATTGTTTTAGACATAATGCAAGAGAAATCTTTTAACGAACTTGATAATTATGAACCAAGAAAAACTAAAACAAAGAAAACTTCCACTAAAAAGCAATAAATTGGCATAGTTTTTGTAAAAACATTAAGTGATGAGAATTTTAGATAAAATAAAAGGATTTTTCATGGCCATACCTTTTGGTATGAAAGCCGGGGATGATATATTGACTACCTCGAACACAGATGTTGATGGCGGTGACTCAATACACCAGCAGGTCGAACACAAAAGCATATGGAATGATTTGTTGAAGGGTGAATTGACACAAGAGGTCGAAGAGTTAAGATATGAAACATTCAAATCAGAGGAAATGTCAAACGAATACCAATATATTGGTAATGGACAAGCTGTGAAGAAAGAAGGAACGAAGAAAAGCGTTTTAAATAAAAGAAAAAAGTTTATCCAATATAACACTGACCAGGAATATGGAATAAGGGAAAGTCTTGAAATGTTAAACAACAAAGATGATAGACTTAAAGACGATTGGAAAAAACGAAAGATATTTAAAATAACATATAACAACAGTGTTGTGAAATTCAGGCTTGAAAATCATGTTGAAAAAATCATGGTTGACCTAACTGGTGGAAAAAACAGAACGCTATTGTATTTTGTTGATGACAATCTGAATAGGGATTTAAGACCACTTGTGAACTTCCTTAAAAAGACGAAAAAAGACCTGGATGCATTTGGCGAAAACGAAATCGCCAAGAAAACATACAAATCGAAGAATGAAATATGTTCAGATTTGTCAGAGTTGAAATTTACAACATTGAATGCAACAAATGACGTCCCAAATGGAATTGATTATAACTTTAAAAAGCCACAATTCATTCAAATAAAAGAAGAGGACGGTTATGTTATTCTTGAATATGAATGGAAAGAGTTTGACGGCAATGTGTTGTTATCAGAAAAGTTTAAATCAAAGACAGGAGAGGAAAAAATTAAAAATAAAGAGAAAAGAGAAGGATACATACCAAGAGCAGGAATCAAACAGGATGAAGATGAAGATTTCGTTGTAAGAAATAGAGATGCGGAGAATTTGGATGCCTGGCTGAAGGAAGAAGAAGTTGAATATGATATAAAAAACATTATGGAAGATGGAAAAGATTAGAATTGGAATTGACCTTGACCATGTAATAAGGGATGTTAATAGGCAAATTGTAAAATATTATCAACAAGACTTTGATGAAAGCATAGACATTGACGAAGTTGATTTAAAAGATGATGTACTAAACACAATTTGCAAATTTGACTCAAGAAAAGAACTTGAGGTTTTTCTTTACGAAGATTACCCACTTGAGATATTCGGACATGCTGGACAGATGTCAAGAAATCTTAGTAGAGACCTCAACAAATGGTTACAAGACTTAACCAATCAGGAGGAATATGATGTTGAGATTTTCTTTTTCTCACTGAAGGAGTTTAATCTTACCATACAGAGCAGTTACTTCTTCCTTTCAAAGATTGGTTCAAGAGTAAGAAATGCTATATTCCCAAAATCAATAAAAGAGCTTGAGCAATATGGTGATATTTATGTTACAGCAAATACAAATGTTGCAAAGGAATTAAAACAAAGTGGAAAAGGTGTGGTTTTCGTTAGGATGAATTTTAATGAAGACGGCGAACAATATTCTGATATTGTTGTTAGCGAATTCAGAGAATTTTTAGACTATGAAGACAAGCTTAATAAAATAATTAATATATTCAAAAACACATGTCAAAACAGAAGCAAGAAAAAGTCATTCTGGACATCGATGCTATCTTGGATTTCATCTTTGCTCCAAGTGAAAAAAGGAACACAGACATAGAACTTGAGGAAACATTTGTCCCAGGTGAAGATGAAGGTGGCGAGATTGACACATCATCACCATTGAGAATCATACAGAGAGTTAAACACGAGGTTAAAAACGGAGAACGTGCACAACACGAAGCGATTAGGGTTAACTTAATGTCAAGATTATTAGATTCGGTTGATGGTCTTAGTGTTGAAAGTGGTGAAGTTGTTGGTGACATGAACTTTGGGGAAGAGGTTGCCTATAACACACTGTTTAACTACGGATTTCTTAAGCTAATATAATAAAATAATAAAAACATAATGGAAGAAGAAAAGAAGAAAAGTGCTTTAAGTAAAATACAAGATGAAATTGTTAGACTTGATAAAAAGGCTAACAAAATCTTGTTTTATGTCTTAGACACAGAGGGGTATGCAAGCGGAAGCCTTGCATATGAATACCAGCTTGCAAAGATAGCACAAGATGCTGGTTACAACGTTGCAATGGTCTACCAATCTGACGAAAAGGAGGGTGAATTCGTAGGCGTTGGCGGATGGCTTGGTGATGAATATGCGTCACTCCCACATTACGACATCAGAAAAGATGAAGTTGAAATTAATGCATCAGATGTGTTGTTCATCCCTGAAATTTTTGCACAGGTAATGAATCAAACAAAGAGATTGCCATGTAAAAGAATCGCAATCATGCAGAATTATGACTACATCCTATCACAAACACCATATTCTGCACAATGGGGTGGCTATGGCATGATGGAGGCAATAACAAACACCGAGGAAAATAAACAGCTTTTGCAGGGCATTTTCCCATATGTCAAGACAACTGTCATTGACCCCTACATTGATAAAATGTTTGGAGAAACAAAAGAGCCAAAGAAATGTGTCGTTAATGTTATTGCACACAATCCTGATGACGTGACAAGACTTGTAAAGCCATTCTATTGGAAATATCCCCTTATGAAGTGGGTTTCTTTTGCGGACCTGAGAGGTATGAACAAGGCTAAATTCGCAGAAGCTCTGAGAGAAGGATTCCTTACAATCTGGCTCGATGAAAATGCAAGCTTCGGTTATTCTGCAATTGAAGCGATGAAGAGTGGTAATATAGTATTTGCCATGTTACCAAAAACTGGTAAAAAGTGGATGTATACTGAAGACAGAAAGGCCCTCAACAACTCATGTGTTTGGTTTGATAATATCAATCTGATGCAAGACAAGATTGCAACCGTTGTTAGAGGCTTCATAACCAATAACATTCCAGATTCAGTTTACAAAGACCAAGAATTGGTTAAAGACATGTATACAGAAGAAAATACAAAGAATCAATTCCTTTCATATTTGGACAACGTTATGCAAGAAAGGAAGAAGGCACTTGAAGAACTGAAGAAGATAGGAGATAATAAAGATAATACAGAAGAAAAAGATGGTACAGAAAAGTGATATTACAGTAATAATCCCGGTACATAAGTGGGATGATAACATTGAAAAAATGTTTACCGAGGCCGTAAAAAGTGTGCCAGCAGAAGTTAAACTATTGATTTCTACAACAAAAGACAGTGGTTTTAACTATTCATTTGACGCAAGAAGCGACGCAAAAGAAGACCAAGTAACCGTTGTTAAATCTAAAGACGGAAGCAGTTTTCAACATTTGGTAAATCTTGGTGTTAAAAAAGTAAAAACAGAATGGTTCTCAATCCTTGAGTTTGACGACGAATATTCAAGCATTTGGTTTGATGAATTCATTAAATACCAAGAATACAACCAACAATATAACATGTTCTTACCGCTTAACGATTTATATAACGTAGAATACGGAAAGGATGAATTTGTTGGTAATGGTAACGAGGCCGTTCTTGCTGCAAGTTTCTCTGACGAACTTGGTGTGATTGATGAAAAGTGTCTTGAAGATTATTTCAGCTTCTATATTCCTGGTGGTATCATTAAAACACAATTATGGAAAGACGCTGGTGGTTTGAAGGAAAACATCAAGCTAACATTCTGGTATGAATTCATGTTGAGAATCGCCCACAACGGAGAAAAGGTTTATGTGGTTCCAAAGGTTGGATACGCACACGTTTTGGGAAGAGAAGGTTCGTTGATGGATGAATATAGGAAAACAATGGACAAGGATGAATCAGAATTCTGGTTTAAGGAAGCAAAAAAGCAAAGCTTCCACAAAACTGATAAGGAAATAGAATACCAGAAAGAAGAAGCAACCACAGAAGAAAATTAAAGATATTTGAAAATTTTTTACAAATATTTACATATTAAAGGAGAAGACATTAGCACTTCTCCTTTTTAGCGTTACAATAGGCACCACGAAAGAACATGTGAAATGTTAGTGGAAAGGAAGAAAATATAATCAACAAAATATTTTATAATGCCAAACGCATAATTCATTAATAAGATTTATGTAAAATGGCAAAAAGAGGAAGAAAACGAAAAGGCTATTTTTATGAAGAACAAGAACAAGCTGTAGTAGATTACATTAATGCGGATTCAAAACCAGAGAAAGATAGAATATTCAATACCTGGCTTAGGCCCGCATTCACAAAAATGATAGAATCAATTATAAGAAGGTATAAACTAATGCCTCCAGATGAAGAATTCGAGGAGACATTCAATGATACCATATCATTCTTAATGACTAAAATTGATTTGTTTAACCCAGAAAAGGGGTTTAAGGCATATTCGTATTGTGGAACAATATGCAAAAATTACCTTTTATGGAAACTCAACAGTTTCAAGAAAATACAAACGAGAGAGGAATCATACAATGACATGTATGAAACGTTTGTAAATAATGGTAAAGATATTGTAAACATGGGCGGCGAGCCATCCAACGAAGAGTTTCTTACAAACCTTATTAAGAAAACATGTGATGGAATAAGAAAAATAATTGATGAGGAAGAAGAACCGGCATTAACACATAATGAACAAATTGTTGGTATGGCGTTAATAAATCTCTTTGAAAATTGGGAGGAATTGGAAGAGGAGCTTGGCAGTAATAAGTTCAACAAATCGGCAATATTGTTGTATTTGAAAGAATTAACAAGACTCGACACATCAACAATCAGAAACTCAATGAAGAGATACAAAAGCGCCTATTACGGCATAAAGAGGGTTATGCTAGAAAGTTAACAATAATCTATTTATAGAAAAACAACTTTATTATGCCAAAACAGATAAAAAATTTCAAGATAGAACTCAATTCAACAGATAATTTGAGGGATTTGCTACAGACAATCATGGAGTTGGCTGACGAACAAATAAATCAGGCACAGAATGAAATCAACAAATTGACAAATTCAACTGACCTCACACAAGAAGCAATGGACGGTAAGTCAAAATACGCAAAATCCATAAATGACTTCTTAACAACAAAAAACAAAGCAACCGCACAAAAAATAGATGTTGCGAAAATGCTACAGGAAGTTATTAAATACAATGGAGACATTAAGGCTGGAATGGAAGATAAAAACAACAGCTTTGATATTGGTTCATTACAGGATATGGTTGACAAGGCAATGAAAGACCAGGATAAACAGAACGAAACAAAAATTGTAACCATAAAAAAACCATAACCGCACATGAGTAGTCTAGCTAATATATATGGACAAATTGGTGCCGCAAAAGCGTTTTCTTCAAGCGTTTCACGAGCATTAGATGATGATTCCGATGAAAGAGAAATCAAGGAATTGGAGGAACAGCTAGCTAATACCGAAGACGAGGATGAACAAAAGCGACTCAAAAAGAAAATAAAAAGACAAAAAAGGAAAAACAAAAGAAAAGACAAGCTTGAAAAAGCATCGAGAAGTGTCACAGATTTCCTTGCAAATATTGCATCATTCTTGGATATTGGTATAAGAGAGTTGATAAAATGGATTGCCAATATTATCGTTTCCGTTCTTCCGGCTTTAGAGGTATCAATTAAAATGTTACTGCTTACAAACATAAAAAAACTTGTAAGTTGCTCAATCGACCCAAGAATACCAGACGAGTTTAGGACAAATGGCATATACCTTAATGAAGCAATCATAGACCCAAGAAGAGTCTTAATGGCCAGCCCATTTAGCAAATGGGGTAGGTATATGTATTTCGGTTGCTTCAATGACAAAGAATACATGGAACCAAAATCACCATATTCATTGTCAAGGGCAGATGATATGAATGCTTTTTTATGGTTCTCAAAAAATTGCGCACATTTTGTTACATCAACAGTCATCGCGCCAAGTGAAATGAATAACTATTTTGATGATGTTCCAAATGGCGCAAACTTTAATAATACACATGAATTTAAAGGCCTTGATGACCATAGGTATATTGAGGGTTGTACATTCAAACACCCAGACAGTGAAACAATTTATCTTTGTACGAAAAAAGAAAACAGAAAGGGTAATGATGGTCTTGAAACATGGTACATCATAGTCCCAGTCACAAATTCATGGGTTGGAGATGGTTCAACGACATCTGTATGGTATAAAGACAGAACAACATTAACTGGACTAGAAAGAAAAATCAATTATGATAAATCAAAGCCACTATTCCACCTCGAATATGTTGGCGAATATATTGATTCTCCATATTACCTCGACGGAAACTTTAAACTAAAAATATTACCAAAGCCATTTGGTGTTGGCACTGGATTTGGTGTTGGACTTAGTAATTATGCCGACAAAATGGCCGACTATGTTGATACCGACCAGGTTCAAGAATATATTGGAGCACAATTACAGGACAATAACCTACCAAACTTCAAGTTTAATGACATACAAAACATTAAACAAGTATACGCAAGATTCAACTCAGAAGGTGAATATGACAGAAACGGCAGGTTTAGTATAAATCTAAGAGATTATTGGGTTGGTAGTAATGCTGACCTCCCCAATATCTTTTATATTTACCAAAAAGGCGCCAACCACAATTATGTTGCAACAATGGAACTAAATCCAGCAACAAAAGAGTTCACAATAGAACCAGAGAATGGAGTATCAAAACAATCCCTAATAACAGAGTGTTATTTTGGTAAAACAATATTCGAATTCAACTATGACTATGTTGTCAGTATGAAATTATTTGATGAAAAAGCTATTGCATCATCAATAATAAACACGCTGATGAATATAGATATTCCAAACCCATTGAAGTCGTTAAAAGACTTATTCAAACGCGACAGGAGTAATGATAACAATGCGGAAAACAGTTCAGACCAAGTAAGAATAGATGCATACGTTGACAAACTTGTCGAAAAGATGATAGAGACTGAAACCGGCGAGTACACTGATTGTTTTTACACGTTCAGCAACGAGGATTACGAAGCAATGGAACAAAATGTTGTGAACAAGATTGCAAACAACACATTGATACCAAATGACGGAAATGACAACCAAATACAAGAAATATACAACATATTAGATGCGTATGATGCTGATGCAACACTACACGAAAGAACAGAAACCATAACAAATGCGTTGATGAAAACCGCAAATTCATGCGGATTCTATGACAACGTAAATGACACGGATGTTAATGGCCGAATAATGCAAATGGCCAACACATCAGGAAGAAATTCCGGTAGAAGTATATTAGACTTCATAAAAGAAGCAGTTAAGGTTTTAACTAGTGCTGTTGTCAATGCGCTTTTAAGTCCAAAAGTTCTTATGCTAATCCAAGTCAATAGGATATTAATGGGAATGAATGCAATCCCAGAAGGCCTGGACAAAGATATAAAAAACATTAAGAACATTAAAGATAACTATGAGTTAGATGTTATACAAACACTTAATGGGCTGTCTTCAATATTAAAGGATGTAATCAGAGAGATTATTGACACAATACTCAAAGAGTTCCTTAGAATGATACTTGAACGACTTAAAATCATGATGTATGATTACATCAGAAAGCTTGGTCTTGAAATTGCAATGAAATGGGTGAACATTTTAAGAATGTTAATATCATGCTTCAAGTTTAATAGAAATAAGATGAATTCAAATGATAATAATTCAAATGATAATAATTCAAGGATGTCAGACGACATATCTTCAATTATAAACCAGGTTGATTACGCAGATATTGACACCCTCATAGACGAAATAATACCAAATACAAATCCATGTTAAATTATGAATATTAATACTGTAGTAAATAAAATAAATTCATTCTTTCAGGCTATTGATAATAAACTGACAAAAGTCATACCAATGCCAGCAATACTATTATTGTGTGCCGCATTACAAAGACGAGGATTGTCTGTATTAACATCAGTATCAAACATATGTAAATTACTTGAAGAATATGGAATACCAACAGGACCAAACCCAGATGGAAGCACAAACCTTAACGTTATGTTTGTTCATGCTGTTGTTTCTGAAGTTTATCGTGCGCTTCAAGAAGATGCGGTTGTACAGGGTTCCATAAGGCCAGCAGAAATGGTTCTGTTATCAAATGGTTCGAATGCTGCCGGACCAGTCGTTTCAACTGGCACAAATATATTACCAACACACCTTTGGGGATTAATTGAATAGTTTTGCGAATATGTTAGAAAAATTAAACGATAAAGAACTTTCTGATTTTATCAAAGAACTCGAAACGAAATATCAGAAGTTGCTCAAGTTAGCAAAAAAACTTGGACAAGAAATGGACGAGCTTCATGAACAATATATTGAAGCCCAGAAAGAATTAAATAAAAGAAAGGGAATCAAGTAATGGCAAATAATTTATTTGCAACCGGAAAGGTTGAATATGTGGAGTGGGATTCTTTATTCGGTGACGGAGCAGACGCATTAAGAATAAAGGTTAGACTAGATTCTGATAGTAAAAGTGTTGGAACCATGGATTTACCATGGGCCTTCCCAGCCAACCCAAAGTTATTACACATAGTACCAAAAGTCGGCGAGGGTGTATTTGTTTTTAATTCTGAAATCGGCAACCCAAATAGCCAAAGATTATACATAGGACCAATCATTTCACAGCCACAGTATCAAGAATATTGCCAATATGACATTGATAACTCTGGTAGCGAAAAAGCATCATCAAGAGGGCCGGCAATGTCTCTATTGTCAACACAAAAGGCTGGAACAGTAAAGCCATTAACAGCGGTAAACAGAAAAAGAGATTTGGTTTTTGGGTCTTTCCCAGAATCCGAAGACGTTGCAATTTTAGGTAGAGGACAAGAAGATATTATCTTGAAATACAGAAACGACACCGCAAAGGGTTCAGAAAGTGAAATAGACCTTAGGGCTGGAATAAGATTAGAACCAACAGACAACACAATAGAATATCTTAAAGGTAACGTTGTGTTCAATTCAACAAACCCTGGTTACATACAGGTAAAATACGCGAAAAACGGACTGTCTGGACTAAAGTCTGGAACTGGGGATAATGATGATGAAAAATATGAATCAAAATCACAAAGAACAGCAAATTCCGTTGTTAATATTGTTGCTGATAAGATAAACATCATATCACACAAAGATAATAACCAATTCGGCGAAAAAATTAGTGATAGGGAGAATCTAATTAAAAACGGAGAACTTGATGAAATCATGTCTAACCTCCATAGGTGTGTATACGGTGATGAATTAATTGTCATCCTAAAAAAAATTGTTAACGTTTTAGCAACACACACCCACCCGTGCAACATGGTACAACCAACGTGGGGCGGCACTGACTTACCAGACCTGATTGATTATGAATATGAAAAAATTATATCACCAAATGTTAGAATAAGCTAAATAATCAACTATTTATAATAAAACTCAACTTATGACATTTAATATCGCAGATAAAACATTAAAATGGGCACAAATAATAATTGGCCTTCTATTTGTCATATCCGTTGGATTAAATGTTTGGCTTTTAACAAAGGAAAACAAATACACTGTTGTTGAAAAAACAGTTACAAGAGTCGAAAGAGATACTATCCATGATACAATACCGGAAATAAAATACGAAAAAGTCGTTGCACTAAAACGCGACACACTTAGAACCGTAGAAATAATTCCTGGTGACACTGTACAAGTTGTTGCCGAAATCCCTATAACACAAAAAGAATATAGTGATGACAGCACATACACCGCCTGGGTAAGCGGTTATAAACCAAATCTGGATAGCATAGACATTTACAAGAAGACTGTATACATTGACCACACCATAACAAAAACCAAAAAACAAAGGTTTGTTGTTGGACCACAAGTTGGTGTTGGATATGATGTCAAACACAATAATTTCGCACCAACAATTGGTGTTGGTATAACATATAATTTATTTGGCTTTTAATTTAGATGGAATCCAATAGTGATATGATGAGAGCAACTCCTGAGTGGATGAAAGAGAATTATGACAGGTTCAATCAGGAGTTATTTGGTGGTGAACTTGGTGATTGTAGGTTTGAGATATTCACCACTGGTAGGGGTAGTCAAGGTGGTTGGCTTGGAAAGTTCCATATAGAGGGACCATTTGGCTATAAGTTAAAAGCCAACAGAACCACTGGTAAAATGTTTATTTTTAATTCTTGGAGCAACACAAGGCGCGATATTGATAGAAGTAATTTTGTTGAATATTGCAACCCCGTTATATCATTGAATGGTCATTACAGTGGTACTGAAAAGTCATTACAAGAGACATTGGTCCATGAGATGTGCCATTATTATGATTACATGTTTGGAATATGTCCAAAGCAAGCACACGGTGTTAATTTCAGGAGGATTTC